ATGAGAAGTCTCCCATTACTCCGTAATTGAAACTATCTAAAGTCTTATATACACCAAATACAGATATGATACGTTGTGGAAGTGTCAATACATTATTAGGACCGCATCTACAAAAATCAGAATTCTTAATGCAATAAAAACGTTCTTCTACCGCAAAATCGTAGTCTTCCCAAAACTTTTGTGCAGCCTGGTAAATCAATGGAGGTATTGCTGATGCTGGTAATGGTAATGGTAAAGCACATGACTGGGTTATTTCTTGAATGATTCTTTGTATAAACTGATAATCTATTTGATCTTCAAGCTGTGCTTTCTGTTTTAAAAATTCTTCCATTCCAACAGTATTTGTAGCTGTTGTTCCATTTATTGTTTGAACACAATTTTCCATATATACTATATATCCTTGTATTTTATAAGTTAATTAAAAATAAAATTTTAGTATATTATAATGAAAATTCCTTATAATTTAAGTTAAGAACATGTTAAATATTTTTCATTTAGTAACTATTTTTTACAAAAATATATCTACCAATATATGTAAATGGCAGAAATTTTTAATAGTGAGTTAGGTAATTATTTAAAAAAATTAAACAATCAATATAATAGTAAAGACAAATCATTAACAGATATTCTTAAATCATTTAGTCAGATATCAAACGAATTTAATGAATTAAACGAGGTGACTTCAAATGATTTAGGATCACAATATAGTTCTTATAATTATATTGAATGCTCAGATACAGAACAAGAGGATTTCTTTTCAGATCAATTACAGTTCATAGAAACACTTGTTGTAAATACAATTTACGAAAAGACAGGTATAATATGGAACTGGGGTGATATTTATAATTTAATGAAAGATCCATCTTATAGGAATACTGAAAAAATTCAAAGAAAAGTTGTTTATTCAACTTCATCAAATCAGCGTCCTATAGGAGATATGTCTTATAATATTTGGAATGGACTTCAGATTATAGATATTGATATTAAGGATGAAGCTCTTGCTCGAAATATTAAGCAGATACTTTTTGATGAATTAAAACAATATCATTGGTTTTTAGGATGCTGTATATCTGCATCAGGAAAATCTTGTCACGTTTGGACAAAGATTACACCAATATCAATTGATACGAATAGTAGGCGTATTGAATATATATGTAATTTTAGACATAAGTATTCATATATATACATTGTGCTTATGAAATATGCAAAGAAATTTGGATATGAAAAGGAAGATATATTAAAATACATGGATATGGCTATGTGTAAGCCTCAACAAGGTATTTTCATATCTTCAGATAATAATGCATTATTAAGTACAAATTTTAGGGATTTAAGATTGGATGTTAATTTTGAATCAGCATTTCATAGTGGAGTAACAAGTATTGATTGGATATCGCATCCTGACCTTAAAGATATATTTCATAAGTTAGAATGGTTTAATACCGAAACAACTGAAGAAGAAAAAGTAGACATATCTAATATCTCAGGTATTAATGATAGAGATCTTTCAAAGGAAAAGGGAAAGAAACACTATAAGCACGCACAACGTTGGCAACTTGCTAATACGTTGACATCTATTTATGGATATGATAAAGCTTTACAAATAATGATTGAAATTTGTGAAGGAACATCAAGACGTGAGTTGGCTGGAGACGTTAAGACTGCTTCAATTCATAATAAGCCAATATCTATTTGGGCTATTAAAGAATTAAATAAATATCATGGATTTAAATTATCTGTTAAAGCAGAAAATGTATATTCAAATGAATTACAAAATTTAGAAAAAGAAATACAAAATGAAGATAATGCAGCATTAGATCCAACTAAAATATTAAATGATCATTCATCACAAGTAAGATTAACTATAAAGAATAATCAATATCTTTCCGATATTAAAGAAGATATAATAGCTAATCTTTCTCATATAACTTTGCTTGAAGCTGGTGCAGGATATGGAAAGACTGAAATGATTAAAAGTCTTAAATCAAAAACATTATTGATATTGCCGTTTACATCAACAATTAAAGCAAAAGTTGAAGCTGATGAAAAGACATCTGATTGGTTATATTTTTATGGAAATAAAAGACCAAACTTGGATGAAATTCTTGGAGATAGAAATATGTCAATGACTATTGATAAATTTTCAAGATTAAATGTTTATGAATTAGACCAGGCAGGATTTGAATATATTGTTATTGACGAATCACATTTATTATTCACAAGTTCATATAGGGATGTTATGTCACCAACTATTCAGAGATTGGCAAACTGTAAAGCTAAAATCATTATGATGACAGGAACACCAACTGGAGAAATGTTATTCTTTCCAAACATTAAGCATATTAAAGTAATTAAAGAAGATTTTCGTAACAAGGAATTTGAAATAGATATGGTTCCAACAAATACTGAAAAGCTTATTGAAATGTGTAAGTCAATGGCACATGACATTATAGATGGAAAGAAAATATTGTTTCCAACAAATAAAGGAAATCTTTATTTTGAACAGGTTACAGGACTTATTCAACAATATCTTAATGAATTCAGAAGTGGAAAAGAATTAAAAGCGTTCTATTATAAAAAATCAAATTACGGAGAAGAAACTATGGATACTATCAATATTGATAAATCTATAGGAACAAATGATATTATATTCTGTACAACATATCTTTCTGTAGGTGTTGATATTTGTGATAGATACAGATTTTCTGTTTATTTTAATGAAACATGGATAGCTCAGGATATAGAACAGTTTGCGAATCGTCTTCGTAATAATGACTTATATATTAAATTGTTTTTGGAAAAGGAAGATTCTTCAGGAATTCCAATTAACTATTATTATACACAACCATTGGATTTAAGTTTTTCTGAAAAGGATTTAATGTTTGCACGAGATTTGATTCATACATGTAATGATATGCTTGAACGTAATAATGAAGAATCAAAATATAACCCATTGATTCAATCTTTATTGTCTGCAAATAGATATCTTAAATATGATGAAAATGATTGTAAATATTATATAGATGAAACAACATATAAGCTTAAAGTATTTGAAGAACGATATACTGAGTATTCAAAACAATTAGAAGTTCTTACAAATGGAATGAAATATTATGGGTATGAAGTTATTGTTAAAGATCATAAAGATAGAATAGATGAAGCAAAACAGGAGGATGTAGAAGAATTCTTAAAGTTATGTCGTCATAATAGATATAATTATAATACAGCAGAAACATTTAAGTTTCTTAATCATCTTAATGATGGAAATATAGATACATATAAAGAACTTCTTAAAGGATCATATGAAATATTTAAGGATGATTCATATAAGATTGAAAGAGAAGAGAACAATATATATGCATCAGATATTGAAATTCTTGAAAAGAACATACCAATTGTAATAGGACTTTATAAATTTTATGATTGTGAAACTATAAAAGACATATTTGAATATTGTATTGATAAGAAACAGAATAGAATCAATTACACAAAATTAAATCGTATTCGTAGATTTGTACAGATAGAATATAATCGTAAAAGAAAAAGATTGGATTTTCCTGTATTGAAATTCGTTAAAGATTCACAAAATTGGGCACGTGCTCATAGTTCAACAAATGAAAATGAAATAAATAAATATCTTGCTGATTATGCAGTAGGATATGCAAATTCAATTCCAAATCTTATTGTGGAAGATAAGGAATATCTTGAAACAGTATTTGAGTTGAGTAAAGATCTTTGGAAGATAATCATATTACAGTCACGTCCTAAGAATGGCAACGTTGGAATTGTCCCATTTGAATTATTGTGGACAAAGAAAACAGATCTTAATGACATATATGGAGGATCACAAGAAACACAAGCATTCTTTATTGAGGAATTAGTTGATGATATGAAAGAAGTTGATGAAACTGAAGATATTGATGTTGAATTTGAAATTAAAGAAAAGAGGCGTCTTGAAGATGTCAAATCTGAACTTCCAAATGTTATACATAAGCCTTATGGATATTATGAGTATTCAGAATTAGATGAATCTAATAATAGATTCATGAGAAAACAAGAAAATACTAATATGCTTAAGGATAACATATTCACACAGACAAATGAAGAATCAAATAAGAAAGAGGAAAAGAATTTACAAAACGATTTATTTGAATCTACTGATGGGGAAGTACCATTTTAATATATTATATTAGCTATGGAAAATAATGATGATTGGTTATTTGGTTTAGCATTAAGTTTATATTTACAAGATAAAATGGAAATATTTAAAGAAGATAACGAAAAGATTGAAAGTAAAGGTGTTTTATTTAAAGATTTTGTTAGACAGCATTTAAAAAAGGAAAACGAGTTAGAAAATGAAATTAAGCAATTAAAGTCAAGAATAAAATCAACATCAACACCAATGTATAATCGTATGTATGAATTATTCGTACAGATGAGGAATTATATACATATAAGTGTAGATGCAGATGGATATAAGTTATCTATCGATAATTTTCCAATGTCTAATGATGACGCCAATTTTATTGAAAGACAAATAATGAGTGCAGATTATAATACTCATAATAAATTAGAATTAGGATCATTAAAGGATGCAGGCATTTATTATGTTGATTCAGATAATAATAAGATATTTAACAAAAATAAATTATTTTCAACATCACAAAAATATGAATATTTTGATGTAAATGATTCAATTAAATTAAATTTGAAATCTATATTTGATTATTAAATATGGAAGATACTGGAATATTAATAAAAGACATTATTAAAAGCCATATTCAAAAGGAAAATGAATTAGAAAAAAGAATTAAAGAACTTGAAACAGAATTGGAAAAAGCAAGAAATGAAAGTGATAATTCTGATTATTTTCTATATAAAGATATTCTTAATTATATTGTTCCTTATCTTAGATTTGAATATGAAATGAATAATGAAGGCATTGGAGGATATAACGTTTCAACTTCTCCTATATATACAGATGCAGGGTATTCAATATCTTTAGATCATGTTAAGATGCCATTAAACTTAATAAATGAATTATTAAAGGAAGTAGAAAAATATAAACAAAAATATAACATAGAATAATATGAGTACATTATATATATTTTATAAGAAAGATAAATTTAATGAAAGAGTTATTATATATGCAAATTCTTATTTAGAAGCAAAGGAAGCATTATTTGCATTAAATAATTATGCAGACTTAGTATATGATATTAATGAATACAGATATCAACACGTGGATACTGTTGCATTATATAATGAATTGAAATTAAATGATACTTATGAAGGATATCCTTATATCTTAACAGAAGAAAATTATAAGAATTTAGAAAAATCTATTGAAGATAAGACATTTTCTAATATGCATAATACACATGTATTAACAAAAGGAATGGCAGATCGTATGGGTATTGATGATAAAAAATGTAATTCATTATATACATTAGATGAATTCAAACGTTCTATGCAACAAATGGCAGAAAGTAAAGAAAAACAAAGAAATGAAATAGATAGTATGATTGATCATATTGGAGAAGTATGGTATACAGTAATTAAGACACCATTATTGTTAGGACCTGAAAATTATATATATGGACGATCACGTAAAGAAGTATTGGATACATTTAATGAATATAATAAAGATATTAATCATGAAGGATTATATAAAGGAGTTTATTTGTTAATATCTTCATATCCTAATTATAATATTGATGATCTTGCACGATATGATAAATTTGTAACTTATATTAAAGAACATAATATTAAAAAATTACCTTTTATAACTAATTATTAAAAATTTTATTTTTTAGAAGTACTTTTATTAAGTACTTCTTTTTTTTATTCAAAAAAGGGAATCATTAATGATTCCCTTTTTTTATTTTATTTGTTACAATCAAATTCAAGACATATTCAATACCGTCTGCTAATGCATGAATTTTTGAAGTTTTAGCAGTTATACTTTTAATAGGTTTCCAATGTGTATCCATAAGATAATATGCTTCGAATAACCACATAATTCCATCTTCACACCAATATGGTTTAGCATCAATAAATATGTTATAGTTTTCCAAAATCCAATCTGTAACTTTATAGATTTCTGGACATGAACAGTTTTTAGAATACTTTAATTTAGAATTAGTATTATACATTCGCTGTACTAATTCTTTATATGTTATTAAATTTGATTTTCCTTCATCTTTCAATTCGCATTCTTCATCAAAAGAAATTGGTTCACCATTATAATGAGGGTACCATTCAAAATATAAATCACAAGCTACGTCAAAACCAATTTTCTTTAGTTTTAATGCAGAAGGATAATCAACGAAATATGTTTCAATTTTATTATTCATCAATAAATGCAATTTTTATTTTTCTAACGTTACCTTGTACATTTTTCATTACCAAACTAACTTGTTTTTCTGAATCCCACCCATAGCAATGTGAACTATAGCCACGATCATAACAATATTTTACATATTCAGACATTCTTAATGATTCTTTTTCAGCTCTTTGAATTGTATCATAAATTTTTGCTTTATAAGGATCATTAGTCCATTCGATATTCCACGGTTTTGGGCCTATCTTCTTTAAATACATTGGAATATTCCAATATTCTTTATGAATACATTCAATAATAAATTTTGGTTCCATATTTAATCTTTAATATATCCGTAATAGAATTTACAACCCTTATATGATTTCTGACGAATCCAATTAATAGTCTCAATACCATTGAACTTTGTAAAAAGATAATTTTGAATAGACATATCTTTAATTCTAACAGTAAGAATTTCAATATCATTATCTGGAGACCAAGATACCTGTGTAATAGTCTTACCATTTGAAATAACAAGTTTTTCTCCAGTTTCAGATAATACCTTGATTACTTCTTCATCTGTTAATGGTTTTGAACCGTAAATGTCTGCTATAATTTTCATATTACTTGTTTTTAATAGTTTTTAAATAATAGTGAGATTTATTAGTCTCCCCAGTAAGTACATCCCTCATAGAACTTACGAACAGATTCAGTCAGATTCTCAGCATCCTTCTGCATCTGAGCAGCAGTCTCAGTATCAGTAATCAGTTCAATATGTGGACGGAATGCTGTACGATATGAATTATTATCGGCCTTATAAGTAAACTTCCAACCAGTTGCCTTTTTAAAATACTTATTATTCTTAACTGACTCGAAGCAACGGAGGAGTTTAATTGGAGTTAGCTCCTTATAAGAAATAGAACAATCACCTGAGATACCCATTTCTCCAGGATTTACATCAAAATCGAAGAACGAGAGATCATAATAGAAATCACTCATCTTATAATTCTTGCGGGCTTTCTCAACCTCAGACTCAACATAAGCAGTACGCTTCTTCTCAGTCTTCCATTTCTTTTCAGCAAAATTAATAGCACGTTTACGGGCCCATTCCATGTGATTAAAGAAATTGCTAACTTTGACAGCTTCCCACTCAGGAATATAAAGGTCATTATATTTCTCCTCAGCCTCGAGAAAATCAGAAAACATAGCAGCAATAAATTCATCTGCAGTAATAGTTGAACAATTAATGTTACGAGAAACAAGGGTGATTGTACGATAATCGTTCATATTTTTGAGTTTTAATTGTTACTAATTTTTTATATTTATAATATAGAAAAAATTATATATTATTCAAAATTTCACAAGGAAATTTATGAACTTGTTATATTCAAATTTCTAGAAAATAATTCAAATAAAAAATCCACCTACTTTCACAAGCAAGTGGAATCGTAAAAACTAATAAAAAAAAATTAAAAAAAATTATGGTCATAAATTATGGCCACTCGCCTAATGGCATTTTAAATCCTTTTTCTTCTGGGAATGCAGGATTAGAATTTTTGCATTCTCCAGTAACTGCATCTACCCAAATTTGTTCTTTAATATTACCAAAGATCCATTGTGTATTAATTTCAATAGGACCAATTGGATTTCTTAAAGTAACGTGCTTTGAGTGTGGCTTTGGGAAATTAACTTGTTGTATTTTATCCCAAGCTTCTGCATACTTAAGTTTAATTGCTTTATCTTCTAAAGGCCAATTTTCAACCCAGAATCCAGCAACAGAGTCTGTAAGTACTGTACCATCATTAAAGTGTTGGAACTTATATACATAAGTATCAAAACCGTTTCCTCTTTCAATAACCTTTTGGAAAATATTAACAACCATTACAGGATCACTAGTTGCATTTTCTGCATCCATAAATTCAGGAAGAAGAATTTCAGTTTCGAACCAACGATAATCGCCACCTGATTTAACATACATTGATTGACGATCCAAAGAAATTGTATTTTCAACATTAATTACAGCATTTGTAACTACTGAATCTGCAGCAACCTCTATTGAATCTGTCTGTGGTTGAGGCTCTGTTGCTTTACCACAACCGTTGCATGAACTAAATCCAAGCATTAAGCTGAATAAAACAATCATAATAAATAATTTGAATTTCTTCATAAATTACTAATAAAATATTTTTATTGTCAACATTAATAAAACATTGATTATATTAAAATAGTAATTTATTTTTACAATAACAAAAAATTTAATAAAAAATCCACCTACTTTCACAAGCAAGTGGATTCAGAGGGAATATATTTTCGTCCAGGTCTCATCAGAGAATAATTTTATAGTCTCCCTGGCTGACTTTTATTTTTCATAATTTTTGTTCTTTTCTTGTTCTACAGGCCCATCAGTACCATAAACTGCACGATACTTTTGGAAATCCTCATACTTGACTTTTACAATCAAACGTTTGCCCATACGGTTACGAAGGCCCAAGTCAGTACGAAGTACAAGACCTTCCTCAATGAAATCCTTATTATCCCAAAGACTAGTCTTAAATCCCTTACGAACAAAATCAATTGCCTCATCAAGAGTAAAGTAACCCATCAATGGAACAATAGGAGCACCAAGCTTTGTTGCGATCTCATCACGAGCATCAGTCTTAAGATAGATATCATTTACCTTAACATCAAATACAATAAATCCTACACCATTTTTAATATAGTTACCACCAGCCTTCTGAATACCTGCTCCATAGCCCTCACCATAGATAGTATAGATATTAGGAATTTGGTCATACTCTAACCAGTTGTGGTCTGTTTCCCACTCTTCAACGGGAATAAAATCCTTAAGTCCAAGAGAAGCCAATACTTTCTCCTTAGGATAATTCTCTTCCATGAATTTAAGCAACTTTGGTGGAATCTGTGCATTATCAGTCTTACCTGCATAACGTACATTAAACTTTACACCTGCAACTTCAGGCACAACACTTGTTTCTGAAGGAACAATTTCCTTAGTAACTTCAATACGCATATTAGTTCCATCAATTTTGCATTCGCCACGCCACTTAAGACCACGTAAGTATTCAAATTCTGGCTCAACAAATGGCTCATACGGCATAATTACATTCTTTGCATCACGCATGAAGATTGTGTTAATCTTCTGATAAGTGTTCTCACTTCTTTTTTGCTTTCCCATAATTGTTTGTTTTAATGAAATTTTAACAATTCCATATTGTTAATAAATGTTTTTATTTACTGAATTTTTATTGCGGTTCCATAGCTCAGTGAATAGAACATTTATTTATTCATCTATTATTTCAAATTCTTCTTCAAATTCACCAGAATCAATATCTAATCGATAATCATTATTTTCATTCCAAACGTGAATACTACCTAAATTAATTTCACAATTTAAAATTTCTCCATTATTGTTTTTAACAGTCATATTAATTAATTTTTAGAATGTTCAACCTTATTAATAATTTCTTCAAGATATTCGTCAGGGTTCTTACCATCTTTATGATATTTAACACCAAGATCTATAGCTTCACGCCATTTGTCAGATCCGTTATCTAAAGTATCTATATATTCCCATAATGTTTTTGGTTTTGATGGTTTCTTTGACATGAAATCTTCTATATTAATATCAATCCAATCATCAGCAATCAGATCTTCAGCAGATAATCTTATATCATTATCCAATGTTTCTGGTGATTTTCTAATTTCATACTTTACAAGACGAATTAATAATGTTGTATGTCTTAATTGAATAAATACATTATTTTCCCAGCTTTCACGTCTGATAAAAATATGATTCTTAAACTGTTCAAATATTTCTGGAAATGTCATATTACTTATTATTAATTGAATTTAATGCTACATCCTTTTCTCCTGGAAAGAATAATGATTCATTATTAGCTCCATAAGAATGACCCTTATCCCAACGTTCAATTTTTTCTTCCCAAGCTTCAAGTTCAGTATAATCTTCTCCAATGTTGTCTGAATGAAGCAACCACCAAAGATTCTCCATTGCAACTTTTCGAAGAATTTCGTGATTTTCTCTCGGTAATGAAATCCAATGCCAGCATTCAGTTATTTCGCCGAGCATTTTTTTATCTTCAAAAACTTGAATTTTACGTTTACCGTATTTTTTATGAAGCTTTTTAATTGTAATCATATTTATTTGATTTTTATAATATAAATATAGTATATTATTTAAAAAATTCAATTATGTACGTAAAAATGATTGATATTTTTCAGGAATATAAAAATCACTAATTTTTAAGTTTTCATTATCTTTATAATTATTCTTATATGCTTTATTCTTTTTTGTATAATTAAAATTATTTTCAATATTAAATTGATCTGTACATAAGCATTTTGTACATACATATTTATTTACTGATACATTGCAAAAAAATCCTTGTACATGATCTGCTATAAATAAATTTTTTCTTTGATTATTAAGATATAAATTCATTGAATTTCTATTCATTATTCCATACATCATACTTCCAAACATAAAATTATATTTATCTTTTATATAATAATTTGATGTTTTAATATCATTATGAAATTGATTAAAATCTATATCAAACCAAAATCTAGGATCATATGTAACAAAATCTGCATCACTTGGAATATTATTAAGAATTACTTCTAATAATTCTTTATTTTTTATAAAGCATATATCATCTTCAATAATAAGTATTTTTTCATATCCAAATTCATATGCTTGATATATTGCATCGTAATGTGATAATGTGCACCCAAAATCTCTACCAGTACAATTATGCTCATATTCCCATAATTGAGGCCATTGTATTTTATACCCTAATGAATCCTTTTTAAAATTTCCTAAATCTGAACCCCAAATAAAAGAATAATTACATATACCTAAATCTTTTAATTGATTATTTACAAATAAAAATCTTTCTTTAAAAGAAGGACACGTTATTACATATATTTTGTTAAACGGTATTTTCATTAAATTATTTATATGTTTTTGTATCTCTTTCAAATATATGATAATTTGATGGTATATAAAAATTAGATATGTTTAAATCTTTATAATTATTTTTATACCATATTAAATTACCAGCATTAAAATTATTCTTAATATTAAATTGATCTGTACAAATACATTTTGTACATACATATTTATTTATTTTAACATTATTAAATATGCCTTGAACAACATCTGACATCCAAATATTTTTTCTTTGATTATTTAAATATAATTTCATTGTTGTTCTGTTCATTATAGCATATAACATCCCACCGAACATTAATTTATATTGTCCAATATCTTTAAAATATGATTTATCTTTATTAATTATTAAATCATTATTAAATTGTTTAAAATCTTCTATAAAATTACTAAAACGTGGATCATATGTTACAAAATCAGCATCATCAGGAATACTATTAAAAATTGCTTCTATTAATTCTTTATTTTTTAAAAAACATATATCATCTTCCATAATAAGTATTTTTTCATACCCAAACTCATATGCTTGATATACTGCATTATAATGATTAATTGTACAACTAAAATCTTTACCAGTATATAAATTACTGTATAAACATAAATATGGATAATGTATTTTATATCCATACGCATCCATATTAATATTACCAAAATCTGTTCCCCATAAAAATTGATAATCAATATTTAAATCTTTTAATTGATTACCAACGAAAGTATAACGATCTTTAAATGATGGTAAAGTTAATACATATATTTTATCAAATGGTGTTTTCATTATTATGTTGGATATATTTCATTAGATTGTTTCCATGTAAGTTTATCATAAAAGAACAGAATCTTTTTAGTTGGAGCATTTTCAAAAGATGATACCTTAGCAAATCCAAGATACTTCATTGCAAAGTATTCTTCTTGAAATGTTCCTTGTGGTTTATGATCATAAAATGATGCAGGTACCTTAAAATATTCATCTAAATATTCCTTAAAGATAATCTGTCGTATAATAGATTCATGTTCACAAGAATTGCATTTATATATCTTTCCATTCATATCAATATATCCTGACCATGGAAACTTTTCTCCTAATTCATTCTGTTTTGGAATATCAAAGAAATTTTTGAATTTTTCTTGAAGTTCTTCATACTTTCTTTTCCAATCATTCTTTTCTTCTTCCTCCCTACGATACATATCATATCCTTCACTTGGACAATCATAACATACATTATAGTTTAGCTTGTCTCGTTTGTCTAGAATTTTGTGAATTCTTGAATTTAATAAATCTCTCATATTGCTTATGTGTTATTTTAAGATTAACATATTCTCCGGTTTCTTTATTATATACCTTACAATATTTATTAAAGAAATAAACAGGATCTTTAAGACACCTAATATATTCTTTCTTTATGTTCATAATTTAAGTATTTCTTTTATTTTATGATAATTCTTTCTTGTTATTCCAGTCCAAGGATTAGTCTGTACAAAATTCTTTTTCTGAATATCTAACATATCATTATCATCATCTACTATACAATAATTTAATATAGTAAAATCTTCTTTCATTATTTTACGATATTCTGGATATTTTCCATTTGTTATATCTATAAAATATTGAATTTCTTGACCACGATGCCTGCTTTTAGAATATGGAGTAACACCAACTACATAAGGTGCTAATATTTCTAAACCATGTAAGTGAAATTCTCCTAAACAATTACCATCTCTTATAAAGTCTTCATTATTCTGTTCCCAAGAATTTCCATTTCTCCAAGAAGACGATATGACCAACTTAACATTATTGTCTTCACAGAATTTAGCCATTCTATAGCATTCTCTTGTATCAATACTACCATATCTTAATCTATTCAATTTCTTATTTTGTCTCCAACAATCATATTGGACACTATTCATAACACCATCAATATCTAAGAATATGATATTATATTCCTTCATATCTATTATCTAAATCTTTACAAAGATCATTATATTGTTGTAGTTCTTCACACTTATTTGGTAAATTATGACATTTTAATAAATGTTGGAATCGTAATTCAAAATTAAGAGCCATTGGATTTTGAAAATATTTACCATTAAGTACTTTAATAGCTCTTATTGTTTCTGTTTCTGTAATACCGTCCTCATAATTAGTTTGAACAAAATGATATAACTGTGAGTCAAGCATATCATTATCATCATCAATTATAACATAATTATCAACTTCTGGATGTTTATCAAGCCATGATTGTATTTCACCACCTCTACCAGTTCCATTATATTTCTTATCAGAAAACCAAGATGTAACATCATAAAGATTATCAATAAGCCAATAAAGCATTTTATTTCTTGGACATCGTTTTGTTTTACCAATCATATCATTAATTGTCTTTTTAACATTTTCACGACGCCAAGAAGATGAAACAATAATTTTAGCTCCTGTTTCATCTACAATCCTTTTTATATATTTAATCTTATTAGCATTAAGATGCCATTTTGGTGGAATTGTTATGACCCCATCAAAATCAAGAAATATAGCTTTCATATATTATAAATCTATTCCTATTTTCATAATATTATAACATGGAATTTTATAATGACCATCAATATCCCATAATCCACAAGATTGACATTCTTTACAATTAAGTTCTTTCGGGTTTTTATTCTTACAAATTTGAAATTTTTCTTCATCAAATTTATATAATTCCCATCTACTATAACGAATAGGTCCTACACCCATTCCAACAGGAAATTGTGGACCATATAAATAATCACATTCTTGTACATCGAATTTTGAATTATAATTATCAATCTTTTTCTTGATTTGTTCCTGAATAATATTATATTGTCGTTCTAATGATGGGCCTTTCATTTGTTAAGACGTTGCTTTTCTAATATAAAATAACTTAATTGATCTTGTGTTATGTTATCAATCCATTCCTTATAATAATGTGTATATTTATTTGCATTATTTCTAAGGAATCTTTGAAATAGATAACTTTTCATATCATTAGATAATTCTATCATATCTCTTCTTCAACATATTTTAATTTAATTTCTTTGACAACTGGCGTGAAATGACCAATTTGTTCAATCCATCTTGCATTTTTATCTGCATACTCTTTAATCTGCCATTTCTTAGCAAACTTCTTCTGACGTGTAAAAGGAATATGCGAATTACTCCAATAACAGTACGGATTATCTTTTCCGTATCCTACATATGTTTCATTAGACGATGCTTTAGGGTTAAAATAAACAACATCACCCTTTTTATAAACAGTCTTAATTGTATCTGTCCAGCCGTTCTTAAATTCAATATCATCTTTTGCAGTACATTCAATAAAATACAATGACTTATTCATAATATAAAAAATTATTATTTAGTTACTTAAAATATCTAAAATTTTATCTGCTTCAAGCCAACCATATTCATTAATTAATTTAGCCATTAGAATTTTTCTAACTTCCTTTTGAGAAATTAAATCTGAAATTTCTTTAAGTTTATTTTTTAATTGTTCTTTTTTGAAATTTATAACTTCAATAGAATTTGAATCTATTATATTGCTTTCAGAAACAAAACTACCTCCTCCATTTTCTGTTAAAAATATAAAGAACATTGTTTCTAATGTAGGAATATCATCTGCTTCAATTTTTAAACAAGTATCTTCAAAAATTTCACCATCTTGATTTTTCCAATAAAATTTTTCACCTACTTTTGGATATTTCATACTTCTGTTCTGGTTATTTTACGTTTTAATAATGCAGCAAATGTATCTCCAACTAAAGCATTACGTGGTTCAAAGAATTTAACGATTTCCCACCCTTCATTACCATAAGAATTCAAATCATCTACAGAAGATTTTATAGATGTAGATAATTTTACATATTTATATTCAAATTTATCGTAAGCTTCTAAAATCATTGTAAAAATATTTTATTTATATATCTATTAAATATTTCATCTAGATAGTTCTAGATGTCTTTCTAATGCGGTATATATCTTAAATAATAAAATTATATATTAAAACAATATAACCGCATTAGAAAGACATTAAATGCTATATATTTAAAGTTATAGGTTCTGGATCATTGTTCCAAGTCAAATTAGATTTCTCAACCAAGCTTACAAGTTGGTTATATGCAAGAGAATTACAAAATGGCATTTTAGATATCCACATTCCACGGTTCTCATCACGAGTTGGTTCTATTGAATGCAATCCTATAGATCCATTCTTATTAACACATAAATAAACAGTAATTGATTTGTTAAAATTAAATATCTTCATAATACATTATTTGTTTATAATATATAAAATAGAATATTATTTTAAAAATTCAATTTAAGTTGATTTGTATTTAATAATTTAGGCTTCATTTCAATTATTGTATCAGTTGGTTTTATATTGCTAATCAATAATGGAGACTTTGGATCATGTATTTTAAAGTTCTCATCACATTTATCAAAATCTGCTGATGCATAACAATATTTGCATTTATGAAGACAAGTATTATAAACACCTATGCACGTATTTGGATAACATAAGCATCCCCATGCCATTTCTGTTCTATTTTGCTTAGGATAGATTCCCATTAAATTCAAAGCATGTTCATCGAGGCATCCTGTAACTTCAACACCTTCTAAATCTTTGAATTGTAAACCATTACCACATGTCTGTAATTTGAAATCATATCTATTGCAAATATCAAGCATATTCATTATAAGAACTTTCTTTTGAATATTATTAAGTTCAATCATCTCTGGTAAATGTCTTTTGACTTTTTCATAAGGAGATACAAAATTGACTACAACTCTATCTGTATAATTATGTAACTCTTTGCATATATTTTCAAATCTTTCAAGTGTCTGAACTTCTTCAAAGTCTTTACAATAAAAGATAGGGTCAAATCTCCATATTACTTTTTCTTTTCCATATCTTTGAGAAAGTTCTTTGAATGTATAAATAGATTGTTCAAAACTTGGTACTCCAGGTTCAATATCTTTTCCGTAGCCTGTTATTGTGTAATGAAATATACTTGGAAATTTATCTGTGATATTCTTTAAGTCATGAAGTATTGGAAGATAATCTTTTGAACACCACATAATTCCTTCTATATGCTTATTGTCTAATATGATCTTATGAACCATATTAGGGGCAGCAGGATTTCTAAACATTACAAATCCTTCATTAAATCTATTAATTAACCAGTCAGAATAAAATGCTGGAATATCTGTTCTAAAATCAATACTAAGTATCATATTGTATCTTATCAAATATACTTATAATTTACTCCAAAATAAAATATCTAATTGTCCATCAACTGAATGTTCCCAAAGTTCTGGATCATCATCACACCAAATACACTCTTCAAAAATACTATCAGGAATATGTCGTCGCCAAAGTACAGTATTTTTCATATTAATAATGTTCTAAAACTTCTTTTCTAATTTTTCTGTATTCTTCTTCCTAATAAGAACCCAATAAAAAATGTTAGAATACAAATTATAATGTATAATATAATCATAAAGCTTTATAAAATCTCATTAATAATTTAACGATAACTTTATCTTCTAATTTACCAGTTGCTAAAGTATCCGTAGGAAAAGATTCAATCATTTTCTTAGTTACTTCTTTCCATTCTTTCTTTGTCATTTGAATATCTTTTTTAATGTTTTCCAAATATAAATTAATACATTATGTAATAGAACTCCAAATAAATCACAAAGGAATCCTAAACAAAAACAAAGTATAAGTATAATACCAAATTCCCAAGTAGGATTATAATTTAGAATATAATAAAATATTGCTAAAACTGAAATCATAGCTATTATGCCACCTTCAGTTGTTTCAAAATTACCACATCCATATAAGTTACTCATATTCTTAATCAAATTTTAATTTAAGTAATGGATTGTCTTCTCCAAGCATATCAGCTATCGAAGATGTTGTTTCTTTTTTATCTAATGAGTTTCTATATTCAGATACTGATAATTCTTCTTCTAATGTACATGGTAAATAACCTTCAAAATTACCCTCATAATCTTCTTCAATATCTTTATTCTTATTTTTTATTTTAGGTTCACCAGCATATCCTATAGCATTCTTGCCATCACCCCATCTATATTGAAGCCAACCTTCATATTCTCCATAGTCCCAACGATAACCTTTTGGAATCTCGTCATCTTTCCTGAAGAAGAAATCTTTTATATCGTTACTTATAGACTTTCCTTTTATTTTCTTATATCCAGATTGATAATGAATATTGATGCCATCATTTCCAGATTCAATTATTTTTTGTGTTTCAAAATCCAAAACAATATATCCCCAAAAATAAGCATCACCAGAAAAACTATATGATGTTGCTGCATGATATCTTTTCTTTTCAACAACAGGACGTGGGGTATCTTTATAATATTCATTCAATAGTTTAGTCTCTTCATGAAGTTCATCTAAACTATCATATTCAGTTATAGAAGGATTCTTGCCATCATAATTACGATATTTATCAAATATCAATACATATCGTTTTGATGGATACGGTCTTTCTTTTATTTGCCAATATGTACTATGTCCACTTATCATTTCACCAATTTATAATATCAAATTCACCACCTTTTCCACAATGTCCAATTGTTATCTTAAATCCATTATCTTGTAATATTCTTTCTTCTTCTGATGATATTCTAATACAACCTTTTAAAGATACTTTTCTTTGACCTTTTTCTGCTGCTTCTTTTATTTTTCTTTCAAGAATTTCCATGTGATTATATATGGAAATTTTTAATGCTTCATCTGCTGTTATCATAATTAATTTTCTTTTCTTTTTCTAAATGATTCTTTTAAATCAAATCCATGTGATAATATTTTAATGTCATTATAATTTGTAGATGGACCTTTAGGATCACCAAATATGTCTCTATATGTTTCGTTTTTTAATCTTTGCAAATTATCAGCTTTAAGTATTTTATTATTGTCTTCAATAAGGTCAAAGAACTTATTTAATTCTTTATAAAGATCTGTTATAAAATGATCAAATATTCCTTTATATCCTGGAAGAATATCCCAAGGTCTAGTTTCAATTCCTATTCCTACATCTTTATATTTTGTAGGATATTCAAAATAATATCTTTTATCATTAAGTTGAAATGATATTGTCTTAAAAGATGCACATATACTTTTTTCTGTTTGAAATTCTACTCTTGAATAATGTGAAGGAGTAAAGTAATAGAATCCTAATGGTGATTTTTTCTTAATTGAATAATCACGTTTTCCTGTTCTAATAATTTTTCCTTTAGATTCAATTGAAACTCTTTCAATAACTTGTGAAGTACTACCATGATGAAACAAATATCCTTTCTTTAAAAGATTATCGTATCGTTCAATCTTAATACCATTTCTGCTATATAATGTTATTTTCTTTTCTCTTGCACTCATTATGTATCCCAAAATTTTAGTTGTTTTTTGACGTTTTCAATTAAGTCATCATAGTCTTTAATAACTTTATTATAATTGTTTTTCTTATAATCTTTCTTAGCGTACTTAAGATATATATCAATATAATAAATTATATTTTCTTGATATAACTTAATAAGTCCATCTTTCCTATTATTATAAGGAACACCAATACCATATTGGAAAAGATCAATAGTACCTTGTACGCAATTCTTACGAGGTTCTTTCGGTAATGACAAATATAAATCACCAAGATATCTTAATACTGTTTTTAATTTTTCTTGTTTTTCTTCCCAAGTTTTTTTCATTTCCTTAGCATCATTAATGCATTCTTTTGCTTTAAGTCTTTCTGCATTAACTTCTTTGTATGCTTTAATATAAGCAATAATAAAATCTTTAATCATATATACGTTCTACTTTAATAATTCCTCTATTGTTTTCTTTATCATCTTCAAATCCAATTACCTTATAAAGATTACCATGTATGTCACGGCAATAAACATCATTATCTTTACGATCATCTGGAGTCAAAGTTCCCCAAATATTTTTCATTCCTTTTGTAAAGAATTCTCGTACATCTTTAACTGTTTTTGTAATATTGTTCATGTTTCTCAAGTTTGTTATTGTTCCATTAATAATATAGAAATTATTAAATTATATTCAATTTTCATTTAGTATAAAATATTATTTTTAATATATAAATATAAAATAGTCAATATGAAAGATTTAATAACAATACTAAATGAATCTAAAAAGAATTTAGATAAAGCAATAACAAAAGATATTGCTCGTAAAATAGCAGGTGATTTATCACAATTGGAAAATCTTAATATTCAATATAGTGAATATGTTAAAAAATTATTTGATGACATATTTACAGAAATAGAAAAACTTCAAAAGAAAGGTTATAATATTGATACTAATCAATTTATTTGGGATATGAAAGATTATTTTGATGTTAAAAATAAATCAACACATTAATAATGAAAGATTTTAAACAATACATATTAGAATCAGAAAAAGATGGCAAAAACGGCCATTATGAAGATTTCGTTGATGAAGATACTGGTGAAATCGTAACTCTTTGGGTAGATGATCCAGATCCTGAACTTGAAAAACTTAAATGGGAAACTTATGAAAAGAACCATGAAAAAGTTCGTCAGTTATATAATAAATGTAAAGACCAAGAAAAAGATATCAATAAAAAGATAGAAAAACTTGAAGATGAACTTTGGGGTTACGAACAGGATCTTAAAGATGCTAAACGTAATTATAGACAATTACAAATTGACCAAGATGAAGAAGTTGGTGGTCTTTATGCAGATGGCAAATTTAAAGAAGGTGAAGAAAAAGCTCAAGAATATGGAGAACAGTTCAATAAGATATCTGATGAAATTGAACAATTAAAAAATAAGATTAAGAAAATACAACCAGAACTTGCAAAACTTGAAGATATACGAATGAAAATCTGGGAACCTTATTATAAAGCTGATGAAGAAGACCTAAAAAAATATAATGAAATAATGGGTAAATAAATAAGGGAAGCTATAATGCTTCCCTATATTTTTTAAGTTCAGTCAACCATTTTGCTAACTGTTTGTGATCCATACGACATTCATAGTTTTTACATTTATTATTGACTATTTCATAACAATGTTCAATAGCTTCATCTAAAGTCATAATATTAATACACTATTATATTATATATTTTCTATATAAACGATATGCCTCTTTTTTAGAGATTTGCCCAGTACTTTCAAGAACTTCCAAAGAGGTAAAACTACCATCTTTTACGTTATTCAAAATAGTTTCTCTACGGCACGATGTATAACCACACGTACCAGGTTCTGTGTTGCTCCCATAAGGGCATTTGTTTGCATATTCACATTTTTGATGCCATCCCATAATTAATATTTTGATTTATCTGATAATGCTCCTCTTTTATATGGATCATAATTTTTTCCAAAATAGAATTCATGCCATCTTTTAGCTCTTTCATAATCGTCATTACTCATAATCTTAAATTAAATATATTTAGTTTTTCCAAATTTCACATAATTTAAAACAATACATAGTTCCAATTCTCGCTCGTGAAGGATGTATATTTTCTTCCCAATTAAATTTAATTATTTCTTTAAAATTTTCCATAATTTAAAATTTATATATTTTTATTTATCATATATTCTAATATAACTAATCATTTGTAATGGATAAATGTATGTCGATTCATATGAACTTTCATAAAAAAATATTAATTCATCATCAAATCTAGTTTCTTTAGAATAATAATATGTATTATCACCAATTATAAAACTTATTCTTTTTCCATTTGCAGCAGCAACAATCTTATTTAATTGTTCTTTAGTAAAACCAATACTAATATTAGATTTTTTTACAATTGTAATATTAGAACGCTTATTCTTATTTCTAAAAGAATAAAAATCTCCTGTGCTATTACCGAAAAGATTGCGTGTATAATCAAGAATATTTGATTCGTTCATAATTAAATTTGATATATTTATAAGACAAAAAAATCGGACATATTTTCTACCTAAGTAAAAAATAATGCCCGACTGTCGCTTCTATATATTAAGAAACCGGCTTCAATAAAACTAATTACAATATAATATAGATTGTAAAATTATTTTAATTCAAAATTTATATAAATAATTCTTAAACAGTCATTATGCAAGGATAATTCAATTTATTGGAATCTTGCGGTAAACCATCATCTCGCATTTCAAATCCTACAATTTTATAATCTCTTGTTATAGCAATAACACCATACCAGTATTCATTTAATACTTCACCATTATCTTTCCAATGTTCTGCTGCACAAGGAACATTAGTTTTAGATATTTCATCAACCAAATTATCTAAATCATTAGCATAACTTTGCCAACGTTCATCTTCTTCGCACCAATTACGAGCAATTGGTTTAACGTGTGGATTATCGTTATAGCCATCTATATCGCTAAACATTACTGAACTATATACTTCAATACCGGTATCTCCATAAAGTCTATATTCAGGTCTATATGCACATGATAATGGAATCATATTATCAACACAATCGACATCTTCTGCATACTTCTTGAATATATCATCAACTAATTTATGAATATTTTCTGAAATACTGTTTTGTTTTTTAGTTTCAAAATCCTTAACAAGTTCATTTAACTCATTCGTGGTGCGAAGCATAATATCGTCCTTAGTCATTTCGCCACCATCTTTCCATTCATAATTAGCAGCTTTACGCTTAGCTAATTCTTTATTAATGTTTTCAATATCAATTTTATTCATAATTATTTAAATAATGTGAATGCTACAATTCCAAGAAATACTACAACAAGAATAAAACTTGTAGACCAAATTGGCAAGCAAATTTGTTTCTGAACCAAATTCTTAGCAATTTCTGACTCATATGTATCAACCAAATTATCATCATTTTTCTTCTTCAAATTTACTGCTGACTTAGCAGTATACTTTGCATAATCAATACAAGCATCCTTCCATTCACTCAAGTAATAAGAACCAAGCCAAAAACCAGCGATAATTACAACACCGCAAATAATCAACCAAATAATTTGTGCCATTTCCATATTCATATAGTTTTTAAATTATTAACATTATATTAATGAAACTTGGGAACATACTATAAAGTATATTCCCAAATTGTATATTAGTTCAAATCAGCGAACTGATTCTCAATACCTTCAAATGCAGCGATATAAGTTAAGAAGTGCTCTGACCAACCTGAGATCTCAGCAGTCCATACACCCTTATAGTTAATACCGTGAGTATGAGCAGATACGTCACAAATGTAGTTGTACTTACCAAATGGACGTGGCTTATTTGTGCTACCGTGTGATACATCGATATCCTGTGAGTCTGAGAATACGATTATACGAGCATAATCATGAATCTTGTCACCAAGTTGCTTACGAAGTTTCTCAATACACTGATATGTAAAGATACCACCACCGCCTAACTTATGGTACATAGAATTGATGTCCTGGAACATCTTAAATCCCTTAGAAGGATACTTAATGTATTCATGTCTCTCTGTACGTGACCAGTCATCACCAGCTGTACATACAAGCTCGAAGTCCTCACACTGGTTAGCCGCAAGCATCGCCATCGCAGCAGCCTGGTCCATACGGCTGAATATTGAACCTGAACTTGTGATTGAACCCATAGAACCTGAAACGTCTACGATAAACAATGTCTTACCTGGAAGCTTAGGTAGATTCTCGTAAGTCTTAAGCATAGCATCCTCAATTTCGCGGTCGAAACCAGAACACATACGCATTGCCTTTAAGAAGTCAAGTGGAAGTAGCATTGCGCCCTTAAGCTCTTTAAGACCCTTCTCAATAACTGGACGTGGTACACCAGCAGTCTGCATGTTACGAAGGTTCATAAGCATAGCCTTACCACCAATCTTACCCTCATTGATAAGCTTCTCCCAAACAGCAGATTTCTCTTCGTTTGTGTGAGCATTTGAAAGTAATACCTCCCAAGTCTCTGGTGTCTCAAGTGTACGGTCAGCAATCTTCTTATAAAGAACTGCCTCAAGCTGTGTTGTTGGCTTTGGACGAACCATGAACATTACATCACGAAGCTTAATTTCAGCATCACGGTCATACTTTGCAAAGTGGTACTCCTTAAAGTTATGGAATGCCTCAGCAAGACCCTTCTTAGCAGCATTACAGATAGGACATTTACCATCCATCCAATAAAGTGCCATAAAGTCTGTTAACATGTCGGCACGAGTGATAATTTTTGGAAGTACATCCTTAACATAAGGACGTGTCTCTTCATGCTTACACATCTGAACAGCAAGGAACAAAGGTGTATGACGAAGCTTCTGCATAACACGAGCCTCAATTGTAAGATTTGCAACATCCTTTGGATCACAGATAGGTACAAGACGAACAATCTCATCTACAACCTTCTGACCATCCATATATGCAATGTTCTCCCAAAGCAAGTTAGCAAGAACTGCTCTACGAAGTAATTGGATGTTTGACTGTGCAGCTGCAGCGTTTGTAACGCGGCCTGCGATTTCACCAACACTAATCTGATTCTTTTTCAAATCAGTACTCTTCTTTGTGGAATTGAATTTACTCATAGTTTTTCTCTCCTTATATATTTTTATTTGTTATATATTATTAATCGTTAAAATCTTCTCTTAAATGTATATTACATTGTCTAATAAATTCAGAACCCTGTCTATAAGAATTCTCTAAAGATCTAAGTCGTTCCTTCATATCATTAAGCTTCTTATTAGATTCTTCACGATATGCTTCATATTCATTATCCAACTTAGCATAAGATTCCTTAATCTGCTTCAATCTTGCTTCTTCATTAACTATAGATTGTTCAGTCTTTGACTTATCTAATTCTTTAATACTCCAACGTCCCATATTATATAATTCTAAATTTCGAACCTAAAATTTCCATCATCATATTAAATTGCCATACATAAGATATATCAGCAGATCCAATAGATTCACAAGCATTATTATCTATATGTAATCCCCAATTAGCATCATTATTCACAATGCCATTTTGAAAATCTAATTTAACACAGTTTGAACCATCTTCATTATATGTACAATATCTTAATGTACAATAATTATCAATACCTAATATTTTATTCCAATATTCTCGTTCCCATTCAAATGTAACATCTTCGAATCCTATTGACTTAAGAAGATCCTCTGTTATCAATCGTTCATCTTTCATTTATCTACAAATGTCTCTTTAAATTTATTAAGAATATACATCAACTCTTTATTAGGTAGATTAACAGTTTTTCCCTCACTTTCAAGAATATCCCATGCATTCATAACATAATTATATGCAAATTCATCTTTATTAGCACCGAACATTCTTCGTAGGTACTCATAAATGATTACCAATACAGAATATTCTACTTCATTGGCATAAAGAATAATTCTCTTTCCAATATTTTTATCATTAAATGCAATACGAAGATCTGAATCACAAGCATCTGAAAAATCACTTTCCATAGCAGTCACTGCAATAGAATCTACATTAGTAACAGAATCCACCAATGCAATCTTCTTAACATATACTGTATTAGTCAGCTTATCTTTTGTATACTCGCTAATAGCATCCTGTTTATCGTCGTTAAATCCACAACGCATTACAATTGAAAAAATGTCACGAATAATCTCAAACTTCTTCATATTAATCAATCTTTTTAATTATATCTATTACAGTTTCATCTCTATACACTGCCCAACTATCTTTATCCCAAACACAAGGAAAAAATGATAGATGATATATTGTCTTCTTTAGGATATCTCCAGTATTAATATCATATAGTGTTTCCACAGCATCATAATCATTATCTGAAGTTTGTTTTAAACTCATTGCAGAAATACCACACCCTGAAGGATATACATCAATATATAGACTATCATTAGTGAATGTATATGTTACTTTAATCAAATTATCAATTGACTTGGTGTTATAATCTTCGGTCAAATATGTTCCATTCAAATCAACAGAATATGCAAAAACTGATGTTAAAAACAATAATGTGGTAAATAATAGCTTCTTCATTTTATGAATTGATTTCTATAAACGACTGTTCAACAATATCCAATAATGAATTCATAACTCGATATGCATAACTGTTTTTACGATATGAATTACGATAATTACCCAATGCTCGCATTAAATAAATCATCAGATCATTAATGTCATAATAATTAAGCTTTCCGTTATCAGTATCAACGTATAATTTGAAACAATAATTTTTAACTGATTCAATACGTTCTACAAAACGACTAGGATAATTTCTTAGATCTGCGTTTTCAATCGATATAATCGCATCTTTATTAATTAATGCAATATCAATTACTTGGTCACAAAGAATATCTAAAATTCTCTTCATTGTTGTTTGATTATATAATAATATAGAATTTTTTTAAATTAAATCAAAATTTTAACATTTTTTAACAACTACCAAAACGATATGATCTAAAACAATTTGTTAATTCTTCTTTAATAGAATCCCAAGTCTCCTGATCAATTGTTTCAAAATCAATTTCACCATCATATTCTCCAGCATCATTATAATTAATAAGAATATCTGCATCTTCATCAGAACCAGGAATAAAACCAAGCTTATATAATGTGTGAATCATATCAATTGTAACTAAATTGAAATTGACGTCACATACATAAAGCATATCATGCTCACATGCTGTAGGATATTTCGAATCTGGTCTATTCAAAACATCATTCAAAATAATTAATGCTGCAATTAAATCTTTCATATTAAAAATCAGTAAGTTCTTCTACTTTAAAAAACTTAATCCACTCAATACCATCACAACCGTCTGGAGTAAAACGAAGATAGAACTCTTTAATAAGATTAAAATCTTCTACATTATAATCAAACTCCTTCTTCATCCAATTAGCAATACCACAAGTATATAGAACATATTGGTTACCATCCCACATCTTTGGGAGGCCTTTGTTCTGTCCGAACCAATTCCAAACATCACCCTTGAAATTCTTATTGATAATTGATGCAAGATTTGAAAACCTAATCAAATCTTCCAACGAAATAGACTTTGTAATAACTGGAGAACTACCATCACAATTACGGGTCTTAATCTGAATTTGATACTTTATATTCATATTCTATATATTTGTTTGATTAATTTAAATATAGAACATTTTACGAAAAATTCAAATATTATATAAATAATTTCATTAATAAATTATATACTTAGTTTTTCTTAAGATAATTTATAAAGTCATCTAATTCAATACTAAATTCTTCAAACATCAAACCGGTATCTGTACATTCACATGCGTAGATAACAAATACTTTAATAATATTAACATCACATGTATATCCAATGACATGTATATCATCATAATCATCTTCATATAATTCTTCTTTAATATCATCTAATTTACCATGTTCATCAAGGTAATCAAACAAAAAAGAATTAACTATTGATGCAGCTTTAATATTGATAATAAAATTTTTAATTTCTTGTACAGTCATACTATCTCATCACAAATTTTATTAGATATATAATTAAGAACCCTAACAAAAGCAGTATCTTTTGTCATATGATTTTCTCCCATAATTTTCTTTAAGACTTTATATGTAGTCTTAAGTTCTTCTAAATCGTTATTCATCTATATTCTTTGTTAGTATCTTATATGAATTAATACGAATAGGACATGTGGTATGAACAAATTCATTCATTCCTAATCTAATATAATTAGATCCTTTATAAGATGATGTAAATGGAACATGTGTATTCCAATGTTCTGCAGCCCATCTATAATAAAATATAGAATCATATGTTATTGTCGTATCAGGATAAACAATAGAATAATTAACTTTACACTTGCCTGTCTTATCATCCATCCAATCGCAAGATGATAGACATATGCACATTAAAAATATTACTATAATTTTTTTCATTTCTTTCTTCTTTTATTTAATAGTTTCATTCCATAATCTTTAGGAGAAGATTTCTTGTCTTTTATTTCAACTTTAAATTCAGGTTCATCAAAAATATGATAATATATATAATTAGTATCTTCGTACATTATTTATGATTTTTAGTCCATTTAATGAATTCATCACATAAGATATCATCATCTCCAATATCATAACCAAGACATCCGAAACTAATCAAATCCATAGCTTCATTACCATCTTCTTCACATCTTTCAAGATATTTTCCATAATCCTGAAGAATCTTATAAAAATACTGTTCGTTACTCATAAAATATTTAGTTTAATATTTTAATCAAATTTCATATTTTGATTTATATCTTCTACTATTTCTAGATTTTGATCTTTTTATTTGTTTTATACACCATTCTTTTGAAATATATTCATTATTTCTATTTACCCAATAATAAGCAAATTCTGTTGCATTACCAGTAAAAGTATGACCAGCATGATTATATATGGAATATTTTATAAAATTTGGTTTCATAATAAATTTAATTTAATGTTATCATCAAATTTCATTGGTTCTGCGTGATTCAAATAATTATATTCATCATCTTGATATATACAAGAATAAAAATCGCTATTCATATATGCACGCTTTAACATTATCAACACATGTGGATTATATGTATTATTAGGATTGCTTGGATTCAATCTAATATCATAATCATTCCCATAAGTATCAACAATATATCTTACAACACCCTGACTTCTACTTGCACCAACAGCACAGTGAATATAAATAGTATCATCATATTTAAGTCTCCAATTAATCCAATCTACCAATTTAAATGCCTCTTCATAATCTAATGCATGAAGAATATCTATACATTCGTTATTTAATCCGGTAATATAGATATGACTAAAATAAATATTTGATTGTTTTACTTTACCTTCATTATATAATTCCAAAGAATCATCATAGCATTTACTTTCTTGATTTTTAAACCAAAATGGGTTAATATCATCAATATCGAGATTATATACTCTTGGATTATGATCTTCCCCGACAGTGTTCCAATCATTCTTAAACCAATGTTCTGCAAGATCACCCTCATTTGGAGAACATATTGATATTGCAGAAACCCCTTCAGGAAGTTTATCTATCCATCCATTATTTCTCATTATATTATCAAAATCATAATGAGAATAACAAAGTATATTTCTAATAGGCTTATTCATTTATTAATTTCAGAATTTAAATCTACAGGTTTATACATTTCATAAACTTCATTTAATAGAATAAATGCATCATTAATAGTAAAATTCACATTAGAATGTTTGTCAAAAATTTCATTAACATGATCATATGCAGTAAATGTTTTATTATCTACTGTTTTAAATTTTGCAGAAAATCGCCATCCATGCGCATTATCATGTTTATATGTAATAGATTTACATGAAGTTTTTGATTTTTTAATTACAATTTTATTTGTTCTAGCGCCTCCGCATGGACATCTAAATGAAATTTCTCCAATAACTTCAAATATTTTACCAACAATTTTACTTTGGAAATATGGATCAATAACATTTAATGGTAATCCACCTAATATTACATTATGATATTCGTCCAGATATTCGTCATCACAATTATTAATACCACAATTTCTAACATTAATAAAATCATTCCAAGTTTTAATCATAATTATATATCTTAATTGGTTTATTCATTTAATCAATCCATGTTATTGTGCTTCCTTCAAAAATCATACAAATTCTTGATGTGTAATATGTAGTATAATGTAGAATAATATATTGTCCTTCAATATTTGGATGATTTTCTCTCCACTTATTAAAAGCAATTACTGCATCTTCTTGTGTATTAAAGTGACGGTTTCTGAAAAGTTTTGTCATCATTCCGCCTTCCACTTTATTAATACTGTAATAAGGATACTTTTGCATAATTTATTTAGTGAAATGTGAAATATCAAAATAAATATTCAAATAACAATTGTTTTTAGAAGCATATTCACCAGTTATACCCATATTGAATACAAATCCACCAGTTGTACATGTATATTCTTTCTTACCAAGTTCAATGATATCATATAAAGCATGGTTAAAGAATTCTCGTTTAATCATTTTAATCATATCATTCTTATCAGGAATCTTATAAAATGATTTTCCATTTTCATAGAATGACCATTCCCAATTAGTTGATTTCATAAATGATTCAATAATGTCAAATCTCAAATGATTAAACTCCTCTTCAAGTAGATTTTCAAAAACTTTCATAATATGAAGTTTTCTACCAATTTCTTGCTCAATGCAATATTCATCATCAATAATCTCATTGAGACGATTGATATCTTTTTCATGGAGACGAGTCCATGTTGAATTAATTGAATATCCCATACTTTATATTTTTTGTTTGATTTACAAATATAATATAGAAAAAGTCCAGAAATATTCAAATTTCTGGACAATTTTTAATATTATTCTAAAAATTTTAATCTATATAAATTACACCCTATAAAATTTCCTAATATAACCATTAAATAATTATATGCTATCTGTGGTGAATGAATATTAGCAGCACATATATAAAAGGCATCAGCAATAGAATGATAAAATCCTGCTAATATGAATACTGGGACCGCAAATAAAAGTGGTAGCCATTTGTTTTCTCGAGCAAATTTAACAGCAGTTGTCATTAAATATCCACAAAATATGCCTCTTATTAATGCTTGCCAAATATCTACTTGTGATCTTGCTTCAACAATAGCATTTGATTTATCTACTAACTCAGGTATAGCATATGTCGCAATTGCCGCAGTTATAGCACAACCTAAAAAGTTATTGAAAAATATAAACCAAAATAAGTTTCCAATATCTGATATGTTTTCAACAAATCCAGCAGTACCTGTATATAATGCATATTTATAATGAACTACTGTTATAAGTCCAAACGTAAACAATATAGCACCAGGAATTCCACCACCTACCATAAGATTAACTATACAACCTATAGATATGCAAAATCCTGCAAGTATAGCACTAAATGATAGATTCCAACATTCTTTAGTAGTATCTGTCTTAATCATTATTTATTAAAATTTTTAATCTTTTTAAGTAATTCCTTTTCTTCTGCTTTAATATATGTTGGCATCTTAGGCTTTATAATAAATATGTAATTGCCATATCCATAATTATTTTGTAATTTAATTCCTTCACCTTTCAATACAATCTGTGTACCATCTTTAGAATATTCAGGAATCTTAACAGTTACTTCTTTTCCATTTGGTAATTTATGTTTTATTTCAGCTCCTAATATGCAGTCATAATATGAAACTTCAATCAATTCATAAACAGCTCTATCTGTTATCTTATATTTTGTTTCATCAATATTATAAACAGGAACTGCTATTAGATTTCCATTTTGTGTTCTTGAATCTTTACCTTCATTACCGTATCCTTGATAAACTTTATAATCACCATTTTCTACTCCAGGTCTAAATTCAATCTTACATTTCTTTTTGCCTCTTATAATACCAGTGCCGTTGCATTTAGAACATTTATTCTTTATTGTTTTTCCAGTGCCGCCACAATATGGACATGGTGATTGATGCTGTATAATTCCAAATCCTGATTGTTGTGTTCTAGTTATAACACCAGTGCCATGACAGTGTGGACATAATTCTACCCCTGTGCCACCAGATCCATGACATTCTGAGCATCTATAATCTGCATCATATTCAATTTCATGTGAATAACCAGTAAATATCTGTTCAATATTTAATGGGATGTTTACTTGAATTGATTTTGCTTGTTCTGGGTATTCTTGTCTGAATCCTCCACGGTTTCCAAAGAAACTTTCAAATCCACCAAAACCACCCATCATATGCTTAAATAAATCACCAATGTCAAAGCCAGTACCAGCCATCATATCTTCATCAACAGTACCATAAGCATCATAACGTTGACGTTTATTTGGATCACTTAATATCGCATATGCTGCTCCTATTTCTTTGAACTTTTCTTCAGCTTCTTGTTTTTCTTTATCGGATTTTCCACCTTGTCTATCAGGATGATATCTAATAGCTAATTTCTTGTAAGCCTTTTTAATTTCATCCTCAGAAGCAGTATTAGAAACTCCTAATATATCATATAAATTCTTACTATTCATAATTAAAACCTATTATGACAACTTATTAATTTCTTCTTCAACATTATTTGATGTAGCATTAATATTATCTGAAGTTTCATTTGCTATTTTAACCTCATTACTTATATTATTTAACAAGTATCTAAGTTTCTTAATAAAGTCATCTCCAGATAAATTAGTCTTATTAGTTTCTTCTTCTAATTCTAATTCATATTTCTCTAATGCTCTTGTAAGAAAATTCATTGCATCTAAACAGTCTTGTTCTGTTCCTTTAGAATTCTGCCATCCTAAATTTACTTTATTTGAAAATGGCCATATTTCTTTTGAACGAATAATATCACCAAATGCTTTATAAATATAAGATATTGCGGCAGCAGCAAATTTATCTGAACGAATATCATTACGTTCAAGTATTATTAATTCTGTTGGTGTCATATTTTATCAATATAATTTTTATAAAAAATGGGATTGGATCTCGAGATCCAATCCCAAGCAACTCTTTATTCAATTTTAATTGTCCTAGATTCAATCTGTTTTTGTTCCACCTCTTTCTTAGGTAATGTAATTGTAAGAACTCCATTATCATGTTTAGCACTAATCTGTTCTTCAATTACATTTTCTGGAATATTCCAAGATTCATTATAAGATGACTTACTCCATTGTTGGACATGATATTTTTCATCTTCTGGTCCTTCTTGATATTCATTAGTCATACTTACACTGATAATACCATTTTTAATTTCAATCTTGGTATCATCTTTTCCAAATCCAGGATTGGCAATTTCTATTTCATAAGCTTTATCAGTTTCCTTTACATTAACCTTTGGGGAATTGGTAAAGTTAAATGGAACAAAATCACCGAAGAAAGTTTTAATAGGATTAAAACTAAAATCAAATAAATCTTTTGCACCAAAAAAATCTAAAGCGTTTGTCATAATAATTACCTCCAATTATTTATTGAATATATTTATTTTGGAGATTCTCAAATGAGAGTCTCGTTAAGAGTTTTATTTTGTTTCTGTGAACGGAGTTCCAGCTTGGAATGGATTTCCACCAAATGGATTATCTCCAGATGCTCCGTTGTTTCCACCAAACATATTATTGAACATATTTGGATCTACTTGAGGATTTCCATTTGCATCCTTAGGCATATTCTCTTGATAGATACGACTGATGATAGGATTATAAACTTTCTCAAGTTCGTCTTTCTTTGCAAACATCTCAGAATCATTTTTTTCATCAATAGCTTTTTTAGCAGCGTCAACTAAATCCTGAAGTTGTTTCTTTTCATCATCAGTAAACTTATCCTTAAGATTATCATCGCTTAATGAACGTTCAACAGAATAAATATATCCCTCAGCAGCATTCTTCTTATCAAACTCTGCCTTCTTAGCAGCATCCTCGGCTTTATGTTCTTCAGCTTCCTTCTTAATACGTTCAATTTCTTCTTTAGATAATGTATTGGAATCATTAATCGTAATATGTTGTTCCTTTTGAGTTCCAAGATCCTTAGCAGATACAGTCAATGTACCGTTAGCATCAATATCAAATGTTACTTCAATCTGTGGAACACCACGTGGAGCAGGAGCAATACCATCAAGATTAAACATACCAATTTGTTTATTATCCTTACTCATTGGACGTTCACCCTGAAGAACTACAATTGATACCGCAGGTTGATTATCTACAGCAGTTGTAAATATTTGTGATTTCTTTGCAGGAATTGTTGTGTTAGCTTCAATAAGCTTACCCATCATATTACCATTAACCTCAATACCCAATGTAATAGGAGTTACATCAAGAAGAACTGTATCTGATTCCTCAGGATTAACAATTGCCTTAGCCTGAATTGCAGCACCAAGTGCAACAGCTTCATCAAAGTTAGATGACTTATTCAACTTATCACCGAATGTATTCTTAAGAGCTTCTTGAACTTGTGGCATACGAGATGAACCACCTACAAGAAGAATATCAGTAATATCTGCTGATGTTTTCTTTGCCTTTTCAAGTGCACGTTTTGCAATTTCAATTACTCTATCAGTGAACTTCTTTGTCATCTGTTCAAACTTTGCACGAGTAAGAGTTGTTACAAGCATTTGAGGAACACCATCCATAACAGTAATATATGGAAGATTAATCTCTGTTGATGTTGATGTTGATAACTCACACTTTGCTTTCTCTGCAGCTTCAACCAAACGAGCATATGCCATAGGATCTTTACGTAAATCTACATTAGCATGATCCTTCATAAACTCATCTGCAAGCCAATCTACAATTTCATTATCGTAATTTTGACCACCAAGGAATACATCACCATCAGATGCAAGTACTTCAACAATACCTTGAGATACTTCACAAATTGATACATCTTCAGTACCACAACCAAGGTCATTTACAAGTACAAGACGTTCCTTATCTTCTTTATCCATACCTGCTGCAAGAATAGCTGCAGTTGGCTCATTGATAATACGATGCACTGTTAAACCAGCAAGTTCACCAGCAAGCTTTGTTGCTTTACGTTGAACATCATTGAACCATGCAGGAACTGTGATAACACAATCCTTAACTTCTTCTCCATAATAATCTGAAGCAACCTTTGCAAGGTCTGTTAAAATATATGAAGAAATCTCTTCAGCAGAATAATCTTTTCCTTCAATTCTAACATAAGGTTTATTGTTCTTGTTGACTACTTCATAAGTAATCATTGTAAGCATCTTTTGAACATCAGAATCTTGCCATTCAGCACCCATAAATCTCTTAATGAAAGATACTGTATTCTTAGGATTCATAATCATACCACGTTTAGCGGAACCTCCAATTTTACGTTCATCGCCTTTAATAAAAACTACAGATGGTGTGGTACGAGAACCTTCTGCGTTTGCAATAACTTTAGCTTGTCCGCCTTCAATAATAGCGACACAGCTGTTACCTGTTCCCAGGTCAATACCAAATACTTTGTTGCTCATAATTTATATGTTTTAATATTTTTGTAGCTCAAGATAGATTAAACTACCTTGTAATTTATAATAAATATAAAATAGTTAATATTATAAAAAAATTATAAAAATTTATTAAGAAAATGCTTTTGATCCCATTCAAACATCAAATTTAAATTATAATACCACCACGTATTACATTGTTTTAATATCTTTTTACAAGTATCATAATCATAATTTGTATTATTTGATATATCATGCATATGATTTAAACAATCTGCAGTAAACAATCTATTATTATAATCTGTAATATGACCATTTCTAAAATAATAATCAAATACTACATTTTCATTAACATCATCTACTAACAAATATGCAAATTCTTTAATTTCTTTAATATCATTAATATTAAATCCATTTAATGATAAAAGAAAACATAATAAATATTTCTTATCATTTACTTTAACTAAGTGCGTAAAATATTTCATAGTTCCCATATCTTTTCTGGAGTTGGTCTACCATCTAACCAATCTTCAGTATATTTTTCATATTCTTCTTCAGACATATCTCCTTTTATAAATATCTTATAAAGATTATGAAATGTATTTTCAAATGTCTCTAATGAACTTTTATCATAGTCTTCATATGGATCACCTTTGAATATTGGTTCATTTTCAGCTAATTCTTTACTACATATAATAGCCTGTACAGATTCATCATTTGATATTCTCCAATATCCTCTTGCTTGTTGTTCATTAAGAGTTATATACATTGGATAATATAACTCATATTCATCATTTGGCATACATACATAAAATACTTTCATAAAATCAATTTCATTAATATATTTATAATTCATATTTTTTATGGAAATCATTATACAGATGCATGAATTCTGATGTAAAGAAACGTGTAACATCATGAACTAATTGATCATCTATTTCCATTCCTTCAGTAGCACATGCTAATGCTCCAGCTAATCCACCTTCTGTATCAGTATCACCACCTAATGATATTGCTTTACGAATACAGTCTTCATAAGAATTTGAATCTCTCCAACATATCAATACAGCAGGAACTGAATTCTGACATGTACATTCAAATTTATGTACTCTTTTTAATTCATCATAAGATTTTGAAAGATCATATCTAAATTGTCTGCTAATATATTTCAATATATCTTTTTTAGTATTGCCTTCCTTAGCAAAGAATATTGCAGCTGCTATAGCTTGTGCACCTTTAATTCCTTCAGGATGATTATGAGTTACTTCAGCAGATATCTTAGCTAACTCCATGCATTCATCAATATTATTTGCAACATAAGCAACTGGTGGAACTCTCATAGCAGATCCATTACCAAATGAATTATATGGATCTCTACGTTTTTCATTAATCCATTTCTTAAATGTTGTCTCAAGATCATAATGCCATAATCCATAATTGTATTTATTACCCCAATAATGGAACTTATCAATTAACGCATCCTTTGACCTATCAGTATTCATAAGCCAATCAGCAACAGCAATCATACAAATAGAATCATCAGAAGGATGAGTTCTATCATACATAAATTCAAAATTATAATCCTTAGTTGGTTTTTGTGCATAATACTGTCCAATACTATCACCAACAATTTGTCCAATTATACCTTTCATAACTTAATTAATTTAATTATTTTATATGTTAAATATTTTATTATTTAAAGTTCATATTTATTGTGAAATTCATTTAATATATATATAAATTCATCAGGTATATATCCATCTTCACATAATTTATATAAAAATTCATCATTAATACTAGTTTCTTCTTTAGCATTACATATTGATCCAGCTATACATGCTTCAGTATCGGCGTCTCCACCTAGACTTACAGCCTTACGAATACAATCTTCATATGATGTACTTTCATACCAACAAGTTAAACATACAGGTATGGATACTTGACAAGTACAATTAAATTTATGCGTATTTTTTAAATCCTTATATGATTGTAATTTATAATCTGTATTATTTAATATATAATTAATGATTTCATCTTTTGTTTTACCATTACGATATAACCATATTGCAATAGCAACTGTAATTGCACCTTTAATACCTTCAGGATGATTATGAGTAACTTCTGCTGATGTTTTTGCTAAGTTAATACATTCTTCCAATGAATTTGCAACCCAGCCTACTGGAGATACTCTCATAGCAGAACCATTACCATAAGAATTATATGGTTCACGTGTATCTGAATTAACCCAATTTTTAAATTTTGGTGCATACCCATAATTATATTTATTACACCAATATTTAAGTTTATTGATTAATTCATCTTTTGAACGATCTGTATTCATTAGCCAATCAGCTACTGCTATTGTACATGTACTATCATCAGTTACATGTGATTCATTCGTTATTAATTCAAAATTATAATTATGTGTTGAATGAAATTCATAATTTTGCCCAATAAGATCTCCAACAACTGCACCTATAATACCTATCATATAATGTTTAATTTTAATTTTTTATTATTTTAATAATCTAAATTTAACATCTCCCATTTATCTTTTTCAGTTACACTATATTGTTTTGATTCTATTAATGCATCTATATACATTTCAAATGCTTCTTTAAAATTGCTTATTGAACCATTAGGAAATACTTCATAAATACCATCATAAAATTCTTCTCTCCAAGCAGTCATTGGACGATACCAAATATCAACCCAAACATCAGTTTCAAATTCAGTGTCACAAGTAACATGAAACTTATCAGGTTCAGAATATCCTGTGCCACAACTACAATTTGGTCTTAGATGCTTAATAAATTTAATAGATGTTATTTTCATATATTTTTATATTTAATTTGAATATATATATCGTAATCAATTTCTTTGTAATCTTCGGGACGATCTTTCATATTTTGCAATATATCTTGTAAATTTCTTGAACTATAATAAAAATCAGGTCTACTTAAATTACCACCAATGAATTTTTTTGTATAATCATTATATGGCATAATTAAAAACATTGGGAATTTTAAAACATCAGGCTGAGATATTGTCATCAATCGTTTTTCATAGAATTCTGGTTCATTAGTCCAACCTGCAGCAAAATCACAATGCCAATAACCCTGTCCTTCTAATCCACGACCATTTGCAACAAGAACTTTATCATATTCTTTAATTTGATTAAATCCAACTTCTTTATAGATTAATTCATATTGATCTTCATCATAAGTTTTAAACATTGTACCATCATCAAAATAATATTCAGTCCAATAATAATATTCATCATATCGCCCGCTATCATCAATATCTGACATACGAACTGCTTTATTAATACGACCAAATACTTGATGATCCTTTTTAAGTCTTACAATATCACCAATCTGAAATCTATCATTTCTATAATCCATAACTATTCAAATTTAATTATTTCTTTATCTAATATTAAATTCATAAAATCTTTTCTATAACACCAATATCTAATATCTTTCCAAAAACACCATTCTTCAAAACCTTCTTCAACTCTCCAATTTTCTGGTTTATTTATATCATCAGGATATATATGTTGTTCTAAATAACCAATTCCAAACCACCATTTATTATGTTTATAATTTAGAAAACATATTGGCTCATATTCCTTAGGTGGATTATCATTGTCTCTTTTAATCCAAGTTAGCTTATATGTATTTTTTATCTGTTTCATTGAATATTGGCTTGACATTCTTTATATTGACCCATTGACAGAATTTTCCAAATGTATCATGTATTGCAACTTTTGGAAGATATTCATTAATGATTAGACAAAAACATATCTTACCTTTATGTTTTACCATCTTAAACTCATTTCCATTAGCATCAGCAAAAGAAAACGAATTATCATCAGGCATTTTCTTTAATATGTTTTTTGATTGATTAATGTAATGAGATGGCAACATTGATAACATAGCTGTATGTTCATCAATAGATTTATTGTCTAATTTACGAGCTAAATATCTTTTGCCTTTATGCTCCCATTCTTCATCTGTTTCTGCAAACTGTTTATTTACAATCATACAAGCATTCTGATAAGTGACAATAGTCATGTCAGAATCATCATATTCATAAACACGTCTATCATCACCATCTTTCCAAGGAGACATTTGTAATAGATATTTATCCATTACTTTATATATGTTTCCAGTGTTATTAGATTGCAAATATGTACTATTATCCATTATTTCATATATAAATTATTTTCTTTTATAATGTTATATACTCCCCTATTAAAATATAGTTCAACGTTTTTGTTTTGTTTAATAAAATTTCTAATATCTGTAGAATGCATTTCAAATCCTGGCATAAGATTAACATAAGCCTTGCATTTGCAAATTTGACTAAAATATTTTTCAAATTCTGGTTTGATTGTTCCAACAATTATCATTCTATCAATATACTTTGATAAAATTTCTGTTGAATTATACCAAGATCCATATAATATCTCATGATAAGTTTCTTCAGTCAAAATCCAAAGAAAATCTTTTCCTATAGATTTATCATTATCATTAGAAAGATATTCTAACATATCATATGTATATGTCCAATCATGCTTAAATTCAATATCATTTACGATTACATTAGTATCTTCTGTTGATAATGGTTCAAACATTAATTTTGACATATAATACCTATAAAGAATCGGAGTTGAATCTTTCTTATTTGGATTTTGCTTAGTTGGAATTATATGAATGCTATTAATTGATTTTGATATATCTGAATTAATAACACTCATAATAACATTAGCATGACCAATATGTGGTGGATCAAATGAACCTAAAAATATTGCATTCATAACTTAAAGATTTTCATATAGTAATGTTATGTGATTCTTTTTAATTTCTGGAGTTTCAATACCCATGTCTTTACAATGATTATTGAATTCATAAGTATTAAATGGGTGAGTTATAATATGATAACCTGATTTTGTTGGCAATGTTGTAACAATTGCATAATCATATTTTGTTGAGCATCTTCCAATAGCTTCAAGAACATAATGAAGATATTGATTGTCATTTTCACAATCATCAATATCAATTACCCATCGTTTTTCTTTACCTGATAATGAACCATTTACAGAATCGCAAAATCGCCAAGGTTTCTTTGATTCTCCCAAAGCAACCATTTCTGCATATTTAACCAATGTCTTTTTAGAAAGTTCAATCTTTGATTTAGCATTAACACTGATATATGCACGAAGCTTAAACATATCACAGCATTGTTTGATTTCTTCAATATATCTATCAAACAATTCTAATGAATCAATATAATAGCATTTAAATGTATAATTAGCAGCAGGCATATCTGGATTATCTTTACCACGACGAATCAACTGAACATCAAAATAAAGATCCTTTCTATATTGCTGTTTTTCAGGAATTCCGAGATCTTTCATATAATCTCGCATAACCTTAATATTGTCTGTCATATTTAATCAATATTAATCAAACGATAAATACCGTCATTTTTAATTTCCCAATGAAAATTAATATCAAACTTAACTTTGTTACCCATGTTAATTGTCATAATAGAAACATTATCAGTATGCTTTACAATAAAAGGGAAAGGCAATCGTTCTGAAATATAATCAAATAACGCATGCTGATTTTTAACACAATGATAACGATAAGTGTTCATTAAAAAGTTATCAATTAAATTTTTCTTAATTTCATTATACATAACTAAAATATATTTAAAATATTAAAACTATTTAAATATAGTTCAAATAATATTAAAATTCAAAAATGGCAGATCTTAAGATCTGCCATTCTTAAATATATAATTGATTTTTAACCTACTTGTGGAATTACATAGCCTTGACATGGACAATATTGATCACAATCACAGTGTGGATAGTATGTCTTTTCATTACAAGAACATGTATCAACTTTTGACTGACATAAGTGAGCTGTGCAATTACCTACATTTGTATTACATGTACATGCATCATATGAAGGACATACTGTATTATATGTGTTACAGTCACATTGACATGAATCTTTTACTGTTGTATTATGTGTGTTACAATCGCATTGACACGAATCTTTTACTGTTGTTCCTTGTGTGTTACAGTCACAGTTACAGCCAGTTCTTGCATTTGAACAGTGTCCTCCACAGTTCGAACATTGTGTATAACAGTTACATGAGTCAGAACAGTGTCCAGCACAATTTGAACATTGGGTATAACAGTTACATGAATCATTACAGTGTCCAGCACAGTTTGAACATTGGGTATAACAGTTACATGAATCAGAACAGTGTCCAGCACAGTTTGAGCATTGGGTATAACAGTTACATGAATCATTACAGTGTCCTCCACAATTTGAGCATTGAGTATAACAGTTACAAGAATCTCCACAGTGTCCAGCACAATTTGAACATTGGGTATAACAGTTACATGAATCATTACAATCTGGAGAACATCCTACAACATTACAATCACAGCTACATACATCATTACAAGAACAACCTACATATCCTCTATCTGTACAGTCGGGATCGCAAGTAGCATCGCATATGCATTTACGCTCTGCATTACAAAAACAAACACAACCACCTTCATAATTGTAATCATGCGTTAAACAATCATCATTTGTTACTGCATTGCAATCACATCCGCATGGATCATGACCAGTACAATCACATGAACAATCGCTATGACTAGCACACTGTTCTCTATAATCTATACATTTCCAATTCGCATGTTCTCCATTACAACTAGAATTATTGTACTGATCATAAGGTAAACAATTATGACCACATGTTTTATATCTACAAGAATCACCTGATCCTGATGTTTGTGAATCACAATAACAGTGCCAATCTTTACAATCAGCACATTCTGCAGTGCAGGAACCATTATAATGATTATCAGCACATGTATTAGAATAACAATAACCACTACTATAATTATTTTCTTTACATTCACAAGATTGTGTATGACAAGTACATGCCGCATATCCATGGCATCCGCATCCTGTCCAACTTTCGCATAAACAATATCTTGGGTCATCCTTATAATATGATTTACATGTACTATATTGTGAATTATTACATCCATCACCATCACAAGTACAATAAGTTCCATCATTATTACAATCACAATAACAGTCATCTTTATATGTACGTGTATGATTATTGCAATCGCATTGACATGAATCTTTAGTTGTACGAGTATGATTATTACAATCACATTGACAAGAGTCCTTCGTTGTTGTATTATATGTATTGCAATCACATTGACATGAATCTTTTACTGTTGTTCCTTGTGTGTTACAGTCACAGTTACATGCACTTGTTGTATTAGAACAATGACCAGCACAGTTCGAACATTGTGTATAACAGTTACATGAATCATTACAGTGTCCAGCGCAGTTTGAACATTGAGTATAACAGTTACAAGAATCATTACAGTGTCCAGAACATGTGCTATCATTATTACAGATACAGTCCGCACATTTTGTATCACACGTATTATTTTGGTTACAGTCGCATACACATACGACATGTGATGCACATGCTGTACCATAAGCAGCACAGTGTTTATCACATGGTGATGTGCTACCGCTTATTTCTTGTCTTACAAATGTTGTATTGACATGACATTGACATTTATCATATTGGTTACAGTCACAATAACAATATATGTCATCTTCGACAATAGTAACATCTTTTATTGTACCTGCATTACCAGTCATTCTAAATGATACAGAACTAGAAGTATTGTTTGCTGTAGTTTTTGTTACTGTAATTCTGTCTGCATTACCTGACATAGGAGATACAGTATAGTTGTTTGAGCTTAAATTAGAAATTGTATATGATGTGTTACCTATCAATGACACATCTATGCCAACAGACGAATTTGCTGCATTTACAATACCTGATTTTTCTAATGACAATATTATATCGTTAGGATGTGGATTAGCTCCTTGAGATACAGACACAGTAATAGATGTATCATTCTTCTTTTCTTTAAATATAATATTTCCGCTTCTTGCAGCTCCAGCATTACCTTGTACCGAAACAACAACTGATTTAGATCCAGCTCTGTCTTCAGATTTACTTAGTGCTACCCATGCAGGTTTGCTTACTAATGTCCATCCTGTGTATGATTTGATTTTAAGCGTCTGAGTTGCAGGAGCATCATACCCATATTCATATTGATTATAATATGGAACTAATCTAATATAACCAGCATTATCTCCAGAAGTTACACCATCATTATGTTGATAGTAATAAACCTTGATAAAGTGAGAACCTGCAGTAGGAACAGTAATATTTATTATATCATCTGTTGTACCTGACATTTTCTTCAATAATGGGTTTTCATCTGTTGTATCTAATTTACATATACCAAGAAAATCATTTGGACTTTCTGAACTAACAATTAAATCTAACTGTATTACTTGATTATTAGTATATGTCTTAAAGTTAACAAATGCAATATTGGGTGTTCCTTCTCCTCGTCCAGCTAACTTATAATAAAATTTATTATTTTTTGTTACGACTGTAGTAGTACCGACAACAGTACCTGATTCATAAAGCCAAGATTCTTCAGTTAATGTTTTTTGTATACCATAATCGAAAGATAATGATGTTGGTGCAATATTAAACTTAAAAAACCCTCCTAATATACGTCTTCTTAACATTTAAGTATATTACATATATTTTTATAATTTATTTTAATCCTAACCAAATTAAAATATTATTAAAGAATCCACTAGTTTCTTCTTTTTCTATTTTTTCAACTTTATCATTGCATTGACATGTACTTTGTTTACAATTACATTTCTGTTGTTGATTATTTTGATTTTGTTGATTAATTCTATTTTGTCTATTTCTATTTACATTATTTCTCCACCTTCTATACATATCTAATACACCACGATGAGCTTTTCTCATTTCCCATTCTTTAATCCATATATTACAATTACGAAGGTCATGACACATCTTGGCTCTAATACATGATGGCTTAATTGGACAATCATTACATATATCGTAATCTTCTACATAATCTTGGAATTTTCTAATTTCTGTCATGTCTTTCATTTCAGGATTATCTACATGACCCCAGAAATGATCTTCAGAATAGTGTTCACAAACTCCAATATCACCTTGTGTACCAATTACAACAGCTTGTCCATGATCAATCATACAATGCGTTGCACGTACATATGTTCCACGATCACGACCATGTAAATATCCATAATGATCTAATACTTCATCAATTTCTCTTAATTTAGTATATAATAATTCATTTTCTTCTGCAGTTCTAGGATTATCGTCATCTTCAAATATTGGCCAACAATATGGGGCAATATTTTTATGATTACCAAATCGTGTATAAAGCTCTTTAATCAATTTTTTAAGATTTTCAGCATTTTCAACACAAGTATTCATACGAATAGATATGTTCATACCCCAATCAGCCATCATTTGAATATTGTCCATAACAATCTTATATGGGCTTTTACCTTTTACATTTTTATAATTCTTAATCTTATTGTATTCTTCTTCAGTGCCATCAAGAGTGATTTGACCAGATCTCAAATGCCATAAATCACGATATTTGTCTAATTTTTCTTTTTTAAATAAAAAACCATTTGTAGTCATACTAGATGCATAATTAAATCCGGCGTCTTTAACTATTTGGCAAATAATATCTATACAATGTTCTCCAACTAATGGTTCACCACCAAACCAACGTAATTGAATTTCACGTCCGTTTTTCATAGCGTTTTTAACAATCCAATCACCAACTTTTCTTGCTGTTTCTGCAGTCATTGGTTTTTGTGGACGTCCTGCTTCATAACAATATGAACATCTTGCGTTACAAGCCATTGTTGAAAATATTGTAAATTCATAAATACGACCTGATTTAAGATATGATTCATTCTCACAACTTGGACGACCATTTAACTTTAATTTTTCTTGAGCTGCGTGTTCATCATAATTTTCATTTACTAAGAAATAATTATTCCAAAGCCATTGAACATAGTCAACATTAAGATCATCATATATCTTATTCCATTGTTCATTAGGAATCCATATAAATGAACGTGTTAATTCATTATGAATAGCTTTACCGTTATCAACATCTTCAATAACAAGGTATTTCATTAAACGTACTGATTGATTTTCATCTCTTGTGTTTTGCCCAAGAAATTGTAAATACTTTTGATTTGATTTTCTAATTATATTCATATGTATTTATATATTTAAGATATTTATATCTATTAATTAATTATAAAAAAAATACTATACTTGGATTTAGTATTTTATGATAAATTATTTACTTATAAATAAAAATAGATAAATAATGAACCTAAATTCAATATATATTTAATAATATATCTTTCTTAATAATTAGTTTATTTAATAATACTAAAAAATGTTGAACTTTTGTTCAACCCTTATTAATATCAATAACTACAGGTAATCCTTTTCGTTTATATTTTGTTCGTCTTATACGGCCAATAACATCATCAACAGTATGATAAGTTACTTTATCATTATTTACATCATATTTCTTATGTAGTTCATCCATTGCAATCCGATATGCTTCTGGATGTTTTCCTCGATATTCAAGATATGTCTGAATGATATCATCAACTTTCTTATAAGCATCTACATTTTTATCTTTAGCAAATGCTGGAGCAATCTGCCCCATGTCACCAAGATCATTAACACCATTACCATCTGTTGGACGAATACCTAATGCATAATCAAGAGCTTGTACTTTATTAGTGTTTAATACTCCAGATTCATTTTGATAATAATCTCTAATATATTGAGCTAACTCATAAACTTCATGTTTCCAAAGACCTCCAATTGGATTTAAATCTGCAACATCTCCATGAATTGTAAAGAATCCAAGATAATGCTCAGTAAGATTATCAGTATCCATTACTAATCCCTTGAAATAATTTGCAAGATCATAAAGATATATCATACGAAGTCTAGCCTTAATATTTCCCTGTCCAATAGTTGTTGGAAGATGACGTTGAGAACATACACCTTTCATAAGAATAAACTCATGCTGTAAATTCTCAGTCCAATATTGTCCTTCTTTACAGAATGCTTTCATACAAGCATTAGCTGAATTATTTTCATCAATACTATTTGATGTACATGGAAGACTTACACCAAAAAATTTCAAATCAGGGTTTCTTCTTTCAACTTCTGAACAAATAGCAGCAGTTACAGTAGAATCAATTCCACCAGAAATACCAAGAATCATTGCCCAAAGATTATTATCTTCAAGATACTTCTGAGTTTCTTGCACCATTGTTTCAAAAACTTTTGCGTAATTCATACTTTATTCTTTTTATTAATTTTATTTTAATTTTTCTGTATATCTAAACGGATAATGACAATGATTGCACTTAAATACTTCACCCTCTTCATCAATAGCTTCATCAAGAGTAAATGAAGTTTCTTTACCACATTTTGGACATTTTATTTTCATACGTTATAATATTTAATAATGTTTTCAATTACATACCACCAACATACACCTTCAGTACAAGACCAAAGAAGTGTTCCAAGAAAATGGGCAATTTTATTATCAGTAAACCCGTTATAATAATTTACATACATATTTCTGACTCTTATTGCATTAATCAAAATTAAAATGCAAATAATAAAAAATATAATATTCATAATTTAATAAGTTGCTTTAAAATCAATACCATTATTTGGAAGATACTTACAATACCAATAATTATATCCGTTGTCTTCAATATGTTTGTATACTTTAACTTTAGGATTATAGTCTAATTGTATGATAGATCCAATTTTTGGTTTATTTGGTGTCTTTTTAATAATCTGTTCATTAATGCATTCTTTTTCATAAACAAATATATCTTTATCATCAATTAAATATTCTGTAATATTATGACCAGATCTAATCAATTTAAGCATTCGTTGTGCTAAATCATTTTTATCTGTACCTAGCCAACTTAAAATCGTAGATTTTGTTATCATATTCAATTAATATATTTTAATCCATCTTCACCAGGTTCTCCTTTTGGATCTCCATGGTTTAATGAGATAGGAATATTCAGTTCATAACATGCATGATTGAACTCCTGATTATCTCCCATATGTTTTCCAAAATCATCAGAAATCTTAATTGTAAGATACCAAGACTGATTAGAATTCATACGGCAACGAGACATCTTCATAACGATATTCTCTGCATCATATTTTGTTCCATCAGGAGCATATACATCACATGTAAGATTTGTTCCAATTCCAAATGAACACTTGATTCCTCTTTCCTTACAATATTGTAAGATCTTAACAGCTTTTGGAAAATCAAGTGCATTAGAGAATACGATTGTTTTTGTATGATAATCAATTCCTTTATTTATATAGAAATTAATTGTCTTATCAGTAAATTCATATTCATCTCCTGAATCCTGACGAACACCATCAAAAAGTTTAGCCTGTTTTAATGAGAAGTTCTTGAAGAACACATCTGTTGTGTATGTATCTGAAAGAGCAATACCAAGATCTCCATCATATACATCTACCCAGTTTTCAAGAGCTATATAATTTGCAGACTTATATCCATACTGAGCACCATGGAACATAAACCACTCGTGAGGGTGAGTACCAATTGGCTTCATATCATACTTCATTGCAAAATGTACGTTTGAAGTACCTACACAAGTCTTAGAATTTTGTTTCAAGTATTCACAAACCTTATCTTGAACTTCATAATTGAAACGGCGGCGTGTTCCAAATTCTGAAAATAGCATTCCCATAGAATTCGCAAGATTAACCTTTGCTTCAAGCTTAGACATTGTAAGCTCCCAGTTAATAGGTTTATCTTCATTATTTACCTCAGGAATAGCATACATACAAGGAATTTCATACAAAGAAGCCTTATAGCATTTATCTGTTACATCCATACAAAGTACACCTTCATCATCAAGATATACTCTAATCTTATTAAATTCAAATCGGAATGAATACAACCACTCCCAATAATACTGTGCAATAAAATCTACCCTGTGTGAAGTAAGTAACCAATTAAGCTCAGGAATTGTAAGTTTAGTATTATTACAAATATCCCTAAGCATCATTTTAAACTTCTTCAGAAATTTTGGAGTACGTTTAATTTTATTCCTATCCTTAAATGTAAATGTACATTCAGCATCAGGAAATTTCTTCATATAAGCATACGATGTAGTAAACTTATATAGATCTGTATCAAGTATTGAAAATTTCATCATATTATTTAATATATACTTTATGAATATTTAAAGCTTATTTTTATAGTTAATATATACTTTATGAATATTTAAATTGCTTTAATATTGTCATGAGAATTAATGAAATCATTAAGAGCAGTACCTCCATCAATTGAAACAGTTCCATTCATAAGAACACTTATATTGAACTTCTTCCAGTGATTCATAAGGTTCTTCATAGTTTCCATTACACAATAATCACCAGCAATACCGCATACTACAATATTGTTATTGATAATTCTGCAACCTGAAGAAGATTCACAATTTGCAAAATAACAGTTCTTTACATGAGGTGGATCATTAGGATGCAAGTGATGGAATGTTGCAAGATGCTCAAACGCGCCATACTCTTCACGGTCAACTACTGTACCCTTATCAACAACAGTAAATGGTATTCGCATTTCAATAAGACCATCATAAAGTTCTTTAGCAATCTTTTCGCCATCAGATCCCTGAACACAATGCGCAGGCCATTGACCACCATTTTCCTTAAATGACATATGTTTCTTTGGATGATGATCACGAGTCAAAATAACCTGGTTAATCTTATTGCGATTTGCTTTGATGTAATCCAAAATTGGCTTATTGATATTTTCTCCACCAGGTACATAAAGAGCTCCATTTGGATCACCAAAATCAAATTGGTCATCTACAATAATAACACTAATTTGATTATCCAATTTAGAACCAGTGTTCTTTACTTTAAACTTCTTTGCATTGTTCTTACGAACATCATTCTTAATGTTTTTCTTGTCTGTATACATATATCAATTATTTAATAAAGTTTATCAAAATAAATATAGTCATTTTATTTAAGATTATTTATTAACCTCTTCATTATTTAATGGAATCCACATTATTTCTGCATAATTAAATTCTTCAGATTTTGGTGGATAAATCTTAATATAATAATCTCTATCAATTACTTCTATTTTCTTAATATTCTTTCTACATTTTGGACATACTGCTTCATAACATATTTTATGTTCATCAATAGATAATGCAACATCAGAACGTGTTAATTTTCCTTTATAACCACAATCTTTATAAAATTTAAACTTTTCAGCTATTTCATGTTGATGACGTTTAAATAATCCTGGTGATAAAGAACTTAATCCAGCTTCATTCTTTATATATTTTTTAACTTTAACTTCATCAATATGATATAATACTGAAGAACCACAATGATTGCATTCAAGTGTTATATTTTTATCTTTTTCTATAATTGTTCCCATAATTCAATCTTCATTAAAAGACATATAATCAACTTCAGATAAATTCAATGACTTACCTGTTTCTTTTTTAATATCAAGAAAATGATTAAGCAAAGAAATATAATTCTCCATAGAATCTATAGAATATTCATCATAAAAATATTTCTTCTCAGGCCATCCTAATTGATACCTAAGATTTTCAATTTCCTTAAGAAGAATCAATTTCTTTTTAATATTTGCCATATTATATTTGTTTGATTAATATAATGGAGTTTTTATGTTAACTACCATACATAAATAATATAGAACAAATAATAAAAAATTCAATATTATTAGAATTTTATATAAAACAAAAAAGGTACGAATTAACGTACCTTAAATTGTGGACCCAGACAGATTCGAACTGTCGTCTTAATAACCGTCATACTAAAACTTGTTACATGCTTCTTAGAAGTTTCTATCTTCAAAATATCTAGTTTCGTACTATTCCAGAAAACCAGAAAACTTGGAGGTACACTTGAATTGAATAGCCAAAAGCTCCTTCCGCTATGTTTGTGAGACTTCTGTTGCCCGACCCGTAGGTTCTCACTGCGCCGGCTATGCTTATTTATAACCTAACTAATTAAAATAGTATCCCTGAGGGATTAAGCAGCCATCCTGTAGAAAGTATCTTCTTCAGCATTTATTGTTTTTGATTCTTTAACGACATAATCAAGTCGACATGATTTTAATACTCAAATTACTAATCAAATACCAAAATGAGCCCTTATTTAAATAAAATTTTTCTTCCTTTTTTCCACCCTAAATTAATATAGTAATCTAAATTTTCTTTTTTAATTTTTTTATTAATTTTTTCTTCTAAATTATAAATCCAACATGTATTAAGTTGATTATTTGTTTTTCTATTTTTTGCAGCTATACTTAATTTTTGTTTATGTTCTTCAGAATGTTTGCGTCCTTTATGATAAGGTATAAATTCTCCATTAATAATTAAAGGATCATCTTTATATAACATTTTAACGTTATTATAATTATCTTTATGCTTACATAATATTTTTCCTTTATTAAAAAATAATAATTCACCAGATATATATCTAGGATCATCTTTATTTACATAGAATTTATTTCCATTTTTATCAATAACACAAACTTTATTTTCAAATTGTTTTTTTAATTCACCAGTCTCAAATCTTTTATCATTATTTTTTACTAAATAATGATTATTATTTTTATCAACCGCTGGTGTTAATCCATAAGATAATGTTCGATATTCACCAGATATATATCTAGGATCATCTTTAGCCATTAAAATTTGTTCACCAGTAATTGTATTTCTAACAGGAAATAAACCAACTGTTTTTATACCACCTCCACCTAGTACTTCATTATAACAATTATTATCCTTTATTAAAACTTCATTTACAATATCTTCTTCATAGTTTAAAGCTTCTTCTCTTGAATTAAAATATTTTAAAATTTCTTTAGAAAAATTTGAAATTCCATATTTTTTATAAGCTCTATGTAAACGATGACCAGAACCCATATATCCATCATTTAAATTATTAGTAGAATGAATTCCATAATAAAAATGATTATTAATTAAATTTATAATTTTATAAAAATAATGATACATATATAAATTATTAATTTAATTAATAATAATATTTATTCAAATAAAAATAAATTTATTTAAGTAAAATCAAATTACCAATCAAATACCAAAATAACCCCAATATATAAAGATCAATTTTAATAATTAAATATAGTTAATAATATTAATTTAATTCAATATTGTTTTATATATTTTCAAATAAGTTATAATATTTCTTATTTTCTGTATTTTCAATTTCTAATATTAAGCTATCTAATGCTAATGGATTGATTAATGTATATATGTTAGTATCATAAAGTTGATTTAATCTACCAAACACTATATCGCAGCAAACAAAAGTTTCCTGTTGAAACTTTATATAATGTTCCATTGTTTCTCTATTACATATTCCATATAATTGAGCACCTGCGTATTGGCCATTTTTATTTGTATAATATCCTTTATTATTTTTGTTATATGTAAAATGATCTGATGAATAAAATCCATATTTAACAATATCTGCATTGTTTGGATAATTGTTCAAATATGTTTTAATATAGTTTATGTCATTAATAAAAGCACAATCATCCTCCATTATTAATACAGAATTTGCTCCAGATTCATATGCATGTATAACTGCTGTATAATGATCATATGATGCTCCAAGAAAATGTGTATAATGATTAAAATTTGATTTATCTAAACTTGCACCAGGTAAATTAAATTCATCTAACTTAAGTATATTTAAATTACTATAATCTGCCCCATATATGAATTCAAAATTAATGCCTAATAAATTCATTATTTTTCTGATACGATTTTGTTTTTCTATATTACGACAATAACTGATACAATATACTTTATCAAATTTAATATTCATTAACTTATGTATTCATATATATTTTAATAATAATTATTTACTTTTTAATGTCCTATCAATATTATTAATCATTCCTGCAAAGAATCCAAAAATTAAAGACAGACCAATATATTCTCTTGTAGACATATTGGGATTGTATATCCATAAGAAGAATATGAATATGATTGTATATATTAAAATATCTAATAAGTTATTTAAAAATTTATTCATAGTTTGATTAAATTAGTTCCTTTGATAACGGTATCTTTTAATCCTTCTTTATTATTCCAATAATCATTTACAGAAAATTCATCCCAATGAATAAGATATTTCTGTACTTCAATTTTACATTTATCTCTATCATTAATGACACCAGTATATTTCTTCCAATCAATTTCATTTACTGGTTTACCTGTCTCTTTAATGATTGTTCCTTTTCTTAAGCCTGGAGACTGAACTATTGTGACTGCTGCTACAACTTTATCACCAACTTTAAGTTCATTTCCAAATGCGTCTTTCTTCCATTCCATAATTACATACTAAATAGAAAATTTTCCTGTTCTAATTTAATTCTTTTCCATTCATTATTATCTACGATTTTCTTACAAGATATGCAATCTTTATATTCATCTGTAAACTTAATCATAGAAAATGCTGAATCTGTACAAGCTTTCCATTCTCCATACGGAATTGATCCTTGTAATCCATCTGCGTTCAAATAAAATTCATCTACAACAATATTGTTCTCTTTACAGAATGCAATAACTTTATTAACAAGCTCAGCATGAAGAGATCTGAATTTATTAGTGATCTCCTCATCCTGACAAATCTGTAAAGGAAATTTCTTAGTCTTCGAATCCTCCATTTCGTTCATTAGATGTATTTCGTTCATTTATAATCTTATAATAATAATCTCTAATATCATCAAACATCTGACTCCATGTTGGAATATTAACTGAATAATGATTTTTTATAGCATATTGATAGTTTTTATTATTTCTATACATTTCAATAGCTTTCATAGTATCTTCATATTCCTGTAGATCATTATATCCAATGAAATTACAAAAAATTCTAAAATGATTGATTCTCATTTCTCTGGCTTTAATTTTATTTTCGTATCCTTCAACAATATCATTTAGATCATCAAACCCTTCCATTACTAATGTCAAACCAAAACCAACAACCCCATATATGCATAAAATAACAAATATGAAAATAAACCATACATTTGTAACATAATAAGCATTATATTCAATAAGTTTATTATAAGCCTTTCCATTATCTTTGAATTCCTCATTCTTAACAGTAACAGTTTTTCCGTTATCTGTTAAATATGTAATGTCATAAAAATAATGATAATGGTTATTTTCTTTATTACAAACTTCTTTATGAACCAATGTCTTATGAATTACTTCGCCTTCCTTTGAAATAAAATCAGGTGGAATATTTACAAAGATATTAGCAATAAGCCAAACTATTATTACTAAAAATGTTATTACTGAACTTCTACTAAAATAATATCCCCACATATATATTTATTCTTTGGTTGTATATTATTTAATGATTCCCTTTGTGTACTCAAGAATATAATTGATAGCTCCATACTCAGGATTGATAATACCCATAAGCATTGCATCATAATCTACACTAAATACTGTGCATATGCCAATAATCATTAAGATCAATGGTACAACAACTGCATATGTAATGGCTTGCATATTCTTTGTATACTTCCTCCAATTCCATAGCCCAATAAAGAACAAGATGACACCGCCAATCATAATGCAGCATTCCTTTACACCGATAACGAAATACTTCTTAACCAATACTCCATATACATGCTCAGCAGCTACTCCAATTGCTTTACCAATGGAAACAATAGCAGACTTAACATCAGGATAGATACTTGAAGCACCAGCCTTAGCATCATTATAGACTGTACTTACAACAGCTTTACCATCATGATAAACAGAATCAACACTATTAGTCAATACATCACCAACTCCTGCATATGATACACAGGTAAATGCAAATAGCATTACAAATAAAATCAAAAATTTCTTCATAAATTATTACTTTTTATTAATATCTTTTAAACACGATACTACACAAATTGATGTAAAAAATGAAAAACAATAAACTGACAAATTAGCAGCTATACTTTTCTGAATATCCATTTCTGGGAAAGCATAATCCCATAAGATAATTCCAAATAATGAAACTATTCCTAAGAATACATAAGTAAACAAATTTTTATTCATACAATTAAATTCTTTTGATAAACCCAATATTCAATTTTATATTTATATTGCAAATTCCGCCAATCAGATTTTTCTACATATTCAGGTTCTCCATTGATAACAGAACCTATCATTCGTCCTATAGTATTTTTAAATACGATTAACTTCTTATTTTTTGTTAAAGCTAAAACAGGTTCATTCCAATCTTCAGGAATATCGTATGCATCATTCCAAATAAATTCTACTTTATTCATAGTGTTGCAATTTCATTATCAATTTCTTTAATCTTTTCAATAGCCCAAATCTTTACATAATCATTAAATTCATTCTGTAAATCTTCAAACTCATGGAATGTTAAATGAAGCATTTCGCCAAAGATATCTGAATAATAAATAACTCCTGCATTACCTCCTGTATTAGTAAAACGATTTAAAAATTTTTCAATATTTTCGCGTTTATCACGAAGCAATACAATTCTTTCGAACTTTTTCCTATCCATAATTAATAAATTTTATCATCCTTTATCCAATCATAAATCATTTTCCAATCAATATCAGGATCAAATCCAAACTTATCATCAAATCCAACATTAAAATAAAATTTCTCTGAAAGATCTAATGATACAGGATCTGTCTCCAGTCTTGATACTTCAGGATTTTCATTTGCATAATCAAAATGAATACCATTTTTTTCAAAAACATTCAAATACTTATCAATATATTCTTTTGTTGAACTAGTCCAAAGAATCAATTTGACACCAGGAGCTTTTGAAAACTGAACAAGAACTTCTTTAGCATAAGGATAGAACTCAAACTTTTCCTCTTTAAGATATGATGGCTTAAATACAGTTCCATGTACATCTACAAGAAGATAAATGTAATCCCACTTCTTTTCAAGAGCTCGAACTATTGCATTTTTGATAGCTTTTATAATACTCATGATCTATTATATCTATTCTTATTAATAAATTTAATAAATGCATTTAAAGCATCATTATAATTATCAAATCCATATATCTTTTCAATATATGATGTATCGTATCCTTCAAAAGTTACCTTTTTATAATCAACAGGACAAATTCTATAACAACGATCTAAATAATCTGCATAACGGCGAATGTAATATTTATCTTTATATAAAGAAATTACAAAATACTCGTGCGCAATTGTAAAATGCTTATCTGCATTAGGATTTGAAATCTTAATATTTCCTTTAGATGTCAAAGATACTTCCCATCCTTTTCCAAGGTCATTCTTAATTCTATTATTAATATATACCAATGTAATATTACCAAAATTTGTTTTCATATATTTAATCTTTTATAATATTCCACTCTTTATTACGTAAATATATATCACCTATAAGATATTGTATATTAAAATATTTTTTATCAATAATTATATATTCATCACCTTCTGAAATTTCAGGAACAATAATCTTAATTAAAGGATTCTTTTTATTTATAAGTGTTATCATATTTATAAATTAAAAACTTGGATCTCTGTATGATTCTGCATGACCAATATGAATTCCACCACAGTCCCAAAGACCGCGACCTTCCTCAACCCAACGATGATTCTTTCGTAATGTATACTTACGAGGAACATTATGTGACTTATAACCAAACTTATCAGGAACGAACTTTTCATATTCCTTCAGAAGATTTTCAGGAAGAATATCTAAACCATTCTCATTAGTAACAAATTTATCCTCATGAGAATTAAGAACATGAGCAATCATAATAGCCTTAGGAGAAAGAACCTCAGTTACGACCATTGCATAACTATCAGAACCAATGAAATATGTAGCGCCCATGCCAGGAACAATACCTGAAGTTTCTGACTTCTTAACGTTCATTACTTCATTTACTGTGTAATAAGGAATTGAATTTGCCATATCTTTATATTTTATTTGTTTGATAATTTAATATAGATCATTATCAAAAAAATTCAAATATAATAAAAAAATGGAACTATAAATTAATCTAATTCTATTTGTAATCCCAATAGGAATCAAACCTATACCTATTCTTTAGGGGAGAATTATGCATTCATTACACCATAGGATCATACATCACCTCTTAATTTCAATGTATTATATAACTCTTCGATATGATCAAATAAAGTTTTGTAATATCTTCCATAAGTAGTTTTCCAAAACCCATCTTTATCATATTCGTATCTTGTTATATATTCATAAAGATTTTCTCCTTTATTCAACAAATCATAATAATACTTAATATCTTTTATAGTCCAATATAGCATATCATAATTTCCGTGTTCTATTGGACGATCCCACCCTTCAGTATGAAATAACAAAATATGTAAAGCATTTCTATATTTGTAAATACCACCACGTTGAATACCAAATTTTTTGCAATTACGATTTTTTGGTATTTTATTCCAACCAAATTTTCGTTTGTCTTTTAATGCTTTCATAAATTGAATATTTAAATATTTACGAGCTTATACTGAGAATCGAACTCAGATCTCCACCCAAGATGGTGTTCTCCATCGTCTGTGATTTACCATTAAACTATATAAGCATATGTAGGGATGATGGGATTCGAACCCACGCTATGTTTAAGGTGGTACATAAAACGCGCTTCCTTACTCGAGTTTCACCTCTTTTCAGTGCTTCCGCAAACTTAACTCCTGGATTTCTCCTTCAAGACATTTTCCACCACGACACTCGTTTTATCGCGCTCTGTCCAAGTTCTGAGCTACATCCCTATATATAAGTGACCGCAGAGGGATTCGAACCCCCGACTTCTTCGTTCGTAGCGAAGTGCTCTAAAATCCACTGAACTATGCGGCCAATAATGTACTCCGGATGGGACTCCAACCCATGACCTGAATATTAGAAGTATCCTGCTCTATTGCAACTGAGCTACCGGAGCATAATTGTGACCCTGGAGGGATTCGAACCCCCAACCTGAAGGGTAGAAGCCAACTGTTCTAAATTCCGTTGAACTACAGGGCCAAATGCGGCTACGCAATTTATTTTTACAAGGAGCCGTAACCTATCTCCTCAACCTTTATCCTTTGGCATCTGCAATTGCATTGTACACTACAATATACAAATAAAGCTTTAATTGAGAACCTTGCAAGTAACCTAATCAAGCATTCAGTGGATTCGAACCAGCATCCCCTCTAACGGGAGGTATTTTACCCTTAAACTATCGTAGTCTTTTTCGGCATCCTCAATTGTACCCCCGGTAGGATTCGAACCCACATCTTATGATCCGTAGTCACACGTTCTTTCCTTTGAACTACGGGGGTATATATACATACTCATCTATATAATGATCACTCTATAGAATTTTACAGTTGGCCATCTCACAGTCCGCATATATAATTTATATAACTCGTATATTTTATGATTGCACCTGCATCCTCATTGAAATTACTGCCACTCCTGACAGAAGGGATTCGAACCCATATCCTCCTAACTTGTAGTATGTATTATATATTAAAATCCAATTCTAACTGATTTAAATTCTTCTTCAGTTGTTAATTCTTTATAAGTTCCATTTCCATATTCAATATAACCAAAGTTCTTATACAAATTATCTTTTACATCATCGTTATACCATTCATACATATCTTTCAGAGGTGGCATTTCCAATAGATGCTTAAGATTATGTTTTTGAATACACCAGCCATCATATATTAACTTTGTATAAATATTTAATTTCCATTTTTCATTTGACATAAACCATGCAGATTTTGGCCAATTCCCGTTAACATACATATCGTACATTGAATCTAAGCGTTTTAAATAAATCCAAAAACGACAGAATAGCCAATGACATAATTCTTCTCTAACTTTTGCTGACCAATAATCTTTATCTCCAGGTCCTACACCAATAATAAATGTTGGATTAGATTGTGTATATGTTGATCTACTAGATATAAATACTCCACATGCATATTCTTGTTTTTCAATCCATGCCCATATATGTCTATTACCACCATTCTTATTGCCATCAATACGAAGTTTCTTAATCTTTATATTTGCTTCCTTCATAAATGGAAGGTTATTTATCTGTTCAATTACTTGTTCCTTTGTCATAATCTCTTTATTTTATTCATTTGAAATTACAACTTGAAATTTTTCCAAGAGGCCACCACCTAATTTATAATTTCAGGAAACTTTTACTTACGATACTTATCTGGTCCCATATCTTTATGCAATTATTTCAATAAACTCATAAGAATCATCAGACTCATCAAATGTTCCACAATTATTATACTGTTCAATATATGCATTCTTTACATATACTGTATCATCCTGACCGTAACAATCTTGTTCCATATATCCTTTCACATGAACTTCAACTGACATATTATCATTTAGTCCATTATTTGAAAGTTCCTCGAGTCTATTAATAAACTCACGTAATGTCATCCAATCTTTCATAATCTAAAATAAAATATCAAATAAATCGTAACCTAACTCATACTCATCATCATAAGCAGATATTTGAAGTTTTGCTTTCAGTTTCTCCTCATTGTCATAAATCTCAATATATCTTCCATTATCACCAAGATGACAGAAAATAATACCAAAACCAAAAATAAACTGATTACCTGGTTGGAGATTCAAAACTTCTCTTAACTTACTTAATGTATCTGAACTAAAACTCATATTTTATATAATTTAAATATTATATAAATAATATAGATTACTTTATAAAAAATTCAATAAATCAAAGAACAAAAATAGCAGAAATTCGTATGTGAACTCCTGCTATTCAAATATGCATTACTGTTTAGTTTATATCTTTAAGTTCACATAACAATTTTGTAGAATCGTCTAACTCTACGTCTATTGTCTATATTTATGTAAACTATGTTTTTCATATTTAATTTGTATTTGTTTATATTTAGTCTAAATTTATAATTTATAATAAAACTTTAAATATTTGTATATTTAAAATTTAGATATATTTTTAATTTTTTTCAATAAATCCCAAATTATTTTCAATGGCCAAAAAACAATACAGCATAATAATAAAAATGATAATATTGGATTATCATTTCTTTCTATTTCATGTCTGTATTTTTTTACAAACCAATATACGGTTAACGTAATCCCTATAATGTAATAAATAAGGGCACATATACTCATTACTTTAATATTAATGTTTTATAAAAATAATATCAAAGTTAAGCATATTTCCCCTTAATTTTATCTATTTCTATTTGTAAACCTTCTATTGATAATGCCATTATTTCACTTAATGGAAAATGCTCAGTAAATTGAGCATCCTTTTGTTCTTTTAATAGTTTTCTTAATTTAATTTCTCTTTCAAAATTCTTTAGATTAATTAAGTCTTCAAAATCTGTAATGTCTTTATATTTCATTATCTATCATTCTTTGTGTTTGCTGTTTTAAACGTGATCTTCGTAATTCTCGCCCGCGTCTCTTGATTGATTTATTTAGTCTTCGTTCATAAATGTCTCCCCAACGAGAATCAAAACCAACTAAATTGTTTCCTTTATAAAGAACACCAGTAGTCTTAAATTCTTTAAGAAGCCTACGATTTCGTTTCTTATTAGGATGACGACAATTATTTAATGTATCATTTAATGGATTAAATTTTTGTTCTGTTGTATATGAATAATCAAAATCAGAAGTATCACCAGGCTTATATTCCTTCCAACCAGTCTTAAGACCTTGTGGATATTCTGTTACTTCTTTATTATGCTTATACTTATATCTCGAATTAAATGACTTACTCATAATCAATACTTAACTACATAACATCTAAAATATTTATACCAAAATTCAATCAACTTGCGCTTCCATTTCTTAGGAGCATAAAGTTCAATAGTCTTACGATGGTTGAATGCCCATTTATAATTATCAATATCATCAATAGGAATCCATTTAACGGAATCTACTTCATTTTCCTCTCCACCTTCACGTTTTACATATGATGGCTTAATCTTACCAAGAAATGCACGATGACGAATAGTTACATTTCCGTTATTACATTCCTCAGGTTCTGTCTCAACATGAACAACTTCAAGATCATCCAAATCAATTCTAAATCCACATTCCTCAAGAATCTCTCGAGCAATACCTTCCTTAGAATTTTCAAATCTTTCAAGGAATCCACATACAGCATTCCAACATCCTTGATAATCTGGAGTACCTGGACCACGAAGATTTGCAAGAATAGAATACTTACCATCTACAATTGCATATATAAAACCAGATACAGCAACAAATCGTCCAGAGAAAACTGTCTTTGGTTTACCTGTGCATTTATACGTTTCTTTCTTTGACTTATTAGTTACTAATTGTTCAACATCCTCAGGGAGCCATGCCTTATAAGGAAAATTCTTACCGTACTTTTCTAAATTCTCTTGATTAATTCCTTTGAAAACCATAAATTAAATGTTTAAAATTATTGATAATAATATAGACAAAAAAAGGAACATATTCAATGTTCCTTTATTGTTTTTTAATTATAATTTATAATTTTTTTTCCAATATATATTCTGAAAGTGATTTTGATTTAAACATTTCTTCCAAGAATAAATCTAAATTATCATATTTGTTTAAGCTTTCATTTGTTTCAGGATCTATATGATTTAATAATTTATTATATTGTTTTCCTTCTTTTTTGTTTCCACCAAATATTCCTCTTACAAAATTCTTAAGTTTAGACCAAAAACCGCTACCTTTTTTAGTGTTTTCTGATTTATGTTGTGCAAGTTTATATGAAGAAGCTTTTTTAGATATGTCTTCTATTTTTTCTGGTTTTATTTTTCCATCTTTCCCAATAGCATCAGGATCAATTTCTTTAACTGCTTTTATTGTTTCTTCATCGGCATTTTTTAATTTTTCATCATATTCTTTTTTCTTATCTTCTTCATATTTCTTATCATCTTCATTTTGAGCAATACTGGATGAAGATCCATTAAATATAAAATCCTTCGCAGATTTTGGATTATTTAAAATATTTGTAATTTCTCCATTTGTTAAACTACCAAATTCTTTACGTTTAGCATTTTCATCACCAATTGTTTTAAATTTATCACTATCTTTATTATCGCAAGGATTTAATATTGTAAATCCTCTAAGATATTCAGTTTGCTTATTTAAAATATCTCCTAACATTATCGATAGATTTTCTTTAGATGTTCCACCCTTAATTTCAATAAATTCATAATTATCACTAATGCCTTTTAATGTAAATACATCTTTACGAGGTCCATTATCATCTGAATTACTTAAATCAATAACATAATTATAAGCAATCATTAAAATTGGTTTTTCATCTTCATTAGTATCTTCAGTTTTATCAGATTCTTCATCTTTAGATTTTTTAGAATCATCTTCCAAATCTTTAGGTAATGGAGCATCCATTTTTTTCAATTCATCTTCAGCTTCCTTTTTAGATGTTGTAACATCATTATTATCTTCAGTTTTTTCAACTTTTTCTTCAGTATCTTTATTAACTATATCTTCATCGATTTTTAAAGGAGCCCATTCTTCTTTAGGTTTCCATTCCTTTTCATCAACATCTAATGCGATTTCATCAATAGTTAATAAATGATCAATCATTTTTTTATATGTAGCAATTATAACGTCTTCATTTTCATTTTTCATAAATTGACTTTTCAAAATTGCTGCATCTATAAATGCATCTCGATATGCATTATATGATTCTTCTGTATCTGGACCTTTCCATACACAATAATGAACTGCTAATAATTCAATATCCTTAGGACCAAATACATTATTTTTAGGGTTATCATCAGTTGCTCTCTTCTTTACTAGTTCATAAGGTTCATATTTGTAATCCTTATCATAAATAAATTTACTTGTTTTATTTGATTCATTTAAAGTAAATATTGAATCTAATAATATTTTAGTATTACCCTTGAAATCACCCTTCTTTTGATCATCTGTTGCTTTATTGTTTTCTTCTCCGATTTTTGTTAAATATAAATTCTTAAGATCAATAAAGTTTTGTTTAATATCTTTAACTAATTTAGTTTTTTCATCTTCTTCTGATTCATATATTAAATAATCATGTAAAGATTTCAAAGATTCATTCTTTTCTATTTTATTTCCATAAAAAACTATTACTTCTCCATCTTTATTTATTTTTTCAAAATTAGATTTGAACGTTTTTAATTTTTCTTCTAAATCTTTCTTCTTATCTTCATCTTCTTCCCTTAATTTATCTTTAAGTTCCTTATAATATTGATTATTTGTTTCTTTTATAATATTTGTTATTTTTTCTAATTCTTTTACATGATCTGTAGCTTTTTCTTTTTTAACACCATCTTTACCTACTTCATATATATATTTCTTTTTATCAGTTCCTAACCTAACTTGGAATCCTCCATTATTCTGAAACGCATATTCAACAGATGGAATTGTTGTTAACATGCTAGATGCAGCCTTTACTATTTCTGAAGATACTGTAGCAATTTTTTCAAACGTTCCTCCAATTATAGAAAATTGATTTTGATATCCTAAATCAATTCCGCTTTTTAATAATTTTTGTATTTGCTCACCAGTTAATTCTGCTTGTACAATAGATCCTGCTTTTGCATATATTTTTTTCAAAGGACCATTAACGATATCATTATGATCAATTTTTCCAACAGTCTTTTCAATTGCTTTAAACCAAGAAGCATCAGAATGTCCATTTAAGAATACTGTGTATTTTCCATTAGTATTTAATTTGGAAGGATTAATACCTTGTTCTTTCAGCCAATTTAATGCTTTCATTGAAGTATTAAATGGTTTCGATGGTAAATTATCTGCTATTTCTTTAGCACTTTTACCAGCATATTCTATTGTTTTTACAATTTTATCATAGTTAATATGTTGTGCAAAAGAATCAGTAATTTCTTTAAATGATGAACTAAAATCATCAAAACTAAATTTACCTTCTGAAATCATTTTAGTAAATGCAGCAAAACCTCTAGTTAATACATCTGGTTGAATTCCTAAATTTGCTTTACCTAATAAATCACATCCAGTTTTTGAAAATTCACTTAATATTTTTCCACCATCTCCAATTAAAGAATTAAAGTTAAATGCTAAAGCAATAATAGATGCGATCATTCCAATTACAGTTATCCATTTTTGTAATTTTTTATATGTACCCCATTCTTTTCTAACTTTCTGCCATTGTTTCCATAATTTAACAATCTTATATCCATTCCACGCTAGTTTACATGCAAGCGGTACTAATAGAGCAATAAATGTTCCTGGGAATACTGCACAAACAACGCCAGGTATAACTACACAAACAGATGCCCATATTAAGAATTGCTTAAATCCAGACCAAAGCATTTGCTTAACACCCTTCTTATCAGCTTGTTTTACAGTTTTTGATGTGTCTTTTGTATCTTCTTGATTTTTGGATTCTTCATCTTCAATAATTAATTGTTGTCCATAAGCTTCAAAAGATTCATTTGCAGTTTCTGATTTAAAATCGTATATATCGTTTCCTTTTATTGCATCTGGATTTTTTGCTAAATCTTGTCCAATTGCATCTATATCTTCATCTTTAACATTAAATCCCATTTTCTCAAATAATTGCTTAATGGTACAATTGAATTTTTCCAAAAGTTCCATTAATCTATTTGCCATTTCTTTAACAGACTTAATTGTCTTATTAGCAAAATCTTTTATTATTTGATTAACTTCCTTAATTTTTGTTTTAACATTATCGTATGCTTGTAATGTTTTATCTTTACCTTGTTTTAAAACATTAACAACATTTTGATATACTTTAGAATTTTTAAATCCTTCATTTATTTCTAAAGCATCATTAATATATTGTTCATATACATTAAGTTCTTCTAATAATGTTTCTTTATAGTCTTCACATATAAAAATGAAAAAATCACGAGCAGTTATAGATTCATCTAATGTTAATTTATAATTGTATGAAGCTTCATTAACTGGATTATAAAGGTTATTATATGTATATTGACCAAATTTTTGTAAAAGATTATCTATATCTTTTCCATGTTCAATAATTAATTGAGATTCATTAATCATTCTAATATTATTATTTAATGATTCATCAATATTAGAATATCCATTATTGATATTTATATACTTTGTTAATGATTGCATATATTAGTAAATTTATATTTAAATATATTAAAAATAAAAAAGTAAACACATTAAGTGTTTACTTTTACTAATATAATTCTAAAATTAATTCTTTTGATTTCGTAACTCCATTAGGATTCATATAAGTAAATGCACAAGACCTATATGATAATGATACATCTACTATATCAATTAATTGTCTTCATATTACCAAAGTCTACGATCTACTCTATTATCTATAAGCCACTCAATATGCTCTTTTAAGTCACGTTCTCTCATTTCTTTTTTGATCTCAATATCAGGATCAAATCTATTATATTCATATGCATGACATGTAGTTCTTCCGAACTTATAATTTCTCATTGCGCCGTCTCTGCCACAATTTTCATAAAACCGGCAATCAAAACAAGGATTATCCATAAATTATTAAAGTTTAATATCAATTTTTAAATTTAACTTAGGATCTATTTCAACTTCAATACAATCAAATCCACAAAATCCATTCAAATACTTATGAATATTTTCTTTCCACCAAATTCCAAACATCATACAGTCACGTAATAATGCAGATTCCCAAGTTGGAGTATGATAACCAGGATATGAATAATTTTCATTTCTATAGATTTCGAGTCCAGAATACAAATCAGCGTTCTTACTAAAGAATACAAAATTCTCACCAAACCATCTAAATGGCTGTTTACGCTCTTCATCAGTCAAATAACCTTTACGAAATGGATTAGAACGAAATCCCTTACCATTTTCAAAATAACTATCAATATTCTGTGTCATAATTAATATAATTTAATATAAACATTTTCCATAATATTTCATAAATATATTGTGTGCTAATATTTCTGCAGATAATCCTCTTAAATTTGTATTTTGTATTACCCAATTCTTGAGGATTACATGCCTTGATTTTATATATGATTCACTTAACATTAAACAAATAATTTTAATTATTATTCATAATTTTCATAATCTTGCCAATCATAATGTTTTCCAAAAATATGAATCATAATTGGATAATATACTTTATATTCCCAAAATCCCTTACACAAAATATAATACTTGAAATATTGCCAATAAGAACATTCATACCATGCACGAATTTTTCTCCCAAGTTTAGTATACATAATAAACCTTTCAGTTGGTCTTTCTCCAAGTTTAAAATCAGGTTCAGACCATTGAATCATATTGTATTTCCAAAGCCAATTCATAACTTCAGGAGTATGATCTCTTTTCCACCTACTTTCTGTGCTACGATTATACATTGTACAAGAACTAAACTTATGAGCAGTTTCTCCCTTACGAACAAAATATTTCTTAAGCCACATAATATTTCTTATTTATTATAATTCTACTTTATATTAATAATCCCAAGTTTCAGGTCTCGCATTGTCGTAATCTTCAAGATATCTGTTTTCCATTATCTTATCTTCAATAGCAAAATTAACAGCATCTTTATATTCCTTTGAATTGGGAGCATATCCTGAACACCAGTCAGCATCAACATCATAAATCTTTTTTGTTTTTGTTGATATAATACGAACTCCATTAAAATGAACTGTTACGTTCTTCTCAAAATGATAAGTCTTATAATTGAATTTCTCCTTAAAGAATCGTTTCATTGGACGTGGTGCGATAACACAAATAAAATCTGCGCCATCCTCAATAGCATTACGATATCCAATTGTAAGATAAACTTCCTTTCGTTTTCCTACCTCACGATTAACACTGCTGTTTGAACGAACAATTACAAAATCACCAACATTAATAGTATTCATATTAATAAATATTTAATTCGTGTGCTAATGAATGTTTCTTTAAACATAGTTTTTTCCAAATCTCCATACTTATTGGTATAGTAAATGGAATAATGAACTCCAATAAATTATATAAAAGTTTTTTCCTACTCATTGGTCATATCCATAATAAGTTCTGAATTCTTAAACTTCTTCTGAAGCCAAGTAATACCGAGAAGCTCGAAGATTTTCTCCTTAGTAAAATTCTTAAGATACATAAACAGAATTCCAAGAATAATGAAACCGATAAAATTATAAGAATTAACGTTTTCATTAAGAATCATTACCATTGCCATTACTGACAGAATGTAAAACGAAATGGAATTTAAAATCTTCATATTTTTTATTTTTATTTATATTAACAGTATTAATATAGTTAAGATATAAAAAAATTCAAATATAATTTAATTTTTATGAATTAAATGAAATAAAAATATAATATAAAAAATTATGATATATTTAAAGAAATTCAATAATGATATTGAAAGAAGCAACTATATAAAATCAAACTTTGTTTCTCCGCATTTATTTTTAGATGTTGAAACTAAGAACGTTAATTATTTACAGCATTATAAAAGATTAGAATATATTAGCAGTACACAAACAGGTGGACAGTATATAGATTTAGGATGTCACTTATTGGAAAATACAGATGACATTAAAATAGATATAAAGTTTAATATTAGAGATGTAGGTAAATCATCTTCAGGTAGTGATCCTAATTTAGCAACATTAATTGGTTCACAATCAGAATCAGGATCACCATGGCCTGGATTTATATTAAGAAGAAAATCAACATCAGGTTTCCCTCTTCATTTACAAACAAAATGGGCATTTACAAATTCAGTTAAAATTGGTAGTAATAAATGGGAATCAAAATATTTATCATATTATGGAAATGATCAACGTACATGGCAAACTATATATGAATTTTCAGAAACATTAGATAACATACCGCAATCGCAAGTCAATGATTGCACATGTACTTTATTCTGTGCATTTGACGGTAATGGTAATCCATTCAGATATGCTTTAGCTGATTTATATTATTTGAAATTTACAAAAGGAGGACACATTGTTAGAAACTTGATACCAGTACAAAGAAATTCAGATAATGAAGTTGGACTTTGGGATATGGAAAATCAAGTATTCTATACATCACAAGGAAATGAACCTTTTGTAGGAACAGAATAAATGTAAAATAATTTTAATTATAAAGATATATTTTAAATCTTAATAGATAACATAGATCTTACTTCTAATGCGGTCAAACTATAAAGTATTAATAACTATACATATTATAATTTGACCGCATTAGAAGTAAGATCTAAGATAATTTATAAATCTTTAAGTTTTATTATTTCATTATCATTTGCCAATATCCATGCTTGTCTTGAATCTACCATAGCTATTTTCTTTTCATTATCAACGTGTCCTTCATCAAATCCGTAAGCTGCCAAAGTATGACCAAATATTTGGAAAGGTCCTCCTTCATTAGCATTATCAAAAGACCATTCTTCATAGTCTGCCCATATACAGCTACCATTTTCTTCATCTCCACCACGTAACCAAGAAGCAGACCATAATAAAGCTTGACCTTGCCAATCCAATTTAAATTGATTTAATTCTTCAGCAGTTGGCGTTATATTAGCTAACATATTACAAAATGGCATACGTTCATCTGCAACTATTTTTGTTTTATTGCCTAATTTATCTGTTCGTGTTTCTTTATTTCTTGTAATACAGTTCTTGCCAATGAAACGCAAATGATCTAACCAATATTTTGTAGCACCAGCATGTGTATATAAATATCTTTCATCATTGATTGTTTCTTCATAGGCTATATTAAATAATGTAAAATTCTTTAGAAACAAATCTTTAATGATTTGAAAGTTCATAGGATTTTCATCTACTCTTGACTTAAATTCACAATCATACCAATAATGCATATCATGATTGCCAATCAATAAATGAATTCTATTATCATTTTTTGCAGTTTCTATAATTTCTTTAAAGTTTTCAATTGCTTGTTTTCTTGTTATTCCTTCAAAATCATAAGGATCAACATAATCTCCCAAAAATACTATGTTTAATTCTGGGTATTTTTCTTTTGGAAATTTTTGTATAGCATCTTTCCAAAATGTTCTTCCATGTATATCTGGTAATATTAAAGTATGTATGCTATTCATAAGTCTTTATTTAGTTATATTAAATATGTAAAAGATACATATAGCAACAATAATTAATACGATAATTATTGCAAACATATCTGTTAAACTACTTTGATATATAATTGTGTTATTCATATATATATTATAAAATAAAAATAAAATAGTAAATAGCTGACATTATATTTTACTGGAAAGAATATTATTTTTAATATATTAATTAATATTATATATCATACGTATGAACGAAGAAACACTTTCACTTATTAATAGTATTAAAGCTAAAAAGATTTCTCAAATGCCTATATTGGATGATAATGAAGACTTTGAAAATCTTTGGGTTTTATTAGGATATAAGAATGAAGAAGAAAATCGCGCAGAAAACTATAAAGTAAACATATATCAGTTAGCTCAATTGTTAATAGATACTGGTATGTTGACTGGTGGTGGAAGCAATCATACAATTTCTTATTCATTAAATAATATATCTACAACATCACCTGATGTATTCACTGGTGTTAATGCATCTATAACATTAGTTCCTGATAGAGGTTATGATTTACCTGATGAAAATGCTATTAGTGTAGCCGGAGCAAGAATTACATCATATAATCCTCAAACTGGATTATTGAAGATTGCTGCTTCACCAGATGCTGAAGTTATAACTATATCTGCGAATGGTATTCAAAAAGAATATTCATTAAATTTATATTTAGATTATATAACATCTGATTTGGATAATTCTCAAGAAACATATCATATTGATGATGTAGTTGAAATTAATTTTGAAACAACAGAACCAGAACGTTTTGATTTACCTGCAAGAGCAAATATTACATATGCTAATTTGCAAATATTATCTTATCAAAATAATGGCTCAACTGGTACATTATCATTTAAAATAAATGGCACAGGAAACCCAACAATTAGAATGACTGGTGAAAGAATTTATGTATATTACTTTGGCCATTCAATATCTGGAGATAATATTCTTGAATATAATGATTATGGAATACCAACAGGCCCAGGTTCTCGTTTCAATAGTTTGATTAACGCTCGTGGAAGATGCCCAATTAATTTTAACGATAATTATGTTTGGCCTGATGGAATTAATGATGGAGATGTATTTGTTATAGTTCCTAAAAGATTCTTTATACCAGAAGCTAATTTATATAGAGATGACGAATATAATGGATATGATCGTGTTGCATCTACTTTAGGAATAAAACGTGTTATACAACAGAATTATTCTGATAATTCATTAATGTATTATGATTTTAGATACCAAGATGTAGAATACTGGGCATATTGTATAACTCATGAAGGTATATCCGAATTTGATAAATTTAATAGTATCGGAGATATATCAACAAAACCAATATTTATTAATTGGGTAACAACAATACCTGTATTGGCTGCAAATAAGAATATAACTATTGATCCTGGATATTGTAACGTAACATTAGGTAATGATACATCAAGTATAATTGAATGGCCTAACTTTAATGTAAGTGTAAATGTAGGTACAGCAGATACTACAGGTTCATCAATTGTTTATAATTCTGGTTTAATAACTGAAGATACTGATGTAACATTTACTGCAATATATCGTGGAATAGTAAAAGATACTAAAGATACTACAGTTCCTGCTCCAGGCGAAGATGATAATCTTGTACATATATCATATGATTTAGGATTTGATGAAATTGAATCAGGTCAATCACTTACATTAGATAAGACTCGTGTAATTGGTTATTATGCTGATGATCCTGATAATCCTGATAATTTAACACAACGTCAATTGCCAAAGATTAACAGTATTGCATTTAGTAAAGTTAAAGGTTCTATTAATAGAGTATCTGATACTATATCTACATATACTGCTCCTTCTAATGTATTGACTGATACACAAGAAACTATTACAGTAACATATAAGTCTAATTGGAGTTACCCATGTCCAATAACTATTAAAGCTGTTGATTGTGTAGATATTTATTGGCCAACTAAATTACCATATTCTATTTATGATAATGAATTGATTTCACCAGTAGATATTACATGTTATAAAGAAAAGCCTAATGGAAGCTATGAAAAGATTACTGAACCAGTTACATTAACTGTATCTGCAGGATCATATGCAAATAACATATATACTCCTCAAACAGTTCAATCTAATACACCAGTAACATTTACATTATCGTGGAATAACTTTACAACGATGAAACAAGTTATTATTAAGCCAGCAACTGTAATTCAAAACACAGGATTATATTATTACATAGGTCAATACTTACCATCTGTTAATACAAATCCTGAAAATGATTTAAGTCAAACTAATTCATCTTCAGCTGGTTGGAGAAAGATTAATGGTTCATTATCATCTTATAGATCACCTAATTCAATAATTAATGAAACTATTAAGTTATATGAAAACGTTAATGATTCTGTTACATATTATGTAGTTGTTCCTGATAATGTTGAAATATTTGAAAATAATGATACAAATGCAAATATTCAACGTTATGGAGATTCAATCAATATTGGTGGATTATTCTATAATACATATCGTATAACTGGTAATTCATTCAACAAGAAGCTGTTCTATACAAAATCACAAATGTTCTATTGGTATGTAGGTCTTGATAATCCTGAATCACCTGAGGTTGATCCTAATACAATTACATATGAAAATAATGCTCCTGGTTGGCATATTATACCAAATAATATAACAACATATACAGATAAGGCAAATAATCCAATATGGTCTATTAATGGAGATCCTGATAATGCTATACCACTTGCACCAGGATTAACACCAGTTAATTATTATATTGCATTGCCTCGTGGCGTTAAAGCTGCTGATGCATTTGGTGATATATCATTACAAACAACAAACAGAACAATAACAATAGATAATTATGAATATATTGTTTATACAAGATCTGAATTAGGCTGGGCATATACATTATATTATCCTAATGCTTAATATAATAAATAACATAAATAAAAAAGGAGAACTTAATCGTTCTCCTTTTTGTTTTCATCTAAATTCAATTTCTTCTGTACAGGTAATTTTCCTTTGTCTCTCAAATATGTTAATCTTGAACAAAATTCTTGCGTAGTCAATACAGTTTCAGACTTCTTATTCTTACCCATAGAATGAGTTAATGTTGCTCCTTTTGAAGCTTTTAATGCAGATTGAAATTTACCATTTTCATATAATGCATTATAAGCTCTATTCAATAGATCTTGATATTCATCTGAATCTCTTTTAATTGGCTTTCCTCTCCAATATAATGTCTGTTTCTCTTGCCAATTTTTATTTCTACCTTTTTTCTTTGCAGCATATCCAACCAAACTGCATACATATTCTTGCATATCCTTTGATTCAAATTTTAATCCTTGTAAGAATCCTTCCATAGAATTACATTGAACTCCATCTATAATAAATGGGTGAGGAGAGAAGTTACTTAATGCACCCGCAGGATATCCATTTTTACTTCCTATATCCATAATTTTTAATTTTAAACTGGTGTTCTATTTCCTAATGTTATTATTCTTTGATTTGTACTTCCTCTGAATGGTGTATGTGATATATCTCTTAATTCTTGTTTATAAGGTCCATCTACCAATACATCAATATTGTCTAATATATCTTTCTTTAATCTATTAACTCTGCTATCATCATTATCTTTAATTATGTCTTCATAAACATACCCAGTATATAACCATATTGTTTTTGTTGGGAAGTTTAATCTTACCCATTTAATAATATCTAATAATGATATTAGGCCACGTTCATCCTGGCATAATGGATCACCGCCCGAAAATGTAAGTCCATCTACATAATCTCGTGAAAGCCAATTTTCAAGTTTAGATAATATAAAATCTTGTTCTTCAATAAAATCTTTTCCTTGATTAAAATCCCACGACCATTGGTTATGACATCCTGGACAGTGATGATGACACCCAGCTACCCATAAAGTTACACGAATTCCATTTCCATTATTAATATCTGGTGCAGTTATATCTAATATTCTAAGCATTATACATATTAATTTATTTATTTAACCATTCTTTTAATTCTTCTATATCCCAAAATTCAATATAGTTTAAATTGTTTTGTTTTACAATATTTCTTTTATTAACATCTCTTATTGTCCAAGTTTCTAATTCTAAATCATATCTACTAACAGATTTATTTGTTTCTTTATGCCTACGTTCTGCCTTTTGTTTTAATATTTCTATATCTTTTGAATCTTCTTCTGTTCCTAAATATGGACGCCCATGATGAAATTGTCCATATTGACATTCTATAAAAAGATCTAAACTTGGAATATAAAAATCACAATTAAAAGGATAACGATCATTATCTTTATAATGATGAATAACATCAGGATATTTTTGTTTTAATAAATCATATGATTCTAATTCTGTTTTTGATGTATGAAATGAATTATTTTTTCTTTTAGTTTCATATTCTTTTTCTTTAATAAAATCTAAATATCTTATATGTATAACTCCATATTTTTCTAACCAAGTTTGCTCTCTTGTTTTATATATTTTTTCTTTTATTTCTTCAACTTTTGCTACATTATCAACTCCGTATTTTTCTAAACATGTATTAACTTTTTTAATTTTAATATCATCAATTATTTCTTTAACTTTAAATGAATTATCAACTCCATATTTCTCTAAACAAGTTTGTTTGTATTTATTTTGTGCTTCTTTAGTTTTAAAAATATTATCAACTCCATATTTCTCTAAACAAGTTTCTTTACATTTTTTTCTATTATTATAATTTCCTTCTCCATATTTTTTAATAGAATTTTGAATTCTTAATTTAGATATTTCTGGATCCAAATTACCACACTTAGGTGAGCAATAGTCATTAAATAATTTTTCTTTATGATTATTAAAATTAACATGACCGCCACAATATTTACAAACAGGTCTTATTTCAATATTATATTTAATTCTATAAATAGTTTCACATAATGATTCAGAATCATTATAACGATTAATCAAATAATTATATATATCAATATTTTTATTTAACCAACTTTGTCTAATTCTTGAATGTAAATATTTATTATCTTTAAAAAATATTTTTATAATTAAATCATCATTAATATTCATATTAGTGTTTTATATGTTTGACTCTATGTCTAAATTCATCTTGTTTTGCAAAATTAAAATGTTTAACTGTTGTTGATAAATAACCAGTGACACGACCTAATTCATCTATTTCTTTACTTCCACATTTTGGACATTCTGTTAATGTAGTGTCCCATATTCTTTCATGGCAATTATGGCACTGATTGATTTTTACATTAATCGCGAAGTATGGTACATCATGTTCCATTGCATAATCAACAATCTTTTCAACTGCATCAATATTATAATAGCAATTACTTGGTAATTCGGTATAGACAATACATCCAGCATTTGAATACCCCGTTAGTTGACTTTCGATATCAATCTTTTCAAATGGATTACATTCATGCCATACAGGTACATGAATACTATTTGTAAACCATTTCTTTTCTTCCTTTTCTCCATTTTCATTGATAATATATGTTACATTTTCTTGTTCAAATCCTGGATTCATTTGTTTAAATTTCTTTAACGCAGTACCACAAAGTGATTCGGCTGGAGTATAGTATACACCAATATTAAGTTTATATTGCTGTTTATATTCAGCACAACGTTTCTTAAATAATCCTTCAATTAATTTTGCATATTCCATTCCTTTTGGTGTGGTATGATCAAATTGGAATATAATTTGTAATGTTTCTGCAAGACCTAATTGACCTAATGCTAATGTACCATGCTTTAATGCAGATATAATTCCTTCTTCTGGTTTATATCCCATCATTGTACCATTTTCATACATGAATTTACCAGATTTTGGAGATTGTGAAGCAATATGATTAAATCTTTCAATTAATGTATCTTTAGCTTCTCCGATTTTCTTATCAAGTATATTCATAAACTCAATGAATACTTCTTCATTTGAATATACTCTGTTTTCTTTATTAGCTTTCTTTTCAACTTTTTGTTTTGCTAATAAAGCCAATGTTGGCATAATGACTGTAACTGGGCAAATATTACCACGTCCATCTTTCTTTTGTGGATTAACACCAGGTTCTGCATTAATATCAGCGCCATTATATGTGCGGCATCCCATTGTGCTTACATAAGTTGTTGGATCATTCTTATCATAACCTGCATTAACTGACCAATCAACATTACAGTAATTAGGATATATACGCATAGATGTTGATTTTAATGCCAAACGTTTCAAATCGTAGTTTGGAGTTCCTGGCTTATCATTAACACCTTTCATATATTGAAATATACCACATGGGAATATTGATGTAACACCCTTTGAACCAAGACCTTCCATTGATACATCAAGTAATGCACGTGTTACCATACGGCCTTCAGGTTCTGTACAAGTTCCATAGTTGATAGACGTAAAGGGGAGCTGATTGCCTGAACGACTTTGCAAAGTATTTAAGTTGTGATAGAGTCCTTCTACTGCTTGATATGTTTCACGTTTTGTGTCATCTAAAGCACGTTGTCTAATCTTAAGATCTAATGAATCTTTATTTGCAAACTTAAAATCTTTATCTTTTAATTTAGTTTCAATATAAAATTCAGTAACTTTATTTTCAGTCCAATGCTTATATGCTTCATAATCCATAGACAAGATATCTAATTCATAAAACGCATCTAAATGTTGTATCCAATCTACTATATAATGCTTTCTAAATGATTTACGAACATAAGGTACCATTGTCCAATCTAAATGTGAAGCTGATACACCACCAAACTGTTGCAATGATTGTAATTGGAATAATACAGCAACCAATTGCATAGCTGTATTGACTGAACCTGCAGGACGTACATCTGTCTGACGTGTCTTAAACCCATTAGCAAGTTGATCATCAAGTGGCATTGTTAAACAATTATGACGTCCATCAGCCCATGCATCCAAATCATGTATATAAACCATATTCTTTTCATGATTACGACGGCTAGTCTTGGACATCATCTTAAGAGCTTGGTCTTTACAAACAACACTTGCTGCTTCTCCAACTCTACCACCATAAGATTCCTCATCTAAGTTTGCATTCTGATTTTGAATATTTTTACCAAACAATGCTGTCTGAACATCTTTAATCAAATCTGATTTCTGTTCTCTTATTTCTTCTCTTTTTCTACGATAATTAATGAATGCTTCTACAACTTCAAACTTATTTCTTTTAATTAATTCCTTTTGAATAACATCATTAATTTCTTCTACTCCAGTACCTGCTCCATTGTTTTTAATGATTACTTTTTCTACAGATTCTTTTACTTGTTCCAAAAATTTATCAGGTACTTCTTGTTCTACTGCTTTAAACGCTTTTGATACAGCATCTACTATTTTTATAAAATTATACTCTTGTATTGTTCCATCTCTTTTGATAATATTCATCTTTTCATAATGCAAAATATATTTTTATATTCCTTTTCTATTTAGTATAAAATAGATTTTTATGTAAATTATTTTTATTTTTATAAGACAAAAATACTTGAGTATGTTAGTATATTATCCCATACCCAAGCCTATATTGCCTCTATATATTACTTAGGTAAAATTAGTAATTTCGTATATATAAAAATAACCATTTTACATAAATATAATAGGATGCTTTTCAAATATTATATGTGTATTTTACAAATAATATATTCAAAATAATGAAAAATTTTTCACAATTTTTACTTATACCGATAACAGATTCTTCCTTTAGTCAAATCATACGGACTCATTTCTACTTTTACCCTATCGCCAGTCATAAGTCGAATATAATTCATACGAATTTTTCCAGATATATGACATATGATTTCTATGCCATTATCTAATTCAACTCTAAACATAGCATTTGAAAGTTCTTGAATAATCTGTCCGTCTTGTGTAATTGCGCTTTGTTTACTCATTCTTAAATATATTTTTTAATTATATAATAAATTTATCCTAATGTTTTATTAACCTAATGATTTATTTTTTAGTATTTTAATGAACTGTTTTTGAGTTAATGTACAACCTGCAGCACCAGGATGACCACCACCTTTATAATGTTCCTTCATAAAGTCTCCACAATGGAAATAATCATTATTCCAATGCTTTCCTTCAGAATCAATATTATATAATGATACTACCCAGTTTCCATTTTTCTCATGCTTGAATACAATACCATTTGCACACGTATCAATAACTGATTTGAACATTGTAGAATTGGATGCTCCCTGATGGAATATAGCACAAGCAGGTCTCCATGTTGGATTATCACCAACCATACCAGTCATAATCTTCCACGAAGTATCACCAGATGTTTTAATAATGTTTTCCATTACTTTATCATCATATGTATTTATAATATGTCCAGTATTATACATATCATCAATGATCATACGATCTTTTGTAAGATCTAGATCATCATCATAACATTTTCTGATAATACCTATAAGTGATTTAATTGAACCTAAATCAAGATCATATGTATTTGTTACACCTTTATTAACGTCTCTTACATATTCAAAATCATATCCTTCTCTTTCATATGACCATGAATCCCATGCTGAAAGAATTCTAAGTAACTCAGGAACTTTCTTTTCATTATATGCTTCATCAAATGGATCATATAAGAATTTCCAAACATTCAAAATTGCAGAACGATTTGTATCTCTAACTCCAAGGGCATCATAAAATTTATATTCAAAAGAAGCCTTAATAATAGGGGCATGATGATCACACCAAGTAAATTGATTACCAAATTCCTTAAAAATTTTCTTCATATACTTTGGATCATTAAAAGAAATATCTGTCATTATGATATTCTCAAAATCCTCATGTAATTTTTCTACTGTGTTTTCTTTAGCAAATGTTTCCAACATATTATAGTTGGCACCAAGGAAACAAATATCTTCAAGCTTAATTTTAAGATCATTTGTTAAATAATCATAAAATAATGCAGCTGAAAATAATCCATCATTATCTTCATTGTGATAAATAATCAAGTATTTCTTTCTATCCATATTTAATTAAATATTATTGTAAAAATAATATAGTAACTTTTTTAATTTATTTAAATAAAAAGAACCTAATTAATTAGGTTCTTTTATTATATGGTACTTGAGGATCTAAAGCAAAATTGACTCCCCCATAAAATCCCATATCATGTATTTTTCTAAAGAAATCAACTAATGGAAAACCCTCTTCCTCAGTTTTCTTAATGTCTTCTGCTATATCAAAATAATCAACCAAATAATTAAATACATCTTCCCATCTGTCCTTTTTCTGTTTTTCCATTTCTACAATAAATTCAGATGGTAACTGTTTTAGTTGGTCATTTATATTGATCATTTATATTAAAATCATTGTTTTTCTATAATAGCTTCATATTTACCAGATTTTAAACAACAATTCTTGTATTTTTTTCCGCTTTTGCAAGGACATGGGTCATTACGACCAATCTTTTTATATTCTCTTACTTTCTGCGTATGAGCTTTCTTCCATGCTTGTGCTAATTCTTCTAATTGCTTCATTTGATTATTTTGAATAGCAGTCTCCATTGATTCTTTACTTTGATAATTCTTTTCAGAAAGCTGAGTAGCATCCATTATCATTCCTGTTTGCATATTGATATTATCTATATATTTATATAAAAATAGTAATATTATTTTACAAATTAAAAAATGCAGAGATATAAAATACCTCTGCATCTAACTCGCATTATGTTTTCTAAATATTAGAATGGAAGATCATCAGTTGATTCCTCTACAGCATGAGCTGTAGGTTCTTCAGTCTTTGGAGCTTCCTCCTCAGTTTCTTTCTTAGTTTCTTCCTTATCTAATCCAAATCCTTCATAAGATTTTTCATCTTCAGGATCATTACCTGCAAGTACGATCTTAATCCAACGATCTACACGAGCCTTAACTGTATCACTCCATGGCTTATATGAAAGTTCCTCTTCAATATTTGGACATACAGACTTAATCTGCTCAAGTACCTTAGTATAGATCTTTCCAAGTTCAGCAGTATTTGGATCTGCTTTGATTTTAGCTTCCATTTCAGCTCTTGCAGCAGGATCTTTACTATCCCAAACTGGTTCCATAGCAGTAATGTAGTTATTCAATATAACCTTTTCATTATCATTAAGCATTGGAGAACCATCAGGATTAATACAGCTTACAGGACGACGTGAGAATTCACCAAGATACTTAGTATCACGACCATAAGTTTCATCACCAGGATTACCTGCACCAGGAATTACTTCCAATTCAATTGAATTACCGAAAAGATAATCCATTACAGGAATCTTAGCTTTCTTTGATTCTACTGAAGGATGAATCTTAGCATCAATCTGTAACCAAATAGCCTTTGGACATTTCCAGAACAAATACTTACCTACCTTATCTGGTTGGTTTTCATCTTCAAGAACCTGTACAACTACATAACGAGCATAACGCTTGTCGAATAATCCCTTACCACCTTTATCCTTTGGTAAAGCCTGGTCATAAAGAATCTTATCCATACCACCATTCTCTGGCTTTGCAAAATGACATTTCTTCCATGCTTTAAAGATAGGACATTCATCTTTCTTATTAACAGTTAATGCACTGATAACAGTTAACCAACCATCCTTATCATGTAAAGCGTATGCTTGTTGTTCAAGTACAGATTGTTTTGGGTTAAATGGATTATAAACTACTTTAATTGTACAACGATAATGACCGTCCTCAGATTTTGCATTAGCAGGACTAGTTTTGTAAATTAAAGGATTACCTTGTGATTTGTTTTCTGTTTGATTAAATACTTCAAGTTGTGATGGATCAAAACCTAAAAAATCATTGTCAAAATTACTCATAAAATTTAAATTCAAATATTTTTACAAATTTGACAAGTACGACTTGTCTTTATTTCAATTATCTTTAATAATTATTTTAATATAGTCTTTATAAATATATTATTTTCAATCTTTTTACAAAATTTTTTACAAACTTTTATTGTACCTTATATTATATAAAAATAATATATTTTGTATATTTTATGATACTATAAGGAATCTTTTTCATTTAGTTTTTTAAGTATTTCTTCATAATTATTATTAAGTCTTTCTAACATTTCTTTATCTGCAAATATAGGATTTAATACTTCAACACCTTGGTATTCTTCACATAATACAGGCATAACAAGAACTTTAACAGTATCATCAAATTTACTTTCAAAGTATTTGTTTAATTGATGCAATTGAGCTATTCCACGTTGACGGCTTAAATCTTTTATGCATACATTTACGACCAATATAAGTTTATCTTTATCATGTAATAAACTTGGTAATTTAGTATCCATTTAAAGTTAACATATATTTATAATAAAATAGAAAGATCCTGGAATCAAATTCCAGGATCTGTAAATAAAAATTCAAATATATATATAATAGGTTAACTTAGTGCAGCATTTACATTTTTTACAGCATTAACACTTGCATCAAACTTATCACGGATAGCAGGATCATTGCCTTCATAGTGTACTGATGTAATACCAGTAGCTCCAATAGTTACAGTATCGCCAATACATAGTCCAAGTGTATCATGATAAACAGAAGCAGATACAGTATTAATCTTATTAAAAGTAATCATCTTAATAGTCTCGCAGATTCCCTGAGCCGGAGCCTCCCAAGCAGATGTTCCAAGAAGCTTTGTTAAAGTAGCTCCGCCCTTCATTGTCTTCTCAACCACATCATTAATCTCTTCCTCAGTAAGATACTCAGTAATAGGATTTCCGAATATAGTAGCAGTATGTACCATAGGAATCATTGTAGTATCTCCATGACCACCAATTACACGAGCATAAATATCACCAAGCTTCATATGGTTTACTGGAGTCTTCTCCTTCATCTTCATATAGATATTATACTTAAATCGTGCACTATCCAAAATTCCACCCATGCCAATTACTCTGTTAGCATTCTCAACACCAAGATAATTAACTACCATCTGAGTCATAGTATCCATAGGATTAGATACGACAATATAAATTGCATTTGGAGAATACTTGGTACATCCATCCATAACCATTGTCATTACCTTAGAATTGACTCCGACTAATTCCTCACGAGTCATACCAGGCTTACGAGGAACACCAGAAGTAATAACGATGATATCCGAATTAGCAGTCTTTGAATAATCGCCAGTTGTACCTGTCACGTTCTTAGTGTTATTAACCATCATAAGTGACTGCATAATATCCATTGCCTTACCTTCAGCAACACCCTCCTTTACGTCAAGAAGTACGATATTATCAATAATAGTCTCAGATGCAATTTTCATAGCGGCGGTTGCACCTACATTACCCGCACCAATAATAGATACTTTCATATTATTTATTATATTTTATTTAATTTATTTCTTTTTTGGAACAATCTTAAATGTTCTATATCCCTGTTTGATCTCAATATTTAAAAGTTTGAATATCTCAATTGGAAATTCATAACGATAAACTACATAATGTTTGTTATGACGATGCTTACCACGTTTAAAAACCTCAATATTATATCCAAATACATATTTCTCATTTCTATGATTATCTACATATGCGGTTCCAAATTGACTAGAACAACACAAACACATTCCTCGATAAGAAGATCTAAATCTCTCTTTAGCATCTTTTGTAGTGCCATAACCCGTAAGAATTGTAGGTTTAATTCCAATTGTAAACTTCATATTTCTAATATTATTTTATTTAACGAATTTATTAATTTATAAATATAATATAGAAATTATTTTTAAAAATTAAAATAATATATAAATTTTTTCATACTTTATAAAATTAAATTATACTAATGTTACATTATCTATCTTTGACAAATATACTCCTTCATGATAAGGGCGACCCTGTTTAACAAGCCAGTAACACATTGCATTTCCAATATTAGGACCTGTTACAATTTCAAAATTATTCTTTAATAGAATGTCTTGAATTTTCTTTGCACTGTCACGCAAATTTTCATAATCATTGTTCTGTTTCATCTTTTGCTCTAAAACTTAAGTTATATGTATTAATCAAGTTCATACGATCTGTTTCTCCCCACTGAGTTGCAAAAACATTAATAGTGTTCCACAGTTTTTTATGTAGGTGCCATGCATTTGCTGCAAGTTCCTCAAACTCTTTAATCATTCTTTGTTTCTCGTAGCATTCAGCAGCCAACTGAACAACGAACATTGTATTGTATTTTTCTTTGAATATTGTATTCAGAAAATCATTAAACATTTGAATATTATGTTCATGAATTTCATATCCATAATTGAATCCTGTACGACGGTCTGAATATCGTTCATCCTTATTAGCATCTGCCATTTCAAATACCCAGATATCATCAGCAGTTTTTATAATATCTGTCTTATATAGTTTCTGTTCGTCCTCATCAAGTTTTCTTTCCTGTTTTGCAATCAAACGAAAACTAATATGTGTGTTTATGATATCGATTTGAATATGACCGATATTATATGGTGCAGGAAGACCGAAAATACGGCAAGTATCCCAATGTGTTTTAAAACCGTACCAATCTTCTGTGTCATAAGATTTCTCCCAACAATCATATTCAGTTATTCCGCAAGATGCAAGATACCTCTTAATGTAATTTACCAATTCTTGATGAGAAAATGTAAAATTATGTTCTTTATACATATTTGAAATTTATTTGTTTGATAATACAATATAGTACATTATCTAAAAAATTCAAATATAATATGTATTATTGTCTTTTCTGTATTTCTGACCTTATTTCAACTTCTATTCCCAGCCTATGGCATTCTCTTGAACGTTTGTTAAATGTCATTGTGCATTCATGTTCGTATTCAAGATTATGCGCACCCATATAACTAACAATAAAAATTAGTATTGTAAGAAATAACGAAAATAAAAATTCCATAGACTATTATCCTTTCTGTGCTTTAAATCGTTTTAAAACCTCTTTACAGAAATCTTCTTGAGTATCATATAAAATATTTTCTCCACACTCTTTTAGCATTTCACTTACAATATCATTAATATTAGCAATATCTTCCCAAGTAAGTGATTTATTTACTTTTAGGTTTTCTGATAGTGAGTCACTAATAAAATCTACAGCAGAATCAATGTTAGCTATGTCAATTACATCTGTATCCCCGTTCCATGCAATAAAAAGCTCAATAATATTTCTGATTTTCTCTTTATCTGTCATACTTATCTCCTTCATATTTCTTTTTTGTAAATATTGCCTTTACATGAGTATAATCATTAATTGTAATATCGAAATCTTTCTTCCAGCACTGCTCCCACCAAGGAAGTCTAAATCTCTCAAAGTAATCAATATTGAAACCATCGTTGAACATCTGAACAAGAAGATTTGTAGAAATAGGGAAATAGTTCTCATGAACCTCACGATTCCAATTTACCTTCCAACGATACTTAAGAAGAAAATGAATCAAATTACGATTATTTAAAATTGAACCCCATGTATCTTCAAATTCCTTTAACATATTGGAATCTGCATTCTGACGAATTCTAGTTTCAATCCAACTAACTGACTTTCTATCAATATCATCAGAAGGACACATATCACGGATAATAATATAATCAAATCCTGTGTTCAGAACTCGTTTCCAAAATGTTGCAATATCGTTTTCATCTTTTGCATAAGAATAAACTTCATGAATAACTGAAGAAAGAATCAATACAGTCTTTCTATATAAATTAAATTTTTTCTCAACTTCAGACCAGTCAGTTGTAAAGATTACATCAGCATTTGCAGGACCATGATAATTTGTCTTTGCAATATCGATCATAGTCTCGGAAATATCATAACCAATATATGTCTTATTTGATGGTTTATCACTCTCGAAAATTGAAGCAAGAGCATTTATCATAGATCCGTCAGCACATCCAAAGTCAACAAAAACATAATTGTCATTTTTTGGTAGACGGTCTAAAAAAAATAATTTATCTTCCATACCTTTTTGCATTTCTTTATTATAAAAATTAATACTTGTAAAATTTTTTCCTATTTCACACATATTTATTTATTGTTTGATCCATATATAATATAGTCAAAAAACGCAGAAATTCAAATATTAATTGAATTCCTGCTTATATAAAATATAATAAATAAAATATTATGAAATACCTAAAGTATTTGGAACTTTACCATTTGTTATTGGTGTTTCAATATGAAATATCTGTGCCTGCTGTGTAAATGGACTACCCGTGGTCACAATTGTACCAGTTATAGCTGCATTTCTTATATGATAATCTATTGCTTGTGCCAATACCTCTGCTAATGCATCAGATACCATATCATCAAATGCATCTCCAATTTCACGAGCTTTTTGTTTGCCTACTTCACTTGTATCTGCAAACTGCATTGATATAATACGTTCAACAGCAGGTACAACAATATTTTTAATTCCTGTTTCTATATGTTCTTTAAGATCATCTACCTTAAGACTCATTTATATAAACTTAAAATTTATTTATCTATTCATAATCCAACATGCAAATTCAAATAAACCTGCATATGCATCATTAATCTGGGTTTCAGTTAACTTACCATTATTAAATGGCTTAACCATTGTGTCAACGTATTCTTGTACAATCTTATGAATCTGAAGTTTCTTATTTACATCAAGTAAATCAGATGGTCTTGTAAATTTAAATTTTTCATCTTCTTCCTTCTTATTATTTTCATAAATTGCATTACCTATCTTACGAAGTCTATCAATAATATCATCCCCATCAATGCCAAATAACTTAAGAATGCTCAAATCACTATTCTCAAGTTGATCTAATTGCTTATTGTAGCCTTCTAAACCTTCTTTTGTAGATAAGTCAAAAACTTCAATAGATTTCTTTTTATTATCTTCCATATTTATATTATTAATTTGTTTATTAAAAATAAATAATCATTATTTAAATATAGATTATTAGTGGTATATTATTCTATTATTTTACATAATGATAAATCAATATTATTTGAATTTATTTTAATTTTAATATATTCAATGTTAATATTTGTATTTGCTTTATCATAAATATCATAATATTCATTTTGTTTTTCAATAGTTTTAAAAATTAAAATTTTATTATGATCATTTACAAGTTGAATAGTATTTTGATTTGAATTTAATGGTTTTTTATATTTTCTTCCTATTGCATAATAAAAGAGATCTTTCATATTAAGATACATATTATTTTTATTTAAATAAGTATATATAAAAATATAATTAGTATATGAATTACACTAAGCTTTATGGTGTTGAAAATTTTGATAAATATGATAATAAATATGCTATTTATCTAAAAAACAATATCACAACTAAAATTGTATATAAATTGAATTCTTCTATAATTGAAAGATTAAAATCAAAATATCCTTTATATAAAATATATAAAAATATAGAAGATGAATCATATATATTAATTGGCATTAATAAATTATTTATTCCTATATATGGTCATTTTTATAATAATGCAGATTATTTAATAGCAAAATATGCAACAAGTAATTACGATAATGATAAGTATATGATAGTTAAAAAATATGAAGTATATTGTAATGAATATAATCATCCTGCATTATATGTAACATTAAACGAATGCAAGAGAAAAATTGTTGCATTAAAAACAGATATTGAAAATATAACATATTCTGGAGAAATTGATTTATCTGAATATAATACAAATAAATATGAAGCTATAAATCCCGAAGAATTTGAATAATTCCTCGGGATATTTTTTATTTAAGATTGATAAAATGCGATTCCTTTTGAGGTTCCAAATTAACTTTTTCAGGGTCTTCATTTGGTTCTTCAGCATCTCCATCTCCTTTAATTCCTGTATCAATATTTGACTCTTCTTTTAGTTGTTTCAATTCTTCAGGTTCTGAAAATGAAATTGGTTCATGAATTTCTGTAGCAGGTATTTGATGAATTTTTGGATTCTTTAAATCTTCAATTTCCTTTTTAAGTTTATCAATTTCTTCATTCTTTTCTTTAAAAACAATATTTTCTGCATCTTTATTAAATTCATCAAATTCTTTTTCATCTAATTGAACTTCTTCTTTAGGAAGATCAATATCCTCATTATGTTTCTCTGAATCTTCCTGCGGATTATCTTCATTCTTATCTTCAATCTCATTAGTTATTTCTTCAATATGTTTTTCTTCTAATTGTTCTTTCTTAAGTTCTTCTTGGTCAGACAAATAATTAGTTATCATACTTGTAAGTAATAATGCGCATACTGGAAGAATAGCTCCAACAATATAAGTTACTATTACTGTTGCTTGGTCATCTGGGAGACTAGTCCAAATAAATATTGGTTCTTTGAAATATATAAGATTTTCTACAGAATTTAATTTCAAATATTTATATGAACTAAATACATTACCAATAACCTGTACTAATGTAAACATCGTCATCAGAACCCATGGCATAATACGTGATCTATCTTTAGACGAAGTCAATAAACTAAATAATACAGCAGCTTGTCCAACCTCAAATGCAAATGCCAATATAACAGACATCCAAGAATTATTAGCTAAACCAAAGAATGATACTGCATGCCAAAAACTTGAGAACGCAACAATAAGATAAAGAACAGCAAATAATGATATATAAATCTTTTGCTTCATTATACTTATTTATATATTTTATCTAAAAATAATATTTATGTATGTCTTAACACTATTTTATCACAATCAATTATCCTATCAACAATGTAATTATCAAATTGTGAACCAACGTAAACCATGGGACCTCCTGATGGATCTACAAAATCAATAGTCTTATTATCTTCAGTATATCCTAATCTCATAAAATTAAGAACATATTGATGTTTAGCATCTACTTCGAAATGCCAATATCTTTCATCATCATTATGAACTAAAAATAAGTCAGCACCATCTCTATTAAATAATCTTATTCTTTCCATATTTATAATTTTTCATTATAATCCTTATATATAACGGTATAATACGTATTAGATAAAGTTATTCCTAATATAACATTTTCTTGGCGAAACCCACAATAATCTAATTCATTATTAAGGAATTCTTCTAATTCTTTTTCACCATTACAAATTTTAGTCTTAATTTTCATGATATTTCATTTAATATAGATTCATACGTATGTTTACCACGATATTTGTTAAATACTTCCATTAATACATTTATATAAGTATTTTCCTGATTTATTAATTTATTACAGTTATCAGTTCCCCACCCAAATCTGTCCTCAGAAAAATCTTGAATTCTTGATTTTGCATGATATATCTGTTCTACTAAATAATATAGTAATTCATTGTATTCATTCTTTGTTATTTCAAATGAATGAATATTATTTGAAGCTTTTATTTTCTTAAATAGATTATTACAATCTTTGATATTTTCTAAAAGCTCCTGACAATACTTGATTTGACGTTTTTCTTTTTCTTTATCATAGTTATCATTATTTATATATTCAATTTCATCATTAATCCAATTTATTTTATGCCGTAAATTGTCTTCATGAAATTTAATAGTATCTAACAATAATTTGTAACCAGTGTCTGATAAATCTAATTGTATTTTCATAATGTATTTATTTAAAGTATTAAACCATTTTTGTTTTCTTCTTTTTTCTCTGCAAATTCTTCAAGCTTATATTCTTTTCTATAATCCTTCATAATAGCTCCGCATTTCTTACAAACCACTACATCTAAAGGATACTGTACATCATCACTTCCATTTCCCATAACTAATCCAGGAATATTCTTTATAATAAATGCAGCTTCAAACGTTTCATTACCGCATTTATCACATTTAATGTTTTCATAATCAATAGGATTAATTTTTGGTCCTGTTGGCTTCATTGGCTTACCGCCACCTAATATCATTTCTTCTGTCATAATTTAATATTCAATTTATATTTAACTTATATTTTCTTTAATTGATTCATCTGGAATATATGTTGTTATACTTCCGTTCCATTTATCAACAGGAACTCTTATCTTCTTATATCCAAATGTTCTATAATAATATCCATCATCATGAAGTTCAGTCTTATTTGTCCATGTCCAAAACCATTCACATTCAGTTCCATCTATAAGAATTGATTTATGATGATGTTCAAAATCAAAACAATGTACTAAATCATTCCAAACAAAAAGATCTTCAATATCATGCATATAATAATTATCTGCTTTTGGCATATCTATTGTAATTCTTTCGAATTCCTTAATCATTTCTTTCTGTTCCATTTTTTCACCAGAAGCCCAGTATTCAAAATATTTCCAAGCGAAGTCTGCAGACATTGCATCGTTACCATAATACTTTGAAACAATATCTAATACTTGTGGACGAAGCCATTCTTCCCACGTTACAGTTTCAAATACATATCCGCATTCATTATCATATAATTTAATATACACATCTCTATATTTAATCAAATCACCAATATCTTCAATCTTAAAATCTTCTAAGAACTGACAGAAAATATCAATAGCAGATGTATAAATACGATTAAGAGATGTTAATGGGAAATGAAAGTAAGGTTTAATAAATGCCATTGAAGATTCAATTTCTCTATTAATATCAAATGCTGTAAATAAAGTACGTTCGTCAGTCATTCTACCTTTACAGTTTTGCCATATTCCATTTGCATGCATATGTGAAGCTATAGTATGACGTCCTATGCAATAACGATAAGACATCCACATGCAATCTTCTTCATAATCAGATAATGGATAATTATCTTGATATGCTAATCTTAATGAATATTCTGCAATCTGCTTGTGATGTGATAGTGCATCTTTCAATAACTTACCGTTAATTTTTGTTTCACCAGTTTTTGTATCAATTGTAACTTTCATTTTTTACAAATTTATGTCATTTATAATCATAATACATTTCAATATTACTAAAATCAGATATTTCTACCATAATTTATTTAAGTAATCTAATCTTCATATAATTCCCATTTATTCGTTTCTATATTATAAAATTCATTGTTTAACATATGTCCTAGCATTTCCATACGAAATGCCCACCATGCAGCACCTTCATAAAACATTATTGGATGATTATCTTCAGCATTAAAATCATTACACATATCAATAGTGCTAAGCATAACATTAATTATTAACTGTTTAGTTTCATCATCTAATGAATTAAAATATTCCGCACCTTTTTTCTTTAATTCAATATTGCTCATGATTCTCCAATATTTTCTTTAAAATTACCTAAAATAATACAAACTTCTGTAGCTGTTTTTTCACTACTATCTTCACATTCACTATCTCCATGTGACCAGCCCAAATCTAATTCACCTTCATAAGGAAGACTATCTGGCATTATGATTTCTATTTCTGCCTCAGGATTAAACTTTAAAAGATCTTTAATTTTCATAATATTCAACAATACTTTATATAATATAGTCAAATATTAAATAAAATACAAAAGAAGGGTGTTTACCCTTATCTTATAATTTCAGTTTTATATATTGTTGATAATGAATAATGCTCGCCTCTCATGAATTCTTCAGTCTCATATTGTATATTATCAATCTCTTCTTCAGTCATTCCAATGTACGTTTGTGTAACATCAGAATAATATGGATCTATTGTTGTATATTTTACTATACGTTTCATAAAAAATGATATATTAATTTAAAAATTTATTACGACAAGTATCATCAGTTATTAATATATTATTTAAATTTTCTATACAAAGTTTTGGTAATTGGTGATCTAATTTCTTTAACGTTTTCTTAGATAATGCTCTTAATGTTTTAAATATTTGATTTGCATTTTTCTTTTCACCAGTTATTTCTATATATGCCTTTTCAATTTCTCCAATATTTTTATTCATTAATGTTCCTTTGAAAAATGCATTAATTTCATTATCTAATTTTTTATAAGCCTTATATACTTGTGAATTTTTTAATACTTTTAATGCATCCTTAGGATTTTCAATTTTATCATTATTTTCTTCTAATTCTGCTTTAATTTCTGCAAAGAATGCATTCTTTTCATATCCTAATAATAAGTATAATGCTTTCTTTAATAAATGTTCATTAGTATTTGATGAATCCTTTTGTATATTTTGATATAATAATGATTTTGCTGCATTAATATATCCATTATCACCTTTTAATAACATTAAATAATTATTATATGCATGTGTTAGCTCATGCATTAATATCTCTTTTACTTTATTAAGGTGATTTTCATATTGATATATGTTTATGACAACTTCATCAAATAAAAAATGATCATTTAAAGAATCATTATCAATATATTCACCACCACTATCATCAGATGAATCAATATCAACTATAAGTTTATCAAAAAATATATTCTTAAATGATGTTAAATCATTACTATCGAATGAATATTGATTATCCATCCCTTCCTTTTTTATTTTTTCATATATATATTTTGATAATTCTTCACACCCATCATATATACCATATTTTTCAAGAATAACGCGTCTTCTTGAATATAAATTATTTTCTTTATATTCAATTGCCAAATGTTGAAGCATACTATAGTCTATATAATCTTCAACAATACTTGTATCATTTATAAAATCAGAAATTAATTTCACTTCTGTCTTACTTGAACATTAATATTCTTTTTTGCTTCAGATATACGTTTATTTGCTTCATCCTGAATTGATAATGCATTATTAAGACCGTTTACTTTTTCTTCATAAACTGTAATCTTTGTGTTAAGCACAGTTATAGAATCATTTAATACTTTAATAGTAGAATCCATCTTCTGTACATATTCAGTATGATTCTTTTCAGATTCTTCAAATTTAGTTGAATTTGTACAAGATGATGTACATTTAGACATTCCAAACAATAGCAAAAGTACGATAACAATTATCTTCCAATTTTTCTTTAAAAATTCCATACTTATTATATCTTTTTATATTATAATAATATAGTTAAGTCTTATTTAATTTTCTACATATTCTTTAATTAGATTCTGTAACTTTGTAAAATAATATCTATCTACTGGAAATGCAAATCTTCCACCAGGATTACACCAGAATCTTTTAATCTTACATTTTACTTTTCCATATTTATTATAACCGTAAGTACCAACTATACATACATATGCCCAATGGTCTGCTTTCTTGCAATCATATCTAAGTTCAATATTCCATTCAAATCCAGGTTCCTTTTTAACATTTTCTAATACGTCAGATTTAAACATTGGAAGAAACTCTGTTATATAATCTTCACAAAGTCCAAGATCTAAATCTGAATACTTATCGAAAATTTTATTCTCTTCAGGATAATCTGGAATCTGAACATCAATTATTTCAAGAATAAACTGCTCATATCCAATATCACGAATAGTCCATTGTTCAGAATCTTTAGGAACAATAATATGCTTCTTAATTTTTTCAAGCATCTTATTTATAGAACGTCCTTTATAATCAAACCATCGGGAACAAAATGAATTTGAATGATATCCACCAACAAATACATTTATTTTATTGTATTTATCAAACTTAACTTCAAAATCTTCAATACGTTCACAATAACTATCATCAACGTATTTTACACGAATATAATTTCTATATTTATTTTCTTCCATAATTACACCATTGTTCTACATCATTTATTAATAAAGGATGTTTACTAAGAAGCCATAAAATATTTTCCTCTATATTTTTCAAAATTCATTATCATACATATAAGAAGATCATTACAATAAATAGTTCCATCATTTATTTTATTTTGTAGTAACTATTTAATATTCATAATTACAACAAATTTAATTTATATTAAATATCTTTTTCTTTTTACCACATTTATTGCAAATATATTCTGTATAATGCTCTTGCCATGAATTATAGCAACCATCTCCACTAAAATCAGATTCTGTATGAGTAATAACACCAGTACAAGAATACTTATAATTATGCTTACAAAAAAGACGTTTTAAAATATTCATAATCACAACATTTTAAAGTTCTTTCATATATAAATCATTAATGAATTTTTTCTATATTATTTTTAAGCCATTCTATAGTCTTAATTGCTATTTCTTTACGGCCATCTTTATCACGTCTACTATATGTAGGCGTATCACAATATTCATTATGACTAGACATATATGAAAGAGTCATATAATATAATGTATTCTTTGCAATAGAATCTATATCGTTATCATTAATATCATTTATAGATGCTGCAAGCCAATTACATGCATCTGTTGCAAGATCCTTCATCTCAGGAATATCAACAAAACTAAAGTCATCTAAATCATGAATGAAATTCCACTTTTCTGGTTTCTCAAAACGAAGATAATCATAAATAGTATAAAACAAATCTTCGTTACAATTAAAAAGCTCAGCAATATAATGCATATTTAAACTAATTTAAGTACTTTACAAATATTGAATAATTCTTCCTTACTTACATATTCAGGAGATACCCAAATTTTTCCAACTTCAACTCGTTTACGTGGCTTACACTGACCATCATAAACATAATCAACAGCATCTACGCAAAACTTAATTGTATTAGGAGCTTCCATGTAACACCCAATAATCATTCCTTTTCGTGTATTTGATTTATTTGAATGAAAGTATTCAACATCTGTACAAGAACTACCGCTACGATATCCATTGCATAAATGTGATTTGCAATAATTAATTATCAAATTCAAATATTCTTGTTTACTCATACTTCAACCTCCTTCATTTCAATTCCATAAATCTTATAGTTACCAGCTTTGCCACCCCATCTTGTATCTTTATCAAATATTCGTTTCATGGCATTTGTAGCACCTACTATTCCTTTAAAAACTTTAGCATAATAAATATCTGGTGTCCAAACAAAATATGTATCACCCTGACGGAGATATTCTCCAGAATCCAAATCTTTAATAATATACTTCATAATTTTGAATTTTTTAAATTATTCCTATATTCATTTATATATTAAATATAGTATATAACTTAAAAAATTCAAATATTATTTATATTTTGATAAATATATTCAATAATATTTATATTTTCAATTAATCTACATTATTTTCTTCATCATATTCAAGTTTTCTATTAATAAACATATTATAAGAACAGCCTGGATATAGTTCCTGTCCAAGCGAATGATAATCAGATGGACCACTTGGCATCAATTTTTCAAATTCGTCAACCCATTCATTAAATGACCCCTGTCCATATTTCTCTTCATAATCATAAATTGAATCTTCATCCACGTATCTATCAATATCGTCTGATTCATATACTTCATATGGGGCATCATATGATTTATGCACAGAATAATAAATAATCTTTTCCAATCCTGGTGCTGCGTCAAATAGTTTCTTACAATGATCTAAGAATTCTTTATCATCATTCTTATTTTTATTAGATTTCTTTGTTTTCTTTGCAATATTCAACTTATGCTTAGGATCAATTTTCTTCATAAGCGTTGATGCAGTTTTTTCAAATGCCTTATAAATATTATCTACAATGTCAGGATCGTCTTTCAATATACCAACATCAATATCATTTACACCAGGATATTTCTCATGAATATCATTATAAATTTCTTTTGACTTTTTAAGATATTCATTCTTTGCTGCTTCAAGTTTATCATAAATATCATTATAAATATCTACAAGTTTATTTTCAAATTCTTGAGCCATTAACTTATAGTTTACATGATAAGCAGTCTTAGCATATTTAACTGTATCTTTATATCCATCAATAGCTTTATACATTTCACGAGTCTTATTAAGATCTTTAACATAACCTATGAAATTTTCAGTCATTGTGTATCCTTTCTTACCATATAAAAGACATATATGATAACAGTTATAATAAGGATATGATGTTATAGAATATTTATCATCCCAATCCTTTGTTATATGTAAACATTTACATTTATCAACATATTCTTCAATAAATGTTTCTTTACTTTCTGAAAGTCGCATCATACCAATTACATCATCCAATGTAACGTTTTGATTTTCAACATATAATGCAACCCATACATCATAAATTTCCTCAGGCTTCAAATGAACAGACTTGCATTTTTTAATGAATTCCTTATTATCAAGTATATCATTATTTTCATAATATGCCTTTGGCGCATATTCGTTTACTTTCTTTGCAAACTTTTCAAGTTTATCAGCAAATTCATTAAGCGTATGCTTGTTCTTATGAGGTGAACTTATAATAGGTTTTCCATTAAACCCAATAGAATAAAACTTATCAATAAATTCGTATTGATCTAACCATTTATTATGGTAATCACCAGATTCACTTAACTGATAATGAACAGCCAAATCTGAATTATTAACTACATCAGGTCCATCAATATATACTCTGCATTTATTATTCTCAGTATCTTCACATGTTATTTTTTCAAGTTCAAAAGAATACTGACGATCAATATAATAATCAAATCCCATAATCTTCTTCCCGTTTTCGTATTTCTTCTTTACATCTGTATATGTAAAACGACCGGAAAGTGTATAAACTAAGCATTCTCCATATTTTGATACTTTTGCAACCGCAAATTTAAGTGTATCATAATACTTTGTCTTAATTTTTTCAAGAGGAGATGAGTCTTTATCTCTATATGTTGACATACATGGAATGATTCGCCAACCACATCCTTCAGGAAACTCTACACCAAAACAATCTTTAATGTCTGTAAACCAATATTCTTTCTTATAATATCCTTTTGGATCTCTATAATTCTCTGTAAGCCAATCTCCCATTTCGCAAATTGGCATATTAAATAATTCGTCTATTGTCATATTATATAAGTTTAAATGTCTGAAGTATGAATATTATCGTATTTATAAGTAATATCGAAAGCAGTTGTACAATTCATATATGGAAACACATAAAGAATATCTTTCCATGTATCTTCCCCATAATGCTTAACGCAGAATTTCAAATCATTATCAAGACATGCATAAGGATGATGATCTTTACCCATTTTAACACATTCAAACAACTTAATAGGCATAATGCCACCATCTTTAATTGTACGAATTAATTGTTTAATTTGTTGTGCAATACTATTAAGAATATGTGTTGTATCAATATCTGATAATCCAAATTCCTTACTTCCAAAAGGACTCATCATAGCATCAAGCAATACATTTGCTTGACCAATTCCACCACCAAGATACAAATTATTTTTTATATCTTTAATGCGGTCTTCGTAACTTTTATTATTTAAATCTTCCATTTAATCTTCGTTTTTAATTTCTTCAATATCTGACTTAGGAATTTCAAATTGCAATTGTAATGTTCTTTTAATTGGCCACCAATTTTTACCTTCACCAGGATAATTCCAATAATGATAATTTGATGGTTTATTTACATAAGTTTTACCAATGTATGCACGATTAATCACATTTGCATATCCAATAACAGGAGAAGTACAATAACAAGTCACCAAACAATTATCATATTCATCCCCATATTCTGCTAATATATCTTTAAGTTCTTTTACTGTCATATTAATTTAAATTCTTTACATTCACCTATTTTAACATCAGGAAAATCTGTAGGTACAAGTGTTACCATAAAACCATCATTATGTTTTAACCATACTTTTAATTCATCATCCCAAATAGGAGGCATTCTATAGCAAAGACACAATCTGCTATTAAAATAATCACTATTTGTTGCTTCCCTACAAACCCAGATTTTAGTAAAATCTCTTTCCATTAAATATTTAAAATAACAAATCTTCAATATAATCAGGTTCTAAACCAAGATATTCCATAAGAATATTGTCTGCTTCAAATGGATCTTCAAGTGAAATAATCTCATCTCTAGTCTCATTAAATAGGACACGTGCTTCCTGTTCAGTCATTCCATCACGTTCCATTAAAATCTTAATAATTCTATTCATATCTAATAATTTAATGTATCATAGTTAAAATTTATCCAATATCTCTTGATTCATAACCACAATTATTGCATATGTATAAATCACAAAACATACCACATTTGATATAAACATTATCTGATTTACATCTTGGGCATATCACCTTATCGTTTTCTTTATCATATATCATTTTCATATTTATAATATAGTTTGTTTTTCTTATTATTTCATTAATCATAATTTTATTTTTTATTATTAATTATTAAAGATATATAATAATTGTTAATATGAAATCATTAAATAATTACATTTTAGAATCTAAAGAAACTGTTCAACTTAAAGAATCTGGACAGATTGTTTCTTTAGAAGGAATTGATGAAGAATTTGCATCAAAAATAAACAACCTTAATGAAGCGCCAATTTATGAATGCTGTGGTTGTGGATGCTGTTGTGGTCCTGAGCCATGTGATAAATGCTGTGACACTGGTAAGTCATTCGTATTTACATCAGAATATCAAGTTGTTGATAGATTATCATATGTACCTGTTGTAGATGATTTATATCAAATTCATTGGCAGTTTGGAAATAAGTTTATGTTCCACCCAGAAAATGAATCTGAAATAAAAGAACCTTTATATTTCAATGGTTCTGTAGAATATTCTATACCAAGAATACCTAAGAATTCTCCAGGAATTGTTCAACCTACTGAAAATGCTATAGTTCCATTTAATAAGTCTAAAAAATTATATGACTTTGTTAAAGATCTTTGCACAGCATATGATATGAATTATCCTGTTGTTTTAGAACATTGCGGTAAAGTACAATTATTCTTTATTAAGTCAACTGGAGATAATAAGATTGAAGGATCAATTAAAGATTCATTAACAGAAGTTGCTAAAGTATTAGGCAAGCTTGATGATAAATCAGAAATAACATGGTCACAAGTATTAAATGTATCTATTGATAATTTAGATGATTTATATTATTTCTTAATTACTTGTACTGTTGATATGTCAAAATTTAATAAGTAATGAAACAATTAATTACATATATAAAAGAAAATCTAAAACCTGATATACAAAAGTTTGTTCAAAATGTTTATAATGCTGAATTAAAATTAATTCAGAATAATAAAATAGAACCTATAGAATTTGATGTTACAAAACTTAGTAAGCCAAAATCAGAATTCTTATATGATAATTATTATAATGACAAACAATTCAAAATGATAATTGATAATAAGATTTTTGGTTTTGTTGTAATAAGTCAGATGCTAAAACAGGTTAAGCAATATCTTATTGATGGAGATAAAGAACTTAAACCATCTGCATATCCATATTGGTATCAAGGCGATAAAGGAGTGTATTGCATAGGAATGTGTCTTTTTGATAAGAATATTGTTTATAAAGAAAACTACTTAACATTATGCGCAATTGAATCTGCATTATTCGTAAAGAATTCCCAGGATTTAAATAAAGCTATATTAAATGACTTTATAAAAGAAGTACCTAAGATGGGTCAATATGAAGGTATAGCTATTAAACCATTGCATCCCAAGATGAAAGCACAGATAATGAAAATTGGGTTTAGAACAGATACAGAATCAGAAAATAAAGATATATTAATTTATAAATTATGAAACACATAAAAGAATACATTAATGAAGAACTTCAACTTAATGAAGGTTTATTATTGATGGCACTATGCGGTGCTGCAGCTTTGCATTTTAGTATAAAAGGAATGAAAGCTATTCGTAAACACGCAGGTAATTTCTGGGGATGGGCTCTTGGAGAACGTGACCTTAATGTAGGAACAACTGCGGCTGAATCATTAGATGATAGACAAAATATCATTAATGAAGATGAAGAAGGTAAAATAAATAAAGATAATATCCAACCCATGCAAGTACCTGATGAAAAGGTATTAGGTCAATTAATGGATACTTTAAAATCAGATGCTAAAAAGAAACAAGGTTTTTATGTATTTGATAATTTATTCAATGAAACACCAGAACTTAAAAAATTAAATAAAGCTCCTTATTTTGCAAATTATGTAGTATTCATGGACCCGGGTTCAGATGAAAAGAAAGATGAAAAACCAAATTTCTATGGTATGCTTGGTTTCTCTCTTAAATATTGGAAAGTTATCGCAAAGAAAGGAAAGACTGATGAAATTAAAGCAGCAGGAGCAAAACTATCAAATTACATTAATATCTTTGCAGTTCAAACTGATGCTAAATATGCAAAACAAGGTTTATTTGATGTATATCTTGAAAAAATGAAGAAAGCTGTTAAAGAAGCTCACATGGATGGATTAACAATTAAATATGCTAATGATGATATTGCTAAAGTATTTGAAAAATACGGATTTAAGAAAGTTGAAGGCATTGATGGATATATGGTAATGAGCCTAAAGAAAGAAGATGATAAAGGAGATTCAATATTATAATGAAATCACTTAAAAACTATATATACGAAAGTAAAATTAACGAAGAACTTGATGATAATTTATTTTGGCTTTTAGATAAATGGTTTGAAAGAAACGAAAATCAAAAGTCAGAATTTATTGGCATCACTGTTCAATGTCGCCAAGAAGGAGATAAAGTAAATATTGATAATCTTAAGAAACTATTACATAATACTGAATTGAAAAAAGATTTGAAAGAATTCATTAATTTCTTAAGTAATGATTTAGAACCTCAGAATAATAAAGATTATTTATATGAATTAAAACAGGTTATAGAAGTTGTTATTGGTAAAAAAGAAAAGAATAAATATTTAGATGAAAGTCAAATATCAGAAAAACTAATCATAAATAAGAATACCAAAATAGATAAGTATCATTATCATCCTAAAGATAAAGATGAATTACATAGTTTAGTTAATAAATTAATAAAAGAACGTGGTGATAACGCAGATCTTAATGATATAGATACATCAAAAATAGATAATATGTCAGGTATATTTCTTAATTCTGATTTTAACGGTGATATATCTGAATGGGATGTAAGTAATGTTAAAAATATGTTACTTATGTTTAATAGTTCTAAATTTGATGGAGATTTAAGTAAATGGGATGTAAGTAATGTTACAAATATGGCGTCAATGTTTGCTGAATCTAAATTTACTGGTAAAAATGGAGATATATCTAATTGGGATGTAAGTAAAGTTAAAGCTACGAATAATATGTTTAAATCAACCAATTTTAATCAAGATTTATCAAAATGGGATGTACACAGTTTATTAACTATGGGTTTTATGTTTAAAGATTGCCCTATAGAAAAAAATCCGCCTAAATGGTATAAAAGTAAATAATTATGAAAAATTTAAAAACTTATATATTAGAATCTAAAAAGAAATATGATAAGTATAAAGTTTATTTTAATGGTAAGCTTGATAATACGTTTTCTGAAAATTCAAAAAAATGGAAACATGATCCTAAAGTAGGTCAAGGTTGGTATTGTGGAGGAACAGTTTTCAAAATCGTAAAAATTGTAGATGATAAAGTTTATACTGAAGAAGATAAAAATTGCCACCCATAAAATATAAAAGGCAGTACATATGTACTGCCTTTATTTATTGTACAAATTCTTTACTAAATCTATTAAAGATTGATTTAACACCAGGTTGAGGTTCATATGTAAATCCTAAGTCTTTAGCGATATTTCCAAATATTCCATTAATGATTAATGAACCATCCAAATATTCAGGCTTAATTTTCTTAAAGCATTCATCCATAAGATCTTTATATTTCTGTGGATTAGCTTCAAGTTCTTCAATCTTGTTTAAGAAATCTTTTTCATCCTTAACATAAAGATACTCTGGAAGATCTAACAAATGATAGCAGTCATAGTCAGGATGTATGAATGGAAGCAATCCAATTGTAATCATTTCCCATGGCTTACATGTTACAAAACCAGGTGCCTGAGAATAAACCAATGTATATTTTGCTTCAGATACTTCTTTACCTAAGTCAAGCATTAACTTATCTTGAATCTGTGGATATTGTTCATATATTTCCTTATCCCATAATCCATATATCTTTGTATTCTCAAATTTAGTTCCTTTGAAATTATCAATGATATATTTTTTATATGTACCTAATCTTGAGCTATAACCACCTGCACAATTAATCTTTCCTGTACCACAACCATTTGAAAGAACAATAACAGGCTCAACATCAGTATGGAACTTAGCTTCAATATCAATATTATCTCTCCAATTTTCAGAAAGACCCATTAAGAATATTTTCTCAAGATGAGAATAAATAGCCTTATGCTTAGTCTTAGTCATTGTTAAATCAGTTTCAGATTGAACATGGGGAACTGATGTTTCAAACTCCTGATTGATCTGGGAGAATATAAGTCTTTCTCTATTATAGAAATCTTTTGCATTAACAGTTATATATCTTGCATCTTCTGCCATTGTATAAACTGGGCATCCTAACTTATTTAATGCATAAAGAATAGGTGCTGTATAATTTTGAAAACAAATCAATGGACTATAATCATTTCCATCTTTCTTCTTTAAGAATCCTTTGATATTTACATTTGAACACATTCCAACAAACACCAAACTAAAATCAGGCTTAACATTATTATCTGTAAAATAATTTACAATAGATTGATAATCCATATTCTTACGTACTTCTGGAGTCCATGCAGTATGTACATTCTTATTTGGAAATAACTTCAAATATTCCTCTTCAGTACATTTATGTAATTCATTAGGACCAATAAAATAAAAATGATAATTTGGATTCATCTTAGCCATTGATGAATATAATACCAAATCTGCTCCGCCACCAGTCTCAATGTGAATATTCTTCATTTTGACTGCTTTACCAATTTTTCCAATTAAAATGTTTTTTCTTTCATTCATAATATTATCTACTTTTAATAAAATTCTTCAACTTTTCAAAATCTTTAGTTTCAATTATTTCTTTACATAATTCGTATAATTGATTATGATATTTATCATTCTTTATTGGAAGATGATTATAATCTGAATAACTATTCCATCTTACAATAATACGAAATTTATTATTCTTATCAACTCGTAATGTTATACCATCCCGATATTTTAAATATAGATTAATATGCATTAAACTTTCAATATCTTTACCAAAAGATGAATTATCAACAGATTTAATATCTATAAAGAAAGTATAATACATTAATGCAGCAATTCCTAATCCTTTTAATCTAATTTGAAATATAATATCTATATCTTCATGTTCATAAGGATTTTGCGTAAACTTAATTCCGCTTTCAATAATTCTTTTAATGTTAAATAAACCAAATTGACCAAAGTTACATGTCTTATTAACCATTACTTTTCCAGGATAATGAAATCCTAATGCAAATGATCTAACTGTTGTTAAGAATGAAACGTTAAGTTCATTCATTTTCTTGTCACATTCATTGCATAAATCTAAGAAATCTGTACTAAGTCCTTTATATCCTTTTCCTGATTCCAATTTACGGCCTTCAACTAATTTTCTTGAAAGATAAGTAATATCATCATCAATTAAAAAACTTTTTTCATATCCTTTATTATAAAGATAGCCAAATATATATTGTTTCTTTTCCATTAATGTATGACAATCTGTTTTAATTAAATTAAGATTATCATATACATTATATTCATCTATATTTTTATCTTCATTTGATAAAAAAACAAATACATCATATTGACTTCTCAAATTTTGGTCATTATTTAATCCTTTCAATAAATTTTTATAACGATTACCATAAGAAGGTATTGAAATAGCTGTTTTCATTAAATATGCATATTATTATAATTGTGATTAATAAATTTTAATTCTATATTATGCTTAGGTTCATATTCAAATCCTAAATCTTTTGCAATTTCTGTCATTATAAAATTATTAATATATGAGCCATCTCTATCTTCTTTCTTAATGCAATCCATACATTGATTAATAATAGAAAAATATAATTCGTTATTATTATCCAATTCAATAACTTTATTTTTTAAGTCTTCAGGATCTTTAATATAAACATATTCAGGTAATCCAAGAATATGTTCAGGATCATAATCTGGATGTATGAATGGAATAATTCCATTTGCAATCATTTCCCAAGGCTTAACAGTAACAAAATTCTTTATTTGTGAATAAACTAATGAATATCTTGCATCTTTTAAAATATCATTAAGTTCAATCATTGGTTTATCCTCAAAATTATTTGGATATTTTTCATATATGTCTTCAGTCCATTTTCCATATATCTTAGATTTATTATAAATAGTATCTTTAAAATTATCTATGATATAATCTTTATATCCTTGAAAACGGCCATTCTTAATAGTTACATTTGAATTAATTGCCTTAGTACCGTTTCCATGTGATATAACTAATAAATGATTTTCTTTTGGAGAATATAATTTCCTATTTAAATCAATTCTATCTTTCCAATTGTCAGGCATTCCAATAAGATCAATTCTTTCAATATGAGCATATACACAATCAATTATATCTGTCTTTAATGTGAAATCAGTCATTGATGTTATATGCGTTATTGTTTCAAGCTTATGATTTGCTTGCGTAAACACTTTACGTTCACGATTCCAAAGATCTCTAAAATTTAAAAGAATATTACGAGCATCATCAGCCATGCAATATACTGGGCATCCTAAATGATTAATTGTATAAATATAAGGACCCATATAATTAAGTTGAGATATTAACAACTTACGTTTTCCACCATCTTTCTTTGGATAAAAATCAGGTACACATACTGTTGATGATCCTCCCGTATTTAATAATGCAAAATCAATCTTTATATTATTATTATCAAAATATTTTATAATTGATGAGAAATCTTGTGTCTTTCTTATATCATTAGTCCATGCTGAAAACACATTATGATTTGGAAATATTTCATCATATTCTTCTTCAGTCAACTTATGAAAATCAGATGGACCTATAAAATAAAAATTATAATCTGGGTTATATTGTGATAACAAAGAATATATCATCCTATCAGTATCACATGCTGTTTGAGTTCCTATCTTAATTCCTGTGAATTTAATTGTTAATCCTAATCTTCCTATAACAATATTTTTCTTCATATATTAGTTATTTTTTATTTCAAAATCTTCATATCCTGTTGCTTCTATTGGTCTAAACTTTAAACTTTTATTTAACATTAACCAATAAATAATATGTGATATATACATATGATTATGAATGTCTTCAAAACCCATCAATGCTTCATATGCAGTTCTAAAATCTTCAGCATTATTAAAACCATATCCACCGCAATTAAATAGATTACTAACTACCCTTTTTTCAATAATATTAGTAACAAAATTTTGATCATCAATCGCTATATAAGACTTATGCTGCGGGTCAACTATTGGTGTTAATTCTAAAGGATAAACAAAAACAAAATTTCCTTTGCAATTATCTAAATCCATATCACAAGCATTATCTGCATCCTTAATTATAATAGGACCTTCTATATCATATCTATTAATTTCATCATATATTGTTTGGGCTTGTGATGATGTTGGATTATTTACTTTTGATATAACAATATCTATATCTTCATATCGTTCTTCATCAAATTTAATTGCAGATTTAATCTTTCTTGTTATATTATATTCATTATCATGTTGTTTAAGTATAATAAAATGAATTGATCCTATTTTTCTTAAATTCATTCTATTAAGAGTTTCAATACAATTCATTATACCAGTATCATTATTATATTGAAATTCTATTGGACACTTATCTTTATATTTTGGTGATGTATCTAACATCGGCATTATTAATGTATACTTTTCTTTCATAACTCTACAAATGATGTCAATATATTTAATACAAAATCTCTTACAGATTCTTTCTTAACATAAGGCAAGATTCTTAATATATTCATAATCTGTAATGTTTCATAATGCTTTTCATAATATTCATTTTTTGAAAAGTATTCATCTATTTTATTATCTATATAACTAAATATCATATTAAGTCTAACGATATCATACTTTTTAGTATACATCATTGTTGACCAAAAATATTTAGTATCCTGTCTTAACTTAACAATATCTTGTATAGGTGTTTCAATAAACGAATCTAAATAATCAATAAAATAAAACTTATTTGATGTAAAAAGAATATTTGAAAATGTTAAATCACCATGACATATATTACATGGTAAATCCATTCTTTCTGGTAAGTTATTGAACTTCTTTTCACATGCATTAAGAATATATCTTACATTATCATTATTCTTTGTTAATTTATTGTTTTCACAATTCTTTTTAACAGAATTAAACTTATCTATAAATACATTCTTTTCTACAGATTTAATTTCACAAGCATCTAATTCTTTATTAATATATTCTATAAATGTTTCTATAAAATGATTAATGTCTTCTGGAGATGCATTTTCAAAATAATCAATAAAATTCTTAGCATATACATAATCCATTAATATATATGCTTCTTTATCGTTTTTTACTAACTCATGAACCTTTGGATTAACTATAGATCCTCCTAAAGCATTATCATTTACTTGTTTATCACCTTGTAAATAAAGTCTATTTAAATATTTTGGATCTAATGTAGATTTTTTAACAAAAAGCTTATCATTAATTTCTAAAATATCTATATTACAACCTGAATGACCTTTAATATCAATAGTCATATTTTTAGTACATATATTTATATTTTAATATAGTCATTGTAAATAAAATTATCAATGATATTAGTACATATTTATTATTAATAAATAGTCAACAAAATAAATATATAAAATAAATCTATGTTAAAAAAATATTTTGCATTATTTGAAACAGAGGCACAATATAGTGAATTTTTAAATTCTGAAGATTTTGTTCAGCCTAACGTTTCATTAATAAATGAATTAAGAAAACTTTATTTCAATAAGAAAACTGTTAAACAAGGAATATTGATCAACGGTGTAATGCATACTGAAAAGGTAATAAGATTAACTGCTGGTGGAACATATGAATTACAAGGTGTTCATGAAGGACAGATTATTGTTGATGCGCAAACTAAACCTGATACATGGACAACAATCAAATTAAATGGAGCAACCATTTTATCTGATGAAGCTTATGGTATTTTATATGATTGTCCATCATCAAGTAATAAAGGTTATCAAGGTTTGTATGTAACACTTGAAAAAGATACTCATAACTTCATAGTATGCAATAAAGAAACAATTGTAGAAGGTGATGAAACTTATGCATCAATTGATTCTTGGAAAGACTTAACAGTTCAGGGTGTTGGTTATCTTGCAGTTTACAATAACATTGGTCATGGTTTAAGAGGTGAAACAATGAATATTGCTGGTCCTCACATTTATATTGATACTGTTCATGACGGTGTTCATGGTAAGAATGTTAACATTCTTGATGGTGTATTCTATGTACAAGCTGCTAAAGATGCATTTGGAACAACAGAAAATGGTAAGATCAATGTATTTGGTGGAGAATTTGAATTCATTAATGTTACACAAGATCAATTTGATTCTAAGAAAGATGGTTATTATGCAGTTGCTGGTGTTTCAGGAGCAAATATGCACCCAATTGAAGAAATGTATGATGAAGGTACTGTTACTGCATATCCAACAAAAGAAGATTATGAAGCCGGAATCAATGGAGTACAGATTAATCTAGCAATAGGCACAACTATTAATTCAGGTACATTCTATAATGCTGATGAAAATGAAAATGTTGTATCTTCATCAACTCCTGCTGGGTATCTTACATGGGTATGGGATGATCCTGCGGAAGTAGTATTTGATTCTCCTCAAGCATATTTAATTAATGCTAATTATAATGTAGTTGAAGTAACAGGAAAAATTACACGTCCTATTGTTCGTCCTGCTGATGCAATTGCAATAATTGAACCTACATTCTCAAAGAAAGGTAAACTTAATGGAGGATATGACAATAAGTTAGATATTTATCTTAATGGTGCTGTAATTGTTACCGATGGTCATGCTCCTTCTATTGCTAATCTTCCTGATGTTGGTAGAGTTAAGATTACTGCTGTTAAAGATACAATTAATGCAATAATCAATAAAGATATAGCTGAAAATGATTCAGAAGGCTTATATGATCATGATGCAATTAAATCAGAAAACAATGTAACTATAGAAGTAAAAGGTGGTTCTGTTCTTTATGTAACATCAGGCATTGGTGATGGTGTTGATGGTGGTGAAACAAGATTCATTGATTCTAAAGGTTCATTCGTTGTAACAAAATGCGGTCAACGCGGTGTAAAAGGAAATGCAATTGTCATTGGACCAGATGCAATTATCAATGCATCAGTTATAGATAGTTATATAACAGATACTACAGATCCTGAATACACAACATTTGATGGTATATTTGTTGCAAAAGGAAATGTAGTTAATCATACTGTAGGACATGGTGTTATAACAGCTGAAGATCCTGAAGCAAAACAAACTGGATTTGCTGATGTTTATGGTAGAAACGGTAAGCATTCAAAAGGTATGTTCGGTACAACTGATACAGAACTTAAAGGTGTTGCAATTATAGGCTCACTTGGCGCAGCAATCAGATTAGATACTGGCAATGCTCATAACTTATATGTAAATACATTATTGGGAGATGCATTAAATCCAGTGTCAACTGTAGAAGAACAATATAAAGCAGTTCCTTATGAAGGTGACCCAATTGTTTAACAAACATATTTGATTATTATATAAATTAAAGGTACCCATATTATGGGTACCTTTGTTTGATTTGGATTCTCAAATAACTTGATTACCATGTCTGCATACAACTGTCTGGTATTATTTTATTGAATCCATGTTTAATGTTTAACCTATTTAAATGTTATTTTATGAATATATTTAATTGGTCGAATCTCTAATCTTCATTCTGAAGCCCTCCATCGGTTTGCGGCGACGATTAGGGTTGTTTCGCCTTCACCCATAAGCCCAGTCTCAAGAAATAATTAAAATCAAATCGGACGATCTCTTGCCATGGTTATGGACTTTATTGATATGGATTTAAAACCAAATATTGGGAAAACTTTCCACTGGATTTTCTATCTCCTTCGTTAGTTTTTTATTTTGATTATTTATTTATGAAATTATATAAGTTTTCACAGTTGTTGTATAACCTTTAGGACCTACATATTTATATGTTCCATCTGAAATTTTTGTCATATATTTTGGATTAATAATAACTTTACCGCCATCATTCATAAATCCATCAGGTAAAAATGAATCAGATAACAAATATGTATCTTTATTATTATAAATATCTTCAATTATTTCTTTAACTTCATTTAATGTTGTAGCATATCTTCCCCATGCGCATAAACCTCCATTATAACTATAATAAAGTAATATTTCAAAATCATTTTCATGATATTTAGTATCAGTCTTAAATGCGAATTCCCAATTCCATCCTTCACCCAAGTAATATACTTTATAAATAATGAAATCCTTAAACTCATAAATTGGACCTTTTACACAACCTTCAGCAATTGATTCATTAATCCAATTTGGGTAATTCGATTCTTTAACTTTTGTTATTTTAATCATATTTATTATTTGTTTGTTTAATTACAAATATAATATAGTACTTAATTTATAAAATTCAAATATAATTAAAAAAATTATCGAGATTCATAAATTAGTGTTGTCTTACCATGTAAACCAAACTCCTTGAAATAAATTCGTCCTGTACCATTAGGACGGAACCAATCTGAACAAAACTTAAGTCCTTCACGAGCTTCATCTTCTGTTGCAAAGTAACCACTTATACTCGAATGAATTTCATTAATATAATTTTCAATATAATAAATTCCCTTCATAATTATTTAAATTTTTCCGTAATACTTTTCATATGTTTCTTTTACAAACTCAATCTCTTCTTTATTACGGCGAAGTGCATTAATAAGATTAAATGAAATCATTGGATACGCAGTAGCTCCTCTGAATAGATTATCAATCTTATTGAAAAGATCTTCATCAGTAAGACTAAATTTTGTAGAATTCTTATAGAAGTTATGCTCATCAAAATTCTCAATGATTACATAATAATCATTATCAGTATCAAGGAGCGCCTGAATAATACAGTCTTCAAGTTCATCAATATGTTCTACATAATCAACATATTCGATTGTTGAGCATCCCTTTTCAACTGCTTTATAAATCTTAAGCTTTCTTGGGAAATTTGATATCTTTCTTTTTACTTTCATATATTATTTAATTAAATTTCGTTCTTCCAACTTTTATTATGACGAAAACTGCGAGCGTATTTTTTTGCCTCAGCCTTAACCCAAGCAATCTTCTTTCCCTTTGAATTGCGATCCTTGAAATCTGATACCCAAATTTCGTTTCGCATAATAACTGATTTTCCAGATCTTTTCATTTAAAGCTTATATTAAATTATTTGTTTGATTAATTAAAATATAGTATTTTTTATATAATATTCAAAATATTCACAAGAAAATATATGAACTTGTTATATTCAAATTTTAATAAGAAAAAATAAAGGTAGCTTATTTGCTACCTTCATCTAATTTTTGAAATTGTTTAACAGTATATTCAATCATTTTACTCATTCCTTCAGTTATATCAACTTTAGGTTGCCAATTATATCTTGCAAGAGCATGAGTGTTATCACATAATGAAAACTTATTTACTTCATGTTCAAGTATTTCTGGTTTAATTGAATATGCACCTTCGTAAAGTTGTGGATATTTTTTCCAATAATTTGAAGAATCTACATATTGGGCTTGAATATTCTTGTGCATAATATCCTGTGCAACTTCATAAATCTGGCGTACTGAATATGATTTATTTGATGAACAATTAACTGTATCAAAACCTTTACAATCTTGAACATTTTCAAGTAAATCAGTTAAGTCATCTACATATATATAATCTCGTGCTTGTTTACCATCTGAATGGAATACTGGAACTCTATCATAATAAAGTTCACGAATAAGATATCCTACAAATGGTGGCTGCTTACGAAGGCAATCAACATGCGGTCCATATACGTTTGCAAATCGAACACAACATACATTCATTCCATAAGTATCACAATATGACTGAGCAAATCTTTCTGCACAATATTTTGTATTTGGATAAATTAATGTTGGTTGTGGAAAATCATTCTCAAATGTTGGAAATGCTGTACAATTTTCATACATTGCATTTGTTGATGCTTGAATAACTGTCTTAACTCCATATATTCTGCTAAGTTCAAGTATATTAACAAATCCATTAACATTAACATCAACCGCTTCACATGGATTTGACTGACAATCTGGAAGTGGAGCAATGCCTGCTATGTTATATACATAATCAAAATTCATTGATTTAAATATAGGTTCTAATTTCCCTCTATCTCGAATATCTATTATATTTATACCTTTACTTAAATCAGTATCTTCAAATATAAGATTATCTTCATGCCCATAAGACATATTATCGATAAGAGTTAAATTATATCCTTCATTCAAAAATTTATATGCAAGCTGTGAACCAATAAATCCAGCAGCTCCAGTTATTAAAATTTTACTCATATATTATTTATTTAATTTATTTACATCTATATAATTAATTCCTGCATTATATGCTGCAAGACATCCTGTATCTGAATCTTCAAATACTATAGCATTATCTTTATTTACTTTTAATAATTCTAATGCTTTATCATATACTTCAGAATGTGGTTTTCCAAACTTAACATCTTCTCCAGTTATAATAACATCAAAATATTCTTTAATACTAAAATAATTTAATACATTATAAAGATTTTCTTTAGAAGCAGTTGATGCAATACATGTTTTAATTCCTATTGCTTTAGAATATGCAATAAATTTCAGTAATGATTCATTGAGTTCAAGCCAAGAAAAGAATTTTGGATATGATTCTTTCTTTTCTTTCTTAATGTCATCTCTTATTTCTTTTGGAACATTTAATTTATCACAAAGTCCATCAAATCGTAATCCAAAACATTCTTTATATTGTTCTTTCTTAAGATCTATACCATGATTCTTAAATACTAACTTATAAGCAAAATAATTTGCCATAAATGTATTTACTAATGTTCCATCAAAATCTGTTATAACTGCATCTATTCGTCCCATATATTTCTATCGTAATTATAATGTTCTAAATCGTAGGGTGTTCCAAATGACCAATAATGATCAATATGCATATTCATATCAACTATTTGTACATTGGCTTTAATTATTTTTATAATATAGTTAAATACACCTGATAAATATAATTCTTTCGTTTTAATATTTCCTTTTTCAAAATCTTTAATATATTGTTCTGATGCTAATTTTAAATTTTTTCCAATACCTAAACAATAACATCCACCAATAGCATATGTTGATATAGGATCCTTTTCTACAAGATAATCTCCATAATGTGTATTAATTGGGTGTATAAAACTATAAATAGGATTTTTTGAATAAAATGTTAATACCATTGGAATATGAGAATCATAAAAACATCTTTCACCAATTTGTCTTTTATAAGATAAACATTCAAATTTAATGTCACAATCCATTGATATTACATAATCTTCATCATCAATTAATTCTTTTGCTAACATTAATGTTTCTAATGCACCTCTTGTAGTTTTTTCAACAGATATAATATTTGCATTAGGATAATATTTTTTGATTTCTTCATCAATATGATAATCAGTTATAAATTCTTTACGAACAATAAAAGTATATTTAATATTCATATTGAAATATGTTTTTAATTGTTCAAAATTTAAACTTTCTAATGAATGCCTATACAATTCTTTACCTTCAAATTTAATCAAAGGTTTTGGAACTGTATATCCTGCATCTTTAAATCGACTGCCTTCTCCAGCCATTGGCATTATAATATGTAATGTTCTCATCAATCTTTAATTTTTATTTCTTTACATAAACTTGCAGGTATACTATTATATATAAATATTGCTTCCTTTTGATGCATTGCAGTATCTTTATATATTGGAAAATTTGTATGATATAAATCAACTTTTATGATACCAAGATCTTCTATTGTTTTATCTTCTCCAAATAATTCTTTTATAAAATTGTCTAAATCTTTATTAGTTTTTAAATTTTTATCAGCTCCTGCCCATAAATAAATTCTTTCAGGATAATTAAGCCAATATCCAGATTTTCCTTTTAATTTAATTCCATTTTTTAATATATTTTTAACATTACTTTTATAAGTAAAATGATATGCCTGTCTTTTTAATTTATTAAAATAATCTGTTGCATCTTCTGAATATATCGGTTCAATAAAAAGACATATATGTCCTTCAATAATTTCACGTTCTCTATATTTATAATTGAAGAAATTTAAAAGTTTAAAAAATACTTCAGTATCTCCTGAATGTTTTCTTAAATCAGATATATTTAATTTGGCCTTTTTTGTTATATTATTATATTCTGTTTTTAATATTATCCAAAATGAATATTTATCTTCAGAACCTTCATATTTTTTGAAACTCTTAATTTCATCTCCATAATATTCTAACAATTTTTCTTGTAATTTCTTTGTATTATGCGTCTTAAGATTTTCATTTATATAATTAAATCCAAATTTATATAATATTCTATTTTCAAATAATTCAATTAAATTATTTGGTATATTATTTTTTCCATAAAAATCTTTTAATTGCTCATAAAAATATTCATTACTATTTTCTAATTTTAATGTTGGATGTAAAATATCATCCATATATTCTTTAATTTTCTTCATATTTTCTTTTATTCTTTTTTATTGTTCTTTACTAATCATATCATCAAGAAATTTAAAATGTCTTTCATAAATATGTAATGAACCTGCGTTCCAAATAATATTGTCACAAATTATTTCTTTATTTAATGCTGTATGTTCACTTAATTTTTGCGCTAACATTAATTGAACGTTCTGATGCCATAATGCATCATTATCAAAACCAAATACAGCATCATTTGAACGCATATAAACAATATATTTTAAATGCATTTGATTATCTTCATCTTCATTTAAGAAACATTGTACAGCATAAGTACAACAAAAATCATGCATACCGCCTTTACAATATTCTTCTTGCATACTTGGACGATTATATATCATACAAGCTTCACGTGTATGTGGGTCATTTAATAGTTTCATAAAACAATTATCAAATTGTGATCCATTTTCTTTTGACCAAATCATCCATCCATAATTTGAATTAATAAGTCCTTCTGATGTTGCACAAGCTTTCCACATTTTAGGTGCTCCTCCAGGTATATCATTAACATTCAGACTTTGTGATTTATACCATTCAAATTCTTTATTAAAATATTCATAATTTGGCTCACGTATTATCCAAGGTTTATCAACTTCAAACTGAACATTCTGAAGTTCTATTGTTTTTGATTGTTGAACTTTATTTCCTATAATACGAAATTTCTTTTGAGCATATTTTTGAATGAATTCTTTTTTAATATCTTCAGTATTCAACATATATTATTTATTAGATATTTTTTCTTTTTTATTATAAATGAAATCAAATGCATCTTGATATATATCATCTTTATCTCTGAATTTATCTCCATCATTAATATATATCATTTTTTTATTAAGTTTTGATTTATCAAATATTTCTTTAAATCTTCTGACTTCAGCACCTATTGAATTAATATTTCCTTTTGATAAAGATTTATTATCATCATTCTTTAAAAGTAATGTTTCTGATGTTGATAATAATTGAATATAATATGTTTCTATATCATATTTCAAATATATGTTATCTATTTCATTAATTATATCTAATGCATCTTTATCAGAAATTCCTCTATATAAACACCCATATACATATTCTCCATAATGACTTCTATTCAGAATTATTGCATCAGTATCATATACCTTATTGACTATTGCATATGCATAACCTCTAAATAAAGTATTTTGAATATATTTGTTCTCTGGTTTTGTATAATGAATATTTGTTACAGTTAAGAAATTTTCAGATAATCTTTGAATTAATGAATCTTTTCCACAATTATCAGGTCCTTCGATAATGATTAATTTCATTCGTTAAATTGCTCATATATATTTATTATTTAAGTTAATTAATTATTTTTATATAAAATAGAACTTTTTTAAAAATAGTTAAATCATATTACTATGAATATTGAACAAAAATTTAATTATAGAGATCCAATCGCTATATCTGAAGTATATGAAAATCTAGATAAAGTTCGTAAAGAACGTCGTGAAAAAGAAATATTAGAAGCTAAACAACAGAAAGAAGAAGGCGCATATTTCTTTAAGAACATACTTTTCTTTACAAACGATAGAGATTCAAAATCAAATAAGACATTAAAGAATCTCGAAGATGCTGTCAAAGGCAAAGACGTAACAATCTATCCATTCGTTGCTGAAGAAATCGATTATAAAGCTACTGATGATAAAATAGTATTTAATGACAATAAAAACAAATATAAGATAACAGAACAATCTAATATTGATACTATTGTCATAACACGTCTTGGTATTCAAGAATCTGAAGAATGTATGGAACTTATTAAAGAACTTCAGGACTGGGGATTTTTTGTTATCAATCCAGTGCAATCTGCAAAGAAAGCTTCTAATAAGTATACATCTGCTGTATTGATGGAACGTTATGAAATTCCACAACCTAAGTTTACATTAATATCTAAAAATGATATCAAAGATGGTGAAGAATCATTAAATAAGAAACTTAAGACAATATATAAAGAAGTTGGAAAAGATAAAGACAAAGATAAAGAATTAGAATATGTTGTTAAGATTCTTGATGGACATGGCGGAACTGGTGTAACAATGCAGACAGGTAAGACATTATTATCTATGCTTCAGATGGCATTTGCTGTAGATGAAGAACTTGAATTATTAGTTCAGAAAAAAGAAGAAGCAGATGGAGGAGATATTCGTGTCCATGTTTTGACTATGAGAACTGAACAGAAGATACTTGCTGCTATGAAACGTGTTAAGATTGGTGGTGACTTCCGTTCAAATGTATCTTTAGGAGCTACTGCAGAAAAAGTTACATTAACTAAAGAACAAGAAGAAATTGCACTTAAAGTTGCTAAAATTTCGGGTATGCCTTGGTGTGCTGTAGATATCATGCCATTAGTAAAAGGATCAAATCCTGAAATTGGAGATAATGTAGTATTAGAGTATAATGCATCTCCAGGTACTGATGGAATATCTGAAGTAATAGAAGAAAACTTTATGAAGATATTACTTGATAATATTAACGATATTAATCAATTAGTACTTGCACCTAAAGCAATAGGTTATCTTGAAAATGTAACATTCACAATGGATAATGATGATGAGTTTACAATGGAAGCTAAACTTGATACAGGTAATGGTGCTAAAGCTTCTACAATAGGATGCGACGAGTTAACTTATAGAGGTGATACAATCGTTGCTACTATTGAAGGTAAGAAATATAATTTTACAAAACATGGCGAATCAAATGCTATTGTTGGTCAAGTAACAGAAACAAGAAATACAGTATTAGTACCTTGCATTCAGATTGGTTCTCGTAAATTATTAGATGTTGAATTTGCTTTGGTTGATAATAGAAAGAAGAAACAAAAAGTATTATTGAATAGAGACATAATGAGTAAGATGGGTTATCTTATTAGTCCTGCAAAGAAACATGTACTTGAAGATGATCTTGCTTGGGATTTTGAACAGCAAAAACTTAAAGCAGAACAAGAAAAAAATAATACAAAATAATTTTATAAAAGATAATATATTATGAGATCAATTAAACAAGTTATAACAGAAGCTAATGAATCTAAAGATAAGACCTGGAAGCAAATTAGAAAAGGAGATACAATTTACTATTTAGAATGTTATAATTCAGATAAAAATCATAAGATAGAAGTTGCAACAGTAACTAAGTCAATGTATTATGAAACAATGTATCTTGGTGGTGATTATAGAGTTCCTGAAAATTATGCTATAGAATTTACTCGTAAATCAAAGAATAAAGAAGGTTCTGCTGTTATTTGGAAAGAAGACTGGGATAAAAAAATTTTATGTTCCACTTCAATGGATGGCACAGTATTTCATTATATTTCTACAGATAGAGAGTTATTAACAGAATTCCAAGAAAAACTTGTAGATGATGACGTTAAGAAAATTGAAAAGGAAATTGAAAAGTTCACCATTCAATATGAATCTAAAAAGAAAGAATTGGAAGATAAGATGAATGCTTTAATAGCAAAGAAATTAGAAAAATATGAAGACTAATTATGAAAGATATAACTAAATATATAAATGAATCCTTAGATAATGCTATATTTGAAGGATTTTTAGATAAATTGAAAAATGCAATTTATAAAGTAACAAATAATCCTAAAAAATATTTTAAAATAGTAAATGATAAATTACAATATTTAAAAGATAAAGAAGATTACAATTATTTCAAAAAGAAAGATCCTGAAGAAGTTTCTAAAGAATTAGATAATCTTAATAATGATAAAGATCTAAAAGATATATATCTTTATGCAAAAAAAGATTATAAAAATTTATCATATTATGAAAATAACGAATATAATTATATGCATTTTATTAAAGACATTAAAGAATATTTTAATTGTGATGACAATAAAGCATATGCAATTATGCAGATAGCATTAGTAATTGCTAACGAAATAAAACAAGAAGAAAAGAAAAAGAAAGAAAAAGAAAAATCATATTATAATTATTCAAATAGATCTAGTGGTTCCAATACTGCTGCTTTTGTAGGATCTGCTGTTGCAGCAGCTATGGTAATGCACAAATAAAAATATAAATAGTTTAAATAAGATATAAGTAAATCATAAATATGAAAAGACTTAAGATATATTTAGAGGAATTATTTGCAACACCAGCAACAACAATAGGCATGGGTAATGTATCTATGCCAGCTGAACCTAATGTACAAGGTGGTTCTGGAGATGTTCCTGTATGTCCTCAGTGCATAGATATTAAGACTGGTAAAATTTATAAAAGAAAAAAGAAATTTAAAAGATATAAGATAATATGAAACATAAGGGTAACTTAATGTTACCCTTATATTTTTTATTTCTTTATAACTGACATAGATGAACTTCCACTAGTAAATACAATATATTTCTGTCCTTCAACATATATTGTTTGCGTATTTACATTTGACTGTACGTTTTGTGTATTCATTGTATTAGGAATTGGATTTGCATAAGATTTAGTACTTGATGCACAAACACCAAATCCCAATATAAAACCTAAAAAATAACTAATAGCAATAATACCAACTACTGCATAAAATTTAACATGATAAATTTCAATCTTTTCCATAATTTATAATTTTAAAAACTTTCAATCTTTACAGGTTCATCTTCCCAAGTAAGTTTTCTACCAAGTAGTTTTTCAATTGATCCTTTTGGTAGATATAACCATTTAGGTAAATATCCCGTCTTAGGAGTATTTTCAGGATTATGGTATTCAACCCAATGATCATATTCTAAAATCGTATCATTATAAGATATTACTTTTCTCACTTCTTTAAGATGTTCTTGATGAACATTTATATCATATTTTCTATGATACAGACTTGGCGAAAATCTTTGAAAACCTTCTTCATTAGAAGTCATTCTTTCATCACCATTTGCATCAACAGCGACCCATACAAAATGTAGATTATTCATATTTAAATTTTAATGATATTTTATTAGTTAAATTAATAGCAAGTTTAGCATCATCTAATTTCCCATATAATGAAAGGTAATTTGCACAATCCATCATAATATTATTTAATGCTAATAATGCATCATTAGTATATTCAGTTTTATTTATAAGAATCATTTCATACAATTTATTTGCTTCCAATAATTTTGTATGCATTTCCTTTACTCTATAAACAGGAATGATTAACTTTAATAGATATAGTAAATCGTTCTTATCATTTTTAATGTCTTCCCATATAATCTTATCCATGAATTTAGAATATTAATGTTTTAACATTTACTAAGTATTTAATAAATTCAGATAAAAAGAATCCTGTGCCAAAGAAACATATTAATTTAAAAATATGAAATATAATTGTACGTTTATGCTTATATGATTTAATTAACTTAATTTCATAATAAGCAAGTAAAACACCAATTGTTAATAGAAATATTGATATAAATAAATTAATCATAATCTTTCAAAATACTTTGTCCAACTATACTCATGAAAACATTGTTCTTTATCTTTAGAATCATTAACAGTAAACCAAACAATATCATTCATTCGGTTTTCATTTAATGTATATCTATATCCTTCATAAAATGCTCCTCTGTCGGGAGTCTTAATGCATTTTACATCAATTCTTTGTAACATAATTATTTATTAATTTATTTATCAAACATTTTAGATGCACGACTATTCATATACTTATATGTCATAGAAATAGAAGGCTTATTGTCACATCTTCCTAATCTCCATGAACCTCTTTTATAAACAGGCTTGTTAAGTTTAATTTCATCTTTACTCATGCCCTGAAGAATACCATGAATAATTAAAGCAATTGCGTATTCTTCTGAAACATCATAAAGACTTATATATCTTTTAGTTTCATCTCTAAATGCTTTATGAGAACATAGCCATCTACTATTTCGTTTGTCTCCATCATCAAGATATGTATAGATAAGATCCAATGCTTTTAATAAATATCCAATAACTTCATCCTTTGTCATCTTCTCAGGATACCAATAATCTTTATTCATCTTAATGGCATGTTCCAAATCTCCAAAAAACATATCCTCATTGTTTCTTTCAGATGTTCTTTCCCAATAAGCCTCATACCATCCTTTGCAATAAAGAACTAAATCATTAAATCTAAAATTCTCAATCTGCTTCATGTGATTAACGTTTAACTGTTCTTTTTCCTATAATAGTAATCTTAAGTTTTGAAAAATCACCATCGAATAGAAGTGATCCCATCTTCAAACCTGGATCTGATACTGTCTGCCCAATAGAGCATCTGTCATAATATGATTTATCTACAGGAATTTCAAATTCAACATCATTAATCTTATTCTTCATATGCTCTCCAATATCTATTGTATATGTAGTCTGATGTATCTTAATCTTAACAATATAAATTGTCTTTGATACAACCAATGCAAACTTATCATTATTAATCTGCTTATTCAATACATCATACTGCTGTTTAAGTCTATAATTAATATTTTTATTTGCATTAATTTCATATTCAATCTGTTTACGTTCATTCATTAAACGATTATTACGTTCAGCAGATTCCATATTCTCCATAATATTCTTATTAATCAAGAACAATGAATCGTTAAATGCAATAACTATTCTGCGAGCATCCTTAAGACTATCTAGCTCCTTCTGGAGTCCAATTCTTTGATTTTTCAATATTTCATTAAGAGCTTGTGATTCTCGTGTACAACTTTGATAAGAACACATTGTAACTGATGTAGCAAGAATACAACTAAAAATTGCTATCAAATAATGTTTCATTCCCATACGCTACAATTATTTAAATACTTATTTCTTTCAATACTCCAGTTATGTAATTCTCGTTTTTCTTTTTCATCAAAATAAGAAATAAACTGACCAATAGTCTTAAATTTTTCTCTAAAAATTTCTAACTCATATTTACTATCTATAAATAATGGAAGATAATTAAAACTATCATTTTTATCATATAGATATGCAGTTATATGATTATTAAAATAAATTGGCTGATGCCAATTTGTTTTAAATTTTCGTTTAATAGTAAATCTAAATCCAAAAATTGAATATTCCTTTTCATAAGTTAAATCTTGATTTGGACTAATACGGTATTCTAATACATGTGATGCAGAATAAGGTACTGCTCTGAATTCAATTTTTAGATTATTCTTATATTTTAAACTCATAATATTTAATTAAATTGTCGTACAAAAAATTATTAAAACTACAGCAAGTAAAGACAATCCAATCCCAGCAATCATACCGCATCTCCAACCACTATCCCATACTTCATATTCGCGATCATTTTCTGGCTTAACGAAAAACTCCATACTATCATATTCCATATTTATTATTTTTATTCATTTGTTTGATTTTTAAATTTTATAATTAAATATATAGAAATATAATTTAAAAAATTCAATATTATTTAAATTTTATTATGTTAAATTTTGGATATGTATATTTGCTTTGCGATGGGGAGAAATTCAAAATAGGTATGACAACAAAACCTATTGAAAAACGTATATCAGAATTGCAAACAGGCAATCCTAATGAAATATGGATGCATTCTTATTATGAAACTAAATATCCAAATAAAATAGAAAAGATGCTACATAAACGTCATGCAGCATCTAATGTGAAAAACGAATGGTTTGATATGACTGTAGAAGAAGTCTACAATTTTAAAAATGAATGTAAGCATTGTGAAGATCTTATCAAACCTTTGATTGAATCCAATCCGTTTTTCTAAACTTACATTTTTCTAAACGATGTCTTTAAGTCAAATCCATGTGAAAGAATTTTTGTCTTATTATCTGGATTAGCTATAGGCTCCTGTTTTACTGACCATAAGAAGTTTTCAATATTATTATATGTATTGATATCATTAAGTTCATCAAACCAATATTTTAATATATTATTAGATAGCTTATTAAAGCATACATTCGTAATATAACGAATATCTGTAATCTTCCATTCATTTATCTTTTCAGCATATACAGTATTATTGAATAACTTATAATCATACCAAACATATACTGGAGCATTAAGTTTATTGAATATTTCCTTACATTCAATCTTATATGTATTATCTGATATTTTTCCTTTAAGATTATAAGTAGAAAGCATCTTCAATTTATTAGGAATATATACTTCCTTGATTTCTTCATTCTTATATAATGAATTCATACAATAAGTACAGATCTTATTTTCTAATTCAGTTGTATCTTTAATTGTAATCAATTCATCAATACAAGCTTTAGAATGAATAATATTAACAACCTCAGTACCACAAGCAGAATTAATACAAACTTTAAAATAAGGCTGAGCATATACATAAGGATAAATTCCAAATACGAACTTATCTATTGAAACATGACTAGGATATCTATAAAGACTATCTCCATAAACTGAACATCTATGCTTAAGATCAAAAAGATCTTCATAATTCTTTCCAATAATTTCAGGATTTCTCACATATGTAATGTCAGAATCATAATCAATTGTTAAGAAATCATAAAAGTCTTTATACTTAGATATAATTTTCATAAATTTCTGAATCTATAATATTGTTAGTAAATTTCTTTAAATAATTACGACGTTTCTTTCCAGCTATTTTACGAATGCCTTTCATTCTGTCAGATTTAGAATCTCGTTCATTCATAAGATTATGTGTATCTTTAACAAGCCAAATGCCACCCATTAAACTACATCCATGAAACTCACGAAGCAATGTATTATGATGTCCTCTTTGACCGTTACGAAGTAGACTCTTTGTAAATTCTTTTTTATATGTCTTGCTCATTTGTGATTATTATATTTCAATTGTTCTTCTTTTGTATATATTGGATCAAAAAATTCTTTGCATGGACATCTCATTTTTTCTCCAACAAAATACATATCTTCTGATTTATCGTAATGAAGTATCCCAGGCCGTTTTTTATTTATTTCTTCTCCTTTTGAGCATGGGTAATTTGATAATCATGTGGACCCCAAGCTGAACCACGATTTTTACAATTATTACAATATGGTTTTCTACTTATTAACATTGTATTTATATTTACAAATTATGATATGTATTATTAATGTCTACAAAATTTACATAAAAACTATTCTCATCTCTTCGGATTATCTGATATCCCTGTAACAATAATAATGCTTCAACCTTTCCAGGAAGCTCACCACGTTCACCTTCTAAAATGAAACTAACATAACCATCTCTGATTGATTCATAAATCTTCTTGTTTATATTTGCAATATATTCAGCATAAAAATCTTTAAACATTGGATCATTCTCCATGTCTGCCATTATCTTCTTAAGAGTCAATGTACGAGCAGTATCAACAGAAATAATATTAAATTTACTTTTTTCCATTATTCAAAAAGATTATTCAAAAAGATTTACATTACCATAAATAACTACTCTACTAAAGAACTTCTTTTGTGATGAACATGAAATTACATTGGAAACTCCATTTTCGTTTACAGTAATACGTTTCTTAAGATATATAGGTTTTTTGCCATGAATACCATAATATTCTTTAGTATCAATAAGTTTAATCTGCCATTTGTTATCTCCCTTCTTATTTACTTCAAGTACTTTAAAAGGGCCATCAGTATAAGAATTTTTGTAATGCCAATATGGGTCATCTGAATTACTGTCTCTCCAAAAAGTCTGAAGTTTAATAAATTTACCTTCACAAAGATCCTCAGGATTCATTCCTTTAAAATTAAATGGATATTTCATCTTTTCGTATATGTTTTAAGTTCATCTATATTATTGAATTTCTTACCCCAGTTTGTCCAAGCACCAATTACTAATTTAGATGTTTGTGATACCTCTATATATAGCATCTCTGGATCTTTCTTATTGAAACGATACATAATGTTATATGAATAAACATAAGTATCTTTTTTGATTTCAATAATGAAACTATATACTGCATTATCAGTAAGATACTTATTAAGTTCAGTATACGTAATCTTTCCAAATGAATTAATCCTTGGTCTCATCTATTATTCGTAAATTAAAATATCATTAAATCTATCATTAAGTTCAATTTTCTTATCAATACGAGCAATTGCAGTTTCGATTACATTTTCAATATCTGTGTTATCTGTAATGCAAGGATAAAATACATATTCTTGAGCAACTAAATCAAAAGCATCAGCAGAATATTTATTATTTGTATAATCATAATAAATTTCAATCCGATATCCTTTATACTCAGTAATATCTTCTCCAAATTCTCCTTTATGAAATTTATACCAATTGTAAAGATTCATTTTTATATATTATTTAAATTATAATTTAATATAGTATTTAATATTAAAAATTCAAAAAGAATTTATATTTTTATATATAGTATATAAGTATGAAAAGAAATGTAGTTAATATAGGAGAACATAGGTTTTTAATAGAACATTATGATGCAGATACTGACTTAGGAAATATACAGTATTATGCAGAATTTGTTATGTTAAGAAATTTTTCAATTATAAACAATATAGCAAATGATACTGATATTTACATAATTGAAAAGTCTTTCTTTAATGAATATATAAAGGAATTAAAAGAAAATAATGATCATCATGGAGAATCAATAGTATTTCCTGATACATCATCAGATATAATATCATATTCAAATACATATATAAAGTTTAATTCAAGTTTCAATTTGAATGATAACTTATCATTATATAATGGAGATGAATATGGAGATGCTGTTTATGAAATATATGAAAAGAAAAATAATAGATTAGTTTCTAAGAAAATTAAATGTGATAAGATAAGAATATATCATCCAATGTCTAAAAAGAATATGGATGCTATTATAGATATAACTAATTATATAAACAATATTCATTTTCATTATTTATGCAAACAGATAAAAGATTATGAACCAAAAACAGAAACAGAAATAAAAGTAAATAATGAAGTATATTCTGAATTTATAGAAATATATTATCCAAATCTTAATGACTTATTTAAGATTAATGACGATGGAGAATATATGACTTTTTATAAAGAAGATATGGATATTGTTGCTTCAACAAAAAATGAAAGGTTTATTAATTCTATAATGAGTAATTCTGATGATCTTATTCAGTCTGAAGATTATGATGGTGCTCAAATAGTACCAATGAATTTATTAATACAACCATACAGAATAGTTGAAGAATATGCTGCTGAAAACGCATTAAACTATGATGAAGATTTATCGAATGATGATAAGATATTTGTAAAGCTTTATTTAAAAAATAAGTTATCTATTGAAAATAATTATCTTACATATCCTATAAATTTGATAATATATCCTTTTAGTAAAATTGATGATGAATTACAACTTTATAGAATTAATGATAATTTAAATTCAGTAACATCATCATTTACAAATAATATCAAATTTGAATTAAATTCATGTTTAGGTTTTGATGGCGGAATAATTTCAATTATTACATTCTTTAAATATCCTAATGAATCATACTTTTATAATTTATATAAAAACGATTCTACAACAACACCAGTTAAAGAAGCATATGTATATTATAATAGTATTGATACAGATATATATAATATGTTCATTAATGAAGATATACAAAAACAGTTAGAAACTATTGATAGTGTAAATTCAATTAATGACCAAATAAAGCAACAGGTTATAGAGATTACAAATACTGCATATTCAAGTGATGATGAAATATTGGAGAAATGGAAATCATTAATGAAAGAATCAATATTGAAAGAATATGAAGATGAAATGGGAACACCAAGTAATTTCTTAGGATTTAAAGTACAGATATCATCTTCAATATGGTTCAATAATATTATATATGACAAAAACGTTAGAATTAACTTAGATGATTTAGATGATTTCTCATTTGCATTAAATGGAATATTTCAACAATATAAGCAATTTCCTGAGCAATTAGTAGCGAGAATATTATTCTATGATAGGATACTTGGAATTGAACTCGTAAGTAATCCTATTATTATAAGTAATGAATGGCGTAAATATTTAATTAATGATAATAACATATATAGATTACATAGTCTATCTCAAATAAATTATAATTTAGGTAATTCTGATGATATGAAAGAAATAAGATTACAAGAAAACAATATAAACTTTATTAATAACATTAAATGCAGAGTCAATAAGAACGATTCAACAAATGCTATTAAGCCTACTGAAAGCAATATTCAGAAGATAATATATAAGCCTATATTCTATAAAGTTAAAGAACTTCAGAATATTAAGTTAGTTAAAGGCATATCTCAAAATATTGGAATTAACCTATCTGAATATATGACAAAAGTTGAAACATTTAAAATCAATATAGATGGAACACAATATGTTGAAACTGGAAGAAATGATATATATGTAATATTCAATATTAATACTGCTATTATTTCAAAAACATCAGGATATTATAATATTGTTAATCAAGATGATGATTATATATCATCTGGAAACTGGGAAATTAAATAATTATATATTATGATAGATTTAGCATTAGACGGAAGAGTAATTATTAGAAACTTAATGGATGAAGCTGTTCAGGAATTGGATATATTATTTAATACAGATACAACTGAATTATTAGGATATCCTACATACGGTACAAATTTTGAACAGTTTCTATGGAGAATATCTCCAGAAGAAGATCAATTAAGACAATATATTAGAGATAAAATTGCATCTACATTATATCTTTCACAATTAAAGACCGATGTAGAAGTTACAACAGATTTTGGCCAATATCGTCTTATATATAAAATAAGAATACATGTATATGACAATAACAATAACGAAGTAATTCGTAACTATGAATTTAGATAATATAAAGATAATATAATATGAAATTATTTAAGACAATAGATACTTCTTTTGAAAAATTTGATAATACGATTAATCAATATTTATCAAAAGCATTAAATGCTATTGGAATGCAATATTCAAATAATCAATTATTTGGTATTATATTCAATGGTATCAAGGGTGTTATGCAGAATGCTATGTTTTATATAGAAGATGCTTTAACAGAACAAAATATATTTAAAGCAAGTAGAAAGCAATCTGTATATTCATTAGCAAAAGTTTCTGGTTATGAAGCATATTATGGTTCAGCTGCTTCAGGATTATTGCTTGGCAAACTTGAGATTAATAATGGTTTAGATTCAAAATCTACGAAAGTATTTATTCATAATCATTGCACAGTAAGAAATAAGAATACTGGTGTAGAATATTCAATAATACTTCCAACTGATACTTATGTATTTGATGTTTCAAAACCATTAGTAACTCACCAATTTAAAATTGTCCAAGGAGAATATGAAAGATATGTGTATAGTGCTAAAGGAACATCATTAGAAGCAATACATATAACTTCATTACAATTATTTGATAGATCATATATAGAAGTAAAAGTAAATGGTGAAACATGGGAAGAAGTTGGCAATCTTTATGATATGACTGAAGATGGTCACGAATATATGTTATCAATAGGTTATGACAATACTTTTGATATAATATTTGGTAATGGTGTTTATGGAAAGATTATGGAAGAAGGTGATTCTGTAACAGTTGATTATTTAAAGCACACTGGTGAATCTGGAAACATTTCAGAAAATACTGCTACAGATTTTATATTTTCAGAATATGGTAAAGATAGTTTAGGAAACAGTATTAACATAAATGATTATATGAAATTAACAATGTCTACTTGTGTATCAGGTGGAACTGATTCTGATACTATTGATTTTATTAGAAATATGGTAGGAACAAATTCTCGTTCATTAGTATTGGCATCTGAAGACAATTTCAGACTATTCTTTAAACGTTTTTCATTTATAGGATATATATCTTGTTGGTCAGAATCAAATAATATGACGGTTAATGTTGTTGCGTTAACTAATATCAAAGAACGTCTGAAGTCAAATAAAGATTATCTTAAGTATGATGCAAAAGATATGGTTCTGAATAAAGAGCAAAAAGATATGATTATTAATACATTGGAAAATTCTAAAAAGACTTTTGCTGGAATAACAATTAACTTTAAAGATCCCGTTATTAGAAAATATGCATTCTTATGTTATGTAAAAATAGATAACGTATATGTTAAAGATACTGTAAGAGATTCAATTCGCAATACATTATTAGATTATTTCATTAATCTTAAAGATAGTACACAATTTATTTCAAAGGCTGAACTGATATCTAATATAATGAATAACTGTTCTGATATAAAAGGATTAGACATTAATATTATATCTGAAGCAGCAGAAAAAGCATATTATGAAAATTCATATATTAAATACGAATTAAAACATAATAATGGTGTTTACTATTATATTCCTGTTAAACACATATATGATAAATCTGATTTGCCAGGATTAGATGAATATGGAAATATTTCATTAGATTCTAAACTTGAAGTGCCAATGCTTCATGGTGGATTTAAATATTATCCTGAGAAAGAAGGATCAATTAAGAATAAAAAAGATTCAATAATGATTAACGATATAGAAATTTATTTTATATAATTAAAATATGACTACCTTTTTAAATTTTTTAGAAAGAAGACAGAAACTTGTTACAGAAAGTTTCAATAATAAAGATATAGATAATGCATTTGAGAAAATAGATGCAGTATTAAAGAAACATATTGAAGGACTTATTCCATTAATTGGATATGTTAAAGTTAAACAATCTGATTCTGAATATATGTCTAAGCAATATATGATTGTTCCAAAAAAGAATCCAGAAAATGCATCATTATTCCAAATTAACTTTAAACAGTCTGGAGATGATTCAAACGTATTTTCTATAGATTTCTTTAAAGACATGGATATACTTTGGACAGGTAAAGCAAAAGCAAATCTTACGATTTATACAATGGGTAGTTCTATAGTATATTTCTTACCTATCATTTGGACTGTTGTAAATACTGGTGATTATAATCTTTCTGAACGTGAAGCTTTAGATTTAGGAAGAAAAATATTTAAAGATGAAAAGATTAAAGAAGGTTTAATATATAGAGGAACATTAACATACCGTATTTTTGAAAATCTTTCTTCAAATATTATTAATGATGTATTTGAATTAAACATAGCAAATACTATATTTAATAATCAACAAACAATACAAGAAATGGAAGACGACGTAAGAGATTACAAGAATCGAAAAATTAAGGATCTTGAGCATAAGCGTGCGCATAAGAATGATTCTCCAGAAGCAAAAAACGCTTGGAAACAAGCTGTAGAAGATATTAAAGATATTGATAAAGCTATTCGTGGCGGTGCTAATACTTTACAAGAACTTAGATTAGCATTAAAACATAATTTATCAGTTTCAATGGAAATTGATAAAGAATTAGAAAAAGCTCAAAAGCAATTTGAAGAGGAACGTGATGATCCTGAAATGGTGTTCAAGAAAATGAACAAATATGTTAAAATGGTTATCAAAGGAATTAACCCATCAGTTATATTATGCGGTGCTCCTGGTGTTGGTAAGACATATAATGTAAAGAAACAACTTAAAGCTGCTGGATATAATGAAGGACATAATCTTATTACAATAAAAGGCAAATGTACTGCAAGAGTATTATATCTTACTTTACATGAATATAAAGATAAAGGAAACATCGTATTAATTGATGATGCTGATGGATTAGTTGGCCCTGGTGCTTCAGAAGACTGTATTAATATTCTTAAAGCTGCATTGGATTCTACTTCTGATGATGAAGGACGTTTAGTAAGTTATGGCGTAAGTGGTCCTCTTAAGGATGACGAAGGAACACCTATGGAAAAACGTTTCTATTATAACGGTGGAATTATCGTTATTACAAACTATCAGGCAGGTTCGCTTGATACTGCATTAAGAGGACGATCATTCGTACAGGATATCAAATTTACCACTGAAGAACTTTTGGATATCATTAAGAAACTTATGCCAGCGATTGATCCTGAGCATCTTTCACCAAAATCAAAGATTAAGGCATATGATTATCTTGTAGAACTTTCAAATGCTGATGCTGAAATGGAAGTATCAATCCGTACATTCGGAATATGTGCAAAGATATTTGAAACTGCTGCAGGTGATCCTGATTTTACTGATGATGATGCTAAATCAATGATTAAAGAACAAATGAAACTTCAGGCTCAAAGATTGAAAAGAAAGAAATATTAATATTATTAAGATATATTTCATAGAAGATAGGTTATTAATTAACCTATCTTTTTTATTATTATATATATTTATTGAATTAAATTATAATGAAAAGTATCTACGATATTATAAATGAAAGCAAATCAATAGATTCAGGATTATTAGAATTTAAAGATGGTTCTGATAGCGTTGTATCTATGATAGTAAAACGTATGGAAATATGGGATGCAAATAAAACTCCTACATCAAGACTTCCAATGTTTTTAGTAAGTGAAAATCATGAAGCAATAAGATGGGTACAAAAGAAATATCTTACAACACCTAAAGACAGTGGAGAGACTGTTGAAACTTATGATGGATATTTCAAAGAATATCTTATGAAGAAAAATACTCCAAATGATTGTTATATAATTGGTGTATTTGTAGATAGATGCTTCATACCAATTATCAATAAAGAAACATATGACAATATAATTGAAAAGATTTCTTAATATATGAAAATCCAATTCTTAACAGATAGAATAGGATTTAATATTATAGATGGCGGTAAAATATTAGAAACTAGAATATTTAACGATGAAAAAGATATGTATAATTTTTTATACATAAAAATGCATGCAAGAGAATATATAGATTTTTTAGAAATATGAAAACTATTTCAGAACAAGAAAATAAACAAGAAACAATAAATGAATCTTTAGCATATGAAGAAATCATTCAAAAACTTAATGAAGCTAAAGAAAACAATACTCCTATTGAAGAAGGATTACTTGGCGCAATAGGTGGAGTTATTCTCGGTACAACAATTGGACCTAAACTTGGTGCTGCAATATGTAAAGCTTTAGGATGTGATCCAAAAGGAACATTCGGATCTTTATTGACATCTAAGTTAGTTATGGCGAGTATTTGTGGAACAATGGGTTGGAAAATGTGATAAATATTATAATTTTTATTAATCAAATAGAATTTTAATTATTATTAAATAAATAATAAATGATATAAAAGTAATATAACAAATCATTTTGTTATAAATTAAAGATATAAAAATATAACAAATATATAAAGTATGAGCGAAAAATTATTGACAAACCTTAACTTTGCCGAACTTATATCTAAGAATGAAGCAATAACTGAGGCAGGTAAGGAAATGCTTAAGGGATACCGCGGATATTGCTATGGTAATCCAGTTTCATGTTCTTTGGTAAACAACTTTGTCGCTGAAGCTTCAAAGTACGGCTTTGATACAGGTTTAACCAATATTTTAGAATCTGTTAACAACTTCATCAAAGAAAATAACATATCATGGAAATTGGCATCTGCATGTGAAAGCATATCTGCAAATAATTCAACATATAACTATATCAATAAGATTGGTGTATCTCAGGTTGAAAATCTTTTAGAAATGAACGAAGCTGAAGTAGTTAGCTATATTAAGGCAGGTGCATTAAAGAACATTCAGTATATACCTGAATTCCGTACAATATGTAAAGAAGTTTATAAGACACAGGTTACTGAAGCTCAAGCAGTTAATTACAACGTAGTAAATCCAATTAGTTATGTATATGAAAATGCTGAAACTAAGGATAAGTATTTCAAGGCTATGGGTAACATCTTCAAGATTGGTGAAAGTAAAGTAGAAATGGTTAAAGAATGTGAAGATGAAAAATTCAATCACATTAACTCTTTACTTGAAAGCTTTGGAAGAAATGGTGATAATATTTACTATGAATATAAAGGTGGTCGTGGAATTTATCATTTTGAAATTTCTGAATCAAATCTTGAATTCACAGCTCCTAATATTACAGAAAAATTTGAAGATCATATAAAGTTCCGTGAATATTGCAATAACTTATCAAAGGTTATGCCTGTAGCTGAAAAACTTCATTTTATGAAAGTATCTACAGCCATAGCTGATGTATTTGAAAATTGTGAAAATATAATGATGATTGATACTTGCAAGATTCTTAACACAAATAATGGAACTACTTGTGCAATAATTGAAGGTAAAGATCAAGTTAATTTGACAGTATTTAATTCAGTTCACTCTGGATCATTCACAAAGAATTATGATTATGTAGTTGAAGCATTAAATGAAGTAATTAAGTTGTCAGGAATTGATTTAAGATCAATGTTTGAAAATAGAATCAATGAAGATTGTAAGAAAGCTAAACCAGAAGAAGATGCAATTAGAGAACAACTTGAAGCTAATAAGGAAGCACAATATGCAATTCGTAAGAAGAAGATAGCAATGCTTGCAGAACAATATCGTAATGATCCTGTAAGAATCGCTCTTTTGAATAAAGTTGCTCAAGATCTTGCAATACTTGAAAAGAAAGAAGAAAAGAAAGATTAATAATTGATATAATTTGAAATAATAAAGGAGAACTTAATCGTTCTCCTTTTTGTTTTCTTCTAAATTATCAAGATATATTTGTCTAGCATATTTAGCCATGAAATAAGCATCAGCGATATCGTCTACTTTAGGTAATGATTTTGATAATTCTGGTTGAATCATCTTAAACATTTCAATAATCATTTCCTTTTTACAGTTTCCAATTCCTGTCGCGAATTTTTTTATATGAGTTGGGGGAGATATAAAGAATCTTATTTCTTCATTCTTTATAAATTCTCTTCTTATCATATAATTAAGACCTGCCAAATCAAACACAGATTTCGTTCTTATTGATGATCCATAACTAATTCCTTCTTGTACTATATATAATGTATAAGATGTTCTTCCTTGAATATTATCGTATATGCATTCTTTAATAGTGTCAACAATATTTATCATATTAATAGTCTTCCAATATTCAGAAAATAAATTATTGTAAATATGGGAATTTCCAATATTCACATTATTGTCTTTATATATATCTAAATCTGTTTTTTTATATAAGATATAATCAAAATTAATTAAAGTATCTTGTATAGACTGTTCTTTTTTAGTCAACTTATTTGGCTTAATAATATAATACATATCTTTAACTAATTTATCTTCTTCATAAAATAACATGCATATACCTGTACTATTCAAAGATGGATCAATTCCTACAAAAATTTCCACGTTAATATATTAATATTTTTATAAATAATAATTGTTTGTGGATAATATATTAATATAGATATTAATTAAAAAATATTAACATTTATTATATAATTATTTTTAAATATAATACATTAAATCAATTATAAATTTATTAAGAAATATATATGAGACATTTAAAAGAATTTAACTCTTTAAGTGAATTACAAACTTTTTATGAAGGTGATTCAATTGCACAACCTAATGTTTTTTCTATTAACGGAGAAAACTTTGAATATAATGACAATGAATTAGTTTGTATATATGAAAAGGATGATACAGATAATTCAACATTATGGACATCTTTTAATGATCTTACAAATTTATTAGAATATGTCATTATAGATGGTGAAAAATGGAATGATGTTACAAGTCCTGCACCTGCGTCTGTTTTAACAGAAGGTAAACATATTGTTAAGTTTAAATTTAAAAATTATAATACTTCAGCACCATTCTTATATAATAAACATATAAGACATGCTCATTTACCAAGTGATATGACTGTACTATCAGATAATTTCTTTTTAAATTGTTCAAATTTACAATCTGTTTCTTTACCTGAATCATTAACAACAATTAGTAGTGCAGCTTTATCTAACTGTTCATCATTAAGACGTTTAGAAATTCCAAAATTAGTAACTAGTATAGGTGCTGGAGCTATATCTGGTCTTAAATTAAAAGAATTAATATTGAATAATTCTAATTGGAATATAAGTAATGATAGTAGTTTTGAAAGTGCAATAGCTAGTACAACAACTACAGAAAAAATAGTATTTGCCGAAGGTTTTACATATATTCCACGAATGCAAAATATGGGTATTAAAGAAATAGTGATACCTTCTACAATTGAAGTAATTACTTCAAGTCAACCATTTAATGGTAATAATATAACTAAGATTGATTTATCTCATACGCAAATAACTCATATTAATAATGGAACATTTGCAAGTTTTTCAACATTAACTGAAATTAAATTACCTAAAAAATTAACATTTATTGGTGATGCATTTGATGGATGTACATCATTAGGATATGTAGAAAATGGTATTAGATATTTGAATGATGAAAACTTAGGATTAGTTCCAATAAATGTAGAAGATTCTTTAACTTCATATTCTATAAAAAATGGAGTTAAACGTATATATGGAAATTTGTTTAACAATGAATCTACAGTAGAAATTGAATTACCTAATTCATTAGAATATATTGGAGATACTGCATTTAATGGCTGTACTGCATTAGAAAACATAATAATTCCAAATTCTGTTAAACATATTGGAGATAATGCATTTAAAAATTGTACATCAATTAAATCAATTACAATTCCAAATTCTTTAGAATCAATTGGTTCAACTCCATTATATGGAACTGCTTTAGAATCTTTAGTAATTAATAGTAATTTAGTTACTAATATAATGAATTTAACTGCTGGAGATGCACGTACGACATTAAAGAATATTATAATTGGTACAGATGCATTAGATTCAACAGGACATATGCAATCTAGTTTATTTAGTGGATTAGGAGCTTTAGAATATGTTACATTCCCAGAAGGTTTAGTTGAAATACCTAGTTTAGCTGGTTGTTATAGTTTAAAAGAACTTATTGCACCATCAACAGTTTTATCTATTAATAATATGGGGGGATGTTCAGCATTAACTAAAGTTGATTTATCTACAACAAGTATGACATCATTTGGTCCTAATGCAGGATTTGGTGGTTGTTCATCATTAGAAGATGTTAGATTACCTAATACACTTACAGAAATTGGTAATCTTGACAGCACTCATGGTATATTTGCATCAACAGGATTAACATCAATAACATTACCTAATTCAATTACAACTATTGGTAATTATGCATTTACAGGGTGTGGGAAATTAGAATCTATTAATATTCCTACATCATTAACTTCATTAGGAAAGAATGCTTTTGCTGGAACAAAACTTGGATATGTTGAAGATGGTGTTACATATTTTGATATTAATGAAACAATAGGTAGTATTGCAATTAATTATGATTATTCTAATTTAACATCTTTAACAATTAAAAATACTGTTAAAAGTTTTGATAATATATATTTTAATTTTAATTCTTTAACATCATTAACATTATTAGGTAGTTTTACAAGTATTCCTCAAAATCAATTTAAAGAACATGTTAAACTTCAAACAATTAATTTACCAAATACAGTAACGACAATTTATGATAAAGCATTTATGAATTGCGTATCATTAGAAAATATAAATATTGATAATAATATTATATCAATTGGAAATAATTCATTTAAATCATGTAAATCATTATCAAATACTGCAAGAACAAATATATTAGCAATTAATCAATATTGTGAAATTGATAAATATATTTATGGGGAATATATGTATGCAAATTCTGAAGGATATAAAATTGTAACTGATGAAGTTAAAGATCAATATTCTGAATGGACACCTATTGGATTTTGTATTACATCAACTGGTTTTTTTGGACCTAATGAAAAAGCTAGATTTATGTCATTAAAATATATGAGTAGAAGTAATCCAGATTCAGGAGTTTCATATGTAGATAGTACAAATGGTGTAATGTCTTATGGTAATAAATTTGTTGATATATCAACACTTAATAATTTACAAACACAATCATTAACTGGTGCAAATACATTTTATAGTGGTGCATCAAACCATTTGCCATCAATATTTGGAGAAAACGGTTATAACTATGAACAATTGGGAGAAGCTGGACAATATGCTTTAACAGATATTGACGGTAAGGGTAATACAACTAAACTTTTGGCAACTGTTACTGGACAACCTAATTGGCAAACAGATTCTACAATTGTAAATGAATATGCAGAAGGTTATGCATCTGCAGCATGTTGTTGTGCTCGTTATCATACATTAGGTACTCAAGCTGGTGATTGGTATCTTGGTGCTTTAGGTGAATATTCAAAAATTATACAGGATGGAAATTCTACTGATTTTAGTAATCGTTTAAAAACAATATATAATAAATTTGGTAGTATAACAATGAATGGTGTAACATCATCAAATTATTTATGGACTTCAACAGAATATAATGATGAAAAGGCATATAGATATAAAACACGATACTCTGATTCTGAACAAATACAAGCATATTCTAAAGGCGGAAATGGATATGTAATAGCATTATTACAATACTAAATCATATAAAGCTTAGAATCATTTCTAAGCTTTTAGATGCGGTATACTATATTTTTAATTAAATTATATTATTTAATATCAATGAGGATGCTAGAAGCTTTCTATAGCTATCTAGTATCCTCTACGACTATTCTTTGTTATTTAAAATATTTTACAGATTTAATTATTTTTCTAAATCAATTAAATTTCCTTTAATATTTAATCCATGCCATATTATTTCCCATTGTGCTTTTGACCTGGCTCTTGTTTCAGTTTCACAATATACATTCATAAATATTTTTGTTAACATATCTTCATATTCAACTGCTTGTTTATGAGTCCAATAGTTTTTATACATCCATCTATTGTCTTCTTTAATCATTTTGATAATCTGTGAATTTCGTTTAGATTTATAACCTGCATATCTAAACATACCAATGATAATAGAATACAATAAACTTGGAGTATCAAATATATTACTTAAGTCGGATTCTGTAAGTTCTTCATTAATTAGATACTCAATTGGATAGATCTTTACTCCTTGAACTGTTGTAAATTTTATTTTACTCATATCTTAATATTTATATTTCCAACGAATATGATACTCAATACGATTAATATCAGTAGCTAATTCTTTACTATCAATTAATTTTTTTTCAAATTTAAGTTTATTTTCTCCTAACCATTTTTCATAATAATTTCTATCATTATGAATTTCTTCACAAACTAAAATTATGTCATACCAGCATTGTCCCTTGAATGCTAAGTTTCTCATATCAGCTTGCATCTTATTCAATGTTTCACTTCTTAATAATTGCCATTCTTTATATCTTTTATTATAGCATTCATCATAAAGCTTATCTAATTCTGTACATAATTTATATGATTGATTTTCATCATTATATAAATGATCTCTATATTCTATTTTTCCACATTTTTTACATTTCCATATAGATCGTTTACCATTACAATAATTTATTTGATCTCCATAAATATTTGCAACAAACTTCCAATTATGATCACATTTTTTAAATAATCTTTTAAACCAATTCATATTTTAACTAATTATTATTTTACCAGTAAATGCACCAATTAATAAATTTATAAATATTACCAACCATATCATATTATCAAAAAATCTTTCTATATGTTCGTCCTTTACATATTTTTCAGGATCTTTATTAATATATTCAACAGCCATTTTTGTAGCTTCTTTATAAAAAACAATAATCAAATGTCCTATACTTAAGAATATGATTCGTGCTGTTAATATAATTAATACAATCTTTATTATTGTTAATGTCATAGTTAAATTTTATAAGGTTTAAACCAATCTATTTTATTAAATGATTTTCTAAAATTATTTGAGAACACAGATTCATTAGGATCAATATCTAAATCCTTTTCTAACTGTTGCTTTAATTGATTATATTGAGTCATCTGCGCATTATATAACGCTTTTGATTCATCCTGTAGTCTGCATATCATATTTCCTGTATAAGAATCAGGATTAATCAAATACCAATCACAATAAAGACTTATACATGAATCAAAATCATTAATTCCTTTAAGAGCCATTACTCTTAAATCAATACATTGTATCTTATTTCCTTGTTCATCAAATTCATAAAGAATTCCATCTGATGTATAATCTGATTTTTTTATATACCGTAAACCTGCATCATTATACATATGATTTGCTTTAAGGCCTGCTATTATATGCTGAGAATTTTCATTCAATTGATCATATGTAAATCCAAATGAAAAATATGAATTTACTGTATTCTTATCTAATTCTTTTATGTTAAATGATAACTGATTAAATCTTAATACAGTTTTAGTATCATTTACATAAAGTTCATATTGTTTATCTATTTCAGTATTTATTGTATTCATAACTTTATATTAGGCTTAATTTATTGATACCATCATATTCAACAGGATCTGGAGAAATAATCAAATGTCCATCTTTATCATAATAAGCATGTGTTTCGTGCCATTTTTTAGATTCTTCTGGAGTCATTGCTTTAGTTCCTTCAATATGTGCACCTATTGTAGCATCAGCAACTTTACAAATAATATCAATTTTCTGTTTAGTCAATTCATCTGCTAATAACTCTTGTATTGATTTTTCATTATCATAATAAAAATGTTGTCTGTCAATATGAAGATCATTATCTAAGGCACCACCAATCAATAGACGTCTAAGATTATGGCCATGACGAAGTTCCTTACCATTTACAGTTGACATACCAACATAAAATTTTTTGCATGCTCCTTTATATCCTATTAAAATAGTATATCCAAGATCTTCTAAATCAAAAGATAAATGTCCTATATCATATGTTATTATATGCGATACATTATTTTTAATTGCTTCTTCAGTATCATAATATGAATAGCATTCTATATATCTATCTCTATCATATCCTTTATATAAATTAAAGGAATCTAATACAAATATAATTATTTTCTTATACATATTAAATAATGTTTAATCGTTTTTTAAATTCATTAGGATATTGTTCTTCAGTCTCCAGATAAAGTTTCCACCAACAAGCATCTAATATATATGATACACACCAATCACCATCAAATCTAACACCACGTCCAATTCCTTGTATGATTTCATTAGATGTTGTTGAATTATACCATAATGGGAATAACTTAATCTTTTCTTTTACTAATTTGTTTGCTAAACTTGGATAAGGCACTTTCATAATGATTATGAACCTGCATAAATCTCCAGGTAAGTCAATACCTTCATTAAGTGTTGGCCCAACTAATATTGTATTTTCAGAAAATTCATGTATTTTAATACAAGTGGTCTTTTCTTTTGAACCATTATAAAGTAACATTCTTTGTTTAATGTCTAATGGTGCTTCTTGATATAACTGTTTAGCAAATGCATATGATCCTGTCTGTATCATTCCTTTTTGATCTGGAAACTTTGTCTTACATATTGAATATATAACATTCTTAAGATGCAAGAATGAATTTTCTTTTTCCCTAAATGACATCTTAAATTTATTCAAAAAATGAATAGGTGACTTTTCAAAATCAAATGTTGATGGTATTTCTGAATATGTAGATTCTTTTTCTTCAGTATATTTGAATCCCATATTCTCATCATATGCACATTTTCCACCAACGGTAGCAGAAAGCATTACTTTATATTCTGCTTGTGACAAAAGATATCTATAAACTATATAATCTTCTTTTGTACATTTAAATGATATTGTTATTATCTTATCTGCATTTGATTCTGTTATTTCTTTTAATAGATATTCTTCTCCAGCTTCAGATATAGCATGATTAAAGTCTGACCAAAAACATCCCTGATTATGAAACCAAGAACACGTCTTATATAATTGAATATCATTTTTAGTTAATGGAAGATTAGTCTTTCTTTTATTAGATACATATTGTTCAGCATCAGTAACAACGTCTAAAAACTTTTTCATTATGTTTTCAAACTTATGCATTGCTGCTACATCATCTTTCTTTAATGTCTTATCATTTATGAATACATTCCAACAACTCATAAGATCACTTGTCATTGCTGATTTAGATGTATAATCATGTAATAATTGAAAGTCAGATGCTGTATTAAATAAGTCAGGATCATTTCCTTGTGCATAATCCCATAATTCACCAAGCTTATCAAAATCAGATAATTTTATAGTCGGTGAATATTGATTTTGTACTATTCCAGGTATATTATGGCACTCATCACAAAATAAAATATGACGAGAACTAAATATTGGCTGGCCATGTGAATCTACATTAAATGAAGGATTATTCATTGTGAATAAGAATAATTGATATGTCATAAGACATACATTAGATCTTATTGCTTTCTGTCTTACTTTAATATATTCACATTTACGTGCACAATCATATCCGAAACGTTTTTGTGTATCAGGATTCATCATAGCTGCCCAAGACAAACCGCACATCCTACAATCAGCATTTCGGATATCTTCATTATTAAGTTTACAATTATAATTTCCTGTTTGCCCTTTAATTGATGCAAATTTCATTTTAGGATGCTTTATGATAAACTTATCATACTGCTCCCATAAGAACAAATCAGAAACTAATATATATGAAGTCAAATCAAAATATTCATTAAGAACACCAGCAGATATAATATTAATTAATGATTTACCTGAGCCAGTAGGTGCTTCAACAACAATATTCTGTTTTTGATTATTAATTATGTTATCTATAATATTAACAATAGCTTCAAGTTGATATACTCTAAACTTGAAATCTTCTCCAATTTTTTCTTTAGTCCACTGTCTAACGTACTTTTCAATTATTGTTTTATTTACAATCATAATATGTCAAATATATTAATATTAATATAGACAATTATAAGTAAAAATTTAACACCCAATAATTTTTTCTAATATATCTTCAGATAAGTTTTTATTGAATTTAGGCTTAATACCAATTCCAATGTAAGGATAATCTACAAATTCTTCTTCATCATTAAAATCAATTTCACAATGATTATTATTTTCATTCATATGTTATATTCGTATTTTTTGTTGAAGTTATATTATCTTCATATTCTTTTTGAATAACATCTAATAAAGATGTTTCTGTTGATATTTCTTTAACCATAGTTAATATGCATTATAATATAAACAATATGTTTCTCCAGTTTCAATATTAATGAATTCATAGAATGTATCTCCATTATAAAGATCTTCAGCATCTTTCAACGTATAATGAGGCACGTGTTTAGCATTTTTTAATTCCTTTTCAAACTGTTTTCTATCTGCTTCATTTTTATATGTCAAATAACTATTAAGACAAGTATTTTTAAATTCTTCTATATTATCGAATTTTTCTATTAATTCAACATTACCACCATTCTCATATTCCTCATCTCCAGGTCCATATACTTCTTTAAATTTAAATAATGTTCTATATGTTGTATCATGCAAATCTGTCCAATCATATGTATGCCATTCACCTTCACATTCATAAGCGCCTTTTCCTGCTCCACCACAATAGAATATCTTAGCATCTGGATATTTCTTTTGCCATTCTTTTAATACATTTAAAAATTCAGGACGTTTATCTGCTTCTTTCTTAAACTTATTAATCAATTTAATTAATTCATTAAGATCATTTAAATCTAAATCTTTTAATAGATTTTCCCAATATTTCTTTTCAAACATATCACTAATTATTTTTTGTTAATAAATTGTTTCTTATCACGTTTCGCTATCTTAATTGCAGAATTCATTTTTGATATAAGATCTTTTTTTATACCATCTTCTAACATAAATAAATCTATATGATTTAAAATAAAATTAGCAACATCAATTGTTTCATCACATGAATGTTCATCAATTAAACTATCTGCACTTATTAAAGAAACTACAAACATACTTCTTGCAGTTTCATTTTCAAGTATAGAATTATAGTTTAATATACGATTACAAAATTTAATAAGATTTTGATTCTGTTCAATCTTCTTTATTATATTCTCGTTCATAATTATTTAATTTTTCTTCTAATGAATGTTTCGTTGTTTCTAAATTTGCAATTGTAGTTTTATAATGCAATATAGATTTTTCAATATTTTTAATTTCTGTTTTTATTTCTTCAATACATGCATTTTGTGCTTCTTCATAATTATCATATACATATTGGTTTACAAATGCTTCATGTTCATTACCTAATAGATTACTTATAAATAATGTATCATCAAGAATTTTAAATTTAATTCTCGACATTCTAAAATTCATATTATGCGCATCACCAAGATGTCTGCATTTACAAACTCTATCTAATAATATATGATAAAATATATCACCTTCTTTCAAATCATTTAACCAAACCTTCATGTTCTTCTAACCATATATTTCGTTTTTCTTCAGATAAAGAAGCGAGCCATTTATATTTAAGTTTCCCACAATCAAATTTATTTCCTTTGCACATAAATGACCATGGTGCCATACATTCTGTTACTGCGTGATTATTATAAAAACCATCAAAATACCAGCAATGACTTCCATGATGTTCAAGATATTTGTTTAATGGCCTGTCAACTGCTGTACGTTTTTTACGCTCTTTATTTGGGTGTTTAAGCTTAATTAATGTTTCAACTTCAATTGGTTCATCTCTCCAATCCATTTCAAAACCAAGTTGTTGAGGCGTAACTTTTTTATAATGAGTATTCAAATATTGCACAGTTAATTCGTCATTTGCTTGTCTATAAAACCCAGGTTCACCCCAACCTTCATACCATTCATCATAAACTGGCTTAATATCAAATAAATGATATGTTCCATCTCTATTTCTGGCTACCCACATAATATAGTACTTTCTAATATTACTGTATTGCTTTGATTATTTTCATTTGATTTTTCAATGTTTGTTCCTTCATTGAAATATTCGTCATTTTGTTTATTCATAGATATTATGTTTAAAAATTTTTTATAATCTTATAAAATAAATCAATAGGCCAAAGTATAAAAAGTACATAATATATAATATTTGTAAATTCTTTTACCTTTTTATCACTACTCATTGCATGTGCTCCATAACTGCAATCATTTACCCAATATAATCCTATATCATCTTTATAATATTTTTCTGGATATTTCCTAATTAAATAATCCATATATTTATTTATGAATACTTCTTCTAATGAATTATCATTAACAATAGAAAATGTTATACCAAGAGCAAAATATCCTATTATAGCAAAGATAAGTAAAATTATTAATCCAATTATTTCAAGTATTGTCATCATTTAATATATTAATTTTTATTTATTTTATTAATAAAATTATCAAATTCTTTTTCTTCATCTTCTTTACATTTAGGACATAAAGTTTTTGCCCAACCACGTACAGATAAAGTCTTTACATTTTCTGATGTACCACAATATTCACAAATATTTCTAGAACGTAAACATATCCTAAGTATTTGTTCTTGGAGATCTTTATAATAGAAATCTAAATCAATTTGAAGAATACCCCATTTTTCTTTAACATCTACTATATGAGCAGGAAATTCAAGATTTGGATGTTCTTCATTGAATTTATTAACCAAATCTATAGCTTCATTAATCAAAGGAATCCATCCTTCTCCAGTAGCGCATTTCCAATCATCATATTGTATTATGTTCATATATCATCAAAATCATTATTTATTTTTTCTACCTCCTTACGGCAATAGTCATACACTGTATATAAATCACGAGAAACCTCCATTCGTTCTATAACATTTTTATAGATTTCCAATTTAGCATTCTTTATGACTTCATTAAGTGCTTTAGTATCTGATTTAGGTCCGAAACGTTTCTGACGTCCGTCTTGTAGCTTATTTTTTGCAGCCAAAAATTTTTCAAAATCATCTTTATTTTTTAAATATTCATCAAGTTTTTCTTGAAAATCTATTGTATTTATTTTTGTTGATGGTTCTGACCATGGTTTCTTTTGAACATTCTTTTTTGATTCATTATTAGATTTTTCAAAATTCTGAATGTCATTAACTGCTTGACGATAAGATATATCAATAACTTCTTCCGTCATTTTAAAAGAAAGTTTCAAGTTATCTTGAAGCTCCTTGATTTTCTTATCAATATATTTTTCTCTATCACTCATAATTTATTTTTTTAATGTTAAGAACTCTAATTGGTGCAGTTGTAGATAAAATTTCATGTTCATTATTTTTTTCTAATAAAAAGTTTGTACCCTGAAAAGAACATGAATAAATACTATCATTTGAATATAAAACATATTCAGTAATTGATCTTCCATAATAAACCAATACAATAGTTCTATAATTTGGATTATCTACATTATATATTATACTATTTGGTTTATCACAACTTATTAATATTAATATAGTAAATAAAATTGAAAATAAAAAATTACGCATAAGATGATTTACTTATTTTATCAAGTATATTTTGCAATCCACTATTAAAATTTTCATTATCATAATAACTACAATTTATGTAATAATCACATAAGAACTCTCTCCAGTCATCCCCAGTATCAGGTAATACTCCTTCCAATATTTCTTTAGATTCACAATCCCATTCTGATTTAATATCATTATATATATCAAAGTAATATTCTTCCTTTACTCTATCAATATATGATTCTAATGTATAAGTGTCTTTTAAATATTCAAGTATTTCGTCATTATCTATTACACTTAATACATTATCTAATCCAAATTCATCAATTATATCGTTAAGATCATATTCTATTTGAAGTGCATTACATATATCATCTAAATTACATTCCTTAACAATATCTTCAATATCATATTCTTTATCAGGATTATCATATTCTGATGCAGCATTAATAATATCGGATGAACTACATGCATTATATTCTAATCCTGAATTAATGATTTCATCAAATGTACAAGACTCCCAGACTTCTTTTAAAAGTTCTTCTTTTGTCATATTAAAAATGATTTTCGTCTAAATATTTATCAATTGCTGCTGCTATTAAAGCACCAGCCTTTTGAAGATTTCTTAATGTTACTGTTGGCTTCCAATATGTGTAATCCCAAGACTTAGGCCAATCATCAATTGTAATATCTTCATAATTTACCTTAGTATAGCATACTGCTGCTCTAAGTAAATCTTCTAAAGATTCTTGTCTATCATGTTCATAATCATAACCTTCTTCAGTTATCTGACGATTACGTTCTTGTTCAATTAGTTTAACTCCGTTCATATTGATTCTATTTTATTAATATCATATTGTTCTGCTTCATTATTCCAATAAGGATCTAAATCATTAATTAATTCAATACCTTCATCATCCTCACCAGATTCTATTGCTGTATATAATTTAATACTTACTGGTTCAATACAATGTTCATGATCTCCCCAATGACGCATAGAGTCATCCATTGCGTCAGCACATTGATTTACGTAATCCAATATACGTTCTTTAATAGATTCTCCTTCTCCCATACTTGTATTAGAATCACAAACTACATCAAAAGTAACTCTTACAGGATAATCTTGTTCATCTTGTATTTTGTTTAATATTTCTTTATTCATAATATTTAATTTATTTAAACAACAATAACATCATTAAAATCAAATTTATATGTAAGTAAATCTTCAATAGATATATCTTTTGGGAGAATAATATTATTCATTTCTAAGCATTCTTTAACTCGTGCATAATCATCTTGCATTTGTTCAATTCCTGCTTGTTGATGTGCAAATTTATCCATATAATCAATAATCATTGATTTATTGTTTGTCTCCCATATTTCTTTAATAATTAATTCTTTATTCATTTTCTTCCAATTCTTATTTATTCTCTAAATTTCATATTTTTAATAAACTTATGAAGATTTTCTTCAAGACTTAAATATTCAAAGAATGTATGATTATTCGGGTGTTCCATTAAATCTTCATAAATATTTACATAATCAATATATTGTTTAATTTCTTCATCAGACATATTACAATATATTAATGCAAATCCTTTTGCATAAGGGTCCATAATTCCCCACTCGCCATTATGCTCAAATATTGCAAATCCATTTAATACACCATCTTTCTTTGAAAACAATGCTCGATTAGCCCAGAAATCATCAAACTGCCAACCTAACTCTTCTAACTGTTTTTTAGTCATAATTACCTATGTTCAAAAAAATCAATTAATGTAAAAATTATAGTATCTAAATCATCCAATCTTTCAATAAAATCTCCAATTCTAGAATCATCATTTTCGAATCTTAATGAAAACATTCCATAATAATCAGGACATGGATCTGTACGTTCTGGAGAATATTCATTATGATAATCTTGAATATCTATATATAATTTTTTATGATTTAAATTTTGATCTTCTAATTCATTATTTAATTCCATTAAATCTATACATAATGATTCTAAATAGTAAACACTTATCTTATCATTAATCTTTTTAGCTTCCTGTATATTATCAATTGTTATTTTCATATTTAATTTAATATAGTATTATTCTCCCCATTTATTAATTAATGAATCTAACATTAATGTAATATAAAAATCTTTAAAATTTATAATCTTATTTTTATATCTTTCTTTAATAGTATCAGGAACTTTAATATCAGTAAGTTTAATTCCCATATAATCTAAACATTGTTTTGGTGTTATAATTCCATGCTCAGCATCAAGATGATGTTTCTCACAAAGAGCAGCACCATTTGAAATATAATAACCACCATCTTTCCAAAGTTTACGATCCATTATATGATGCGCATCAACAGCTTTACAAGAACATCCTGGGACACAACACTTCCCATCAGTTCTTGCAAATACTTGCTTCTTAAACTCTTCACGAGTCAATAATGTGTCTTTTTCTTGTTTCATTTATTTAATTTAATTTTATTATCAAATTCTTCCCTTTTATTTTCCCAATATTTAACTGAAGATTTAGCTTCTTCTAATTCTTTGTTAATATGTTCTGTTGCTTTATCATAAAGAATATTTTGTATTCTTTCCCAAATTTTATCTGGAATTTCTGAATATTCTAATTCGGGATGCTGCCATTCTCTATAATAACATTCTGGATCATTAAAATAATAAAAAGTCCAATCTTCCCCTTCTCTATCCCAATTATAGCAATATCGTAAACTTACAGTATAATGTTTTGTCCGAACATCTTTATCAAGTATATCTATTAATTCTATTTGAACTCTACATTCATCAAATTCAGGTTTTTTAAATCTTTCAGGTTGACTTGAAAAAAATTTACCAAAGAATTTTTTACAAACTTCATCAGTAATCATTACTTCATCAGTTGCAACTGGACAATATTTTAATAATGTCTTAATGTTTTGTATTCTTTCTTCAATCTTCATCTTTATTCATTATTATATCAAGTGCATCAATTTCAATAATCTTATATACAAAATCCATTATGTCTTTTCTAGAATCTTTATTTTCTTTCATTACTCCTTTGAAAAAATTCATAACCATTTTTCTAACTTTGCTAATATATTTATACCAGCAATGTCTCGCATCAATAAATCCTTCTTCAAATCCAACTCCATAAACATGTTCTAAAATATCGTAAAGGCCATCTTTAATTTCATCAAATTTGTCTTCTCCTATTTTACGACGAACACAATCCCATTCATCCCAATTAAAAAATTCCCAATGATCATTAACTTCTTTAAAAGGCTTAATCATATTTTTTATAAAAATCAAAATTCTTAAATTGTTCTTGATGATATGTTTTTAATCTTATCAATTTATTTGTTTTTTCTTGAAGTTTTTTAATTTCATTTTCAAGATTCAGAAATGGAATAGCAAAATATTTCTTATAAAATTCTTCTGCATATTCTAAACATGTAGTCATTTGATGATCTTTACCTACATCATTCCAAGAAACACCTGGCCAAAATCTTTGCGGAGTACCATCCCATTTAGAACCGCACCAATAATCAGTTTCAGGATTATAATTTATGGGAATTATATGACATTCATATTCATATTTATTTGGACCAGTAAATGTCATATCATCAACTAATTCATATTCACAAAATATAGGTTGAAATTTTTTATAATCTATTCCAACCCAATATAAGTGGTCTCCTTTTTTAAGATCTTTGAATTTTGTATTTTTATCTGCCATAAATTAATCCGTCTTATTCATTTAATTAATTCTGCTTTCTTCCAATTCTTTGTCCAATGCTCATCTGTAGTCACATGATCCTTGCGTACCCACTTGCAAACATATTTAGAAAAATCTTCAATCTTAAATGAATCTGTTCTTCTTACTACTACTCCTTCACGTATATCTCCATACCATTCAGATTCATGCACATATTTTTCAACTAATTTCTGTAATTCATTTTCATTATAAATTCTTCCTCTCCATAATTCAGGAACAGTAGGAATATTCATAATGTCTGCCATCATTTTAACATCATCCCATGAATACCAATTAACATTATCATTAACAGCAAATAAATGAAAATAATCAGTTAACTTATTATAATGAATTGAATGTTCACCATAAAGATTTTCACCATAAATAGTTTCATCTTCTCCAATAAACTGTTTAATTTTCCAATAAAGACCTTCTTGTGGGTCCCATATATTTCGTGACCATGGAGAACGTGTAGGAGCGCCATCAGATCTTGCATAACAATCTTTTTGATTCATATGAATGTTTTCACCATCAAGCTTAGCAGTTATAACAATCTCCTGCCCTATATAGTTTTTAAACCAACCATCCTGGAGCTTCTTATCATCTTTAGTAGCCCCAGGAGAATATGGTAAATGATATGTTCTAGGATATTTCATTTAATATATACAATTTTTATTAGTTTCTTTTTCTTCCCACAGTTTCATTACAACTTCCTGTTTATTTTTGAAATCTTGAATATCTTTTAAAGTCTTTAATCTAGATTTCCATTTTTCTAAATCTTCCTTATCTTTAATAGCAATTCTAGATAATGTATTCTTATCATTTTTATCTAATGGATTAGTTTCTTGAAACATTCGTATAGAATTCCAATATTCTTTATTCTTTTCTTTATATTCTAAACAATATGGGAGTGCACTTATAAATTCTTTATCAGTTATTCCAAATGTATCTTTATATGCCCTAAGTTCAATTGGTATATTTTCAGGTCTTTTTGCATTATATTCAATTGCATGTTGTTTCTCACATTGATAACATTGTATAAGTGCAACAATAATACAAGTTGCAAAAACTATTGTGAAAGTTAAACCAGTATAATTCATTGTTCTATAAATTGAAAAACACGTTTACCTTTTTCTCTTGTATATTTATTATAAAATGATTTTAATGCAATATTGAATTCCTCATCAGTTAATTTAATATATCCTTCATCATTCCATTCTTTAACAGCATAACTCCACCATTTATAATCATTTATTCCTTCTTCTCTGAAATCCCATCCTACAACAAAACTAAGATGCTTAATTGCAATATCATGACATATTTTATCAAATTCTTTTTTCAATTCAGGATGTGATCTCCAGAATTCATCTGATGTAAATCCAAAAAGATATTTAGAACTAACGGGATGCCTAACAATCCATTGTGAATGCTTATACTTTGGAAGATATACTTCTATAGCTCGTGTTTCATATGATGCACCCCTAAAAATAATTTTGTATTCTGTACTCATATTCATTTATTTTTGTGGAGCAGGAAGGGGTCGAACCTTCATTCTTTTCCTTTGTTTCGGTATGCCTACCTACTTGCGGACTCGAACCGCGAATCGGATGCCTCCGTGCGTCTACCATTGCGCCACTACTCCATCGTTATAATTAAATATAGTAAAATTTATATTATATTCAAAATTTTAATCTGTAAAGAATTTAATAAATGCAATAGTAAAATATCTGCAAACCCAAAATACCAAACACCAAAAATATATAAAGAATGATATTGGCCAAATAAGAATAGAAACAACTCGTAAAATATTTCTGAACCATTTAGGACTTATATTTTGTTCATATTCTTTTGCTTCACCAAAATAATGCTTACTTTCATATTTAACAAGTTTATTATCAATAAGTAAATAAATAAAATCGTTTCTATAGATTTCAAAACCAAGAAACCTACCCATTGCTAAATATACGCATACTAAAAAAATATAATATATCATATCTTAAATAATTTCAAATTTATATTGTACCCAATCTTCAGTATCTTCTTCAGTTGTGGAATTAGCTGCTGCATGATTATCCAGTTCATCTAATACACATAATTGATTGTTTTCCCAAGATATTATCTCATCAAAAGAATTCAAATTAGGACGAATAATTGTAATGAACATCCAATGTTTACAATCTTTAATGATAACATTCTCAGGTAACTTCATATGATACTTCATAAATGCAAACCTAATAGAAGCATTCATTTGAACATAAAACCAATTATCTATATTTAAGACAATTTCTTTATATTCACCATTCTTTTCTAAAAAATATTTTGTCTGTTCCATAATCTTAATCCCAACCTACATCTGAATAACCTTCAGTGCTTTCTTCATAAATTGTGTTTTCAAATTCATATAATGGGTGACCACATATTGATATTGATTTTTTTATTTCATATTCCCATTCACTTTTATGATATGTTAAAACATATTCCCAATGATCTGGATTTTTCCATGTTCGTCTATATTCTAGAACAATATATCCATATTCATTTGTATTAAGTAAAGGATAATACGGGTGCTTAACATATTTAGTATCTTTAAAACATCCAAATAAACTTAATATTAAAGAATATATAATTTTAACGATTTTCATATGTCATTAATTTATCAAATAAATTTTCATTATCATTATTAAGTTTATTAATAACTTTAAAGTTTGACTTTCTTTTTTCTCTAATAACTTGTTTCAAAATATTTTGACATTCAAAATATGTTGTACATATATGACTATCTAAAGCATAATCCATTATATGTTTATTTTCATTATAGATTCCAATATGATGATTATCTCCATAATCAATATCTACTATAAAACCCTCACGAATTATATAGCATTGTGTATCAACGTAATAAATATGTTTTAAAGATATTCCCATATATTTAATATAGATTTATGTTAATAATTATTTAAAGATGGCGGAAAATCAATCTCCACCATCTGCAGCTTTAATATTGATCTTAGGAATCATCATAAACTTAATCTTACATGTCTCTGTAATCAAGTCTTTAATCTCAGTTGTGTCCTTGTAAGCCATAGGTGACTCATCAAGTGTTGCCTTACAAACTGTAGTTGAATAAATACCCTCCATAGTCTTTTCAAATTCTTTCATTGAAATATTCTGCTTTGCCTTAGAACGTGACATCTTTCGGCCGGCTCCGTGTGCACAAGAATTTAACCAATCTGAATTTGAAAGTCCCTCACAGATTGCAACACCATCTCTCATATTAAAAGGTACAAGAATCTCCTCACCAGCATATGAACGAATTGCACCCTTACGAATAATAGGTATATCTTCATCAAAATCAATATAGTTATGTGTGGATATGATTTCCTTAGTCATCTTACATCCATACTTTGCAACTATATTATCAATTGTACGATGAAGAATAATATGATTGAATCGTGCATATGTTCTTGCAGTGTACATATCACAAAAATATCCAAGCATATTGTCACCTGTTAAAAATCCTTCAATATGACCTTCTGTTTTTGTATCAAGATATTTTTTAAGAGCATCCTTAAAGCCTTCCATGTTTTTTCTTCCATGCTCTTCAATATACTTCTTCTTAAATTCTGTTGTATATTCTTTTATCTCAGATTTTGAAAGAGCTGCGCCTTTTGACTTGTTTTCCCAATACTTACAAACCTTAACACCAAAATTACGAGAACCGCAGTGAACAGTTATTCCATAAAGATTATTCTCTTCATTAACATCATATTCACAATAATGATTACCTCCACCAAAGCTATTAATTGAATAATACCATGTCTTAGGATCCATTCCTAAACGATTAAGCATATCAGATACCCACTTCTCGGTTACTGTATCTGGAAGTTCTGCAAAAATTTCTGGATGTCTTGACTTTGCCTTTCTAAATTCTGTAGACATAAACTTATAAAGCTCTTTGTCTTCATACATCTTCTTAGGAGACAAATTAAATCCCCAACCACATTCCTTAAGAATCTTATGATTCAATTCTGCATACTTATCTTCAGGAATTGGTCTATCATAAAGATGCATAGAAATTTCACAACCGATATCAACCCCTACTGTTCTTGGATCAATGTATTTTCCAAAAGTTGAACAAAAACCAATGACTGACCCCTTTCCACAGTGAGAATCTGGTTGAATTACGATTTTACAACCTTCATAAGCCTTACAATTAACAATACTATGAATTTGTTGAACAGCTTCTTGTTCAATATTGTTATTAGTAACTAATGCTGATGTGTATTTACCAATTATTTTATACATAATATTTATTTTCTAATTCATTTAAAAAATCATTTATTATAATTCTTTCTTTTGTTGTTAATGGGTCTGGTCCACCATCTCCAACTAAACTAATTGCATATCGTATTAAATCAATTTTTTCTTTATTTGTCATATTTCTTAAAGTTTTGATTTTGCGAATTCTATTAATGTATCTAATGCATCTATATCTGGATCACGATATGGGTCAGGATATTCAAGGATTCCTTCCACATAATTTTCCATTTCTTTTATTGCTTCTTTTATATCCATAATTTTAATCTATAAAATTTCCAATACTGTTATCCCAAATTATTGTTTCAGATTCTTTAAGTTCATCAAGCCTATCAAAAATCTTCTGAAGATTCTGTTCATCCCAATCATCAAAGATTTCTACAATTGCATTCTTAATACGAATAGTAGACTTATTAAGATGTTCATCAGGATAATAAAATGTTAATGTATTATCTGCAGTAGTACCTGGCTTAAGTCTAATATAAGTAAATACATCTGCTTCCTTCAAATACTCGACATATGCTTTAGCAGTACTTGCTTCAAAATTCTCAATGTTAATCAATCTAATTGTCTTCATATTATTTATTATATTGTTCTATAAATCTTTCTTTTCGATTAGCCCAAAATGAAATTCTTGAATCAAGAGTCTTTAATATTTGTGTAGCAACTGCATCTTTAGTTGTACCAATATAAATTTCATTATCATTAATTTGATGAGTAAATATAATGCAATTATGTATTCTCAAAAGAGCATTACAAATATCGAATTTGAAACTATCATTAGTCTCAAAGGTCACTTCGCACACATTAGGCAAATGTTCACCATCAAGATTAAGATGTGTATCAGTAACAATTGTGGTTGCAATATGATCCATACCAATAGCACCCCAATAAAGAATATCTCCAACTCGAATATCAGCAAATGTTTTGTTCATATTTATATTATTTGTTTGATATATAAATATAGTATATAATTTAAAAATTTCAATAATATTTAAATTACTTCAAATACTTCTTTATTGTAATAAATATCTTCAGGATCTTCTGAATGTTCTCCGCTTGAATACCAATCATCAAGTTCTTGATATGTTTCAAATGATATATTCTTTAAATCTCTATCTATAATCTGATTAAGATAATATCTTTCCAATTCATCCATATCACACCAAAGTCCATAAGTGAATCTTGCACCATCATATTTCTTTTTTAATTCATCATATGCATGTTTTGCTGTCTTATTCAAACCATCATAATTGAATCTATTCAAAAAACCAGATTTCTTTGGACCATTTTTTTCATTATGTTCAAGATTCTCTCTCTGACGTTCAAAATAACGTTCACAAGCTAACCATGATTCTTTATCCATTTCTGGATGATCATCTTTATGCTTATCAATTTCAATAAGCTCATCAGCTTTTTCATCAGTCATACATACGCCAAGAATTTTTGTATATGAATCTTCCCAATAATTATATTTTCTTTTTACTACTATTACTTCCATATATTAATTAATTTAAATGTTAGCTTTTAAAATCATTGTTGGTAAAAGTTCTTCAGTTCTTATAAATCCAAATTTTGAATAAAACTTTTCTAAATCAGATACTGTTTTAAGTGTATCTGTATTTTCTTCTCTTTTACAAGGACTGCATAATAAAAGAATATTATAATATTTAAATTTCTTTATTAAAAAGTTCATAAGTTTAGTAGCATATCCTTTTCCAACATAATTTGGATAAGTTTCAACTCTAATAATCTTTGCAAATAATTTACCTTTACAATATTCTTTATACCTAGGATATTCATCATTATTAATTTCAATAATAATTTTACTAACTAATGTAGCTTTATCATCAATTAATTGAATATAATATGTTCCTTCATTAGCTAGAAAAAATCCTTTATTAGTATTCCAAAATTGAATTTTCATAATTATCCTATATAGCCGTGTCTTAAATCATCATACAAATCATTCATATGTTCCTGATAATCTCTATAAGACTTATATCCAAGTTCTTTCCAAGTCTTTTCATTCTCAGGAATCATTTTATTATCAAGCATATATTTACGCTTTAGACCTTTCATGTTCCCACGCATACCGTTCAGTTTTTTAATCTGTATGTTGATATATTCAGAATAATTATGATATGCGGTATTCAAATCAAGATCCATCAGTGTAAATTCGTATCCATACTTAATATCATTATATCGGTCTTCAATAGGAATATTAATAATGAAATAATCTTTACCATTCTCAATATTGTTATTACTCTCAATACAAACAGTAATTTCGTGTGTAAATAGACTAATATTTATTACTTTATAAATTTTAAAAGTATTTCCAAAGAAACTGTAAATAGTATCTCCAATTTTAAGTGTTTCTAAATTCTCAAGCTTCATATTTAATTTTTAATTAACTAATAAAATTCATTTCACTAAGATCATACTTAAGAGTTTCAGATGCAAGCATCTGATTCAATACATTTTTAACATGTTCCCATTCTTTTAAATACGATTCTGCTTTATCTTCTGGGCAATAAGTAAATAAATCTTTGATAACATCTGCAACAACACTTGCATAGTTATTATCTTCTACATAATACTCTGGCCACATAAATACCAAAGAATTTGTATTAAAACAATATCCTTCAGTATTATCAATTCCAAAAGGACCGTTATTATTCGTTATGGCAAATTCAATACCTGCATTCATTAGTTTTTCTAACTCATTATCAAGTAATCTATTTACCATTACTCCTCTTAAAATAAATACTTTCATAAAACGTAATCTTTATAAAGTGTACCTTCTTTCTGTTTAATGTAATATGTAGTCTTTGCAACAGCAAGCTGCTCATTGAAAGTTTTATTATCCAAATCAAAATCTTTCCAAATCTCAGGCCATTCCTCTTTCAACCAAACAGTAAACTTAAATTTACCATTCTTAGCATAATAACCCATATTGTATTTATATTGACTCATTATGTAAATTTCCAAAATTTAAATGTATAACTTGTAACAGATTCACTCATTAAATGAAAACTGTTATCACCATTCTTATCACGACGAATAAGCTCTTCCAAAATATCAGCAGTTGGAATTTTTTCTAATTCAAGATTTGTCTTCATACTGTTCTATAATGTTTACGATTCTTTGGTTTAAAATATCTATCATATTTACGATGCCAATAATTTCTATCACGATATCTAGAATCATAATGAGGATCATTATTATATACACGATCCATTCTTTTAATATACTCTTTATCAATAGCCCAATGACCGTCAGTTGGTTCCATCCACTGTGCTTCAACTGTCATATCTGGGCCTTTCCACATTTCATCAAGACCTTCAGGTCCATAATTTGAAAGAAGATTACGAACTTCATGATTAATACGATGGCGACATTGACGACGACGATATTCATAGAATTTACGATTATCTCCGTAACAACAGAAGCAGCGAATATTCTTTTTATAAGTACGTGACATAATTTTTTATTTTACAAAATTATATATTTCAAATTGATCATTTTTATTTCCACGTAACCAATAATGTTTTGGTTGGTAAAATTCATGTATATTATTATTTAAATACTGTATGATTATTTTTCCACCTGGTCTTGTTACAATATTAATATGATATATACAGTCTGGATATTTAACATTATATACATATTTTCCTTGTTTAAGTGCTTCAAATGCTTCTAATCTATTCATATTTATAATATTTAATTTTTTATATTATATAAATAATATAGTAAAAGCCCAGAAATATTCAATACTTCTGAGCTAAATTTATATAATATTTAATATTTTATTATTACTCTTCCAATTTAAAATCTGTACACATATTTGGAAGTGTTTCCAAATTAATTTTTGGTGTTAACGGAGTTGGAGTATATTTTTCAATTAATTTCATATATGTATCATGATCAATTTCTTTCCAACCATTCAAACCTTCTGAAAGAATTCCATAAATATTATGAGAAGAAAGATAACCACCCTTCATATCAAATTTGTCAGTTTTCTTTGTGTAATCAACTTCCAATACTTCTCCCTTCTTTGAAAACTGAACATAAAGAAATTCTCCAAGCTGCTTACAGATTACATCATAATTCCAATACTGTGATTTCTTCTCCATGAATGTATCAGTAACATACATAAGCATCAAATAATTATAATCTGTATACCATGTTGATACATTACAAAAATATTTGCCAATCATATCTTTCCTATACATCTTATGCAAAGGAACTGCGATTTCGTTTTGAATTTGCTCAATCTTTTCAGTATCCTGGATAATCCAATCTTTAATTTCATTTTCATGTTTTGGAATTTCTTTCATCATTCTATTATACTTAGAAATGTTTATTGAATACTGATGCAATTCTTTAATCTTTGAAATAATTTCTTCTCTGTTCATATTTGTTTGGTTTTAAATGTTACTTCTTTACATAAAACTTCTTATAGAATACATATTTTTTATTCTCAACAAAATCATGCCATGCACTACTAAAATAAGACCAAGAAATTTCTTTTTCTTTATTTTTATCATTTACTTCATATAGAATTCCTTTACGATACTTATAAGAATATTCTAAATCATGGTCTACATTACAATATCCATCTTTAAGATTACTAGATAATGATACAAATATCTGTACTCCGTCTTTTAATAATTGAACAGCTTCATCTCGTGTTTTAATAATAGATCCTTCCATTGAATATTGACTTTCAACATCATTATGAATCTTATTAGCCATTTTAGATACTGTACTCATAAAAATAGGCATGCTATCATCAGATACAATACAACAAATTTTTGATGCTGAAACATTTTCATCAATATCACTAAATGGTAATGAAGCAAAGAAATATTGCTTGGCTTTAATTACGTTCCAAATAATCTTAATCTTTTCTTTAAATACACTCATATTCTTAATTAATATTTTATTCCATCATAACATACGAAATTATAAATATCGTCTTCAACATAATATTGACCGAATCTCCTAATCAATCCATATTTTGTTTCTTTTGTAAACTTATTTTCTTCATTAACTAATGTAATATCTTCTTTAGGAACATATCTAAATCTTCCTTTACCTTCTTTATTAATATAAAAAATTTCAGCAACCTTCATTTTTTTCCAAGGATGCTTATTATTTGTTCTTTCAAATAGTCTTAAAACTTTTACTTTAATATTTGAATTATCAATGTTTTCCCATAATGCAGTATCTGAAGTCAAATCAAGTTCTTTATTATAGCATAATGTATGATCTAAACAAAATTGTGCATCTTTCTTATTATCCCACAATTTTGATTCATCATACCATTGCTCATTAACTTTATATTGAATATTAGGAGAACAACATCCTTCATGATCAATATAATCTACTTTTATAGATACTTCCTGAACATATCCTTTCTTAATATAATTCTTGTAAATAAAATATACTAATTGTCCAGGAGTATAATTAAAACTTATACTATACATATTTATATTTTTTAAATTATATATAAATATAGATTTTTTCAAATAAAATTCAAAATAGATAGTAACTTAAATTACTATCTATTTACTGCTTGTATTTCAGATATACTATTTACAATCAATTCCGGTTTACCTATGAATTCTTTTAACGTCTTGCAATCTGTATATGACATTGCAGACCTTAAATAAGATATCATATTCTCAACCCATCCTGCTAATGTATATTTCACCGGCAACCATTTTGTAATTCCTTCGGCTGTTTTTGTCTTTTCACCAGATATAGATTTCTGACCATCTGCAGAAGCCATTCCAAAAAATTTAACATCTATCTGACCAATCATTTTTTGTTCTTTCAATTCGTTTAATTTATTATCATATTCAAGAACAGCTAATTTATATTCAGAACTATCTTTTGTGTATTTACCATTTTTAACATTATCTTCAGCATCCATTAATTTCCATTTCCAAGGCTTTATATTATTATTTATAAAGTCATCGGTATAATATCCTTTAACATATCCTTTCGTATCAACACTGAAATCTTTATATTGTTCAATTGTAAATCTTAATGGAAGTTTTGTGTTTAATGGTTTTATTGTCTTTTCACCAGCAGATTCAATACATTGTGCAAATAAACTACCTATCATTACATAATCTGCTCCTAATGCCAATGCTTTAATAACATGATCATAATTTCGTATTCCACCATCAGCTACTATCTTAGGAAAATCTTCAGAATTAAAAATTGGTTTATGATAACTAGGATGTGTATCATCTGTTTCGTTTAAAAGTTTATCTTTAATTTGCTTACATTCATTAATTAATGATGCTTGTGGATAATGGGCAGATGTATTACTGGTAGTTATACAGCCATGACCACCTCCGATGCCAACACGAATATAATCTACAGCTAAACCAGATTTTCCATTTTTTATGTTCTTATATCTAGCATTTCTACAAATCCATTCATATGTTTTAGGATTAGCAATATTACCTGTCATAATAGTTAATACATATTCATATTCTATAGCTAGTTCTTTTGCATGAATACATTTTTCATATAATGACCTCATATGACCATTTGCAATATCAACTACTACAAAATAATGAGTTCTAAAATCTCCTTTTCTATCAATTGCATATTTAATAAACAACTCTTCAAATTCCTTTAAGGATAATGCAACCCAAGTCTGTTCATTCATAAATTTCTTACGGGTTTCAAAATCAATATTACGTGGCAATATTGGTATTATACCATTATCTAAAAATGTATCTAAATTATTATCGCTAACTACACTTGCCATAGGAGAAGCAAATATAGGTAGAAAATTATCTTTAACAAATGGGTTACATTCTGTTCTTGATGTAACTCTTGAAATAATTGACGGAACGATTGTTATATCGTTATATGAATAACCAATTTTTGATAATAACATACTTATTTAATTTAATTAATATTCAAAATCATCTTCGTAATCGGGCTGCATTGGTGGATTAGCTCTATGAATTTCATATATTCATAAAGCCAATCCAACAATAAAAAGCCCACCTATTAATGTTCGTATTTAATTTCTGTTTGCTTAATGTTATCAAAGAATCTTACTGTTTTCTTTTCATCTAAATCATTATCTCTATCAAATGCTCTTAATGCTTCAGATACAATCCAATAAGCAGTACGAACTGGAACATTCTGACCAATCTTTGGATATTCTCTCAAAAGATCACCTTGCAATTCATAATCAAATGGATGACCCATAAGATGTAAGCATTCACGAACAGAAAGTAATCTATCTTCATGTGGGTGCAATACTGATTGCATCATCTTAAACATAACAGCAGGTAACTTACCATCACGAGGAATATATGGAAGTGCATGATAGAATCCCATGTTCATTGATACCTTAAGCTTAACATGATTAAAGAACTTAGTCATTGTCTCCTTCTGTTTATCTGAAGCTGAACTCTTATTATTGATATAATCCATTACTTCATCAAATAACTTATGATTAATAATGTAATCAAAAATATTTGTTATGCAATTTCTCCAGTCTTTGCCAAACTTATCTTTAAGATATTCAATACAGAATAAGTTAACACAATTTACAATATTTATATCTAATGCTACTTGCTGTGTTGCATCTTTTGGTATACGACTAAAGTATTCATCATAATCTGTTTCTATACGTTCAAATTCCATCTTAGGAGCATAATCCTTTTTAAAGAATATAATGAATGTACGTTTACGTTTCTGGCAATTATCATGATATTGTGTATCAGTTCTATAATAAACAATTGAATAACCTGTTTCTTTTGCAAGGTTCTCTAAGTTAACTCTAATACTATCTCCGCGTGACCCCATAAAAGTTGGAGCATTTTCAAAGATATAAATATTTGGCTTAATAACATTCAATGCATATTTAGATATCCAAACCATATTACAGTTTCTTGCATCCTTTGCTTCTTGTGAACCTCTTGTTGCAGTAGATAATCCTGAACATACTGGAACTGCTACGCATAAATCCATATTTGAATAATCCAATTCTTTATCAGGATTTAATGTCCAAACGTCATGATTCATAATTTCAGGATTCATATCATTATCATTCTGAAATGGCTTACGATTCAAAACTTTATATTCAGGACGACGATTGACTTTATTTAAATAAGTCATAAGATGATATTCATTACCACCACCTACTAATGTGTCTGTCTTTTTATTATAAATAGGATCACCAAATCCTGGGTATGTCAATATGAATTCAGCTTTGCAACCAACTGCTTTTTCTGTACCTAAATACATTCCACCAGTCAACGGCTGAATTGCACACCATTTAATATTTTTCTTCATATGTATTTGTATATATTTAGATTTTTATAATAAAATAGTATAAATGTAAAAAATATTAAATGTAAAAATATTTATATATATTTGAAAATTTTAAAAAAGACATTTAGAAGCCGTCTAAGATCATGAAATATTAATTTTATAAAACTATATTATAAAAATATTCAATGATTCTAGACGGCTTCTAAATAGCTAGTCGATGTAAATTTAATTTATTACTCTGGTTTAATTAATTCAATATGCTGTTCTTTATTATATTCATCTAAATTTATAAATTCAAAGTCAAAATTAGAATATTTGAATTCTATCTTAAATGATCCTGCTTGAGCAACAGGTTGAGTATAATCGAATGATAGCATATCCATAGAATTAATTAATGGATGATAAATCATTATTCTTGAATAAACAGACCCAATTTCATTAAGTATATCAATTGCGAAATAATCATGAATATCTGATGTTTTCGTATCTCTTGAAAATAAATACCAGAAATTTTCAAAAAGCATAAAATAATTTAAATAACCTAATGTATGTCTGAATTCAACATTTAACGTCCTATCAGTTAATGCTATTGGAGAAACTTCTGAACGATAATTATAATCTGTTGATGGAAACATAAATTCGTTTTCTTTCTGCCTGTTTTGATTAAATACAGGTTTATCTCCACGAGATGATTGCTGTTGCTGTATAGTTCCATTTGTGAATCCTAATACTTCTACACGTTGTATAGATTCATTAATGAAATCTAATGGAGTAAGAAAATAACTATGTTTTTCTTTAAGTATCTTAGAATATTTCTCTTCAATTTCATCAACTAAAAAATGTTTAGGAAACAATAATCTAAACGAATCGTGTCTACCTTTTAATGCTAACATTTACTATATAACAATTGTTTTTATTATTTTAATTCTATTCAAAGGAATTTTTTCATTTTTACCAGTAACATTATTATGTTTAATAATATCTTTATCTGTTTTCATAATAGTTTCTACTTCATCCTTTGTTAATGGCCTATTATTTATTTTTGAATCATTATAATATAAATTAAAACATTTCATAATTAATCAATTAATAATTTTATCCAGTCCATCCTTTCATATGATCACGCATCATTTGGTTAAATTCTTCAGCAGTAAGAGGTTTTTCAAAATATGATTCGTTTTTAGTTGGTTTAGAAATATTACTTACATCATTCTTATCTTTATTATTTACTGGAGTTTCTTCTGGAGACTCTAATTCAGGTGTGCTTCCTTCAGATGAACCACTTCCACTTTCAGTACCACCACTCGTTGAACCGACTGAAGGTTTTCCTAATTGTGATTCTTCAAGCTTACCAACTTTAACAATCATATTCTGTTTCATTATTTCCTTAACTTTATGAACAGATTCTTCAATAAGTTTCTTACGTCTATTTTGTAATTCATGAGCATTCTTAATAACTCTTTCAGCATGATTCAATTGATTAACCAATTCTAATAATACCATTGTAACTTTATTAGCCAATACATCAACTAAATCATCCATATTACCAAGTTTACTTGCCAACTTATTTAATGATTCTGTTAAGCTATTCATTGATGAAAGTTTATTGATATCTAATGAATTAATAGCTTCAACAAAACTTTTAACATCAGCTACATATTCTTTAAATGCAGCAATGTTTTCTATTTTTGATGTTGTAGAATATAATTTAATAATTCCTTTTTCAAGTAAATCAAGATATGTTACAGAATCAGAATCAAAATCATTTACACATTTAACTAATGTATCTAATATATCTGTATATGAACTAAATAAATCAAACAGATCATCTTTATTTTCTACTTTAACTTCATTTACTGCTTTATCAATTAAACTAATTACACCAAATAAGTTTTGAAGTTTAGATCCAAATGAAGCATCATATATAATTGCAAGATTTTCATTATTCTTTATTATGATTTCTCCAATTGATGATATCTTATTAATTACACCAACAACAGCTTCAACGAGTTTTCCAATATTTTCTGTAGCTTTAGTGACATCTTCCATGTTTTCATTTATATAATCACCAACAGATTGTGTACCACAAAATAATGATTTTGTCCAACCCCATAATCCTTTTCTTGCTTCACCTTTAGGAGCCATGAATAATCTCATGATTGCTAATGTATCACCAAGTAATCCTGCTATTTTTTCTTTAACGCTTTCTAAATTGATTTCTTCCAAATTCAAATCTTTAAACTTGGTCATAATATCAACCATTTTATCAATAGCATTAGCCATTCCTTCCATAGCTTTAGCTGCAACTATAGCAGGAGAATCAGTTATCATACCATCACTGAATATATCTTTATTAGCAGGATCTTTAACGACATCTGTTATAGATTCACCTAAAGCAGTAAGAACAGCTTTAATCTTTTCTTTTGCAGATACAATATCACCATCCCCTACAATATTATAATCAACAATTTTTCCTTCTTTATCATATATTGGAAATCTTCCTGATGCATAACAACTAACTGCTTGTGCAGTAGTACTTAATACATCACCCATTAATTTCATTGCTTTAGCAGCATTAACTGCTGGTGAATCTGTAAAAATACCTTCGCCAAATAAATCTGGACGATCTTTAGTAACTTCAACTATAGCATTACCTATTGCGACTAATACATCTTTAATATTCTTTGCAGCTTTTGTAAAATCACCATCTCCTAAAGCCATGTATTCAATAGGATTACCATCTTTATCATATTTAGATACAATTTTAAGATCTGCCCATTCCTTAATTCCTTGTGCTATTGAAGTAAGCATTGGACCAGTGTATTTCATTGCTTTAACAACTCTTGCAAATGGTGTATCTAATAATCCTAATCCAGTTGGATCATCAAATATTCCTTTTCCTTGTGCAGCATCATATGTTTCAACAATAGCTGTACCTAATGCAAGTAACACAGCTTTAATATTATTTGCAGCTTGTGTAAAATCACTTGAACCTAATGAAAGATATGCTGTTGGATTTCCTTTTGAATCATATTGTGAAACGATCTTTAAATCAGCCCAGTCTTTAAGTGCTTTACCAATTTCACTAAGCATAATTGCAGTTTCTTTAAATACTTTAGAACATATAGCAATTTTAGCAGATTTCTTTAAACTGAATGATTCAATTATTGCATCTTGTACTGAAGCAATAACTCCTATTGCTGCAACCATATCTGTTTCAACTTTCTTAACATCAGGTATGCCTTGCATAACTTTATAGATATGATCTATAACACCGATAGTAACATCAGTAACTTCAGCTATTGACCAAATAATACCTAAACCAGCAGCCAAACCCGCAGCACCTATACCGAATGTTTCTGCAGTAAGAGCCAATCCTAAACCAATAGCACCAGCACCTATAGCTATAATAACTGCATACATTGATGCAACTCCTTTTACTAACGATTTAATCAGAGTCCATTTATCTACACCATTAAATGTTTCTAATAATGTATTAATAACTTTTATACCTGCGTATGTAACTAATAATACACCCCCTATAGCTGCCAAACCAGTCCAAATATTTTTTGAATTTTTAGCTGCCATTTGAGCTAACTGTATTGTAAGGTATGTATATGCTAATAATCCTGCGCCAAATAATAATGCATATATTAATATATCAGGATCTTTTGCAATAGTCATACCAGCATATAAAAGTACACCTCCACCAACAATTGTTAATAATGCAACTGCTATAGCACCAATTATAGCCTGTGGTGCATCTTTAGATGCTTTCTTATAAACATATACAATTGCAAATGTAAATGCTGTTAAAACAACTGCAAATAATATTAAATTTAAATAATCTTCAGGTTTTAATAATTTAGCACCTAATAATAATACAGCTGCAGAAACTAAAACAAGTATAGCCAATTCTCCAGCACCCTTAAATGCATTTTTACTATTTTTACTTAAGAATATAAATGGTAATGTTACACCAACAATAAATAATGATAACATTATTGTAAATCCAAGTAAATCTTTAAGTGGAATAAAATGATATGCAATTGAACCAAGTAACATTATTAATGCACTGCCTGCAACAATTATCAAAAATTCTTCAGATGAACGTTTAATACTTTTTAATCCTTTTGATACGGCCCATAATATCATACTAACTCCAAATATGAAGAAACTTAAATTAAATATAAATCCCGTCAAATCTTTAAGTGGAATGAAATGATATGCAATGGCGCCAAATAATAAAATTAACGCAGATCCCACAACGATAATCATTGCATGTTCAGCACCAGATCTAATCTTACTAAATCCTTTTCCTACTAACAAAAATACTGCACCTATAGCAAATAAGAAAGTACCTAATGTAATAGTAAATTTCAATAAATCGTTAGGATCAATAAAATTAATAATTAATGAACCTAATATCATTATTAAACCTGCACCAGCAACTAATGTTAAACAATCTTTAGCTCCTTCTAATTCACTTTTAATTCCTTTAGCAAATAACCTAAATGCAAATAATATAGAACCTACAAAAAATGTTAATGAAACAGTAAATAATATTAAATCTGCAATTTTTACTTTTGACATTAATAAAGCGCCAAAAATCATTATTGCACCAGAAGCAGCAATTATCATCATAAATGATTTAATGAAATCTTTAGCTTTTTCAACATCAGAATTTTTAACTTCTTTAATCTTATCAACAATTTTTATCATCTTATCAACTGCATTTTCCATAGCATTCATACCAGCTTCAGTTAATTTTGATGATATTGATATTTTGGTTAATTTACTTAATGATTTAAATGCACTAATTAATGTATCTATATTTTCAAGATCCTTTTTATCTAATTTTACTAATTTAGTTATATTCTTTCCAATGTCATGATTTGTTGTAAATATTTCAACAAATAATTTAAGATCATTATCTATATATTCCTTTATAGATTCATAATCAATATTCTGTATGTTCTTAGCTAATATCTTATCAATTGCAACAATTTTATTGATAATTGTAAGCTCATCAATTAAAGCCTGAAAATTTTCTAATTCATGCTTAAAATCCATTTTATCCAATTGAATTTCAATTTCAGATAACCCAGTTACAATATCATTTATAAAACTATCTTTTATTGTTCCAAATTCTGTTGTACCATCAATTGTACGAATATACTTAAGTATATCATCTAATATTGTCAATTCCTGTTTAAAGAATTCATATTTTGCTAGAATCTTTGTAAAATCTTTTATACTAATTTGTGAATCAATTAATTTTAATCCATAAAATATTTCAGGTAAATCTTCAGAAAATATATCTAACTTAACAGAAGATATACTTGGTAAATTTATAATTATATCAACAATTTTAACTACTTCAGATTCTAATAATCCTTTTAATGCAGATAGTTTAATTGAACTTAATATTAAACTTTTAAAAGATGGTATTTGGTCGAATATTGTTTTTAATGATTCAAATACAAAATTAATGTTTTTAATTGTTTCAAAACTGTCATTAACATCTATGTTGCCAATAGATTTTAATAATTTTTTAATAGAATCTATTACTTCATCATTAATGTATTCTATTGAATATATAATGTTATCTATTTCCTTATCATCTATTTTAGCAATTTCTAAAAATGTATCTAATATACTTTTAATATTTTGTGAAGAACCTAATATTGAATCTGTATTTTTTGTTATTTCATTTGTTGATACATATAAGTTTATTATAAGTGATTTTATTTTTTCTAATAATTCATTTTGTATAAAATCAAGATTATCAATTAATCTTGTTTTTTTCTTAAATTTCAAATCACTAATTTCAACAATCAATTTAAATATTTCTCCAAGGTTTTCAACTGATTTAACTGTATCGTTACTTAATGCACTTACTGTTTTTATATTATCAAATACAGCAGGTAACTCCTTAAGAATATAATTATTAATGAATTGCAAATTACTTGCCATTCTTTTACGTTGGAAAAAACCAATGCTACTTACTGTAACGATAGCTTTAAATAAATCATCTAATGCTTCTAATGATTTTTGCACTTCATTAGGTATTTTAGAAAATTTACTTATATTTTTAATGATTATACTAATAGGTCCTCTGTCATCAGTTAAAAAAGCTAACTTATATAAAGAATCTGTTTTAATTTCACTAATATTTAATATTGAAACAATAGCATTAATAGCATAAGAAATATTTTTTATACTTTCATTAATTTTAACAGATCCTGCTAATTCATTAATTTTTTTAAAAAGAGATTGAAATGATTTTCCTTTATCATTACTTACAATATCATATAATGTCTTAATCTTTTCATTAAGTGAACTAGAATCTAATTTTTCAATTTTGATTAAATCATTAATGGCATTTAAGAAATTAGTTAATGGATCTGTACCATTATATCGCTCTAATACTTCAGAAAACTTAGTTAAATCTTTAACAATATTACCTCCTTTTATTTCTATATCAAGTGTACTTTGTGAAGAATTATTAATTAGATTATCTGAAAGAATTTGTTTAATGTCAGCAACATCAGTTTTAATATTTGGTAAAACATCTTCTATTTTTTCTTTAATATTATTAAGAGATGTTCCAGAACTTTCTACTAAACTATATAAAGATACACCGGTATTTTGAAATAAATTTTGGAGACCACCTTCATCTCTTTTAAATGTTCCAAAAAGCGCAGTTCCAACACCCTGAAGTAATAATTGCATTAAATCAATTTCTTCAGTTTTATTATTTGGCATTTTTACCTTAATTGTTTTGCCTAATGATTTAGTATTATTATCAATATTTTCTAAATGTTTTTTTACTGTTAATTCTGGTTCTGGCATTTAAATTCAAATCATATATTATAAATAAAAATAAATAAAGATATTGAATTTGAAGTATATAAAACAACAAAAAGCAGATCATTAATGATCTGCTTTATTTATAAATAATAATTAACAATTAATGTACAGCAGTTACAATAGCAACTCTACCAGTTGTAAGACCAAATGCTACACCCTTACCTACAGCAGAATTAATCTTGCATCCACGTTTCTCAAGATATTCCTTTACTGCATCAGCACGACGTTGTGAAAGTGCAATATTATATTCTGTACCACCTTCATTAGAAGCAAATGCTACGATATCATAAATTCCATTTTCACCAAGCTTATTAAGTTCGTCTTTAGCACGATCATCAAGTTCAGAACTGTCATATGCAAAAAATACATATGTATCTGTTTGCTGTGTCACAGGAGTTTCAATAGCAACAGTCTTTTCAATTACCTTAGGTTCACGACTCTCACATTCTGAAAGTGCGCCATTCAAACGACTAATTTCATCTAACATTGCACCAACATCATATGTCTTAAAATGATGTGTTCCATTACTTGTCTTGAAATGATAAATATATGAAATATTAACTGCAAGCTGTGATCCATGTTTATCAAACTTAATATCACCAAATTTGTTAAGATTCCAATATACTGCAGGTGTAATTACAATTGAATGAGCTTTCTTCTTTCCAAGATTAAATGCAAGATCCAATCCAGTCTTTGCAGTAAGGAAATTGTTTGATGTATTCCATGTATACATCCAACCAAGACCAGTTACTGTACTAATTTCAAATACACGTGGTGTTCCATTATATCCACCAAAAATATTTGATAAATTAAATACTAAATTACCCCCAACATTAGTTGCCTTAATAGCAGTTTTAATATCACTAAAATGATTATCATTTAAAAATGCAATACCTTCTGCTTGAATACCAAATACTGGAGTAAAATTCTTACCTACTTTAATACCTACATTAGTATTAAGTGGAAACATAGAATTAAAATCAAGAGGTGTTGAAACACCAGCAGTAACGCCAATATTAATATTATCTAACGCATTACTTTTCTCAGTTGCGATCTGAGCATTCGCTGTAAAGATCATCATAAATGCGATGACCAAAGTTAAAATAAATTTCTTCATTCTTTTATAAAAATTAAGTTAATATATTTTATGATATCGAATATATATCAATATCAATTATAAATAGTTAAAAAAAATTAATAATTCAATTTATTAAATAAAATTATGCTTCACCATCGTTAAAATGACTTCTATAAATATAAAATTGCTTTAATTGTTTTTTCAATTTATTATTTTCAGAATTTACTGTTTGCCACATATTATGATACTTAGTAAGATTATCTATTTTTTCACGTAGCTTTTTATTTACTTGTTTTGAAACGTTTGCTTCGTGAATTACATTATCATAATTCTTTTTAATATTATTTAATTCCTCTATTTTCTTTTTATATTCAAGCGCTTTATTTTCTTTAAGTGTAATTTCTTTCTTAAGCTTATCTATTTTTTCTTCATAATCTCTCTTATTAATCATTGAATTTGTAGCCATATTCATAAGAACAATTTTAACAGTAAATTCAAGATTCTCTATCCATTGTTTAACTTTACCAATATTGTCATATATCACCATATTACGATAATATATACAAACATATTTGAAAGTATTTTTTTCTTGTTGAATAATGACATCAATACGGTCAATATCACCTTTTAATGCAATATGATCTGAAATTCGTACTTGACGAATAGCATTAAGACTACAATATATTGAACCACCTGGGCATTCCTTTTGAAGTTTGCCACCAAGTGATTCAATATGCTTTATAATTATTCTTGCTTGTTCGCGAGCCTTACCTGTTAGTTTCATATCAACTTAATGCTGCTTCAAGAGTATGACATGTCTGTGATGGCATCCAATTAAACATAATAAGATTAAATCCAAAATCTTTTGCTCTATTGATCAAAACTCCAATAATATTGTCTCTTATTTCCCTTTCAGCTTTATTTGTTTTTACTAAATCAATCCATTTATCTCGTTCTTTGCTAAACTCATCTTTAACATCTTTTACAAAATACTTCATTTTATTTTCAGAAACAATTTCTCTAATTGTGCCTTGAATAATTGAATTAAAATGTAAAGATTTCGTTTTCATATTACGAGCAAATATGCTTCTTTCAATAATACAAGTATATCCAATTGAATATGAAAGCATCTGCTCATCATAACAAGTTACTAATCCTAAAAATGTCTTATTTATCTTTATCATAATTATCTTTTTTTAAATTCATCGAAACATCCATTATTCCAAAATACTAATTCACAATCAACCCATTTGTTTGTATCATAATCTTTATATCCTCTTTCAATAGAAGTACAGATATCATCATGATCATATTCAATCAGAATCATCTGTCCTTCTTTATTATAAAGAGGCGAAAAATCAATTATATAGTTAGGCATTGCAAATTCTCCGTCTTTCTGCTTATGATATGTCATACACAAGAAACAATACCCAGGATATTCTTTACAACGAATCAATCCACAGATGCCACCAAATGTTTCAAGTTTATCTTTATTCCAACTACATTTATAATAAGCCATATTAAGACCACCAATACGGCATCTTGTATACTCATCATCTTTTGAAATTAATTCAAGTTTGTACTTTGCTATATCATTCATAATTACATCCAATTATATTTGTTTACTGTATCTTTATCTTCACAATCATTATAGCTATTTTCCCAGTCCTTTTCATATTTTGAATCCTTATAGTCTTCTTCATCCATAAATACATATCGGTTCATTTGATTTGTTCGGCACATATATCCACTTAAATGAAAACCTTCCTCAAAAGTATGTTTCATCTGTCTAAATGTAAATACTGGCTTATCATTTTCAACAATATCTTTATAAATATCTGGAAATAATTTTTTAACTTCTTCTAATGTTGCATTACTGAATTTTGTATATTCATCAATTTCCATTGGATTACCTACCAAATTCTGATTCTGAGCCTGCTTCAATATTGCCCATTTAATATAAAAATCAAAATGATCATTAACAAAACTAGCTGATGAATGATGTTTCATATTATTTAATATTTAGTTTTGAAATACCAATCTGCTAAATCAAATGCATCGTACTCATTTTTTGAAGACCATTCAATAAATTCACTGTTATAGTCTCCTCCATTATGTTCTGAAATATCTTCAAAAATTTCTCCAGTTTCAAGATTCTTAATTGTAAGAACAATAATTGCCTGACCACCATCATCAGAAGTAACAGCAAGGAATAAACCAGTATCTTTGAAATCATCTCGTGAAACTTCAACAGGATTATAAGTATACACATTTCCGTTCTCATCAATATCATCAGGATCTACTGAACGGAATATATATTTCTTATTAACAACTTCATATTTTGGTGTTGCAATATCTTTTACAAAATTATAAAAAACATCTCCAATATTCAAATCATAATATGAATCTTCAATGTTTCTTAAACGAATTGTTTTACCTGTTTGAAATATCTTCATAATTTATTTATTTGATTACAAATATAATATAGTAAAGAAATAAAAAAATTAAATAATATATGAAATATTTTATTAAAAAAAAATAAAAGGGAGAATTAATCTCCCTTCATATATAAAACTTCTTTACCGTATGTTTCTGCTGTAAATTTCTCAACCTTACAGCCCTTTGAATTTTCCCAACCAGGACACATAAGTATTGCATCACATAATATAACTTGTTCAATATCTTTACCCATATAGTATGCAGTACGTTCAATTTCAAGATGATTACCTAATGCTTCATTATCAATATGATTAGAATCTATTGGAGATACCCATTCATATTTTCTATATTTTCTTTGAAGATATTCTTTAGCTTTATTATTTCTATCATAAACAGTATCTTCCTGAAATGCTATAGGTAATGATATATAAATTTTCTTTTTATTCATAATTATAATTATTACATAATGAAATTACATTAATGTTTAACATCTGTACTTCCAAATCCTGAGTCTCCTCTTTGAGAATTTTCCATTATCTTATTATATTCGTCTTCTTTAGAATTTTCATAAACAGTATGAATAATAGGAATAAGCATCATCTGAACTAATTTATCTCCGCAATAAACAATATTCTGTCCTTCTGTATATAAATCTTTTGTATAAGATTGTGAAAGGTGAACAAATCCTGCATAATCTTCATCGACCAAACATGCACGAACATCCCATCCTCTATTTCCACATCCTGACTTATTTACATATAATCCTGCAATTCCAAAACCTAATAATTCTAACATTTGACGTAAATTTTCAGTATTAGGTCCTTTATCATTCCATGCTGTTGGTAATGCTACTTTAATTCCTGAATTAATAAATAATGTATCGTTAAGTTTTAAAGCAACTCCAACTACTTTTTTCTTTCTATCATAAACTGCAAAATTATTTATAAAATATTTAACTGCAGAATAAATTGAACCAGTTTTTGCTGCTTCTAAATGCTTATCATATGTTGCTAAAAATAAATGAGTTAAATTAGCAGCTTGTTCTTTAACTTCATATTGCTTAATAAATTCTTGATAAATTGTGTTTATCTGTTCAGTAGATTTTCCGTAAGATTTTTCAAATGCTTTTAACGCAAGATTAATTTGTTCTTCTGTTTTCAAATTAGGAATATAATAATCAGATCCTGCTGATGTAAATGAATTTGTTGGTGTTATTCCAAATGCATTATAAATTTTCATTAATTATTTAATATCATATATTTATAAAACAAAATAGTTTACATATTGAATACTTTTCAAAATATGTAAACTATTTTTTTACAAGAACAAACCATTATTTAACGATTGTAGTTCTTAGGATTTTTTCCTTCAGCAATAATTTCCTGACGTGTCTTAATAAATTCAAGGTTCATATTTGCAAGATAATTCTCTACAATATTCTTAAATCTGCGATATGTAAACTTACCTCGAATTTCAATAACCATAATAGGATTTTCTATTGCATTAACCATTGCAATTTCGTATCCTAATTGCTTATTTATTTTTGTATCACAAGGATGCTGCTTAGACATTCCAACAAATAATACATACTTATTATTTTTGTTTGTCTTAATTGGACCTTTTTCTCTTGGCCAATATCCTTCTCCTTCAATACCTACTTTATATAAGTTACCAACAAATGCTACAGCCTGCAATGTTCCGTACTTATCATATTTTCTACCATTAATACTTACCTCCGTACATACATCCCTATTCTGGGTTGCTGTTGTATATTCGAAAGTGTTAACTAACTCTTTAAAACCAAAATTATTTGTATTAAATTCCATTTTTAAATTTTTTAGAGGTTATTATATTACAATTAATATAATGTTAAAATAGTTTAAAACATTTATATGTTCAATAAATTAATAAAAAGTTTTTACATTTTTATAATATCGTTCTTTACACATACTAATATCATCTTCTATAACAGGATCTTGAACAATATACTTATATGTAAAGCCTTCTACAGTTTTCATATCATATTGTTGTTCTTCAATTGCTGTTTCTATTTCATCATCAAAATATGTACACAAGAATTTTGATAATCCATCACTCCAAACAGTAAGATCAAATGATTCTACATAAAATTTATCTTCTAAATCTAAAAGTGTATCTTCATCTTCTATTGGTAGTGTATCAAATAAAAATGTACATAAAGCATCAATAGAAACAAATGCAAAATGGCTATTTCTATAATATGGAATACAATGATTCCATGGTTTCATATTCTTAAAAAGCTCATTAATATAAATTTCACCAGGTGATTCATTGTATGGATATGGTAATCCAAATACTAATTCTCCATCATATTCTTTGTGTTTTAATTTATAAACTTTCATATATCTTCGTTTTTATTATTTTCTATAGCTGGTGTACATTTTGTCCAAAATCCAAATAAATCTAATTGATCTTCCAATGTTAATTTAGATACATCATAAACATCATTTATTGAATGAATCTTAACGATTTCCCCATCACAATCAAATATATAGTAAAAGGCAACTCCATTTTTAAATTCAGAATCATATTCAACTTTAACAAATTTACCAACTTTCATTGGCATTGTATGCATAACTGAATAATGAACATACTGAACATTATGATCTGGGAATCTGTATAAATCTCCGACCTTTGGGTCAGGTCGATTATATATATCTTCCCAAAGATTTATTAAATATGGACTGTTAATGTTAATAAAATTATAAAATTCTTTATAGTCTTTTAATTTCATTATTAATTAAATTTAATGATTATATAAATAAATATAGATTACTACAAAAAATATTACAAACAAAGGGTAGCTTTAACTACCCTTTATTCTATAAATCATATTAAATTTTATTTTTCAATATTTGATTTTGGTTCTTTCTTATATGTTGCTTTATTATCTGCGCATTCTTTATTCAATTTTTCAACCTCTGCTTTAGCATCATCTTCAGAATCAAAATAATTTGTCATAGTACCGTCGCCCATATAAACAACGAATACTTGATTTTCGTTTTCTTTTTCTAAAACAAATTCTTCTAATGATTTCATATATGTCGTTCTATATATATTATCTTATGCTAATGTTTTCAAAATATCATCTAAATAACACCATCTATCTTCAGCTTTAAGTTTTTTCCTATTTCCTTTAAAACTAATTTCACCATCATTAAAATATTCACAAATTGCTACATTTTTATAAACATCTAAAGTATAATGATGACGTCTATTTATTTTTCCATCTAGGATAACAAATAACATTGTAATTTTATTATCTTTTCTAGATCCTGGTTCATTAAATTTTGATTCTTTTGGCAAATCATCTCCAGTATGCCAAATTATATTATCTAATGATTCATTAATTTTTGCTATTATATCTTTCATAATTTGATTTTAATATTTTTTTTATAATAAGTCTGAGTCATCACCTCTTGAAGAATCATCTTCATCTTCTTCAGGTTTGTCTTTATCTTTTTTATTTTCTTTATCATTATCTTTGTTTTTGTCTTTATCATCTGAATCTTTATCATCCTCATTGTCTTTATCATCTTCATCTTCTTTACGTTCTTTACGTTCACCATCTAATTTGAAGATAGAAGGATCATCTGTTTCTTTTGCTTCTAGCATATCAAGAACAGATTCAATAAGTTTCTTCACTTCATCAGGTAATTGTACAATAGAATCTTTTGCAAAATCTTGCACCCAGATTCCTTCATCACCCTTTCCAAAGATATGCATGATTGATCTTACATTTTCAGTAGTTTCACCACCAGGAAGAGTTTTAGTAAATTTCCAACGTAATGCTATTGCTTCTTTACCACTTTTAAACTTAATAGCAGCGAAATAATATTCACGAGGAAGACTTATTTGTTTAGATACCAATAATTCCAATTCTTTAGCAGCTTTAACTTTATCGTCAGACCCAATAAGTTCTAAAACTTTCTTTAATGTTATATCCTGCACTTCCTCTTCTTCATCTTCTTTAATTATTGAAGTCATTTCAAATTCACTAAGTAAAGATTCTTGTGCTTCTTGTGGGAATGATGCAGCGTACATCTTAATAGGATCTTGAGCTTGTTTCATATCATCTGGTGAAAAATAAACAATAAGATATCCACCGATATTGATCTTAGTTACTTTTGGAAGACCTTGTGATATTATATATGAATATAAACTTGATTGCTGATAATTAACATCATTATATAAACATGTATATAATAATTCATTAGTCTTCATATCATTAATGAATCTTGAACTAGTCAACTTAATTGAGCAACCATCTTCGCCTTCATCAGCAACTATACCGAGATGAACACAATATAAATTTCTAATGTTTGTCAATATATTCTGAATTGGTGTGTAATGATTAGTAACACCAGTCTTAATTAATGCATTACCTGGCTGTTGATTAGATGTAGCGCAAGCTTCATTTATTACATTACTTAATCTTTTCATTATATTAATGTTTTAATTTTATTTATCTTTATATTTTAAAAATAAAATTTAATATTCTTTTATTTAAAATTGTCTCCAGAAATGCCATATTTGTTGTAAGGTCGCTTTACTAAACTTACCTTCTGTATAGAATGCAGTTGGCAATAATCTTGCAGGAATATTATATGTAATTCCTCTAAGTACTGGTATATACATCTTAGTTCCAAATGCTATCTTTTGGTTTGTCTTTAATAAATGCTTTAGCATTGAATATGACATAATAGTATTTGGTTTTGAACTTGCTTCATTAAAATACTTTTCAAAATATGGTCTAAAATGAGTAAATACAAGTTCCATTATTTTTGCTCTTGTAAATGGTGGATAATAATGTAAGTTAAGCATGCACTCACGAATATTTCCATCATCTGTTCTAAATATTCCAAAACTTATACAGAATGGATAATTATCATAATATTCAAGTTCTTCCTTAAATTTTGGTTGAGCATAATTAAATAAAACAACTTGTCCTGGTAAGATATATTTCTTATCAGGTCTAAGATTTCTTAATATCTCTTTATATGCCAATTTAGAACGTATAGCAGTTGGCTTACGTGCTAATGGATGATTATTAATAGACTCATCTAGTCTAAAAGATTTAATTTCTTCATCAGTATAAATCTTTTTACTTAATTCTTTTAAATTAAATACATGACCTAATGTAGTTTGTTCTGGTTTATGTATAATTGGCATATATTCTTACTTATAAGTTATTATATTTTTTCGTATATATTACTTAAATCATAATCAAGATCATTTTCTCCTATCAAATAAATTACTTTTTTAATAAGTTCTAAATCATCTTTAATTATGTTTCTATTAATCTTAGGATATGTTTGTTTATCATCAAGACAATCATATAAATCACTCAATTGCTTAAGTTCATCTTCAGATAATTCTTTTTTGACTGTTTCAAAATTTTTAATGTCATCAATATCTCCTAAGTCACCTGTTATATATCCTATGCATTCTACTAATGAATTTCTTTCATCATCAGTTAATGTAAAATACTTTGATTTCTCAAAAATAAATCTACTTATGTTTTTCATATCTTAATCTTCAAATACATTGAAATTTTTTAATTTTACTTTACCTGCAACTCTATCTTCCACGTAAAGTTCAACAGTATATTTAGAATCCATGTATTCTCCATAGAATATCATTTTATCTTCATCTTGATTCTGATTATCAAAATCAAAACCTAACTTATACATAGCATCTATAATGTCATTAACTTTTGACATCTTAAATCCGTTTCTTATATTACCGAATTCTTTTAATGCTAAACCAACTTCTTCATGAAGGTCTTCATCTTGAGTTGATTCTAATATAAAATTTTTAATATCTTTCATATTAATAAATTTCTTTATTTAAATCTTTTAATGTTTTTTCTATAAAATCCATACATCTTTTTTGAAATTTTGGATCTTCATTAGGATATTTTTCCATACCTTCTTTAACCCCTTCAATAAAATGAGTAAGAACATTTCCACAAAATTCAGAACCCCATTCACTTATCCAAGTTCTCCCATAATTTTTAATGCTATCAGAAGATGTACGAGATTCCTTTATTAAAGTATCTTTTAAGTCTTTCATTATTTATAAACATATTTTTTTAAATGCATCAATTAAATCCCATTGTTCACTAACATTAATTAAATAACTTTTTAATAGTTTTCATATTTATTATATTTTTTAATTCCTACATGCCAGCTTCCACAAACCTTGCAAATATATGATGTGTATTTATACATTTTATATGTTTTAATCCAATTATCTGCTTCTTCTTGTGAATTGAATTTTTTCTTAGGTTTCCATTCACCATTTTTTCTGGCGTAATGTTCTCTTTTAATTGTATGCTTATTGCAATCAGATCTTGGTTTTGTAATCAAAATTTATTAAAAATATATTTGGTATTCATTTATTTAACCTCTATATATTCTTATTTTAATTTAATATCCTATACAACAAGACATATCGTACATATCAAATGGATCTTGTACTGTTCCTGCAGCATGACAATTAAGTGTTCCAACCATAAATGGATCTTCTGCTCCCTTTACATAGATTTCAACTTTGTATTGTTTCCATTGTGACATACCATCTTTTGATTTACGATATCCGCCATTATCAGGAGAAATAGATACTTCATATTCATGTGGTGCATTTTTTATTGTCTTAAATGCATCTTCAATATCTTTTTTAACTAAACCAACACCTTCCCAAGCATCATCATGGTAAAATTTACCTGTTGTACCTGTCTTTTCAAGTTGTTTGTATATTGCATTTTGAACCTTTTTCTTTTCAGGTGCTTTAATTGATTGATCTAATACACCATCTGAATATGATTCATTAAGTATATCTTTTAAGTTTTTCATATTTACCAAATTCTTATAATTGTAGAATTATCAATTTCAGTTGTATCACCAATTTTCAAATCATCAAGTTCAGAATAAAGACCTTCTTCAACACCAACAAATTCTTCATATTCTTTTGAAGAATTTAGTGCTTGAATACCAAAGAAATCATCTGATGAATTTATATAAATAAATCCTTTTTTAAATTTCTTTTGTCCATCTTGAATATTGAATGTATGATATTCGCCAACCTTTCCTACTTCATTTTGAACTTCAGAAAAAAGGCGACAATATTTACCTTCGTTTATTAATGTTTTTATATCTTTCATAATTTAGATATTATTTTATTTGCTACTATTAATGGATTCAAATCTTGTATTAATTCAATATTATATTTATCACAAGTTAATTTTACATTATAATATCTATAAAATTTAGGAGTACAGAATACTACTATCTTTTTTGATTTTGCATATAATCCTAATTCAAGTAAACTTATAGGAGATTTTGAATCATCCAATAAAACCATAGCAATCATATCTGCTTTATCTAAATGATCCTGCTCCCATTTGATTTGTTTTACTAAATCATCTAATGTAGAATTAGAATTCCAATGTTCTCTACGTGGATTATAGATATCACAATCAAATCCAAGATTAATTAATTCAATAATTGTTTTATCTTGCCAATTTAATGAATCTCCATTATCAATTGTACCAGCTAAAAACACTGACTTATTTTTCGATTCTTGATTTTTTGTTTCAGGAGTTATGATTACCATTTAATTCTTTTGATCATCATTATATTTATAAGTTCCATTTCAATAGCATCAACAATCATTATAAGTTCATCATTTTCTTTTTCGTTTTTATAAAGATCTTCAAGAAGTTTTTTAGCAGCCTTACGCATATCAATTATATTATTCAAAACATCTTGTATTGAACCTTCATTATTCTTCCATTTGAAATATGAATCGAATGGCTTAAGCTTATCATTACTTTTCCATTCATCAATCATCTTCCTTTTAAATTCATCTTGCTTCTTAAAGAAATCGTCAACTTCATTTTCATTAATGTTTGATGCTTTAATATGATCACTTAATTGTTTCATATATTATAATATAGTTATTTTATAGTTTATATTTCCTTGGCCACCAACTTCTTTTTGAAGTCATTTTAGTACCCATGAACATATTGTTTTTTGATCTAACTTTAGGTATGAACCATGAAGAAAGATTCTGATATATTTGTTTATTGTTTTTAAATATATTATCTATTGCTCCAACATTTTCTACATTCCATTTTGATATATCTTGGTTAAAGATAGAATCTTCAAACATGCTTTCCATATTAACTACATCTTTAGTAATCCAATTTGATATATCTTCATTGAATTTCTTTGTATGAGCAAACATAAATCCCATGCCATGTGCAGACATAGTATTCCATTTTTTCAAACCATCACCTGTAAAGTTTTCACAATAACTAAACATACTTCCAAAATGTTTTACTTTACTTACGTTCCAATTTGATAAATCACTATTGAAATCTTTACAATATGAAAACATTCCTTGCATATCTGTTACTTTACTTACATCCCATTTTGAAAGATCATCATTAAAGTTAACACATTTTTGAAACATATAACGCATATTAACAATATTACTTACATCCCAATTTGATATTCCATTTCCTCCTTTAAATCCAGATTCACTAAACATTAATCCTGCATTTTCAAGACTATCCAATTTCCAATTTGAAAAATCAGTATTTTCACCAGTGAATTTTTGATCATTGTGAAACATCATATTCATATTCTTAACATTGCTAACATCCCAGTTTGATATGTTTCCATTGAATTCTGTTCTTGCAAATAAACTGCTCATATCAGTAATTTCTGATGTATCAATATCATTAAGGTTTGCTTCAACTCCACGTTTTTCAATTAATTTATTAACTAATTCTTTTAATTCTTCTTTATCTTGTGGATGATATTTTGATTTACTATTATCAACTTTTATATTCTTATTGATAATTAGTTTTTCGAACACAATATCTTTAAGATTTTTCATATTATAATATTATTCAAAAAATTTTTCTGTTACGATTATAAACTTTGCATTATTCTTATGAGCAAAATCATTAGCTGCTTTCCATTTGTCACAGTTCTTAATCCAAGATTCTTTAAGCCATCTTGAATCTGTTGCTCCTGGTTTAATAGTCTGACAATATGGTTTAATCTCAACTATTATCTTATTATTATCATTTGTTTCAATAACATAATCTGGATAATAGTCATGTTCTTTTTCATCTAATCTACAAGTGTATTTTATAGCAATAGGTTCTGAAGCCCATTTTTTAATCTTAGGATTATTCTCACAAAATTGTATAAATTGTAATTCTAACCCAGAACGATATATAATAGGCTCTCCTTTCACAGATCTAAATAATTTATGACATAAAGATTCTGGTACGTACCCTTGATGATATCTACTATTCTTCTTAGGTTTATTATTCTTTATTTTATTTTCGTATATCTTGCTCATATCAAATACACTACTTTAATTTAATAAAAATATAATTTTTTCTATATTATTTTATAGATATTTTTATTTTTATAAAAAATTACTACCAAGCGCGGTAGTATAGCAACTAGATTTTCAAGAGTCAAATGAAGTGATATTTGCACAGAAAGTTGTGTAAAGTTTTGGCTAAGTCGAGTTATGTAAAGGTGACAGATTTATATGATAAGGCGATAAACTTAAATGTAAAACAATAATTATGGAACAAACTAACAACAAGAGATTCAAGAGAATCAAAAAATTATTTAATTTAAAGAACTTAATTGTTCTTATAGTAGTACTAATGTTATTTTGGAGTACATTAGCTATTAATTCAAATGAACGCATTCATAAAATACCGGAAGTTGAAAACATAATAAGTATAGATACTGGTGTTATATCAAATGATGTTCTTAAAGATAGCTTGAAAGATGAAATGATTAATGAAGTTTCAAAGTATATAAAAACTAAAACTTCAAAATCGCATGAATTTATTCCAGCTTACTTAGTACATGCAGGTCTATCTAATAATATAGATATATGCTTTATAATGGCTCAAACAGAAATTGAGACATGTTATGGAACTATGGGTGCAGGTCATGAGTCTGCCCGTAAATCTATGTTTGGTATTATTAAAAGAAAATATCCAAATTATGAAGAAGCAATTAATCATTACTGTGAAGTATTGAAAAAATATTATCTTGTTAGAGGTAGAACTGAACAGCATCTTTTGACTAAATATGTAACTGCTAAAGGTGGAAGATATGCAGAAAATCCTGGATATGAAGCTTCATTAAGTGTAGCATATAATTCAATCAAAAGATCTACAAAAATTTATTCTTTACAACAAGAATACAATAAACTATAAAAATATACTATAAGTAGTAATTAATGAATACTTTGATAAGCATTCTTAAAAACTTTTGGAATAAGTTTAAAACTCATATTATTTATATATTAATTATATTGATATTATGTAGTTTTTTAACAACATCCATAAGTAAATGTTCAAGCGTCAAAAATGAATATAAGAATAACATAGAGGCCTTGAATGATACTATTAAGTATTATCAAGACAAAAATGGAAATTTAGTTGCTAAAAAGTTGGCGTTTGAATCTGACATTAAAACACTTAAAGTTTTAAATGAACAATTGTATAAAGAAATAGAAGACCTTAAAATAAAAGGTAATGTTGCTTCAATTGTTTATGTAACTGGTAAAGTTGAAAATCCTCCTAAAGATACTGTATATTTAATTAATCATGAAATCATATCTAAAGGATTTATTCGTGATTTTAATTTTAATGATAAGTATCGTACATTAGAAGGTAATGTCAAATATGATAATGATAGTTTAGGAATATTCATTAATAAAGACATCGTCAATTTTGATTATACAGTTGGTATGGATGAAAAAAATAATATCTATGTTAAGTCAACCAATCCGTATGTCAAATACAATGAAATTTCTGGATTTAAAATATCACAACCAAAGAAAACGCATTGGAGCTTAGGTCCTGCTATAAACTTTGGATATGATCCTATTCAGAATAAACCGTCATTCAATATAGGTGTTTCATTAAATTATGGCTTATTAAAATTCTAAAATAATGGGAAGATAATTTTTAGTTATCTTCCTATTTTTTATTTTTTTCATTAATATTTGTTTTATTTTTATTTAAAATAGAAGTATCTGTAAAAGACATTTGTCTTTTACGTCAGAAAGTATACTTTTTATAATTCTTATAAAAATATTAATAAAACAAATGAATAGTTTAAATAAAATTAATATATACGTTGGTACTGTAGGAAGCGCATATGTTGATAAAGAAACTGCTCGTAAACATGTTTTAGCTGCACAAAAGAATGTTCAAGACGTTCAACAAATTATTGTTGATGCTAACAATTTGTACACAAAATTAGATGCTGCTGAAACTAAAGCAATTAATGCGCAAACTGGTGCTATCAGTATTAAAAACACATTAATTCAAAAAATTAATGAGTATGAAGGACTTGATTCTGTTAAGTATAGAAAATTAGTTAACATTAAAGAAAGTCTTTGGGATAATGATTTTGATGGTATATATTCAAATGGTGGTAATACAGAAACCGCTTCTAAGAATATTCAAAATATTGCTAAACAGAAAGTTAATATTGGTAAAATCATTAATGATGCAGAAATCTTATTAGAAGATAATCAAAAACTTGTATTAACTAGAATACAAGAATTTAATGATGCTACAGAAGAATTCAATTCATATATTCCTGCTGATGAAATTGATTCTGATGATATTAACGATTTGAAAGAACAAGAATTAATTGATATGATTAATGAAGTTAATTCAAATATTAATGGTATTAATGAAACTTCTGATGCAATCAATAATACTACACAAGAAACTAATGATTTAATTGAACAAGTAATTTCTGGAAATGGATCACCAGTAGTTCCAATTACTGATGATACTCTTTATTGGTTTGCAGGTCAAACAAAACCAACTGTTAATTTCTTCAATTCAGCTGACTTTGTTATAACTGAAAATCAAGCTAATACTTGGCATGTATTTAAGACATATTCTGATAATAATGTTGAATTATTTATTGCTGGTGTTGATAGCATATTAAGTAAATCTACATGGTATGTAATTGTACCTGATAAGGGCTTAACTCCAGTTAAAGCTGATAAGGTAACTGTAGATAACAGATTCTCATTCATTATGGATGTAGTAGTTGATACAAAGACTTATAAGTTATATGAAGTAAATAATTCATTACCTACTGAAGATTCTACTTCTGGTGTATCATTATCTCGTCTTAATATTATTATGACAACTGGTGAAGCAACTATTGATCCTGTTACAGAATATAAATATTGGTACATTGGAACATCTCTTCCAACTGTTCCTTATAAGCCTGAAAATAATCTTGCACAAGATGAAGAAGATTTTGGATGGAGACGTATTGAAGGTGAATTATCATCACATAATGAAAACAATCCAATTTCATCTGATTCTATACCTGTTTCTGATACATTAAACCCTGTAGATTTTTATGTAATAATTCCAGATGGCTGTGCTATTAAAGATGCATTTACAGATATATCATTAACAGTATTTGATCGTATTGTTATAAACGGTTCACAATATGTTATTGTTAAGATGCGTGGATTAGAATTCGCATATACCATTTATTATAAAGGGGGTGAAGTAGAACCAACTGGCGAACCAACTGGAGAGCCAACTGGAGAGCCAACTGGAGAGCCAACTGGAGAAGAACCAACTGGCGAGCCAACTGGTGAACAACCAACTGGAGAAGAACCAACTGGAGAAGAACCAACTGGAGAAGAACCAACTGGAGAAGAACCTCAAACAGTAAATAATTATTGGTATATTGGCATAAATCAACCAACAGATGCAACAGTTATAGATGATGATTTAGCTCAAGAAGAATTGGGATTAGGTTGGCATTTCATACCAGGTGCATTAAATGAATATAGTAAAAATAATCCAATCTTCCCAGGAAGTTCAGATTATGCAGTTATTATAAATGAAGATTATGATGATATTGATTACTATCTTGCATTACCTGTAGGTGTAGGTATACATGGAGCATTCGCTGATCCTACTGATTATACATTAACTGGAACTATCGAATTAGATGGCGTTCAATATAATGTATATCATACAGTTGGAAGTGAATTTGGTTGGTTATTATACTAAAGCATAAATGTATCTGGTACCAAGTACCAGATACATTATAAATTGAAAATAAAAATATTTAATTAATATATGAGTACATTAATTCAAAATGGAATTGAATTTTCAAATTTGAATATGAGAGGCGCTTTACTTGTTCCAGGTAAAGTTACTACATCTTCAGCAGCTAAAACTGCTGCAGGAAAAGGTACACCTGCTATTGATGTTGTTAATATTGATTGGAACGGTGCTGTCGTTGAAGAAAATGTAACAATTAATACATCAGGTGAATTTATTGCATGGGTTAAAGGTAAATTGGAAAATATTAATCCTATAACTCTTGAACAAGTTAATGAAGCTATACAAAGAATCGTTGGTGCTGCTCCAGAAGCTTTAGATACACTTGAAGAAATTGCTAATAAATTAGCTGATGATGATGATGTTGTTGCAACTATTCTTAGAACTCTTGCAGAAAAAGCTACTGAAGCTGATTTGAATGAAGCAAAACAAATCACAGCATTAGCTATTGAAAATCTCAATAATAGATTTGGAAATTTAGGAAAGAAGACAATTATTGGTAACATAATTCCTGCTGTTTATTCATTTGATTCATATGATATAACAGGTGAAACACAATATGGTTCTGGTAAAGTTAAGGTTGTTGAAAAATTAGAAGGCCAAACAAAAGTTGAAGTTATTGAAAATTCTGTTGAAGGATTTGTAGGTAACCGTTATGTTGTTAATGCAACAGATCTTGCTGCTAATCAAGAATTAGAATTGTTTAATGAAGATGAAACTTCTGCAAATATTTTAGTTAAGAATATTGTTTTAGTTTCTGAAGAAACATATGAACAAAATCAAGTAGATAAAACTGTTGAAGAATTCGTTAATGATAAATTCAATACTTTAAAGAATGAATTGGACGAAACTCACGAAGCTGCTGCTGAAGCAATCGTTCAATTAAATGAAAAGATTGAAAATATGCAAACTAGTGCTGGTGCAACTGGTGCAACTGGTGCTACAGGTGCACAAGGTCCACAAGGAGAACAAGGTCCTAAGGGTGACACTGGTGAAGATGGTCCTAAGGGTGATACTGGTGAAGCTGGTCCTAAGGGTGATACTGGTGAAACTGGTGTTAATGGCAAATCTGCTTACGAACTTTATCGTGAAACTGTAGTTGAACAAGAAGCACAGCCTGCAATTTATGCATTTGAATCTTGGAACAATTCTAATAAAGAAGTTAAATATGGTGAAGGTCAAGCTAAGGTAATTGAAATGCGCGCAGGTGGTGCAACTATTGAAGTAATTTCAAATAATTCAACAGATCCTAATGCTGCTGATTTCGTTGGCCAACAATTTAACATTGCTACTGCTTTAGCAACAAATGATCCAATTCAATTATATACATTAGAAAATAATCCTGTAGATATTTGGGTAACCGTTGAATTAGTAAGTGAAGCTCAAGAAGCTGTAGTTGCAATGACTGAAGCTGAATGGCTTGCTTCTCTTAAAGGTGATACAGGTGCTCAAGGTCCTAAGGGTGATACAGGTACATTTGATGCTTCTGAATTAGAAAATTACGCAACAAAGACATATGTAAGTGAAGCAATTGCTAATGCAATTGAAGGTGGTGAATATATTGGAGACAAAGGTGCAACTGGTGATAAAGGTCCAGATGGAGATAAAGGTTTAACTGGCGATAAAGGTCCAGATGGAGATAAAGGTTTAACTGGTGACAAAGGTGAAACTGGTGACAAAGGTCCAGACGGAGATAAAGGTCCAGATGGAGATAAAGGTTTAACAGGTGACAAAGGTCCAGATGGAGATAAAGGTTTAACAGGTGACAAAGGTCCAGATGGAGATAAAGGTTTGACTGGTGATCCTGGAGAAAAAGGTGAAACTGGAGATAAAGGTTTAACTGGTGACAAAGGTGAAACTGGAGATAAAGGTTTAACAGGTGACAAAGGTCCAGATGGAGATAAAGGTGAAACCGGAGATAAAGGTCCAATCGGAGAACCTGGCCCAATAGATCTTCAAGGCTATGCAACTGAAACTTATGTAAATGAAGCAATCGCAAATGTAATTGGAGGTGCTCCTGATACTTTAGATACATTGAAAGAAATTGCTGATATGTTAGATAATGATGCTACTGGTACAGCAGGTATTATTCAGCAATTAGCAAAGAAAGCAAATTCTGATGATGTATATTCTAAACAAGATGTAGATAATATCATTGGTGAATTTGACGATAAAGTTCCTGCTACTTATTATACTGCAGAAGAAGCTGCAGCATATAATACAGAACATGATTTATCTGCTGGTGATGAAGGTTATGTAGAAGAAGGTGATCTTAAGACTCCTGCAGTTCATTATAACAATGTAATTGAAATCATTACTGAAAATGAACGTACAACTGCTGCTACATTAAATAACATTAATGAAAGACTTAATGCTCTTCCAACTGGTGTTGGTGAAACTGGTGCTCAAGGTCCTAAGGGAGATACTGGTGAAACTGGTCCTAAAGGTGATACAGGTGCTCAAGGTCCTAAAGGTGATACCGGTGAAACAGGTCCTAAGGGAGACACTGGTTCAGTAGACACAGGCATTCTTGATAATTATGCAACAAAGACATATGTAAATGATATATTAAGTAATATCGAAGGCGGTTCAGGTGTTGTTGGCCCTCAAGGTGAACCAGGTAAGTCTGCATATGAAATTGCTGTTGAAAACGGATTTGAAGGTACACTTGAAGAATGGTTAAATTCACTTAAGGGCGGTACTGGAGATAAAGGCGAAACCGGAGATAAAGGTTTAACTGGTGATCCTGGAGAAAAAGGTTTAACTGGTGATCCTGGAGAAAAAGGTGAAACCGGAGATAAAGGTTTAACTGGTGATCCTGGAGAAAAAGGTGAAACCGGAGATAAAGGTGAAACTGGTGATCCTGGAGAAAAAGGTGAAACCGGAGATAAAGGTGAAACTGGTGATAAGGGTCCTACAGGAGATGCAGGTGCAACTGGTCCTACAGGTCCTAAGGGTGACACAGGCGATACTGGTGATACTGGTGCTGATGGTATTACTCCTCATATTGGAGAAAATGGTAATTGGTTTATAGGTGAAACTGATACTAATGTTAAAGCACAAGGTGAAGATGGCGCAGCTGGTGCAACTGGAGATACAGGTCCTAAGGGAGATACTGGTGAAACTGGTCCTGTAGGCCCAACTGGTCCAACAGGTACATTCGATGCTTCTGCATTAGAAGATTATGCAACCAAAACTGGTGTAAAAGAATTAATTGGTGATATGGGTAATAAATTCGAAGCTGTTGCTGAAAGTTATTCTGCAGTACCTACTGGTGAAACTTTAGCAGCTGGTGAAACTTATTACACATCTGATACTGGTGATGGTGAATTTGAAGCAACTGGCGGTGAAGTAGCTGATGGCTCTAATTACTTCGTACATGTTCCTGCTACTGCTGCAGTTCCTTATACAAATGTTATGGATGTTATCGTTGATAATGAAGAAGTTAATGCTGCTGCTCTTGCAGATCTTCAATCAAAATATGAAGCTCTTCTTGCTCGTATCGTTGCATTAGAAGGTGGTGAATAATTGATTATTCAAGTATTATATAAAAATGGAACGTACTTGGTACGTTCCATTTTAGTTTTTAAAACAAAAAAAGGAACTACTTGTGTAGTTCCTTAATTTATTGTATTTGTATTAATTATGCTGTTTCAACAGTTGCTGTAGAAGTTTTTGGATCACCTGCTTTCTTTGCTCCAGGTAATGCAGCATTGTAAGCATCTACTTCTTCATTTGTGTATTCAACTGCATCTTTAGCTTCAACTGCTTCTACTGCAGGAGTCTTAATCTTGTCTGCTTCATTTAATGCTTCAAAGTCTTCATCAGTTAATTCTGTTCCTTTAGCTGCATTATATTCATTAGCATCTTCATAAAGAACTGCATCTTTAGCTTCAACTGCTTCTACTGCAGGAGTCTTAATTGCACCATATTGTAAAGCACCATCAAGTGTTAAATTATATTCTGCAGCTTCTTCTGCTGTATAAGTTTGTACTTCAGGTTCTCCAGTTGGTGTATTTTGACCTGTAGGTTCAGCCTGTGAAGTTTGACCTTGTTCTCCTGATTCTTCAGAAGCTTCATCTTGTGTATTTGCTGCGCCTGCTGGTACATACCAATCGTTGGCTGCCATTTCTTCATCATATCTTGTAAGACCAGTAGCTGCAGTAAACTTTTCTTCAGTTGTCATTTCAGAAGTATCTACTCCCATGATTTCGAGTCTTTCATCAATTCTACTCATTTTATATAACGTTATATTTTTATATACTTTACTTTCCTCTATAATATATTTAATAATAACAATTTATATCATAATTAAAACATTATTGATAATTGATGAGCATTTGATGCATTAACTTTTGGTATATCCATTACTTCCAAGAATCTATTAATAGGATCAATAATTGTCTTTTCCCATTGTGTTATCTTATCAATTTTAGGAGCCCACTCAGGAAGTTCACCAGATGGGAAGCCAAAGTATCCTTCTTGTTTTTCATTAATTCTTATATTATAATATTTGATCTTACCAGAGTATTGAATCTTATTATCTTCATTATTCTTATGAGCTAAATAATTATATCTTGCTATAGCTTGTACAGATACAGGACATTGTTTACCTAACAATAATGATTCTTTATCATCTATTACATATTTCTTATAATCACCAATACCTACAGATTGTGATATGTCTTCAATCGGTGCTTTATAGAATTCCCTTCTGAATCCTGCAAGTTTTTCATTAAATGCTAAAATATATTCGTTACGATTTTCTTCGTGATATTCAAACATCAAACTATTCATCAATTTCTTCAATACAGTTCTACATAGTTTTGGTGTTGTAGATTTAATAATTTCAATACCTGTGCCCGATACCTTTGGTTCATCATAATACTTTCCTTTTACATATGCATATCCTTTAAGATACTTCTTTTTCTTAATACAAATCTGTGCATAAGAAATTGTTTCCAATTCAAACTCATGTACGTTCTTTCCATATCTTGGATTATACATTTCTTCGCACCACTTATTATTAAGCTTATCTTGAAACTTCTTACAATAGTTCAAAATCCAGTCAACCTTCTTTCTATCTGTATCATATTTCTTTTGATATTCTGGTGTCATACACTTGAAGAAATTACCAAATGTTACATATACAGAATCAGTATCCGAATAGCAAGATATAGTCTGTTTTCTAAACCAATCATGTTTACTTTCATCAAGTTCAAATTCAAACTGTTGCCAAATATCTTTTCTATTCCAAATACCTTCATGGAACCATTCTTCAAGATTATGCCACATTGTCTTTGTAAGATGACGGCATTCTCCAGTGATATCTGCTGCAAGTGATGCATTAAAGAAATAGAAGAATTGATTAGCACATGCTCCATATAAGCCATTCATCAAAACTTTATGTGCAAGCTCAAGCAATGAATATTCATGTCGCAAGTCTTCAACTTCAACTCTAAATTTCTTAAGTTCATCTTCAGACATTGTAAACAGATCTTCATGAGTCTTATTGAACTTTTCTTTAAGCAAATCAACAATATCTTGATGGAATTCAATATGATCATTTGAATGATTCAATATATTATCAATTTCAACAAGTGCTTCAGCTTCAATTCTTTGGCCTGTATATTTATATTTGTCACGTAATACTTTAAGGTTAGCTTGTATACGACGGAATGCATAGTCCTTATCATTCTTATATACATTACCCATTACAGTAACAAAATAATTTGGATCTTTCCTAAATCTTTCAAGATCTGCTTCAGTCCATTTAAGAGTTGTATATCTTCCAAAACTATCAGGACCAACTCTATTCTCATAGAAGTTCTCAAATGATAGATTACAAGTTCTTACCTGTGATGGATAAAGTGATGCGAAATCAAAACATACTGTAAATTCATATCGACCTGGCACACAACCACAGAATGCTCCTTCATACGGTATCTTTACTCTTTCAATAGCATCGTAATCCCAAACAACCTTCTGTCCTTGATTATAGAATTCTTCGAACACATTTGCTGTACCTAATGCTACCTGTCCAAATGCAGCTAATAAAGGTACCAAAGTAACTGATGATACAGCACAAGGTGATTCTAAAGATTTTAATTTATAATGAATCAACATTGTGATAAGACTATCGACAGCATTATAGAAATAATACCATTCTGGGTCCTTTTCATAAAGATCTTGCAATGATCCTTCATATTTAATCTTATGAGCTTTAACTGCAGCATTACCTACCCAATCCAAAGAATATGATTCATAAGGTCTTAATATATAATCATAATCTTTAACAATCTGCATATAGTCCAATATGATTGAATGGCATGGACCTGGACATCTTTTCTTAAGTCCACCTACTTCTTCCCAACTATATTGTTTAATTTCTCCAGTTGGTGAAGACTTACGAATCATATTAAATGCTACATTCTTTCCAAATAATCTATTAATACGATTAACAAGATATAACCAGTCAAATCCATAACTGTTCCATCCTGCAAGACAAGCAATTTTTGGAATAATTACAGTAAAGAAATGAGTAAGCATAGCTTCCTCAGTCTCAAAATATTGATATAATACTTTTGGTTGTTTTCCATTTGAATTTACAAAATCTTTTGCAAATTCATTTTCATTAACCCAATCCAAATAACGTTTTCTAAATAATGCTATTTGATCTTCATTGAGTCTGTGTAGTCCATATACAATACAACTAAGATCTGGACCTACTAAAGATATAGCTGTAACTTTATGTTCCGCTTTATCAGGATCAGGGAACTCTCCTTTAACAAATTCTGTTTCAATATCGAACGTATATAATTTTGGAAAATATTGAGCATGCATTTCAGTATTTAAATCTTTTGGAAGCTCATACATAAATTCCAAAATATCAAATTCGTTTGGTGTATAATTTAAAGTATCTTTAAATACTTTATTACATCTACGACCATTCCAAGTTTCAAATTCTCCTTGTGCATCATATTCATATGACTTAATGTGATGTAAATGCTTTGTGAAAAATTTTCTATTTCCTAATTTATCTATATACGAAATAGTCAACTTTTGATCTCTTTTATTCCATGTTCTATCTAATATCATAAAAGTTAATAAAATATATTTATGTAAATCTCTTAACGAGATATGGGATCAACTCCCATTTTAGTTTCTTGTAATTATAATATAGAAAAAGGCACAGATTAATTAATCCGTACCTTTAAATATAGTTTAATAAAAATTATTGTTTATTGTTTCATATATATAATTTCACCAAGTGTTAAAAGATTACCATCAATTGACCATGAAATTCTATCAATTTCTTTTCCATTTTTGAAAATAATCATTTCATTATTATTTAATACATAATAAAATTCTTCTTCATAATAATCTCCATAACTGAAACAAATCCATTTAATATGATTACCATTAATGATAATTGACATTCGTTCGTATTGAGATGCATTTACCTGATTATACATGCCATTTGGAATATAATATGCATTTGTATAATTATAACGAAACAACTTTGGAGCCCATTCTTCAATATGATATCCTAAATATGTTAATTTGATTTTATCATTTCTATTAATTCGTAAATATTTTGTTGGTTCACTATCTAAACAAGTTAAAACAATTCCACCATATAATGCATCAGCTCTAAATACAAATTTATATACATATCCTAAATTATCATCTTTATGATAAACATACAATGTAAGAATATCTTTATTAAGTTCATATTTACAAATTTGATAACGAAGTTGCCCAGCATAAAATTCTCCAATATCATTTGTATAATTATTTGAACCACTCCACCATATATTACCATATTCTGTTGGATTCTTAAATAATACGAATGCTTCGTTTTTGTTAATATTTGAATTATCTAAAACTCCGCTAACTTCGAACACACCAAGCACATTAGGACTTACTGAATTATCATAACGGTTTTCAGTTTCATCCTTTGAACATGAACACAATGCAAAAATTGCAACAAAAATAAAAATCAGTTTCCTCATAAAATTTATTGTTTAATTAATAAAACTTATTTTAATTTAACTTTATAATCATTACAAGTAGTAGCCTTATATTTCTTAAGTGTATTATCAAATTCCTTATAAGAAGTTTTCCGTCCAAGAAGAGACTTACCTGAACTTCTATGATTTGCTAAAGCTTCATTATCAAAAGTAAAGAACTTAACAGATTTAGGAGTACCAATGTAAGGATTCCAATTAACTATATTAATTGCTTTTTGTAATTCTTTTACTTTATAGATATCTGTCTTAAACCACCAAATTCCTTCAGTACCGTAGATTGCACAGATAAGAGCAACATTCTTTTTGAATGCAATTACTTTACGAGCTTTTTCTGAAAGAGTAGAAGCTTTTTCTTCTTCCTTAGTAACATGATTGTCTACCTTATGAATTCCGTATGCATTAATTCTACGGCATTCCTTCATAAACCAAAATCCATGTGCATTATATTTATGACCTGAAACTGGTTTGTGATTCTGTACAAAATGCTCAGGATTAAATGTATAATCTGCAATATGAATCATTTCATGAAGAAGGGTTGACATCTTAACTTCCTCAGGAGAATCAAAATAGTTAGAAATTGCAATGTACTCAGGATTAACTTTATTGTTTGGGTAGTCATATCTAAAAGATGCATACCCCCACATTCTCTTAGTATGATTAACCTTGAACTCAATCATTGGAAGTTCTCCGTTCCAATATTTGTTATTGAACTCAATGTAATGTTCCTTAATCCAATTAATTGTAACTATCATATATTTTATTTTTATATATACAATATAGTTCATTTATTGAAAAATTCAAATATTATATAAAAATATATAGCTATAATTATGCAAATTTTAAAATCTGATTTATTATGGGCTCAATTAATGAAGCAATTCGATATAGCTAAAAATGAAGTAATTGAAATATCAAATTCTGAATATGACGATATATCTCAGCATTTATCACCACAAGAAACTGTAGCAAATGGTCCTGCTCCTAAGTTACTTAAATGTATTAATTATAAAGAAACAATTACATTTAAGAATATTAATTCTACTATTTTAAAATCATGTATATTTTTAATTTATGATGATAATTCTTATGAAGACGTTACTACAAAATGCAATTATAAATTATCTGAAGAAAATGGAACATTAGAAAGAAATAACATTTTCGCAAATAATGAAGTAGAATTAATTTATAAACCTAATGCATTTAATAATGAAGCAATAACAATTGAAGCAGAATATAAAAATTTAAAATGTAATGTTATAACTTATGTTATGAGAAAAGGAGATTTCTGGTATGTAGGTACTAATATGCCTGATGAAAATAATATAGAAATAGTTAACTATCATTCATCAGAAAGTGGTTGGAGAAAATTAGAAATGTCATTAGCAAGTTATGATGGTGATACTCCTATTTATGAAGATACAGATGGAATTGAAATATCTGAATCATTAAGTCCTGTTGATTATTATCTATTATTACCTGAAGAATGCTATATTAAAGATGCATTTGGGAGAATAGAATCTGGAACATTTGTTAAATCTGTAATAATTCAAAATAAGTTATATAATTTATATAAACGAAATGGATTAGAATATTCATTCCCAATATATAGAGAAGCTGATTAAATAAAAAGAGGTACCTTAAGGTACCTCTTTATTGTTTATGCTAATGCAAATACAGGTCTAACGAAACATTTAAGTAATTGTCCTTTCTTATTATATGCGAAAGGTTCTTTACCTTCTTGGATTTCAAATTCTGAAATCTTAACTTTAACAGAATCACCAGGTTTGAAATCTAACAAATCTGAAGCATCGATAGGCATAAGACCAGTGATATATTTATCATCCAATTCAATAAAGATACCTGTCTTATTATTAGAATTGATAATACCTGTTACAGTTCCATCATAAATTTCTGATTCATATGTAACATTATCATTAGACTTAGCAAGAAGCCATCTATTATAAATGTCATGAATATTATTCATACCAAGAATCTGAAGTACTTTCTTTCGAGATCCAACCAATGAATTCTCAATTAATCCTGTCTTAAAGTCACGTCTGAATTCTACGAACTTTTGTGGAATAATTACAACATCCTTGCCAATCCATTTATCAAAGTCACGTTCAATATTCAATACAATATGTGAACCTGGAATAAATACAGAATGAGTATAATTCTTACCAGTCAATTGGCAGATAGGTGTAATATCAGTATGGCACAAATATCCACCCTTCACAAGAGAATCAATATGAACATTAATTCCCTGTTCATGCTGAATAGCTTTATTAATAGTATTAGTCCAATACTTATAATATGCAGTAATTACTGACACAATATACTTATTGTCCTTATGTTCACGGACTTCAAATAATAGTTTGTTTCCATGTGAAAGCAAGAATGAATTGATTTCTGTTGCACAATCATTGAAATTCTCCTTTGATATAATCTCATCCTTTACACCGGGAAGTTCAAAAACAATACCATTCTTATCAAAGGACTTAACATAACCTGAATAAATTTGTCCTAATTCAATTGTTACAACAGTATTAATGTTCTTATTTTGTTTAGTTTCTTGAGAAACTTCTTCTCCATAGAATATTGCAAATGATTTAGCTAAAGGCATATTACCGTAAGCTTTCTTCATGTAATTAATACGCTCTTTATCATTTTTAAAACCAGCAAATACATCACCTTCAATATCCTTTGCAGTAAGTAAACGTTGTTTATTTTTATTAGTTGCCATTATATTTATAATTTTGTGAGTCAGTGGCATGACTCTGGTTAATACTATGATATCTTATGATATCGTTAATTATCTCGTTTATATTAAAATTTGTTAATACAAAATAGTTTACAAATATCAAATAATTCAATACTTGTAAACTATTTTTTTATATTTTTTTTTAAATTGCTTTTACTAATGAATCTGCATCTTCAGGCTTCTTAGGATTTCCTAATTGATCTAATGCTTTCTTACAGGTGCCATCATCAAGCCATTCATATTCGAAAAGTTTATCTTTAATCTTAACTTGACCTTTTATAATGTTTGGTACTTCCTTCATATCAATATCAACAATAATAGCCTGACGGCCATCTTTAGTCATAACAGGTTTTTCATCATTAAGCCATTGATCATCAATAGGATCACCTTTAGTTTCCATTATTGTTTGCTTAATATAAAGTTCTTCTTTAATAGCTTCTTCTTTTAATATATAATCAATAATAGATTGCATGTTAGTATTTATATATTTATTTTGAAACTTGTAATGATTCTTCAGATTTCTTTTGTACTTTGTCAATCTTCTCAAGCATTTTTAAAGCTTTATCAGATTTTCTTTTATCTATATTAATACTAAGACCACATATTGGGCAATACAAGCTTTTAGAAAAAAGAATCTGTTGTATTGATGTTGGTATAAAATTTCCGCAATTCGGGCATGGCATACCAGGCATATGTTGAGATGAATGCTCTGATCTTAGGTTTTTAGGAATCATTTTAATAAATTGTTTTATTAAAAATAAATACTATTCTTCATCTTCATCATATTCTTCAACTTCTTCCTTTTTAGGATCATATATTCTACAAGAAAAATACTGTTCTACAAGGTTCATTGACATTGACTTCAAATCTGTATATATGTCTTTTATTGTTTTTTCTTCTGCTCCACTTAAAGATTCATAAGCATCTTCTTCAGTATCCCATTCACAATAGCAATAAGGAAGATCTTTCAATGGAAAATCTTCAACATCTGATATAATATATCCATCTCCATTACAACTACCATTAACAGTTTCATATGATATTAATACACCATCAAATGTATATTTTCCTTTATTGTTTTTATTAATCTTATCAATTTTAATTGCACATGATCCTGATTCATAGTTTTCCCAATAAAGAATCTTCCCAACAAATTTTTCAAAATTCTTAGTAGCTTTTTCAGAATCTATAACTTCTATAAGTTCTTTACAATCATTAATAATTTGATTAAGTCTAACAAATGGATTATTTTCAAAATCAAGATGACCATTATTTGCAACATGATGATCAAATTCTCGTGTATAAGGTTTGTCTTTTTCTAATGGATCAAATATATTTCCTCTTACATTAGTATACTTTACTTTATGCCATAAATCACGGCCATCACTTACTAATTCAATTATATTCTGAATAGCATATTTAACCTTAGGATCAAATTCTTCATAAGGTGTATGGCCTCTATGTTCCTTCTTAAAATTATTTTCTATAATATTGCAATATGATATTATATTATTACAAGTCTGTTTAGTATTCTTAACCAATTCGCTATCAGTTACAGGATCTTCCCAATAAGGATTAAATTGAAATACCCAGCATTGTATATTATCAATAAGCTCTTCCTTTGTCTTCATAATTATTTGACTTTATTTTTTATATCTTCATACATAACATAATTTACTTGACCACAACTTATTGGCATAGAAACATACCACCCATCTCCATAAAAGTATTTATGTATTTTATCTAATAAGTTATTTTCTTCTTCTGTATAATCTTTAATCCAAGGACCACATATATCATTTCCTTTTGTTACGTCACACCATTCATTATATCCGACTTGTGCCTTTTGAATTATATTATTCCATAATATCTTTTCATCATTAGTTAACTTATATTTTAACTTTGTCTTTAACCAAAATTTAATTCTGTTCCAACTAAAGAAAAGATAAAACATTGCAATAACATCTATAGTAATTAATACTACACTTCCTATTACAAATATATTTTCATTTTTAGTTATTCCTGTAGCTACTAATATTCCAATAAATCCAAAAAATGATATTGGAAACAATAGATCATAAATTATATTATATATTTTTGCTTCACATGCATTCATAATTTATATTACCAATTATTTTTCCTTTTGATTAATTCCCAGATTTTATCATAATTTTCTTGTTCTTTAATTTTCTTTAAAGCTTCAGTAAAATCAACTTTCCAGCCATTTCCACCACTACGTAAAAATTCAGTTCTTTTTATTTTATTCCAAGTTTCAATATCAAATCCATAATTTGGCATAATTATTGCATATTTATTTCTAAATTATTCCATCCAAATAATTCTAATATATATTTTTTCATAAAATACATATTCTGATGAACATAACCAACGTTATCAATCGTTAGATAGTCTTTATCGTATCCTTCTTTTATATGAATCTTTTCTTCTATTGATTCATTTCCAAAAATAATTTCATATATAATTAATGGACGTATATCTTTATCAAAATCAATAACAAAACGTTGTAATGCTTGTTGTGTTTCAATTTTAATAAGTTTCAAATTTGCGACAGAAGCTAATTCATATTCATGAGAATTATAAACATTATTAATAATTTCATAACAATCTTTTATAAATAATTGATGAATAAATTCTATATGATCTTTAATCTTATCATATGCGTTATCAATATCTACACGATTTAATTCATGATTTGCACGTTTCTTAATTAATTCATTTGTATCATTATGTAAATCATCAATTAATGATTGTAGTTCATTATGCATTATTAAATAATCTCTGTTTTCCATATAATTCTTCTCTTATTATTTTTCTCCAATTACAATATGCAGGACATGAAAGACAACATGGAAATAATCTACATGCTTTAGGAAGACGTGAATCATATATATAATTATCCTTCAGCCACTTCTTTATTTTTTGTATCATATTCTTTCTGTAATTCTTTTAATCTTGCTTCATGTTCAGCTTTCTTAGCAGCAACTTGGTCTTTCCATTTCTTATCCCATTTTTCTTTCCAATCAGGTCCGTCTTCCTCTTCCATTATTTCTTCAAAATCATCCCCATAATAATCCTGCTCCCAGAAAAGCAATGGGTTTCTTTCTTCTATTTCAATATCAACATCATAATGATCTTTCCACCATTTCTTAACAATATCTTTACTTCCTGAAGGTGAGCATCTCATGCATACAGTATTTCTAAATTTTTGTTCATCTGAATTAAAACAATAGAAATTCTTACATGTTGATATAAGTTCCATTACTTTATCTGTTACTTTTTGTGCAACAGCTTTAGCAATTTCTCCATTACCATCATATTCATCCTCAATTATATTTTCAATATGTTCTTTTAAAGGTGGTACTTCTTCATAAGAACGATATCCTGGGTGATGGCCATGTTCATCTTCCCAATCTTTAATATATTTATCTTTATGACCACCTTTATTTAAATATTCTTCAACAACCTCTACATTTTCTTTCCATTCAGATTCAATACGATAAGCTTTCATATACTTATCAAGAATATACTTAAATTCTTCAGAAGATAAATAATGACGGTCATATATTGGGCCATCTTTCTTTTCATCAATTTTACCTGCCTTTACTTCAGCAATTATATTGTCCCAATCTGCAGATGGCTGTGCTTTTGCAAACATTTCACGAATACAATCTTCGTATGCTTTGCACAATACTTCTTCTCTATCTAACATAATATTAAGCAATATGTATATTTAATGTGCTATCTTTAAAGAATTTAATCTTACGATATTTTGTTGCATACTTATAATCAATATAAGTATATTCAACACCATTAACAATTAAATATTCTGGAGTACCTTCAGAATTTGCATATTCATAATTTCCATTAAAGATATCTTTCCATGATGTATTCTTTGTTACATTTGTTGTAACCATTACAGGATATCCATTAGATGTATCAATCTTAAATGTATTCTTTGGATTTAGACATGTGAACAATTTATGTTCATGATTAAATAAATAATCTGTTTTCATAATTTATACAAGTTTAGTCTTTACGCAATTAGCAACCATACCGCCATTAACTCTTTCAAATGCAGCTTTTACTTCATTAATGACTTTACCCATAAATTTCTTTTCAATACCAGTTGGATAATATTCATTCAAATATTCCATTACATCTGCTTCAGTTGCTTCATTAGGCAAGAACTCACTAAGCACATCATATTCAAACTGTTCCTTTTCAACTAATTCAGGACGTCCTGCATTTCCATATGCTTTAATATTCTTTTCACGAACTCTTACCATTTCTGTAATGATAGTCTGTTGAATATTCTCAGGAAGTAATTCAATACGTTCATTCATATCAATATCAAATACAGTAACTTCAACTTCCTTACCATTTTTATCTGTAACTTTGTCTATATGTGATGGATATAAAGGTTTATTATCTGAATTTTTAAAACCTAAAATCTTATTAAAGTTTTCAGTATTTGTTAAGAACTCCATAAATGCAGTCTTAATAAACTTCATTACTCCCAATCTCTTCTTAAGAAGATTCTTTGTATTCTCATCGTTCGTATCCTTAATAGATACCATTACGTTTTTAATTTCCTTGTTAATATTCATAAATCTATAAATTTACTTTATATATTGTTTAATAAATTCCTTTGTTGAATTAATAAAATTACATTTATCTGATACTGCCCAATTAAGATATCCTTGATCATATTTTGCAATATACTCAAGTGATACTCCACGATATTTTCCAATAGTCATACATGGTTTGATTTCTCCATTAAAATCCATTTCCTTGATTACTCCGTCTTCACCAAACATTTTTTCTGGCCCATATTCTTGTTCAGCTTGTTGAGCATAATATACTGCATACGTTGCTTTAATATCTGAAAACGCATCATGAGCATTTAATCCTGCTTCCTCCATAGTCTTACCCTTATATCTCTTATAAGTATTTTCAAGAGTAATTCCATTACGACGTTTTTCTTCAAGGAATGCATCATAACAGTCACGATTTGCAAAATCTATATCATACCCATACTTATTTAATTCTGACTTTAAAAATGGAATATCAAATCCATTTCCATTATATGTAAGGATACTATTATCACCAATAAAATCAATTATCTGTTGTGCAACATCAGCAAGCGTTGGTTTATCTTTTAAGAATTCTGGAGTAATGTGGTGCTTAAAATATGCAGCAATATCAATATGCCATGTATCTCCAGTTGGGCAGATATAAAGATTTAATTCATCTTCAATTTTATTTGTTTCAGTATCAATCTTTAATCCTGCAAACTGAATAATTTGATCTTTTGTTCTATCAAGACCTGTTGTTTCTAAATCAAATACTACTAATTTCATAATATTATTGTTTTTTTGCGTCTAAACAATACCAATCTATGGCATCACAAACTTGTTTCTTTAATTCTTCTTGTGTATATGTTTTTCCAAATCTTCTATTAAACACTTCCTTTAATGTTTCTACAACTTGATAATTATCCCATCCTTTTGGTTCTTGACCCCAGCATGGTACATATTCAATTGATTCTTCATATTGAGGAAAATCATATCCACGATCTTCAAGATATTGATATAAATCGCCTTCATTAAATTCGTCTAATATATCGTTATCCCAAATGTGATGATCATCTAAATCAATTTCAATCTTTTGATCTAATTCTGTTTTATCATCTATTTCATACTTTGCACATATACGTTTACTTTTTTCTTTATTTAATATGTAAGTATCGAAAAGATAGCAAAATATGTTTTTAGCACCTATAGCATCAAGAAGTTCTCTTGTATAAAGATTCAAATACATATAGCTTATTAAAGATTAAAAGTATAATACTTATTAATATCTTTCAATACTAATAAATACTATACTTTATGTTTTTCTTAGTATTAATTATTATTCGTCAGTTTCATCAGGTGTATATCCTGTAAGAAAATCAACATGCTCGTTACATTTCTGAATGGCCGATACACAATTCTCTGCTCTAAGATCAAACTCATTAGCAATCTTTAGTAACTCATCCTGAATTACGTCATAAATATATGCAGCTGTATCAAATGCTCCAGACTGAGCACGTGTCAAAGCAATCTTCTTACCAAGATCTGCATCAAAAGTATCCTCAGGAGCACAATCAGCAAAAGCAACAATCTGTGTAGTTACATAAGGATTAATATCTCCAGACTCATCCTCAATCCAATCAATCTTAAACTCCTTAGTTAAAAGTTTATTAATACGTTCGTTATGTATAAGCATTTCTGCGAACGGCATTCTAGTTAAATTCAAACCAAAAATCAAATGACAAGCTACTACATTCTTCTTAGGATTAACGTTATAATTCACATTCAAATAACGTACACCAGTCTTTTTTCTATTCATATAAATTTATTTTTAAAAGTTATTAAATTATTAATTGTTATATTTATATATAGTCAAATATATGGTTTTTATTCAATTTAAATATAATGTTAACAAATTAAAAAAATGTAAATTATATAATAAAAATATAGAAACATATTAAATTTATTCAACATATATTTAGACTTTAATTTATTTTTATATAAAATAGTAAAATCATTAATCATATAATGAAACGTAAAACAAATTTATTTTATACAGACGGACCTGATAGTAAGTTCTTAACATTTAGTAATTATGCTGAATCAATAACTGGAAATTTTTTAAGTGTCGATACTAAAGTGTTTCCTTCAAGATTCTTATGTATGTCTATTAATAATTTGAATGCTTCATCTAAAAAGAAATTTATACAATTTCTTGTATCTTATTATGAAAACAAATTAGCAATTTTAAGAGACAATACTGAAAATATAGAAGATCATATATGTCCATTTGCTTACTTAATTGAAGCATTATCAAAAGTTATTTTTAAAGATGAAACTACTGGAGAAAATTTCATTAGAATAAATGATATAACAAATGAATTAGAATTTAATGAAACTCCTAATATAGGGGATTTAAACTTTTTAGTAAGTGAAATAACTGAACAGGATTACAATGGAATATATACAGATATTATATGCACAATTGATTTAGATACTGTTAAGAAGTGCGTTATTAATTTAAATGAAGAAGAAAATAATACTATAGAATCTATTATTGATGATTCTGATTCTATTTATGGATGGGAAAATATTAATCAAATTCCTGGATATGAAAGTATTATGCCAATATATGATAATGATAATGATAAAGCATATTTTGTAAATAGTAATATTAAATCAATGGAAATATTTGATTTAGATGATTCTGTTGAAAGTATAAAATTAAATGTTATGATTCCTTTATATGAAATAACAGATATCAATTATAAATCAAATAATACAATATTAGGTTATGATGAATATAATGAAGAAAATAAATCATATATTGTAAATGTAAATAACGATAATAAATATCGTCATAATGTTCCATTGGGAATATGGCTTAACGCAGATAAAGACAATGATACATTTATTGAAATTGATAAAGATGCTATAACTGGAATGTCACCAGTTTGGTCATTATTAATAAGTTCACAATTTAAGCCATTCCCTTATTCTACAAAATATGAAATAGAAGGATATAAATCAGAAAAAGGAGCTGCATTTGCAACATTCTCTCAAGTATTATTAAGACTTAATAAAGTTATGGATAATTTTGAAAAAACAAATATTCGTATAACAAATCTTGAGAATCGTTTAGAAGAACTTCAAACGTTTATAAATAACATAAGTACTGTAAAGTCAATCGATAATTTAACAAGTAGAATGAACTCATTATCAAATGATATACATACTGAAGTAAATGAATTTAAGGAAGAAGTCAAAGGCTTAATCGAAAATATAAAATGGAAATATCAATAAATTAGATTACTTTTATGAATGAAATATCAAACACATCAAATACATTAAAAGAATATTACATTAATATTGAGAAGATGATGAATAATGCAGTAAGCATGATTAATGCGATTAATCAAGCTTTATCAACATCATCTTCTGAAATTACAGTAAGCATCGTTAATGGAGATGATACTACTTCTGTAGTTAGAATTCCATCATTTATATATTTGGAAAACAAACTTGAACAATTAGATAATATCATATCTAATTTATTTGAAATTCCAAAATCTGGTGAAGCATGGTTTCATAAGTCATCAGATATGTATAAGTTATCTTTAGTAAAATCTAATAATTCTCCTGTAACTCCTTCTGTATCTAATATTGATAATTTAGGATTTAATATTAAGGACAATAATATATTTAAAGATTTAGTTAATCCTAAGACATATGTTCGTCTCAATCTTTCAAATATATCTGATAATATAAATCAGATGTATATGAAAAAGATTGTAATAAATAGTGAAAGTGATGCGGAATATCTTAAGACGTTTACAACATATACAGATGTTAAGAATGCATTATTTAATCGTATTAAAGGAACTGATTATGATGAATACGATAGTATTTTAAATTTACCTTTGAAAGAAGATAAATTCTATGGGCATTTTATTATAGAAGAATTACCTAATGAATCAGAAAATCCATATTACTCAGATATTGATAATTCATTAGGTGCATTAAGATATACAGTACGTTTAAACACAATACAATATTATGATAAAGAAGATTCATCAATATCATATATATTAAAGAAAGGTGATTATTTATGCTTGCCTAACACATATGTAGTATATAAAGTTATTGATGTTCAGACAATTGAAAATTCTTCAAATATTAATGATTTAAACGATCATATTGTTATATTAGAAGAATCAATTGGTCATGTTGCTTTACAGACATATGAACAGAATTCAGAAATGGTATTTGAACTTTATACAAATTCATACGATAAATACCATTATGTTGATATTCCATTAGAAGAAAATCAAAATATTATCATATTCATTGGCTCAATATATAATAATGTAAAAAGTGATTTATCAAATGCTATTCATTTAAATCTTAATAACATTTATATGAAAGATGCAAATGGTAATCTTATATATGATGAATCTGGCAATAAGATAACATACATACAATATTATAAGAAGTATTGTAAGAATATTGGTGATATGATGATTGGTTTTACTGAATTATCATATCCTCAGACATCAAATTATACCTCAGAAGAATTAAGAAAACTTACTGACAGTGAAGAGATGCGTTCACAGGTTACAAATTCTATGTATATTGAAGATGATCCTGTGGTTAAAGTCACACGTATCAATAAGCACTTGATTGATGATGATACGTCTGAAAACATTATTAAATTGCATGAGCAAAAAAATGAAATTAACGCACAATTAAGAGCTATACAAGATAATGTTGACCAGGTTTATACGCAATTGACTACAACAGATTTCTCACAAGAATCAGTTGTATCTCAAGAATCATTAAGAGAAAAACTTAATATTTATTATAATGAAAGAGTAACATTAGAAAATCAATTATTGAATATAATTGATAACATTAATCAAATTAAGAATGATGCACAAGGACTAGAAAAAGCAAAATATAGAGTAAGAGGCGTAACTGATGCAAGTGACAAATATGATTCAGCAACAGAATCTCCTATTGTAAGTTATATTCATCAGAATTTTGGATATGAATGCAATTTTATTGGATTAGATGTTGAATATAAATATAAGTCAATATCAAAAGATACTACATCTATTCAAAGTGCATCAGATATTATATTTAGTGATTGGAATAAATGCAATAATATTGAAAGAGAAAGATATCTTAAATTTAATCAAACTAATAATAGTTACGAAATTGTATTCTCAAATTATAATACAGTATCAAATGTTATCAAATGGAATCAGATAGATATTCCAATTAACCAAGGTGAAGACGTTGTAATTCGTATAAGATATAAACTTAATATTGGTCAACCATTTATTAATCTTTATACACCATGGTCTTCTGAGATAACAGTTCAGTTCCCAGTTGAATATACTGAAACAAATGAAATAACATCAATATTAGATACAAATAATGAAGATGTAAATAATTCTAAATTCCTTAGAACATTAATAAAAGATGGTTATAGTGATCATGTAAATAATAAGATCATTGATAATTCGCAAGTATTCTATCATATGCCTGAAAACATTTACTCAGGATTTAATACTTCTGAAAATAGAATGATATCTTTAAAGGATAAGCTTATAGCAATGAACAAAGATTTGACAGAATATAAAACTGCTATAAATAATGAATTAGGAATGAAATACGCAGTATATGTTGAATGGGATAATAGTTCTCTTGAAATGTCAAATCTTACAACAAATAACATCGTTATAAATGAATTGGTAAACGGTACAACAGATACATTCATTAAGAAAAAGATCAATCTTATCATTAAGAATACTGGTGAGGTACCTATTAAGTTGTATAGTATATTCCCAGGAAATATTGATACGCCTTTGATAGAATCTGATAATACCTATTATAATAAGTTAATAGGCACTTATGAAAGAGTACCTATGCTTAAAGAAGGTTCATCTATTCCATCAGAATGCATTATGCCACAATATCTTGGCCAATGGATTTATTTCAGACAGACAAATCCATATACACAAGAATCATTATACTTAGATAATTTAACTCAACGTCAAGAAGATATGAGTCAAATTTATCAAGGTAAGAAACCTTCATTCATTGGAATATTGCAAAACTATATTAATGTAGATAATAAACAAGCATTATTAAGTTTCAGACAACGTGAAGAAGAAAAGATGTTATTATCAAATCCTATGGGATTCTTAGATTTTAGCACATCAAATAGTGATCCTATATATTCTAAATCAATATTAACAGACTCAGAAACATATGATTATAATACAGTAAATAACTTCTATATTTATAATAATGCAGATATGTCTGATAATGAATACATATTAAAATATGAAAACTTATCATATACTCCACAAGGTGAATCTCTTGTTTATATGAATGATAAGACTTCGTTGAGTACATTCTGTGATAATCAATCATTGAATAAAAAGGAAATACGTTATTATAATGGAGCATTTTTTATTCCTGAATTATTAGATAAGACACAAGTATTATGCAATACTAAAGAGAAGAATCAATATATGCTATTAGATGTTGGCAAGAGCGTTTCAGTTCCTTTATTATTTGAATATTTCTTATCATCATCAGAAACGTCTTCAAAATCAGAAATAACAAAAACTATTGCTTTTGATTTAAAGACATCATTAATAAGAGACATTGAACATTATATGATTAGTATTACTGCTAAATACGATTATACACAATCTAACTCTTCTATAAAGGGAATGGGATTACAATTAAATGATGAATTGACTGAAGCATAAAATTAAATAAAATTGAATCAAAATGAGTGAAAATAGACAATCAACTGATTTAAGTAGATTTAATGAAAAATATCTTAAATGCATAGTAACAAAAAGACCAAGTACTATGCGTGTACTTAAAGATCATGGTGCTGTAATTATATATCAGAATTCAGGATATAACTTTTTATATCTTGGAGATGAATTTATTGCATCAGGATATGGATTTAAGACACAAGAAGAATTGAATTCTGCTGTAGATATTATAAATAAATATGCTTCAAATAATGAATCAATAAATAATAAGTTAGAAGAACTTGAAGAAGCATTAAATAATATTGTACAGAATGTTCAAGATATGCTTGATGATTATAAGCCTGTTATCTATGTAAAAGATAAAAATGGTACTGAAGCATTATTGAATGAATTATTCTTCCACGGTAAGACAGCAGAATATAAAGATTTTGAAATAACAAGCATATCTAAAACAATCACTTATAATAACAATAAGACTATAATTATTCCCGCAGATCAAAATATAATTGATTTTCCATTAGGAACAATAATTAGAAAAGTATCATATACATTACATTGTGAGTTAAATGATTGTGGTGGTATTAATCATATTTATACATCATATTATCCAGATTCAGAAGCTGCTATTGAAGGAAACGTGCAAACCAGTTCAATTAGTAACGTTCAATGGCAGAATTTAGCAAAACAGAAAAGTTTAATCATATCACATGAATTTGTGGATCCATTTGTTGTAGATTTTTACCAAGATGTTAAATTAATTAATAATGTAAGAATAGATATTGCAGAAACAACAAAAGAACAATATAAGCCTTATCCTGAATTAGAATTAACTGAAGGAGAATCATTTGAATTATATTCATTAGAAAATATTATTCGAGATCATAGCATATATATTGATCCTTTATGGATTCATCCTACATTATCAATAAGATATTATTTGGAAAGCGAATCAACGGATATAAATGAAATTAAACATACTTTAGAAAATAGAACTTCCACAGATCAAAACAAAGGAGAAATAGAACTTAAGAATCTTAATAAAGGTGATGTTAATGATATATACATTGATATAGATAGAAAGAATATAAAGAAAATACATATTTTTGTACCAGTATCATGTGCAATACATGCAGTTCATTATATAACAAATACTACTGAATATACACATGCCAGTGATTATAATTGGACTGGTGCAGTTGGCGTATTAAAGCATTTAAGTAATTCTCAACCAATTACTTTATCTTATAATAGATGTGATATTAATGGGTCTGAACATATATTTTATATTCAATATAATATGTATCAATTGCAAATATCTTCAGAAACAAATGTAACGTTAACTGATACAGGAAAGCTTCATTTAAGATTATTTATGTTAAATGGTGAATTCAATACTGATTTGCATGATGGAGGCAGTGATATTGAAATCATTGAACCTGCAACTTGGGAATTACTTAATAATGAAGACTTTAATAGAATGTATTGGATAAGCTATAAGAATCTTGAAGAAGATGAAGAATCAAATATTAATGCTCTTGAAAGTGAAATTAGTAGATGTTATGGAAGAGGTATAACAAACATAAGTTCATAAAAAATAATATTATTAAATATATATATAAAAGTATAATATAATATGGGAAGTCAAAATAATAATGACATATCTTTATTTCAGAAAATAATATTTGTAGATAATATTCCTAATGAAGAGGAAGCAAAAAGATTATCTGAAAAATATCCATTTTGTGTTTTTGTAACAGATGATAATGAAGATGGACCAAAAGGAATTACTCAAGCCAATATTAATGGTGCTTCTTCAAATATGTGGAAAGGTGGTCATCGTTTAACAAAATTCATAAATGTGGATCCTGAAATGGATAATATTGGAATGGATACATATTCAATAAAATTAACATTTGACTCTGATACTGGACTTCTTGGAATTAAAACAGTTCAGAAAATTGAAGATTATAAGTTAATAGGAATAACATATAAGAAAAAAGATAATAGTTGGAGAACATTCATAAATAAGTCTGATATAACAGCAGATATTGATGCGCATCGTGTTGATAATATTACAATGGCTGAATGGGAAGACGATGAAATGAGTTATGATGAATTATCATATAATAACAGTAATGAAAGTTTCTTATTTGATACTATAGATTCTGTTGATAATAAATTATATTTCATTATTAGATACTTTGCACGTGATGCTCAAGGATTAAGTACAGTTCCAGTTCAATCATTTGATATTATTTCAAATAATAATGAAAAAATAGAAATAATAGGAACTCCAGAATATGCAGAACAGAAACTTGAAAATATTTTAGATGGTAATAGTTCAGAAAAGGAATCTAAAAAACAGGTTATTGGAAAATATACATGTAGATTTAATCCAAACAGCGAATATGCATATACTGATGTAATGTATGAATTACAACTTAAAGAAAATGCAACATCTGCTACTCAAGTATCATTCTCATTTGTCGGATTGAAAGATGTATTTAGTCCAATGAATGTAATTTATAATACTGGTTGGATTAATCCATTATCATTTAAATTATTTATTAACGATATTGAAATTAATGATAATGATAATCCTTTCTATGTAATGCCTTCAGATATAGCAACATGTGTTGTTAAAATGACACCAAGTAATGTAAGACCATTACAGTTATCATTAAATAATTTTGAAGATGATTTCATTAATACAAATGCAGCATTAATTTATAATAGTATAAGTAATGATGTATCTGATACTTTTACATTCTATGTTGCATGTCCAAGTAAATTTACTTATGGAAGTACATTAGCAGAATCATTAAAAACTACTCCTATTAGCTTTAGAATAAAAAACAGAGATAACTATGGTAATTCATCAACCATTCAATATGAAAGTTTAGAATATAAAATTAATCAATATATCTATTATGGATTAGAATTGAATAGTAATCCATGGACACCTTATGGTCTTGTTACATCTGGTGATCAATTAGGATTTAATACACATGAAGTTTATGCATTATTTACAGATTTAAATAGATCTATTGTAAAGAAACGTGAAATACAATCAAATGATAGTGGCATTTCGGTTGGTATGACATTAGTATCTGATGCTAATAATTATGAACCTTCAACAGTTAATTTACCTAGTACAATTACTTTAGGAAGCGGTGTATCTATTGTTACTCCTTGGATTAAGACAACTAGATTATTAGCTGGAGAAACTAATAAGACACAAGATTATATATGTGTTACATATTCATATCATGGATATACTGATAATACTTCTCATAATAAGTATATTAAAGCAGATACATTAACAGAAATACGTATTGCATCTAATGGTGTTAATTCAATAGCATTTGAAGAAGCACAAATTGCTTCTGGTACAATTGCTCATATTATTAAACGCTCAGGAACTCCTATTGAATTTATATATAGTAAAGGACAAGTTATAGATGGATTTAAATGGGGATATAGAGAAAGCTTAAATACTCTTAGAGATAATATAATAATTGGATTAGAAGGTTCTGCATTGTTAGAAAATAATCATTTAACTGTTGATACAGGTAATAGTAAAATTAATTATCAATCTGATGATGCAAGAGAACAAGACAATACAGTTATTGCAAAATTAAAATATGAGAATAAGATTTCAACTGATTACATATCTATTATTGTTAACAAATTAGTAATTAATTGGTATGTTTATATTGGACCAATTGATTGGACAGAAAATGGAACAGTTCAACATACAATACCAGCTGGAACATATACACTTAATAATCATCATATTACATTGCCATCTATACCTGGTGAAAACGATGGTAATAATGTAATTCCTAATAATGGTGTAGATCCTGCATGGCTAGGTCCAAATACAGATGGTGTTATATCAGTACCAGATCACGTTGATGGAGACTTTACATTCTATAAAGGTGGGTGGATTAATATAGGATTAAAAGATGATGTTATTCGTAGAGGAGATGATAATCCATTATGGGGTTTCTCTGACGTAAGATTAATAATGACTGCTAATGCAGCAGATATGACTGATAGTACAAGAACATCTTATTTAATAATTTCACCAGTTGGAATAACATGGGAAGATGCATTTAAAACAACAAAGAAAGATAACACTGTTATATTGCCACAATGTACATTTGCAAAAGATACATATAATATGACAGTAGTTCCACAAGAATTCATGTTTGGTCTTTTGGAAGGTTTTAACTATAAATTATATTATAAAGCAAATACATAAATTAATTAATAAAATAAATTATGAATACAATTATTAATCATAGTTTTGACAACCAGTATAAAAACAATGCTAAATTGTTTGATACAGATTATAAAGAGATATGTGGTATAAAATTTCATGATTTTTCATATGCAAGTTATGATGAAAAAACAGGTAAAGGTATTGCACAACCAGTAGCAGGTTCCATTATGAACGTTGTTGGTAAGAGATATATTACAAATGCATTAGAAGCATTGAATTCACAGGATGCTGATGTAAAAAAAGGATTTGACCAAATGAACAAACTTTTATCAATGATGTGGATTAACTGGAATGGTGCAGAAATTGAAAAAGGAAACTGGGCAACTGGTGCAAATGCAATTATTAGTACAACACCAGAATTCTTATTGATATTCAATAATGTTGTTTCAACTGTATATGAAAAGGTTGTTGTAGAAAACAACATTTCAAATAGAATAACAAGATCTAAGGTTAAGGTCGTTAATATAAATTCAAATATTTCAAACCCAACACCTGGTGATAGCTCATTTGAAAATTATGAAATTTGGGATGTTATATATAAGAATACAAGTTCAACTAATGAGTATGAAATAACATTTACAAATGGTGCTCAAATAGCTACAACAGAAATTTCTGGTGGTGCTGTAATGAAAGTTCCTACAGGTTCTGAAAATTTAGTAGTAGTTGTTCCACCAAATGGTTATGGAGAAATCAATTACTTAAGATTGGATGAAGGCAATGCAAAAACCGTTTGGGTAAGAGGCGTATAACATATATAATGATAATAAACTTTAAAATAGGTAGCAATATTGTTACCTATTTTTATTTTTAATTAAATATAATGATTGCTTAATATAATGTTAAACTATAAAATAATTAATTATAAACCAACTATAACAAGAAATAATGAGGAATATTTTGATTTATTGGGGGACGTATTTAATAAAGACATTTTAATAACAGGTTATCCAATTATTATAAATGAATATTATGTGGCCCGTCCTGATTTAGTTTCATTAGCGGTTTACGGTGATGATAGATATGGAGACATTATATGTAAAGTAAATGGCATAAGTAATCCATTTGAACTTAATGAAGATGATATGATTTTCATTCCAAATATTGATTATATAAATGAATGCGTAAAAGCAAGTAAAATTAATTCAGACTTCATTAATGATCCTAAAACAGATACTATTGAATTAAAGGATACAAATAATTATCAAAAGAAAAAGAATGAATTACGTTCACCAAATGAACAGACTTTAGGAGATAACAATTATATTATAGACAAATCATTAGGAGTTGTTTTTTATTAAATTATAAGTTAATATGGGAAATTTTTCTTATCTTACATCAGATCAATTAAATACTGAAAAACAATTAAGGGAAACAGATATAAAATCACATGAAAACCAAATTGCTTCAGTACAATCTAAATTAAATTCAAACAAGGCTCAATTAGAAAGTCTTAATACAGAATATGCAGCACTTGAAAAAAATATCATAAGTGGTGATATAACTTCAAGTGATATTGATAGATTTAATGAATTAGGACAACAAATTAATAATCTAAAAGAAGATATTGAAATTGGTACTCAAGATTTGCAAAATTTAAAAGATGATTTACAATTTGAAAAGGACCAATTAAATGATGTAAACAAAGAAATTTCTGAAAGAAGTGGAGAATATAAAACAAAAAAGGAAGAAACTACTGAAGAGAAAAAAGAAACTACTGAAGAGAAAAAAGAAACTACTGAAGAGAAAAAAGTTACTGATGAAACTAAAAAGGAAGACACAACACAAAAGAACCATGAAGAAGGTTCAGAAGATTCTAATCATCTAACAAAAGAATTTAGTAATGAAAATTATACAGACCCAAAGGTAGTATTTGATCCTATTAAAAGTTTTGCAAATGTTGTAACTCCTTATATATCTCATAGCTATAATAATGAAAAAACACCAGAAGGTATGAATGCTTCTCAAAATAACACTAATGATAGTTTAAGATTAGATGGCATACAATATCCATTAGTTGTTATTAATGAACGTAATATATCGAATTTTGATATTGAATATATGAAAATGCAGTTTACTGATTTTTTACCAGAATTAGTAATAACTGTACATGATGAACACCAACAAGAAATTAAGATTAGTACATCACAAATGAGTGGATCTATTCGTGTTGTTATAACATCAGCGGTAGATAAAGTATATAAGAAGATAAAAATGAATTTTAGAATCTATGATATGAAGGTTAGTCCTTATGATCATAGAAAAGTAACATATTATGGAACATATGATTTAGATTCACTTCGTAACGTAAATACTGGACTTATTTATAAAGATAATTATAAAGCAACAACTTGGGAGATGCTTTGGAAAATAGCAAAAAATACAGGATTAGGTTTTGCAGCAACAAAAGAAACAAAAAATATTGAAGATAGAATATATCGTAATATATTTACACAACGATATGACCAATATATTAAACAGCAAATGCTATATTCTGGAGTTGATGAAGATAGCATAATGGATGCATGGATAGATCCATATAATTATATCATATTAGTTAACCTATCATGGTTATTTTCAGAATCACCAAATCATAACGAATTATCAATTGTTTCAAATATTGGATTTAATGGAACAAGCTGGGATACTCCTGAAGCTCATCCTATAAAAGTTCCTAGATTATTAACAAATTTCAATCAATTAAATACAGATAATAATTTATTTATTCAATCATATAAAATAAGTGTAAATAATAATATAGTTCATAGAGGAACACTTGAAAGAATCTATAATATTAGTTGGCAAAATAATGTTACAATATTAGAAACAACTGATATTACAACAAAACAAGATTCTGTTGATGGTGAACATATAGAAGACTATGAAACTGGTTCAAATAGACCAATACCTGTATTTAACTTTAATGAAGATGGGCACAATCTTAATAGTCAAAAAATAATAAGACAACATTTCTTTAGAAAGATACGTCAATCAGTATTTAGAGTTACAATGGAAAAAGTTAATTTAGGTTTGCAACGAGGTACATTGGTTGAAGTTATGATATGGGAACAGGATGCAGTAAATAAAGAAATAATGATATCACAACCAGAAAACCTTGAAGGAGATCAAAGTTTTGAAAGAAAAAAAATGGATTATCATTCTGAACCTGGTCCAACTGATGATGAAATGGTAAACCAAGAAGGATTACAGGTAGCTAATCAAAAATTATCTGGTCTTTACTATATAGATGGCATAGAATATGAATATTCAAAAGCAAATAGAATTATAGAACAATCGTTAAATTTAATTAAAGTTGGAAAGACATCAGGATATAATAACTATTATTCTAATCCTAAATATACACCTACTAAAATACAATAATGAAGCATTACGAATCAATATCAGAATATAATGACGTAATATATAATTCACGTCCTGTAAAGTTAGATGATTATTTATCTGACAAATATAATATTGTGCATAATGAATTATATAATGATGCATTAGGAAAATTCCTTAAAGATTATATATCAAAATATATTAATTGGGAATTCTTATATCATATGTTTACATTAATTAATAGTGAAGATAATTATAACGATATTTTTGAAAATGAATTTAATAAAGATAATTCATATATCGTTAAAACTCTTGATTCATTAGAAATTTCAAAAACTGAATTTGTTAATAAATTCGTACCTATTATTGAAGGATTAGTATATGATTTAAAACTGATTCTTCAAGAAAATATTAATGTATCTCATTTATCAGATATCATTAAACTTACAATAGGAAACATTTATGATTTTAGAATAAGATTTGAAAATGGAATATATCTAGGAACAGAAAACGAAGAAAATAATTCATTTATTCTTTCAGAAACTGATGACAATCCTTTCTTATTTATTATTGATTTAAATGATAGAATATTAAATATCAAATTTGATAGAACTGGAAATTGGCTTTTGAAATTTGAAGATAATTATGATTATAGTACAATTAATGAATTTGAATTATCTCAAAAGATAATGGATAATACAAATATATCATTATTAGAAAAGATACAGAATTTAGCAGTAGAATTATTTAAGAAGTATCATAAGATAATTGAAGTTAAGAATACTGAATATTGGATGGAATCAGATATAATAGTAATTCATAATAGTAAGCCATTTTCAAAACATGTCTATAATTTAAAAGATTTTTGGAATTATTATCAAAAGTTTGAAAATTATGATATATCTGACATTAAAATAACAAATGAAAATATTAATGATTCATATGTAAGTTATGTAGATTATATAAATGGCACAGCAAAAATGTATTCTAAAACAAATGATATTAATTATAATGTTAAATTTAAATATTTAGATGAAAATTCAAAATTAGGAGACGAGTTATTAATGACAAATACATTTACATCACAAATATAATATTAATAAGTTAAATGAGTTTTTTAGATTTAGGCAAGACAGTACTTAATGCAGGTAAAGAAGCATTAAGAGATGGTTTAACTGGTGGAATATTAAAAGGATTAGGAAAAGATAGCGCAAATGGAAAAATGGGCTATAATGAGTACGAATATGATGCAAATGGAAATATAAAAGGTGTCAATTCAAGTGCTGTTTCTGAGATATCTAAAATATATGGAACAAATTCAGGTAGTGCATATGATGGTATTCGTAGTGGTGGATTAACACAAGCAAATTATAGAAAATCAGATTCAGTATCATTAATAAAAGGATTTAGAACAAAATATACTGGAGTTGGAAACCCTGGTAAAATGGGATTCATGGGTGGTGAAAGATCACAAAATATTGATTCATCATATGAACATCCAGTAGATGCAAATCCATATACAGATAATTTTAATTTGAAGCTTCCTACTTGGGGTTATGCAGATTTTATTAATGAACGTGCTATATGGCAAAAACAATTAGGTAGTATATTTGATGAACCTGCATGGTTTTATTTTAAGATATTTTTTGATTTTGATACTGGTCATGGGTTATTTGGTGGACTTTTAAATTCAGATGTATTTCATACTGCTCCAAATGGCGCTGCAAGATATTTATATAATGTAGGAGATATGTATAGGGAAGAAAATCCTAAAGATAGAATAAATGCATTATATAAATTTACTTCAATATTAAGTTATATATGCAATAATGCTCCTTGGTATTTTAAAGGAGTACATGGATTAGATAAATTATCAATTCCTATAGTGGATGAATTTTCAAAAGAAAGATCAATTGAAATAGAATTAAATCCTGATGCTATAGATATGCGTCTTACAACATTAATGTCATTATATAAATATGCATGTTGGGATGATTATAATCATAAAGAAATAATACCTGAAAACCTTCGTAAATTTAATATGTCAATTATTATATTTCAGACACCTTTAAGATATTTGCATACTTCATTTATGACAAATAAGAAAATGGAATTCATGGGTATAGATGTAAATGGATTAGCAGGCGGTTTAGGCGGAAAACTATTAAATACAATTGGCAAGGAAAAAGTAAATTATAAAACTATAGCAGGATATAATGGGGAAATACAAGATAGAATGTCATTTAAAATCTATTCATTATATGATTGTGAATTTGATATGGAAACATTTGCTGGTGTAATACCAGGTTCAATGTCAAATGAAGAACCATTTCAATTAGGTAAGAATTCTATAAAGATTACATATTCAATGAGTACTGAGCATTCCATGAATGAATTTTTTGAAATGATGTATGGAACAAACGGATTCTATTTTAATCAATATTCTACATTCCAAGATAACTCTTCAATAACAGCAACAGGAATAGATAGAAGAAACATGGGTGGAACTCAGGCAGCAGCTTCTCTTTTAAATGGTAATAGTTTTACAGGAGATGCAACAAGTGTTGCTCATGAAAAGCAATTAGAACGTTATAAAGCATTATCTGAAACATTTGGAAATATAGCTCAAGGCGGTACGATTCTTGGATTAGTAAACAAACCTAAAACATATCAAAAAGCAGTAGATGCAACTGAAGCATTAATGAATGGTTTATTTGAACATAATGACTTACTTGGTGATTTAGGTACAAATTATATTTTAGGATTTTTAGGTTCTTCAAAATCTACTGACGCTCCACAAGGAAATCTTTACGGAGATGTTGGTATTGGCTCAGCATATTTTAAAGATAAGTTAGAAATGCTTAAGCATGGTGTTCATGAAAATACAATGCCCCCATATACTTATGATGAAAACGGAAATCCTGTGTTTGAAAAATATAAGCCTGCTAATGAATATTCTGCATATGATTGGCAACACACTAAACAGAATATAAGTAATTTTAATTTAAGTGATTATTTGAAACGAGGAGTTAATGATTTAGGAAATAAAACAAACAATATATTAAGGCGTTAAGGAAAGAATTTACAAAACAACCAACAAATAAAGTTGGTAATAAATAATAAATGGCGGTTGTTAATGACCGCCATTTGTTAATTGATTTATCTGTTCTTCTAGTTGTGTAATTCTTTGTTCTAATGAATGATGCTCATTATGAAGAACATCAGTATCAGAATATTTATTATCAATATCAAATGATATTTGATGTTGTTCACATAATGTTCTAACTTTATAAGCAAGATATGCAATATTTGGATTAGCCCATATTACTTTATGTATATTTTGATCTAAATATTCATTTATTGAATTAATTTTATTATGAGCATTTTGAACTCCTTTAGTAATATCTTCATTTACTTCAGTAAATTGTTTATTTACTTCACGTGATATAACGTCTTTTGCATTTTGTATTGCTGTATTTAATGCTTGTACAAATTGTTCATAAAGTGCATCTATATTTGCTTGTGAAATTGTTCCACCTGAACTAGTTTCAGATATAGGTTTAGCTAATTCTAAAAGGTATCCATCTTTATCACTTAGCCATAATGATGCAGCCTTTTGAATATCGTTTCCATTAGAATCTTGAGGTATAGCAATTATTAATGCATTCTTTACTTGAACTGGGGTGCCACTTGATTCTAATTGAGCGAACTGAATTTCACTTCCATTAGATATAATGATATTAAGTTCTTTACCTAATGAATTTTCTTTATTTCCAATATTAGTTGGAACTCTTTGAGTTTCGTTAGCCATATATTAATTATTCAATTTTATATTTCGTTAAATCTATTTCTTCTTGTTCTCCAGTATCAGTGTGATTAATATAAATCTTATTCATAAATTCATCATAATCAACCGATATATCTTTTTGATCATTAACTATTTTTAATACTTGTGTAAGATCATCATAATTGATTCGTAAATCATTATTTAAATCAGCTTCAGTTACATAATGACCATATTTAATATAATCTAATATTTTGATTATATCATCTTTATCTATCTTACCATCTTTATTAAAGTCTAATCCTTTTAATATGTTTTCTTCATCATGATCAACTACATCAGATTCTTTATTCTTAAATTGACGTAGTTCTAACCCCATATCATCATATCCATCAGATTGACTATTTAATATTCCACCACGTCTATCTCTATCATTTTCTTTTCCTAATGTTTTATTATCATCATTAGTTCTTAAGTGAACAGTTGAACCCCAAGTAGCAATAACTTTATCAGTAGGTATTTCTGAACGTTCATTTATAACAGGATAGTTTGTACAGATTTTAAAATCTAACGTAACATTACGTTGATTTGGCTCTGGAGAACTCATGTCAATTTTATTAAGTTCAGGATTCATAGATCCAGGAAACTCAATAGAACATTGTATTTCTTGTCCTAAATATGTAATCTTATAATATTTTTGAAATATCATCTTATCAATTAATTCTTGTAATAAAACAATTGATTCATTAAAGTTTGATAAATAATATTTAGCATTAATTGTAAGTTCTAATGGAAGACGTCTTATGTCTGCATTATAACCACATATCATATTACCAGAACGATGTTCATAATAACCACGTCCATAAGGAGAAGACAATTCATCGGTTGGTATATTAACATCAGCCAACTCAATAACGCATCGTGGTAATGTCATATACATAGTATCTTCTCCAGTAGTTTCATTTACTGAATATTCATATCCATTTGATTCAATATATAAATATGATGAACCTGTATTATATACAAAATGATTAATTGACTTATTATATAAAACGATATTTCTATTAAGCCAAGATAATAATCCTTTAATGACCAATGCAAAAAATCTTTCATCCCTATTATATAGATCATCAAATTTCTCTTCATTCCATGGTCTTATCCAAGGTTCATTATCTCTATTAAATACATTATCCATTTATGTTAATCTATAATTATATATAAAAATAATTTGATTTTATTAATTTCTTATAACTATTTTATATAAAAATATATTTCTTAATTAAATGGAAATTGTAAATATAAACAATATTGAACAATTAGTTATATGCAAATATAAGATTGAAACTGAATTATTAGAAAAAGGAAAAATAGATAAGAAACAGACATTAGATGAATTCTTAACATCATATGCTTTTCTTGATATGATTTATAAAGTAAAGAAAATGTCTATACCATTTACATTTAAAAAAATTAATGATGTTGATTATTTATTTGTTATATCAGAAAATCCCGTTGAACTTGACATATTAAAGAATAAATTAAAATTAATTCGATATAATTTTGATAATTTGGTTAAAGTATCGAATGAAGAACTAATGAAGACAGAAAATATTGATGAAGAAGAATTTATAATTTATAATAATGCGTATTATAGATGATATTATGTAATATGCATTCTAAAGCTTGCTAAGACCTTCGAAATAAGTTATATTATAATTTATAATTATACAGTTTCGAAGGTCTTAGCAAGCTTTCTAGAATATTCTATGATGAAATTAATCTATACTTTATAATAAATTTATTTTTACAAAGTATTATTCTTCTTCAGGATTTTTGATTTGATCAATAGCATCATTAAACTCACCTAACTTCTTTTCAAATTTAGCAGTCTTCTGAGCATATGTTTCATCATTAGTTGTTTTAGTAGATTTTCTAATAGTTGCAGTAAATTGTTGTAAGATATCTTGAACAGTACCTAGCTTATCAACATTGTCTTTATCAATAGTTACGGTAAGTTTTGTATCTTCTACAGTACAGCCTTCTTTATCCTTTAATGATTCAAGTGTTTCTTCACCATTTTCTAAATCTTTAAAATCAAAAGAAATAGTTACAGATTCAGCTTCATTAATCTTTTGTTCAACAGCTGCTTCTGAAATGTAATCTGTTAAATGTTTCATGATTATAAATTATATGTATATTTATATTTATTCATAAGATTTCTTATGCTTATCTTTTCTTGTATATTTGCTTCTATCTCTAAAAGTCTTATTATATGATATTGGACGTCCATGTGCTTCAATTTCTTCTTCTCGAGAACCACGTTTAAACGCCTTCATACGGTCTTTCATATCTTTAATGTTTCTTGAAGTGCATTCATAAAGATCATCTTCAATATAATCATCGATATAATTAGCAATATTCTTCATATTATATAATAATTTATTTGTTTAGATATTTCAAATATTTAATATTAGAAATTAAGTAATGGAAAAATTTCTGCAAATTGTTTTCCGTAAATATATATCTTATTCTTATTTTCTTCTATTTCATTATTACGAACCCATTTAAGTACTTTAATATAATTAGTAATAATTCCATAGTTTGAACAATTATTAAGACTATCATTAATATTGTTATTTAATAAATCTGAACAATCATTTAAATTATTCTTATACCCATTATATTTGTTCGTATGCCCACAATTACAAGCTGTTGTAGATACATTACCAAGATTTGATAAATCTATTCCTAATTCTAAGAATTCTTCTAATAACTGAATTAGCATATCAATCAATAATGTATTAGGATTTGATTCATCTAATTCTTCATTTTCAGTAAACATCCAACAACAATAAAAACTTGTATCACTTAGCATTTGTATAAGCCATTGATACATTGCAGCTTTATATTTATCTATGCAAGAAGCAGTATCAATAGGAATTATTTCAGTACCTGTATTTATGCCAGTTGAACTTGATGATAATGATGTTGCACATGTTGATTGTGTGCCACATCCACAAGTTGATGTAACAGTTGTCGTTGATATATTTCCATTAAATATTGTATTCATCAATATCGTAGCAGCATCATATTGTCCATTAGCATAAAAATCAATTACTGCTTTATATATTGCATTTGTACCTAAATTGTAATCATTAAATGTACTATATCTTTGAATTGTTTGCATAAATGTAGAATTTAATGCTAATAATTCTTCTTCAGTAAATACATTATCTTTAAGTTTGTTCTTAAATATAAGATAATCAATATTATTAATATTTTCATTATTTAATATAGGTTGCCAATAATCATTAATTCTTATTCCATCAGCACCCATAATTAAATAATCTGGATATGTTATGTCATCTAAAGTAATTTCTTCTTCTAATGGTTCTTCCTCTTCAGGAATTTCTTCTACAGTTGGATCTTCATCATCTTCTTCAGGTTCTTCAATTTCTTCTTCCTCTTCCTCATCAATTGGTAATTCTTCTCCAATAGAATTTTCTAATTGATTAGCCAAAGATTCAGATATGTAATATGAATCTATTGGTGCAAAATTTTCTACACCATTTAATAAAAGATCAATTTTTCCTTCATTATCGTATTCATTAAATTTTGTAATGAATTCATTAATTGCTTCTTTATCAATTTTATCTAAATGAACATATATACAATTATTTATAGAACCATTATATAAAGGAATCAATAAAAAATAAGTATCTTCATAATCCTTTACAATAATTGATCCATAAACTTGTAATATAAGATCTATATAATTCATTTTATTTATGCATATATAATTTTATGGTTTTCCTGTCATTATCTTATCTTTAATATATTCTTTCTGAGCATCACTATATATAGTTAATTCATCAGGGAATATAATTCTACCATTATATGATTTCGCAACAGAATCAATAGTTTCATCATTAAACTTTGGAAACATTATTATATAGAATTCCGTATCCTTTTCATCATTATAATCATCAATCAATTTATTAACCTTATCTAATTCTGATTGATCATTAGATGATAAGTATGTAGATATTGCTTTTCCTAAGTCTTCTATTTTATATTGTAATTCAGTTAAACTGTGATAAGGAGTATCCTGACTAATTCTTGTATTAATACTTTCTATAATTTCAGATATTTTCTTACCACCCAAAAATTCTATATTAGATGGATCAAATGCTGAAAACATATCAGAAATTGCATTAACGTCAAAGTTTCCATCTTTAATTTCTCCATTTGCACTTTCAATAAAAAAATTCTGAACATCTTTAGGAAGTTCAAAAAGTCTAACTGTATTAGATTTTTTTCCGTATATTCTAAAATGTCTTAAAATTGTTTCAGCCCTTGGATTATTTGGATGGGTTTTATTATATTCAATATTACTTAATAATACATTTAATAGATTCATGATAAATCATACATTATTTATTATATAAAAATAAACAATTTGATTTTATTATTTAAAATTCTTTCTAATGATTTTTGTAAACTCATCAATTAAAGTCTTAATCTCAAATGTAATTCTTGAACGATTATAAATAACCCAGTTTCCTTCTCCATATAATGAATCATTCCAACCTGTAAGTTTACTATTAATTCCTGCATTATGTCCTAATGCAATAAGATTAAAATATGTTGGTTGTTTAACGTCATTACGAAGATCATCAATTACTTCTTTAATCATATTAGCATTAGCAATATAACAAGAATCAGTAATATTGAATACTACGATTGGAAGTGATGTATATCTTTTTACATCCTCAGCAATAATTCTATAGCTTTCTGCTTCATTCTGTCCACCCTGACTATTTCTGTTTCCTAATGTATATTTTGACTTAAGAGTGAATGGATCCAAATATCTATATACACAATCTCCATGACCATATACAAAGAACTTAATTTTTGGATAATCCTTAAGAGCTTCATAAATCATAATTGAAAATGCAGAAGCTAATTCATTAAGTTTATCGCAGGTCATTGAGCCTGATTCATCAATTGCGAGAACTAATGCATATTCAGGATCATTTGATTTAATTACAGTACGTTTCTGAACATATACAGTCTGTTCATTGCACATTGCATTAACCAAACGATTTGAATCTAAAGAACCATTTCTTCTGAACCTATCAGTTTTGATTTCGTAGCTATAGCTATTTGGAATAATCAGTTTCTTTGCATAATTAATATAATTCTTTACAGTATTCAAATACTGATTATAATGAATAGGATAATTGGTATTGACCATATGAACATCCTTAGAAATTTTCATGTGTATCCCAGGAATATTATGATCTTCCAAAATATTATCATTATTATTTTCAGAAATCTTGGTATGATATACAATCATTTTCTTAATGTTTGTACATTCAGATTCTGATGAAATATCTTCATAAGTATTTAATAAAATTGCAATGATTCCATTTCCTCCCATTTCCGAAGCTTCCTGATTCTTAAAAATATCGTCATCTTTATCACGAATTTCAACTTCAGGATCATCAGAATTATCAGTGTCATCTGAATATTTAGGTTTATTATAACCTTTAGAATTATTGTTAGATTCTCCTTCAGTTTCTTCTTTTTCAGAATTATTGATATACTCTTTAAGTAATTCGTAAATCTGAATAGCAGCTGCAGTAGTTGATCTTGTTACAGATTCATTTTTAATATCGAAGCAATCATTATCACTTACGATATATTTGATCTTTTTGAAAAGATCCTCATATTTAATTAATGATGATTTCTTAATTGAAGAAAGATATTTTGGATATCTAATAATATAGAAAAATATTGCCAAAATTTCAGATAATGTATTATTTGTATTTGAAGCATCCTCTATATATTTTTCAAAAATCTGATACTTCAGCTTACTCAAGAAATTACTATATCCAGGGAATTTATTGCAAATCTTCTCCTCAATAAGTTCATCTTCCAAAACATTATGAATATGATGAACCAATTCAGGGTACTTTGAAATAACTGAACTTAAATATGTAAAGTCAGTATAAAGGCAATGACAACTTTCATGGATTGTCATACCGATTAATCTATCCATTTTATCATATGCATCATCTACAGTTTCAATAGTCTTACCCAAACCTACCTCAATTGTAGAACCATTCGTAGATGCGGTTTCATTATCCTTTGATAATCTGAATGAAACGTTATAAAGACCCATTGAACGTAACAGATCTTTCATTTCAGAAATGATCATTGAATTATCATTACAGATACGCTCAACACGGTCTTCATTATATAGAAATCTTGAGTACTGCTTTGATGGAATTTTTACAAAACCAATCTCAAGATCTTCATTAGTCAAAATATAATCCTCATTATCGCGATTGTACCAATCAGTTGTGTATATTGAAGGAACATTCATTTGTTTGATTTTTTAATATTATATATAAAATATAGATACAATATTAAAAAAATTCAATATTATGGTTTCTTTACATTACATTCTACAATATCATAATTACTTTCTAAATAATTATTAATAGCATTATAAACTTCATCAGTAAGATATATTTTAGTTCCTGATGATAATATTGTAAAATAAGATTCTATTAAAGCTGGTTTTTCACCAATATTAGAAAGTATATAAACTTTTAATTTTTCCATATACTTCTCTAATATTGATGAATCTATATTTTCATTAAAATTTGGCTTATATAAATTACCATCTATTTCAAATTCTATAGGGTTACTATATATATCATTAATATAACCATTATATGCATTATCCCAATCATTTAATTCTGATTGATTATCTTCTTTACCCAATGCATATATATGTTCAACATTTATAATTAATCCTTCACAAATTTTAAATAGTTTCATACTCCAACATTCTGTCCAAATTCTTTATCAGAACCAATTCTAGTTTTCATTACATTTTCTTTAGTTGGTGTAATTTCTTTACTAGCTTCATACCCATATTTATTGATGACGTCTATAATTTCTTTTAATGCATCATCTGAATTTGAATATGCGTCTTTTTCGTTCTCAAGAATCAAATATTTATCTTTTAATTGATTATGTTCTGTTTCTAATTTTGATAAATCATTTTCTAATGCTAATTTCTGATTTTCATAATCATCACAGATCTTACATAAATTATCATACTTATCTTGAAGCTCTTTGTTGTCTTCTTTAAATTGAATACATAAAGTATTTAACGCATTAATTTTTTCATTAGCTTTAATTTGTTCTTGTTGTAAATCATTATACTTTGTATATATATCTGAATACTCATTATTCAATTTATTATAAGTTTTATTAAGTGCATCATGTTCCTTTTGAAGTTTATCGTAAGCAAGTTTATTGTCTTCAATATTCTTTAATAATTCAACTTCTTTTTCTTTGCGAGCTTGATATTTTTTCTTAAATTGTTCTAATTCAGCAAACACTTCATTATATGTATCTTGAAGAACCTTATAAGCTTTATCTTTTGATTCAATATTTTTTTCTAATTCCTGAACTTTTAATTCATAATTATCACATTGTTTACTTAAATCATCAGAATATGCTTCATTTGATTTACGTTCATTTTCATATCCTTCAATTTGCTTTTGTAAATTTTCTTTTTCAGTAACTAATGCATTCCATTTTTCAGTAGATACAACTTCTTCTTGTGGTGTTCTATTGATTTGATCTTTTAACTCTTCATTTTCTTTAGTTAACTTTTCAATATTTGCTTTCTGCTCCTTAAATACTTCAACTGCTTTTGCTAATCTGGCATTAAGTTTTTCATTTTCCTGTTTTAACAAATTAATATCTTCCATAATTATGTAATTTAATGTATATATAAATCAATATAGTTCATATGTAAATATTTTTTAAAAATCTTACTTATTTAATTTACTTTCTAATAACTTTATATTATCTAAAGCAGATTTATGATTAGGATTAATTTTCAATATCTTTTTATTATATGCAAGTGATAAATTAACATTACCTTTTGAATATGCAATAACACCAAGTTGTAATAAAGAATTAATAGTACATATAGGATCATATCCAAATGTTAACTGATTGATTGGTTCATCAGTATTTACACACATCTTATAATAAATTTCGGCAACATCCTTTTTATTTTCTCTCCAATAATATGATGCTACCTTATAGAATAAATCTTTTCTATAAATACCAATCTTAAATAACTTAAAGAAATAATCTATAAACTCAGGATCATTCATATCATAAAGTCTAAGAATAGCGTTAATCTTATCTAATCTATTATTCTCTTCAGATTCTATGCAAAGATGCAATTGTTGTTTTGCGAATTCATGAAGTTTGTTATGCATTAATTCACGACCAAAATAATATCTATTTCTTGCTGAAAATTTTCGTCCTTCTTTCTGCATATTCATAAATATCTCCAAATTTCTTGTTGTATGAACAACATTAGCAGGGCGTTTATGAAGAATTAAAGAACCATTTTTAAATAAATCATAATTAACTTTATGTGAAGTCGTATAACCGATATATTCATGTATCGGATCATTCCATTGTAATTTTGATGAAACTTTTAATAACGATGTTCTATTATGCGGATTCTTATCACCATCATAATATTGATACTTAACAAAATAAATATCTGCATCTTTATCATTAGAATCTCTGAACTCTTTTAATGTTTGTAAAAGTTTATCATTTAATTCATCATCACCATCACACCAAAATTGATAATCCGCTTTGCATTCATAACAGGTTAATGAATAATTACGAGCTTTAGCAAAATCATAACACCAATCAAAATGATGCAAGAATACATTATGATGCACCTTTATGATATCATTAATTATCTTAACAGTATTATCTGTTGAACCAGTATCAGTTATATGTACTTCATTTGAGAATTCTAAGAACTGATAAATAAGCTTCATTATAGTATGTTGCTCATTCTTAACAATTATGCAGCTGTCTATTTTCATATATTTAATTTAAAGTCTATCTTTTAATAAAAATAGAACTTTGTAATTAATTATTTTTAATATATACATAAATAAATATAAAATATTTTAATATGATATACATAAAGAAATTTAATAATGATATAGATAGAGAAAGATACATTAAAAATAATTTCGTATCTCCGCATTTATTTTTAGATGTTGAAACTAAGAACGTTAATTATTTACAGCATTATAAAAGATTAACTCATATAAGCAGTACACAAACGGGTGGACAATATATTGATTTAGGTTGTCATTTATTTGAAAATACTGATGATATAATCATAGATATCAAATTTAATATGAAAGGTGGTGGTAAAGATTATAATGCAAAATCTGGAGTTAATGGTCATAAACCATCAGTATTAATTGGTAGTATTAGTGAAGCAGAACCATTTTATGGATTTGTTGTTAGAAAAGCAGATGTTGGTAGTTCCGGTACATATAATGATAATTTTGTAACAATGTATACAAAATGGGAAATAAGTAATAGTGTTTATGGAAATTATAATGGTGATGCTAATACTAAATCAAAATATTATCCAACATATTTTGCGGGTAATATTTCTGGATATGAGCAAACACCAACAAATCAAATATATGAAAAAACATTTTTAATTGATAATTTAGACACAATAGACGGTACAACATTTAATAAAATGAAAAATTTGGAAACTGATATGTTTGCTATTTATAGAGATGGTGGTGGTGGAGCATATACTGATTATAATTATAAAATGTGGCGTTATTGTGAAGCTGATGTATATTATTGTAAGATAATGAAAGGCAATATTGTTATCAGAGATTTAGTACCAATGTTAAGAGTAACAGATAATACTCCTGGATTATATGATTTAGAACATAATGTATTTTATCCATCGCAAGGAGATCAACCATTTGTAGCAGGAAGCGCAATAGAATAAATATATATATATTAAAATATGAAATATATTAAAAAATTTAATAATATTTATGATTTAAATTCATTTAAAAATAGTGAAAAGTATATACAACCAAATTTATTAATGACATCTGATAAAAAAGTATATTATAATCAAAGATATACAAAATTAGAATATCTTGAAATTACTGACCATGATACTTATAATCATTATGTTAAATTAGATGGTACATTAGGAGAATATAATGAAACTGGTGCAACATATACATTTAAAGGTAAAGCATTATTAACTGGTGGTAGTAGTTATTCTGTTAATAGTAGTAATAATAATAATCAATATCATTTATTTGGAGATGAAGCTCAAACTAGATTATTTATCCGTAAACATAAAACGTCAAATTATATATATTCAACAAGAATATTTAGTAATACAGAACAAGATATGACATTTAGACAAGGTGATGGTAATCAAATGTTAGCATTAGATTTTACAAAAACACAAACATCAAATATATCAAATTCATCTAGCAATGAATTTTCAAGTCCATTTAAATCTACATTTGGTGAATTAGATTTATATATGTTTGGTTCATATAAAGAAAAAGATCCAACAGTATTTTCAAAATTTTGGTTTGGCAAATTTTATTATTTACAATTATTAAAAGGAAATGATATAATAATAGATTTAATACCAATGTATGATGGTAAATTAAAGCAATATGGTATATTTGATAAAGTTAAACAAAAATTTTATCCATTATTACAACATATGAAAGAGGTATCTTAAGATACCTCTTTATTTCAAATATACATATTTATTTTTTTCTAATTGCCGTTTTCTATATTCTTCATAAATTCTATCATATTCATCATAATCAACAATTTTCCAGTTATCATCTCCGTCATGACTATTAATCCATTCATAACATTGTTCTAAGAATTCTTTTAATCCAGCTTCATCCCAAGGAGATATTGAGTGCAATCTATATTCTGTTTCAAGAGTTTCATAATTTACAAAATGTGGTTCAAACCATACTTCCTTAGTTCCAAATAATCTTTTTTCTTTAACTAATATTTCTGGACAATACCAATATTTTGAACCTTCATTATGATCACATTTCTTTAATCTAATATTTTCTTTTTCTATCATACTTTTATAATATTTAGCTTTTATATTTTTTACCATTTAAAATATATTCACAGAACATCATAGCTGCATAGCATCCTATAAAATTAGTAGATGCTTGTACTGCTATAGCAATCCAAAGATCAACTTCTGAAATGAACTTAATGACTATTGCAGAAAATGTATAGCATATACAGTTTGCAAATGAAGCCAATAGTTTTCCTGACTTAATGACTAATATACTTCTAACAATATGAAGAAATACATTAGTTAATGATATGATAATATAAAGTAATAACATTAGAAGTTCTTTTTGATTCTATCTAATTCTCGTTTGCTATCTCTTTCCTTAATAGATTCACGTTTATCATAATCCTTCTTACCCTTGCATAATCCAATTTCTATTTTAATTTTTCCTTTCATAATAAACATTTTCAAAGGTATGATTGTGTATCCTTGATTCTGTACATCAGAAGTCAATTTACGAATTTCTTTCTTGTTCAATAAAAGCTTACGGTCTCGTTTTTCTTCATGGTTTGTAAACTTATCAGAATCATATTTAGATACATGAGAATTCTTTAGCCAAACCTCACCATTAGTTATGACACAATATGCATCTCCAATGTTTGCTTTGCCTGCTTTAATAGATTTCACTTCAGAACCTTGGAGAACTATACCTGCTGTGTAATTCTCCAAGATATTATATTCGTGTCTTGCTTTTCTATTAACTATTTCCATTTTAATTCTTTATAGATTTAAGTATTCCATTTTCAAAAATTAATGTTAGATCGTCACATAGAGACACTGAACCATAATATTTAATAAAACCAGAATCATATTCACTATCTGAAGTACGATCATAATATACTTGTCCAGGCTCAGCATTAATCATATTTATGACTTCTGTCATTGTAGAATCTTTATATATGAAATATGTCTTATGATTAAATATTACTGGAAGTAATTCTCTACCAGAATTTAATATTTCTTCTTTCTTTAATATATCATTCTTATAATCTTCAAATTTTTCTTTAATTGATTTCTTATCCCAATAAGCAATAATGCACATAATAGTTGCAATTACTGCCCACATTACTAAAATTATAATCATATTTTCTTCCATTTAAAATCCTCCTATATTATCTGTAAAAAATTTTCCTAATTGCTTTCTATATTTAATCTGTCTTATAGGAACCAACGTTTCTCCTATTATATTTCCATCTTCCACAATAAATGATAGCATATCAACTTGAAAGTCTCCATGCTTATCAATTAGTTTCTGAAGTCTATTTATCATTTTAGATGCTTGCATATTAGAATCCCATAATTAGTTTCTTAATTGTATCATATTCAGAATTATCTCCATACTTTGGGAACTTCTCACAGAATGAATAATTGATTGCTTCAATAAGTGAGAATCCATCAATCACAAGTTCAGCGCAATTAAGTGTTTCACGAGTTGAGATTGTCTTTGAAATACTATTGTCAAGATATCTTGCACGGATTGCATTTGCAACGTTTACAATTTTCTCTGCAATATTTTCAGAAATACCTGTACGGATATTCAATACCTTTGTCTCAAATGATTTAGGAAGGTAATCAACCTGGATCATCATAAAACGATTCTCCAATGCAATATCCAAAGAATTAGTACCTGAGTACTCAGAACCAATGTTTGCAGTCGCAATGAATGTACACTCAGGATGTACAGGAATCTCACGTGGGCCATTTGAATCTGCAATTTCTACAGGAAGCATTCGACGGTCATCCAAACATGGGAACAGAATATTATTTGTCATTACTGGAGCTCGACTTAACTCATCCAAAAGAATTACTCCAGGCTCCTGAATATCCTTAACGAACTTTGCATAATCAAACTTGGAAGATCCATTCTCCAAACGATGTGATCCAAGAAGATCTGTCAGAGGATCCATCATTGCGCCCATATCATAAATCCTGCATGGAATATCAAGTGCTTTACAGATTCGAATGATTACATCAGTCTTACCCGTACCTGTAGGACCTGTAAGCATTGTGTTCTTATGTCTCTTGATATTGCGAACCAAGATATTCCATTTTGAGTCCTCAATATAGAATCCTGATTCAATACCAGGGTTTGCATAGTTCTTCTTAATCTCAGACAGGAAATTCTTTGTTACCTCCTTCTTTTTCTTTGTAGATCCATCATACTTCTTCTTATAGTCAAAATCAGAAGGATCTATTGCCATTGAAGCATAATCCTCATCATTGCAAATACAGATCTTTTCGAAATTGAAAATATGTGTATTGGGATCATATGAATAGTCCTCTGAATAGAACATATTAGTATCATCACAGTGCTTAATGTAATTGTTTGTGTAATCGTTGTATCCGAGCTTCGAAGCTTCTACAATATCATCAGTCTTATAGATTTTATCTAGCTCCTTGATAAGACCCGATACCGGAGATATGAAATTCTGCGATTTGTTGATTTTAAGATAAATTCTAGGATTTCCCATATATTACATATATTTGTTTGATTTATTAATATATAGTTAAAATGTAAGAATTATTCAAAAATTTATATAATATTTATTTTTTATAAATAAGACAATTATTAAAAAGTATAAAAACTGCGATAATTTAAAATCTTTTTTTATTTTTATTTATATAAATATTTATTAATCTTAAATATGATATTTGGTAACTTAGAAGATGTATTGGAAAATGAACAGACTATAAATGAGGCTATTCAACAGAATTTCCAACAATCATACGGCAATATGCAAAAGCCAACAAAATGGTCAAAGATACTTGTTAAGCTTTCACATTATGGAATGAATTATTCTGATGATGTGTATAAGAATATGGTTGCATATCCTGCAGATAAAGCATTACAGCCTAAAGATGATGTAGCTTTACAACAAGTATTAATGGGATCATCAGTAAATAACTGGAAGGTAAAACCTGAAGAAGACAAATCATTTTCAGAAAAGACATTAGAGCAAAAACGTGATGTTCTTCGTAAGATGGCTATGCAGCCTGAACTTGAAGACATTCTCGATATCATGGCTAACGAATCTATTGTTTATGACGATGATGAATCTTATATCTGTACACCATTCTTGGACACTGGGTTGATTCAAGACTTAAACGAAAAGTCAGCTGAAGAGATTCGTAATGCAATGGATATAGCATTCTATAAGATCTATCTTTTGTTGGAATGGAAGAAATTTGCATGGGATGAATATAAACGTTATCTTATAGATGGTGTATTAGCATATGAAATAGTCTATGATAATCTTGAGAATCCTAAAGCTATAACTGGTATTGTAGATATTGATCCTAATACATTAACAAAGAAGATTAAAGATGGAACTACATATTGGATTCAGTTTGAAGGCAAACTTGGATTTGAACGTACATTACTTGATTCACAAGTCATATATATCAAATATGAAGATTCTGGTGTATCAACTCGTCAATCATATCTTGAACGTTTGATTCGTCCATTCAATATTTATCGTATCGTTGAACAAGCACAAGTTATATGGACAGTTACACAATCATCATTTAAGACATTATTTACTATTCCAGTAGGATCACAAAATAGAACAAAGGGTGCTCAAACATTAGCATCTTCAATGAATAGATATAAAGAAGACATATCATTTAACACAGAAACTGGTGAACTTAAAGTAAATGGTAAAATGAATATGCCATTTAATAAAGAATATTGGTTCCCAGAAAATGAAAACGGTAGCCCTCACCTTGAAACACTTGTTGATAATGGACCAATGCTTAATGATTCAGACCAGATAAGATATTTTGAATCTAAACTTTGGAAGATGTCAAAGATTCCTGCAAACCGTTTCGATAAGGAAGCTCAATCAACATGGTTTGGCAATGATCCAACACAAGCATTACGTGATGAAATTGATTTTTCAAGATTCGTAACACGTTTAAGAAATACATTTGCTGAAATATTACTTAAGCCACTTCGTATTCAATTATCATTATCAGTTCCAGATATTAAGAACGATAAACGTATATTAGATTCTGTAACTCTTCGTTGGAATTCATATAACTTATTCGAAGAAATGATGAATATTGAAATCATGACTAAGAGAGTAGAATTTATTGGAACTATGAAAGATAGCTTAGCAACTACTGATGCTGATGGTAATGAAGAATCATTCTTCTCACTTAAGTTCTTGATTATGAAATATCTTAAGATGTCTGATGCAGATCTTGAACTTAATGAAAAGTATAAGATGGAAGAAAAACTGGCTAAGAGTAATGGTGGAGAAGAGAATGAAGAAGAAAACGGTGCTGAAGAAGAAATGGGAGCAGAACCAGGAGGCGGAGAAGAAAGTGGCGGTGGAGCTGAAGAAGAAAGTTCAGATATAGATTCTGAAATGATGGGCGAAGTTCAACCAGAATCTCCAGAAACAACACAAGCATAATATTATGAAACGATTAACTAATACAATTAATGAAGCAGCCATTAAAGTTGGTGGTGCAAAGATAACAAATCAAGTTGATGATTATAGTAAGTATAATACTATAAATGAATTGTGTGATTCAGTTGATACACATTATATTAGTGATTATAAAGATTCTAATAAAATACGAAAGATTTTAGCAGAAAAGAATTTAATAGAACCTTTGGATTCAAAACAGAATGATAATTATTCAGGAGCAGTATTATATAAAGGTGGTCATTTAGTTTATTTCTTTTGGTTTCATAAGATGGAATATTTATGTGCCTTTTTGGTTTATATGCATAAGTATTTAGAAATATTTGATTACCATACAACATTAGATAATAAATGGCATTTATACTTTGATATTCATGGAGATCCAATGACTGGCGTAGAAAATAAAAGTACATGCTGGCATCTTGAATATCGTTGTAAAGATCGTAAGTTAGAAAAACTTGATAAAGCTATTGATGAATTCTATGAAGAACTTAGTAAGATAGACCCAGTTACAGGTCTTAACGAAAATCTTAATAAAACAAATTATTTAGAAATATTCAATAAGTTATACGGAAATGAAGAAGCTTAATGAATTTATAAATGAATCAAGAAAAAATCCTGTAGAAGATTATCCTAAAGTAGAAACATTAGGAATAGGAGAATTTGAAGGTGTATTATGGGGGCATTGTTTTCTTTATGAAAATAAAAAATATTATTCTGAAATAGGTTGGAAAAATATGTTTCCAAGTTATTGTAATATGGTAATTAATGAAAATGAAGCTTGGCCTCATCAAGTAGATAAATATCAAAGAGAAGATTTAAAGAAATTATTTGATTAATATGAAGAAACTTAAAGATTTTATAACAGAAGGATCATGGGGTTATGAACCATTACAAGGTGATGGACCACTTGATTTAAGAGGTGACTTATTTAAAGATATATGTGAACTTATATATGATAAGTGTGATGAATATAGTAAAAACACTGGATGTGCATGGTGTGCAATAGGTAATATTGAGCATTTCTTTGAAGAAGTTACAAAGATGGAAGGTTTCAAAATGGATAGTAAGCATCCTTCTGATAAATATTATTATTGGTTCCGTCTTATAGATCAAAAGAAAAAGAACATATTTGAACTTTATGATAAGTTATTAAATCAGTGTACTAATGATGATAAATGGATTGAAGAATGGGAAGAACATGATAAGATGAGAAAATCATTAAAAAAAAGAAAGAAGATATCTGAAAAGTATGCTAAACTAATGGAAGACTATATCAAAAAGGAAGAAGAACATAAATTACAACAAAATACTGCAGCTAAACGACCAGCAGCAGTGATATTTAAAAAATAATTAATTATGGGTGAGTTAGAAGATTATTATGTAGTACAAGGTATTGTTGATTACGATGATGATCCATTAAAAGTAGGTAGAATTAAATGTACTATTCCTGGAGTTGTTCATTCAACATCAACTCCAAAAGAAGCTATGCCTTGGATAAGATGTTTTAAAATGGGTGCATATCAGACTTTCAGTAGGCCAATTAAAGGTCAGAAGGTTTGGGTTTTGATATCAAAGACAAATTATAATGAATTTTGGTGGTTTCCATTTTTTGAAACTATTGATATAACACAATCATATATAGAAGAATATTATAATGAGAATTGTGATGTTCTTCATGCTCGTCATTCAGGTAATGGAGATTGCATGATGACATATGATGATAAACAAGGATATTTAACAAAAATTGGAGATGATCACATTAACTTAATGCCAAAAAGACAATATGAAGTTGATTGCGGTGATTGCAGAATATGTATAGAAGGAGATAATGTTTATCTTGGTGATAAAAATAAAGATACTAAAGAAGCTGCAGTTATGGGACAGAAATGTCAAATAATGAGAGGTGAGGTAATAAAAGCATTAGAAAATTTATTTAAAGCTGCGGCTCCAAATCCTTGGACTACTCATTTAGCTGAACCAATATTAGATATGCAAAAAGCATTTAACGCAGATATATTAGCTAAAAAAACATTTGTAAATTAATATATGGCAGATGAAATAAAAAAAGTTACAGAACCATTAGAATCAAATGATAACGAAAAAACTCCAGAATCACCTGATGGTAGATTGCAACCTCGTGTTCCTGCTGAAACACCAACTAAAGGTGCATCATTTATGGATGGTTTTGATACAACAGCGTTTTCAAACTTAGGAACAAATGCAGTTCAGTTTGGAGCAATAGCTACTGGTGCTGGAGCATTAACCGTTAAGTTGGCTCAAAGTTTTACAAATGGTGATATACTAGCAATGGCAGCAGATATGGCTGCTGATGCAGTTGGTCAGATTTCAGGAGAATGCGGTGCATTAATTGGACAATACGTAGGTAAGACTACATCATTAGTAGCATCAATACCTGGTAAAATAGCAAATGCTACTGCAAAAAGAATATCATCTCCAGATACAAAACATAATGAAGAACCAATAAGATCTGTAGCATATTATTTAGTTAAAAAAACATCAATACATGAAGATCTAATTAAAGCTGAAGAGGAAGCTAAGGAAGCTTTTAACAAAGCAGAAATAATTAAAAATGCACAGGAAAAAATTTCAAATGCAGTTAAGACTGCAAATGAATTTATCGAAAAGGCAAATGAACGTATTGCATATATTCAAAAATATGCATTAGAAGGACCTCAATGGGTTGCGGACCAAATGGATAAAACAATTAATAATGTTATAACTGAAATAGATAAACAGTTGACAGAACATTATAATAAATTGGAAATGAATATTAATACTTATTGTGATAACGAAGGTAAGCAAATAGGAGAAAAAGTAGTTCAGCAAACTAATAGTTTAATGAAAAACCTTGCTACAGAAATAAAAAACAAAAATGAAAAAACAATAACACAAGCTAATATTAAAGCTAAATCATCATTACAAAAAGCAAAATTATCAATTATGGGTTTATTAGGAATAAATATTCCTATAACTAAATAAGTACAGATTAATATGGCAAGTAAAGAATTTGAATACGAATATAATCCTATTAAGGAGCAAATAAATGGAAAAGAGGCTGAAAAGGTAATATGGTCTACTGCAGTTATTAATAAAGCATTAGAAGGCATTCAAACAGGTCAGCCGTTGAAAGCTAGTCCATTTTTAAATAAGAATACGAAATTATTAAAACCTGAATTAGTTCGTAAATATACTCAAGAAGAAATTGAAGATTATAAACGTTGTGCATTAGATCCATTATATTTTGCAGAGAAATGTTTCTTAATGACACCAACAGGTTTACAAGCTTGTAAGCTTCGTGATTATCAAAAAAATTATATAAGACATTTACAGCATAATAGATTTAGTATCTTCCTTTCATGTAGACAAAGTGGAAAATCTACAACAACAGCTATATATTGTCTTTGGGTTATATTATTCAATTCAGATAAATCAGGTCTTATATTATCAAAATCTGGTCCTGCAGGATTAGATCTTATTAAAAAGATTAAGGATATGTATCTTTATCTTCCTTATCACTTAAAGATAGGTACTATGAAATGGAATCAATCTGAAATTTCATTTGATAATAACTCTTCAATATCAACTGAATCATTCTCACCAACAGCAGGTCTTGGTAAAACAATTAACTTCCTTATTCTTGATGAGTTTGCTTGGTGCCCACCTAATGATGTTGAATTATTCTATAATAACATTATACCTACTGTTACTACAATTACAGATTCAAATGTATGTATAATGTCTACACAGAATGGATTTAACTTATTTTATAAACTTTGGAAAGGTGCTATTGAAAAGACAAATATATATGCACCATTTAAAGTAGACTGGTATCAAGTTCCTCAATATAACCCAGAAACAGGGCTTTGGGAAAAACGTACTGATAAATGGAAAGAAGATATGATAGGTGTATTAGGTTCTGTTGAAGCTTTCTATTATCAATACGGTACTCAATTCTCTGCATCTGATAAATGTTTGGTTTCTCGTGAACGTATTGCTACATTAAGAGATGATGCTATATTATATGAAGAACGTGATTTTGAATTAACTGAACTTTTTGGATTAGCATTACAATATCCAAGATATTTAGTATGGGACCCAATGTTTAATTTAGAAGATATTAAGACATGTTTCTTCTTAATATTAATAGATTTAGCAGAAGGTTTTGGAGGAGACTATACAGTATTCAATATATTTAAGATAATTGGTAAAGATCAATTCCAACATGTAGGATTATGGAGATCTAATGAAGTTGATCTTGAGCATGCAGCATTAGAATTTTGGTTATTAGCTGGTCAATTATTCAATGGAGAAAACTGTATGTGGTCATTAGAATGGAATACTTATGGAGCTTTATTCTATCGTCTATTAATGGATTACAATGAAGATGATTACGAAATTTCTACAAAATGGAGATTCAATATTGTTACAGATGGTATTGAATTAAGTAACTTCGTTCAATATAAGAAATCTTCAATGGATGAACAGATTATAGGTCGTACAGGTTCTACATCAAGATTCATACCAGGAATAAAGTTTACATCAGGAAATAAAGGTACAGCATGTTCATTACTTAAGACATTATTTGAAAAGGGACAAGTAACAACAAGAGATATTGTTACATTAGGAGAATTAGAAAACTTCGAAGATAAGAATAGTAATGGTACATATAAAGCTTCTTATGGTCATGATGATATTATTATGACGTTTGTTCAGATTCCTATGGTAATGCAAACTGGAAAATATTCATCATTCTTAGAAGATATTGAAGAAGCCCGTATATCTGGAATTATAAACAATAAATGGAATACCACTCAACAGCAAAGTATTGAAGATACTCCATTTGGCATGTTTACTCAAATTGGTGAAGGTTTCAATCAATTTGGTGTAGAAATGCCTATGTCTTAATGTGTAAGTATTTTATCTAATTTCTTTAATATATATACAGTTCCAATAAATATTAAAAATACAATAAATTCTTTCATTTTATTAAGTTTATAATTTTATAAATGTAGTGAAAAATGAAAGAATTTGTGTTTATATATATTGTACATATATTAACGTAATCCTCTATTTGCAAGAGTAGTGTTAAGAATCATTAAATACTTTTTATATTGATCCTTGTTAAGAATCTGCTTCATATAATTTATATTCATTTCTAAAGTATTATTTAACATTTTTTCTCTTGTAACTTCGGTAGTCTCATATTTGATATTTTCCATCTGTACGCAGAATATATTCATTATATCATTTATGCATTCTGCTTGATCTTTACTAGCATTAAGAGATTTTGATAACATTTCTGTGTTTACATTCATATTATATGCTTCAGCATTCATTGTGTTGTTTTCATTTGCGTTAACGCCTAAACAAAGCATTAAACTAAAAATTACTGTAAAAATTATTTTCTTCATAATATTATTTTCTTTAAATATATTTGTTTGTTAATTTTTTATTCTTTAATATTTTTATTTGTTTCAATGTCATATATAAGGATTTACATAAATACTATTAACACCATTCATATACGCATGATTAATTTTTTTTTTTAAATAAACATCTAATTTACTTTTCATAATATGGGTAATATGCTAAATATATAGCTTCACAGTAATTATCCCATATTTTCTTTAATAATGTTTTCATATCTGTATTCATTTATATTTTTATAGTTTATCTTTAAAATAAATTAATGATATACATACAGAAAATACACTTACAATAAATATTAATTCTTCCATTTTTACTACATTTTTGTTTTATTATTTCCGTTTTATATTATATAATTAAAAATAGTCTTAGAATTACGCCTAGATAATATTTCCAATAAGTTAATACAAAAATATGATAATTAATTAATCTATGTTAATTATATTAATTTAAATTAATCATATAACAATTGTTATCAATTTTACTAAGATATATAATTTTATTATTAATAAATGGTTTTATATAGGGGCAAAATATATAAAGCTAATTTAATGAACAAAATATTAAATTTTATAACATTTGGTATATTTAGCAAAATGAAAAAGAAAGATAATGATAATTTCTTTGTTAAGGCTACAAAAGAAAACAATAACATAAATCCTGTTTATGTATTTATGCTAGGTGTTTTAGCTGTTGGTGTCTTATTGTTATTTGTACCTGTAATTGGAATGATTGTAGATATTTGGTATAATCATACAATGACAATTAACTTATCTGATATGGCTGTATATGTCGGTGCGGTTGCTGCTATATTTACATCAGGAGGAGTTACTGCAGCTATAACAGAATATTCATATTCAAAATTTGATATACCACCAATTGATGAAGATGGCAACGATATGATAGAAACTGATGGAGAAGAAAAACCAACAAGAGGAGCAAGAAGAAGATACCGTAGTGCAAAAATAAAAGATTGATTTATATTATGATAGCTTCACATGATTCATTTACATACGATAAACCAGTAAATCCTTTACATAATTTAATATCTATTTTTTGGAGATGTCAAAAAGTAGATATTAAAACTCAATATGACTTAGGTGTAAGAATATTTGATATAAGAGTAAAATATTATAAAGGAAATTGGCATGGTGCTCATGGTGTATATGTTGCAAAAAATATAAGTTTTAAGAATATATCTGATATATGCAAGTATTTCAAAAGTACATATCAGGATGCTATAATTCGTATTTATTTAGAAGATAAAAGTAAAGACATCATTGATATATATTTAACTGAATGCAAAATTGCTTTAACATCTTATAAAGATATGATATGGGAAATTGGAATACATTATCCATGGACTGTATATTTTACAAATTACAATATGCCATTTGAAGATATTAAAGAATATTATTGTCATTTGTTCAATTGGAATCCTGATAGAAGTATTTGGTATAATATTAAGAATTTTGATTGGTCTTCATGGAACATAAAATTATATTCTAAAAAACATAATCCAGTATTGACTAATGAAATTAAAAATGATCATATAATACATATAATGGATTATGTTGGTATATATCCAAAAAAAGAGGAGAATTAATTCTCCTCTTTATTTATCTTAATATTTCTCCACAGTGTGGGCATTCCATCATTGTACTTCTAACATTCCTTCCACAGTTAGGACATTTATCAATTGTGTAATTTCCATTAGAAATATTTTCTTCTAACTTAAATCCACAATTAGGACAGAACTTAAATCTATCTTTAATCTTTATTCCACAGTTTGGACAATATTTTTTAGTTAAATCATTCTTAAAAACTGGCTTTTGTGATTCAGGCAAAATCTTAATGATCTCTGTTTTAAATGGCCAATATTCAAAATCAATATTTACTGTTTGAAATTTTTGATTTGAATAACTTCCCTTTTCCACTCTTCCAGTTTCAATAGATCTAGATCTTTTGGCACTTGTATTAATTGGAGTATCGTTTTTCTTTAATCCATCTAATGTTGTAGCAGAATATGATGCAGAAGTATCAGCAGAAGTACTACATAATCCTAAGCTTCTATCACCAATTGCTGCATTACAATACGTTGTTGGCTCAATTGATTTACTATATAAAATTTGATTAGGATTCCAATTATCATAACAAGTAATAGTTGTATTGATATATACTTGTTGTTCTCTCTCTTTAAAAAATTCTAATTTAATTTCTCCATTCTTAGCAATTGCTTGCTGAACTTGTTTACTATCACCATTTACTTCATAAGTAGAGAATAAGAATTTATTAGCTTCATTAAGATAACGTTCTAACCAAATTCTTTCACCTGGTTTTAATACCAAAGTATGACCCAATGACTTATTATCTATTGTTATATTAATACCAATAGTATATGTATAAGGATTAAAAACTTGGATTTGAAATTCTGAATTGTTCTTCATATAAACAATTCTTGAATATTCTGAATTTGAATATTCTTTAAGCAAAGACTTGTTGATGGCTAATTTAGCCAAATTTTGATTTGTACTCATAGTTTAAAATTTAAATATATTTATATTCAAATCCTTTAAATATTTTCGAGTCTTTAATTCAACTCTCAAAAGGTCTTAAACAACCTCAATATTAAAAGATATCTATTTTCTTTAACAACTATATCTATATATTATAAATATAGTTAAAAATAAATTTATTTTTCTAATTATCAATAAATTTAAGAAAAAATAACTGAGCAGTTGTTCTTATGGTTAACTACCCAGTTTTATATATTATAGTATGCCTGACAATATAAATATAGTAAATTAATTGTAATTATTTAAAAGTTCGTTAATCATATTTGCAGCATCGTAAGGATAAAGATCATTATAAGTTTCAATAATATGATTCTTATTCTTATCTAATACCTTAATATCAAATACTTTAAGATGTGAATATTTAACAACTAGTAAAGAATAACCATTATTGCATTTAAATGTATTACAATAAGAATCGTTATTCTTTACATAGTTTCTAAATCGTTCGTATAATGTTTTCATATATTAAAAAATCTTATTCTTACGAGTCTCAATCTTCTTCAGAACTTTATTCTGTTCTTTCTCAGTCATTTCAGATTCTGGAAGCCACATCAGAATTGCCTTCTCCATTGCAATAAACTGATTTTGCTGAGTTTTCATTCCATTGGCATATAAAGAATCATCAGAATGCTCCTGTTTCCAAAATACATTATACCAAGCTTCTTTATTGTTCTTTGGATTCTCAATCAGATCGCGAGACATCCACCAATCATACTGCTTCTTTTCACTAAGATAACCTCTAACGAAAACATCGAGCTCCTTAATGGCCTCATTCATATTCCAACCATTATACTTATTTTCACCAGTAAATCTCTTATAGAAACTCAATGCGAGTTGATCATAATCTTTTGTACAATAAGTAGATGTCATATAAAATAAATTTTAAATATTATATAAATAATATAGTAACTTTTAAATATAATTCAAATTTTATAAAAAAATGGAGGGTTTATTTACCCTCCAAATTTAATAGTTTTTCTCTTTTGAGTTTTTGTTTTATACTACAAGGAAAATCATTTTCATATATAGCTATAGCAGTAGTCTTATTGTTCAAATCTGGTTCATCAAACCATGTCCATTTGAATTTTGATGGGTCAAATCTCCATAGTAGTTCTTTCCATTTTTCAATATCTACTGAAAGATATATAAGATAATCATTATTCCATTCCCATTCTGGATAATCTTCATTAAAATCTTTATTTCTTTTAGTCTACCAATTATCTAAAAGCCATTGCGCAACTGCATGACCGCCTTGAACTGCTCCATAAATTGGATCTAAATTTTTATCAATTAATATGTATAATTTATTTTTCTCTTTCATAATCTTTACATGTATTTGCAATTATTTCTCTTTTATCTTCAGGAATTTCTTCACAACAATATTTATAATTATCGTAAGAACAACAATCACACATTAATTTATTTTTATAGAAATATTTTCTTTTACAATTATTACAGCTTTTAGGAGCTAAAATATCATTGTTAAAATTTTCTTCAATATAATGCATTATTTCAGAATATGCTGCTATACGTTCAGAATATGCATTATCATTAAAATATGGATCATTATAACGTTCTTTAATAAAATCATAAATTTTCTTAACTTTGTTTTCCATATTATTTTATTTTTAATGTAGCAAATTTATTATATGTTTCAATTACTTTTCTCTTAAATCTTGGAATTGCTTCATATTTCATACAATCACCACCACCTCCATAAGTCCATGAATTTTCTCCATGATAAAGCATTTTATAACATTTGACAATTTCATTATCAAGATACTCTCTTAACTTCAAATTATCAACTAATTCTTCGTTTTCAAAATCACAACCAATACGATGCTTAAATGCATAATAAGCAATATATTCATGATGTTGATGATATTTTCCATCTTTAATATATTTCTTAAATTCTAAAAACTGTTCTTTAGTTGTTGCATTAATTACAAAATCTTCATTTTCACGAGTATACATATGATTAAACTCGTCGCTCTTCTTTATTAAATCTAAAATATATTCTTTATCCATAATTATTATCATTTATATATTTGTCATTATATAATTCAAGTTTTCATCAGAATATTCAATATTATATTCTTGACATTTTTTCTTGTAATAATTCATTGTATTATTAATGATTACTTCTCCATGTGTCTTACCTTTATTGTCTCCATATTCAATTAGTTTATCCCAATTCTTAATAAACCAATCTTCTGGATCATCATCTCTGTAATACTCCTTGAATGAATGAATATCTCTATTAGCCCAGTATTTTAAACCGTGCTTAATCCAACGATAATAATATAAAAGATTATTGATTTTATACGCCCTGTGTTTAATTTCATCTACTATATCCTGTAAACTCTTTTCTTTAGGACGATTTATAAGTTTACGAGTTTTCTTTTGCTCTCTTTGTTCAATTGCGAGTTGAGCTATCTCAGCTTTCATAGCATTAACTAATGCGTTTCTAAATTCTTTGTTTTCCATAATTATTATAAAAATATTTATTTATAAAAAATTTCTGTGTTCAAGAAATAGAGTCTGTTCAAGAATTATTGAACACATAGAAAATATTGAACAGATTTTTATAAACAAATCTATTTACGGAAAACCTAAATCAAAAATCTACCAAAACTGTTTCATAATCATAAATTTAATTAATTTGTTATTGAAAATTTGCAATTTTCAAATTGCAATAATAAAAACGGGGACTTACATTATTCTAACCATTTCTGAACTAACCAAATTATAGTCAGGAGATTCGAACTCCCATTCTAAAGCCAGTGCTCCATGTAGGAATCAAACCCACCTTAAGTTGTTTTAGAGGCAACTGCATAAATCTCTCTGCCAATGGAGCAATTACATATATAATATAGTATGTTGGTACAATTATATTCAAAATAATTTCAATATTATTTTAAAAATATTTCAAATTGCAGGCGGTGTAGGATTCGAACCCACATGAACGGTTTTGGAGACCGCAATACTAACCATTGTATGAACCACCTAAATTAGACGAGTAAATTTGCGAGCTACGGACTGAAGAAACCACGGCTAGAAAACGCGGATTGCATTATCTCTTTGAGATTTTACTCTTCTGTTGCGTTGCTTCTTATGAGCTCTCACGATACTCAACTCCTTTCACTAAGCGACGCAATACTTGGATTACGACAACATGATAAGAAGAAGTCGACATTTGCTTATCATTTACCTTAGCCAATACTCAGAGGCCTGTACTCGTCTATATATTAAAAACTTCTTCTGGTCTAGGGTCATTGGATTACTATTCCAAATCGGTTCCTTGATTCTTCTCCGATAACCAGATATTCCGAGCGCCTTCATTATGAATATCTCTAAAACGGTAACCAGTCATTTAAAATACATGCGCATATTTCAAATAAATGAAACTCAGAAGTTTTATGTTGGGATGGGCAGAGTCGGACTGCCATTACCAGGACCAAAATCTGGTGTGATAACCGTTATACTACATCCCAATTTATGTGATTCGTAACTTAAATATTACATCCCAATTTCAATATTTTAAAAATTAAAAACCAATCTGTAACAATCTCATAAAGATTAACTTAATTAAAATAAAAAAATCAAACAAACAATGAGAAATAAAAATATGAAGTATCTCTACGATACAACAAGATTGGTTTGTGGAGCCACTGGTAGTCGAAACCAGGTGACCAGCTTGCAAAGCTGGCATAATAGCCACTATATGATGACCCCAAAGATCTCAGTTTTTATAACCGATAAACTGAGCTAAAAAATTACCTACACTTACGATTAGGAAACTCGTTTGAAATTAATCAGTGACGGAATACGTTACGTTGAGTCGCGAACTACTTTTGATGAGCCCCTTGGTCGAATTGAACGGCCATCTCAAGATTACAAATCATGTGTAATAACCTTTATACTAAAGGGGCAAAATTTCATTGTAACAATCGAAGAAAGTATTTTGTCTTAAATCTTATCCTTATAATATTGAAGTAACTCTCCTCTTCAACAAATGAAATATATCAAAAAATATGAGAACAACCTGAAAATTTCTCATTGAATTAGTTATGAGTCGTTCAGCATAGGTAGATAGGCTAGTTTAATAATTACCACAAAGCTTACTAATCCTCCTAATTCATTTTACCTATCGTTTCTACTTACGTCAGGTACGTGTCCCAATTACGGGCTCGGAGTTGCGGGGGTTGGAATCGAACCAACACAAGCATTTTCTGTCTCAAGGTTATGAGCCTTGCATCTTACCATTAGACTACCCCACGATATTTGTTGCGGTCGTTGGATTCGAACCACGTTTCAAGGTTATGAGCCTTACGAGCTACCATTGCTCTACCACCGCGATATATATATATTAATAATAATTTAATTAAGTAGGGTGTGATGGACTTGAACCACCGACCTTGAAGGTATAAGCTTCCTGCGCTAACCTACTGCGCCAACACCCCAAAATATTATGCGGTCCCTACGGGATTCGAACCCGTCTGAATCTCCTGAGTGACAGTCAGGCGTCCACAACCAAAGCAGACCCAGAGACCTTATTTAATTTTATCTTTTTTATCATATAAATCAATAAAATGGTTTCCATATTTATTAATTACATAATTAATATAGAACTTTATATCGTTTTTATATAAAAATATAACATCTTTATTATATTTTTGTTTTGCTAAAGAATTTTTTGATTTAATACCTTTAATTTCATAAATTTTATCGTCGATTTTAAAATCAGGATAATAATTATATTCTTTATTATCTAAAATATATGTTCTTTTTTCTGTGCATCTTTCAATATTAATATTATGATCAATATAATAAATAACAAATGCTAATTCCCATGATGAATCACAATGTATACCTTGATACCAACCTGATTTATAATTTCTTACAGAACCTTCTTTAAATCCTCCTAAATTATATTTCTTATTTATTTCAATAAAATTTTCTGATTTAAATTGTTTACGACATTCATTTGAACAAAAATGTAATTCAGATTTAATTTTATATCCATATTTAGTTAATTCATAATTTTGAATAAATTGTTTTCCACAATATTTACAAATACTTAATGGAATATCATTTATATTTTTATAATATGTATTTAATTGTAATGGTCTTTTACTTCTATTTTGCATTGCAATTAAATTATTTTTATGAAATTTTTCTGATTTTTTTACACCATTACTTATTTTTTGTTTTGTTTCTTCTGAATGATGTCTTGTATTAGCACAAGATCTACAACAAAAATATTTATCTCCTTTTATTGGAAATTTTGTTTCTTCTTCAATAACTGTAAATTCTTTTCCGCAATTCTTGCATTTAACTTTAAATTCTTTTTTCATATTACTAATATAGTACTTTATAATTAATAATAATCAATTGAACCCACTAAAATATTAAATTTCAAAGAAAAAATATATCCATCATGGCTTAGCCTCAAAGATTTTTCTCATCGGACAAACCAAAACCATTGAACAATGCGCGCCTATTATTTCTCCTTCGGCCCTGTTTTAAATGCTGATATATTTTATTAGTTGCCACTGTGGGGCTCGAACCCACGACCCCGAGCTTAAAAGGCTGAAGTAACTCTTATCTTCAACAATATTTCTATGTAACTAGCGACAAAAGTATATGTTACGTGCTCTACCCAACTGAGCTAAATGGCAATCTTGTAGCGGTCATGGGAGTCGAACCCATTATTTGCAGGTGCTAAATCCCTGCCGTGATCATTTCCTAAACAAGTAACTTAGTTCCTAACTTTATCCCGGGCTTGCTTGACCTTTAACCTTGTTTATTTCTTGATGCTGTTAAGTACCTCTTTCAAGATTGCTTACCCGTCGATAAGTAACGCCCTGATTCTAAGTCTTAACACAGTCCGCCGACACATCAAATTGGAAATTTATCCGTTTCACTCGAACACTGAAGTTAATTGTTGGGAACGAAGATTCGAACTTCACCTGAGGCGCGCAAATACAACTCTGTGCTTACCATTACACCAAATCCCGATTCTTGCAAGAATATGCGCGCCCTATAGGATTCGAACCTATGTTGGGGATTTCTCCCGATAGATTAACAGTCTATTGCCATCGTCCACTCGGCCAAAGACGCAAATTGTTGGGTAGGGTGGACTCGAACCACCATCTCTTTCGATTACGACGAAATGTACATTTAAATTTGAAGTAACTCTGTTCTACAACATCATTTCTGAGTAACAACGAATAAAGTCGATAAAAATTTGTTTTCCTTTATACTTCTACCCAATATTGAAAATATAAAATTTTCAAAATTTTATTATTGCGGCGACGGTTGGAGTCGAACCAACTTTCCTTAATTTGACTGATTAATGCTTTGAAGTAACTCTAATCTACAGCATTCATTACGAAGCAACAGCGAATAAAGTTTTTTAAATTCCGTTTAGCTACGTCGCCATAAAAGCGAGTTGTTTGAAAGACTGATTTACGGGTATACGTTCCCAACTTCCCAATCCCCGAGATCACCAGGCTCGGTTTGGTTAACCATATTTTGTGGACCAGGGAGGAATTGAACCTCCAACTCCCCGTCAGGTGTTTTCGCCATTATTACTACTGGCCCGCGGCCGTCGCCGCCTTGCGGGTAGGGCTGGACTCGAACCAACACTCTTTTGTTTAACAGACAAATACATTAACCTTTGAAGTAACTCACGATTCTACACTACCTTACGGAGAACAACGAACGAAGTTTTAAATCTTTTTTTATGTTACCTACCCATAATGCGCGCCCTGAAGGAGTCGAACCCTCATCTACTGGGTTTGGAGTCCAGTGCCTTAACCATTAGACCAAAGACGCATAAACCGGTATTTTGAGACCGGTAACTCACAGATCCTTGCCTTTTCTGGGGATCTGCTCGCGTATACCAGACTGCAACTTTTAATCAACTGACATCTGCTCCTCCGCGATACAAGACCTACTCATCAGTTTTGACACATATAGGATGCCATCCTATTTCTCGTCGTATTGTGCCCGATACTAGTCGGTGCGTTACTCCAACTGGTGTACAGCGGGTGGGACTCGAACCCACATACACCAATTACGTGGTTAATGTCAGTGTATAAGACTGTGACGATACCGCTGTAAATAATATTTTAACCCACCTAGTCTTCCGTGATATGGTTCACTAAACTATCCTCCGGCCTCGGATATTTCGCGAGTTGTACACCTCCTAATACCTGTACCACCATCGTAATCAATTTCCTTTGCTTTCACCATAACCTGTAGATGTAACCCTACTACTCACATTGTACTCTCATTGATTAACTCCGTCCTGATTAAAATATTGTTGCGGAAGTGAGAATTGAACTCCACCACTAAGGTTATGAGCCTTGTATGCGACCTACACACTGCTTCCGCGATATTGTACCCCCACAGGGACTCGAACCCTGATAGATAGATTAAGAGTCTATTGCATGAACCCTTCTGCCATAGGGGTAAATTGTACGCCCTCTGGGACTCGAACCCAGGACCCACGGATTAAAAGCCCGTTGCTCTCCCAACTGAGCTAAGAGCGCAAATCTCCTTAATCAAATAAATTCATATCGGAATTTTACCGAACCAAAGTGTTTCATCAAAAACTTAGAATTGAGATTTTACCTCATTGATTAATTTGATTTGTAAAACCATTGTGCCTTCGAAGGAATCGAACCTCCATACTTACTCCTATTAATTATTACTTATCCGCGGTTGTAATAATCTTCGGTTAGTAAGACCGCCTTCACAGGGCGGTACGGTTACCAATATACCGTAATAAACCAGCATAGTTAAGAATTGTTTGTGCCGCCGGTAGGATTCGAACCTACTTACTGCTAGAGGCCAATACCGAGATTTGATAGAGCAGAACGGTTTTACGGACCGCTTCGGTTACGTCGGCTTGCTATAATTACTATCATCTTCGTTATAGCAATAATAATAATCCTTCATAACTCTTAACTTTTAAATTTATTAATAATATTATTGTGGGGGCTGAGTGAGTCGAACACCCCGAGGCCGAAGCCAGATGATTTACAGTCATCCCCGCTACCACTTACGGAATAAACCCCCAATAAAAAGTAGAAACTCCCAGTGTTTCTACTAACTGCTAAACGTATTTGTACTTAGGATTAGTTTAGATTCAACCAAATCTTTACCATGATGGTAAAAATCCCATCTATAAAGGGGATGGTTATATTCCCAATCGCTTTTGAGTTTTACCCTTTTCTATTAAATCTATTTTCACAAACAAATTTAATAATCTATCTTCCATTTCTTCCCTTAATTCATTACAAAATGTTATAATGAATCGCGGTCCCTACGGGATTCGAACCCGTACCGTACGGATCGACAATCCGACATTGTTACCGTTCAACCAAGAGACCAAAAGCTTCGGTTTGACTTATAAAGGATAATCCGTTCTGTTATCTCAAGTAATATAGCGTCAAAGTAGTTACCACGGACTTCTACCGTCATTACTTTATCATTATAAGTACTTATGGATAAGATATTTAATATTTCGAACTATCAATATCAACCGTAGCTGTAAATTTCTCCATAAGTTTTGCATGGCATGCAAGAGTGGGGCGGCAGAGAATCGAACTCTGGTTGGTAGGATGTAAGCCTACTGTCCTGGACCACTAAACGACCTCCCCAATATATGTACTCCGGCAGGGATTCGAACCCTGGACCCGATGCTTAAGAGGCAACTACTCTAACCAACTGAGCTAACGGAGCATTATATTATTTGTGCTCCCACTGGGACTCGAACCCAGACCTCGAAGATTAAAAGTCTTGTACGCTGACCAATTAACGCCATGAGAGCAAATTAGTACCCCCTCAGGGATTCGAACCCTGGATCCTCGGCTTAAAAGGCCGCAGCTTTACCAACTCAGCTAAGAGGGCATACACAATAAATTGTATTAAACTTAATAATAATTTGCGTTTAATTTTGATTTAACGTGCATGCTTCTAATTGGTTAAACTGCTTAATACCAATTTCTCTCAGGAAACATACACAACTAACGTTTTCGTTTCATTGTTTTCATATGTTTTAAATTTTATATTTATAAATTATTAATTTCTATTTGCGGTCCCTACGGGATTCGAACCCGTACCGTACAGATCGACAGTCTGACATTGTAACCATTCAACCAAGAGACCAAATATCTGTCACCTAAATGATCTAAAATAATAATATGGCTAAATTGTAAGCTCTTTACTCTTCTTGCCACCCATTTACTGGAAACTCTCTACTTGAGTTACAAGTTATTTCCACACTCATATTATTGGTAGCTCGAGCGGGACTCGAACCCGCAAGGGCCTTACGGCCCATGGCATTTTAAGTGCCACATGTAGACCAATTCCATCATCGAGCCATCATGGATGAACTTAGCATTTTCGGACCACGGGAAGCTCTTCATCCTTTCAGTTGTCAATTCAACACTCAAACCACTCGCGTGCCCTGGGGGATTCGAACCCTCGGAGGTTATTCACCTCGGTTGGTTAACAGCCAACTGCCTTAAACCGCTCGGCCAAAGACACATAAAATATTTGCTATCAATAAGGAATTGAACCTTTCCTCCGAGGGATCCCGGTATGCTACCATTACACCAGATGATAAATTACTTCTGCAATAAGTAATGATTTGTTAATTCTCACAGTTACTATTCTTCCATTAATTGCAGCTGGAGTTTTCACTGATATTGAATTAGCCATGTTCAGCGCTCCCGGCAGGACTCGGACCTGCGACCCTCTGATTAACAGTCAGATGCTACCACCAGCTGAGCTACAGGAGCAAAATTAAAAATTGGAGAACCGTTCTGTGCTGACCAGAATATAGTTAAGCGGTACAAAACCGAACCTTAACTAGCAACCGAGCCGACCTCTTAACGACACCTATGGGAAATAGGAAACGAATCGCAAATGTAATGGTTTTATTATAACATCCCAAGTTTTTTATTTTACATTACATTAACCATTTGTGGAGCTGAAGAGAATCGAACTCTCCCACAAACCTTGCAAAGGTCCATCGCCTGCCTTGGAACATGCAACCCCAAATAAATATATTCTCAAGGGAATCGAACCCTCTTAATGCATTTTCTCCGAGCTTAATCCTGTATGTTTCAACATTTAGCAGCATGTCTGAACCAACCTCCCAGACCAGAAGAATATATTTGAGGTGGTATTCAGAATCGAACTGAAATCGTCGGGTTACAAAGCCGAAATAATAACCATTATACTATACCACCAAATAAAGATGCTGTGCTGAGGTCGTGAATCCTCATCCAATCACTTAACCCAACTAATCATTCATCATAACCGTCGGTGGGGCACGAATTATCACATTTAATTTACTCAGGTATGTTCGAACTTTATACCTTTTCTAACATCTTTGCAGGTCATTAGGGAATCGAACCCTAAAGGTGAACAATTTCATCGACAGCACCACCTGTTTCCGAGTACTTTTGCCTATAGTCCATATTCTGTACAAACGGTTGGTAGCCTCCAGACCTCCAGCTACAGCTTATCGGTTTGACCCATATTAAAAATGGCCTCATCAAAAATATTATTCCACATCGGCTAATACTTATTTCAATCTGCTCCTGTGGTACTTCCTCAGCCAAAATTATGAATGTTGTTCCAACTTATTAAATAGTCTAACTACTAACATCGAAGGCATTCATATTAAGTTCCTAATATTGGATTTACACCAATGACCTCTCTGTTACTTCATAGGCAACGATGAGCGCTCTTATAATATCTGAGCTAATCAGGAATTCTTAATGATAAGGAAATTCTGTTTACATTACTGCATATATTTACTGAACTATACCGCTGAGGTGCTTGGCATCTCATTGGCAGTGGTTTTCCACCTAACCTCTTCCAAATCAGTTGTTAATATTAAAGTACATGCGATTTTATGCTAATGACCTCTGTCCGTACTGATTATTTACCTCAATAAAGCAATCTCACCAAATATTGGCTTGGAGGGGTCCTCCGTGACGCTACCCACATATATCTTTAATATTTTTTATTTTATTGTACCAACATGTCAAAGAACTCAATTTCAAAAATCTAAATAATATCTTTTCAAATATAATTAGAATTTGAATATTATATTAATAATATAGTTCTTTAAAAAATAATTTCAAATTTCTAAGAAAAAATTTATAAAGAATTATTTATTAATTTTGTACCTCAACTTGGATTCGAACCAAGACCCAATTAAGGAAGCATTTTAAGTGCTCTGCGTAGACCATTCCGCCATTGAGGCATATAGTAAAAATCCGGTACTATTCTCCTATAATGTTCATTTAAGTGTGAATCCTTGCTCTACATGTGGTGGGTCACTTTACCCTGATTTTCAAATTCCCATGGAAATTATCAATCCCTCATATATAGTACCTTTGTACTTTTACAAATTGTCTTTACATAATATATCAATTATGTGAGTACATTTAACCTACGAACAACTTGTGGATTTATTTTTCTTGAGTTCAAAATTTCAAAGAACAATTTATGATTTCGTTTTACAAATATAATATAGAAAATATTTTTAAAATTTCAAATTATTTCAAATTTTTTTCAAAAAATAAAGTGGTAAAGTTTTTTGACCTTACCACTTGCTTTATGATATTTCTATGTTATATTCTTAGTTATCCTTCAGTATCATTTGCAAGTGGCACTTTACATAATATCGCATCATTATTCCAAGCATTATCTAATGTTTGGTCTAATTGTTTCTTATATGTATTATACACTTGTTGCATGATTTATTGCTTTATTTAATTTATAATAATCACTTTTTTGAAAGTGGTTTAATTTATTTAATAATAATTTAGAAAAAAGTTAAAAATATTTCAAATTATTTCAAAATTTTTTAGTTTTAATTCATTATCAAATTCATTTTTATATTTTAGATAATGATCTTTTATCATATATGTTTTAGTATCTGATAAATAAGAAGCCCACCAAGCAAAAGTTGACATCCCAATGATTCTTTCTTTACATAAAGATAACAATTTAAAATCCATAAATAAATGATTGTGGACTAAATAGAAATTTTCTAATTTTAAAAGTTTCTCATAAATACTACCAAACCATAACTTAAACATATAAAGATTATCTACAAACAATAAATAATTCTTTTGTGGATTTGATTTAACCAAATCATATAATTGGTTATGTATAAAATGTCTACTTAAATTTGAAAAATGCGTTAAATTTCTAAAATGTATTCCAACTGAATTATTTAAATCAAATTCAAATTTTGGTAATTCAAAATCTAAATTAAATATAGATTTTACAAATTCAACATCATCATTCCAATATTTAGTTGATTGCCTATTACCAAATATTATATAATAATGTTCATTATCTATGAATTTTAACTGATCGAAATATTTTCTCCTGTATTCAATTGGTTCATGATATTTAATAACTTGATTATTTAATTCTATTTTTTTAGCTTCTTCAAATGTAATTAAACTATCTCCAAATAACCTAAAAAAATAATTATAATTAACCATTAAATGATATTTCTTTTCTGATTTTGGCTCAATACAAAATTTAAATTCATCATTATGTATTTTTGCAAAATATTTTCCACAAGCGATTTCATATAATATATTGCCGAATTGTCCACCAATATGTGAAATGACCATTTATTTATTGTTTTTGTATTTTTTTATTAGTTTATCAAAAACTTCATATTTCTTTTGTGATGGGTTATTATACCAAAAGAAAAATTTCTTATCGAAGTTGATAGCATCATACCCATATTTATTAAGCTTAGGTATTTTATTCATTATATATTCTTCAATAGTCTTACATCTAAAATGCTTAAGATAAGCATTATCATCATGTACTTTATAAGTTTGCCAAATATATTTAAATTGTGCTATTTTACCATCAGAATCATATATTTCTAAATTTTCATTAAGTGGTGTTGGGCGATGTGGTGATTTCCATTCATAATCTTTTTCATGAACATATTTACAATTTAATATATTCTTGATATGCCTATTTTCTCCCCATTCTTTATAACTTATCGCACCTTTAGGTGTTCCTTTTGTACCCCAATCTAAATGCTTATGCCTAAATCTTTCTATCAATGGTCTTGAGTCATAATATAATAAATTATTATCATCCATATTTATCCAATTAATTACTATCATTCCAGCATTACTAAAACATTCTTGAGATATATAATCTTTAATATTTGTAAAGTTTTTTAATACTAGATATTCATCAGGATCAAAGAAACAACACCAATCATAATCTTTCAATCTATTAGAACAGCAATCTCTGTAGGCCATCAGAACTTCTTCTCTGGGCATATGATAATGCCATTCTATCTTCTCTACATATCCTTCATGTATATAATCATCAATAACATCTTCAATATGGTCTTCATCAGGATCATTAGTATCATACATAAATATGTGGTCAACTCCAAGATCTTTATAATATTCTACGAATTCCCTAATATATTTATTTTCAAGTCTTTCTATACAACAAAGAGCTACTCTTAATTTATTTTCCATTCTTTTCTTTCTTTTTTTTGTCGTTTTTATAAAGATTCAATAAATAGTTACTATAAATACCATCATCCGATAAATCAGTTCCTTTTTTACAATAACTTACAAATTTATGTAATGCTTCTTCAATCTCTTTTTTATGTTCCATAATATATTGCATTTTTTCATAAGAATAATAGTTGTATACAAAAAAATGCTTTGGTTTAATTCTTGTCATATCTTTACCGGCATAATGATTTAAACCTGACATTATTTTTTGATTAACAAATTCTTCTATTGTCTTAAATTGAAAATGTTTTAATGCAGCATATTTAAAATATTTAACCTGTTCATCTTTGAATAATCCTATAGATCTATATTGAGGACCTAATATCATATTATGCTCCTTATTATTCTTTACTATCCAATCCCAATCAATTACATTACCAAAAACATCACAATTGATGATTTTTCCAATATTATATTCATTATTATATATATTGTGAGCCGATGATATTTTTACATCTAATCCACCTTTAATAATGAACTTCATAGAAATATTTCTATTTGAAGGTGTATATCTACATCTAGTAAATCTTTCATTTAAAGGTCTTGGATCATATCTTACCAAATCATTATCATCAAAATATTGCCAAAGAAATGAAATACTATTCATTCCTTTAAATTGTGGTAATTGTAAGAACTTTTGGATATCATTATCGACACAAGGTAAATTCAAAAATTCATCTTGGTCAAAAAAAGCAAACCAATCATATTCATTTTTCAATAATTGATATACTTTATCATACCAACTAGGTTGTACATTAGGTTTTCCTCTTATATTATCTATTTCAACAAATCCTGATTCTATCCATTTTGGATCTATTGAATCTTCAATTCTTTCTCCGTCAACATCATTATTATCTCCTAATAATATCTTGTCGAATCCTAGTTTGTAATAATATTCTACAAACTCTTTCATATAAAGATTATTGTTTTTAATAAGAGTACAAAGAATTATTTTAGGTGTATTTTTAAGCATATGTTTTGTGAATTTAATATTTTCTTGTATTTTTGAACGATCAATAATTTGATAGTCACTAAATTGTTGTTTCCAAATGCAATATTGTAATCCTAATTGATCTCTACTACTATATTCATTTATGAATTTCCACCACAGTTCCATTAAAATATTTAACTCGTCATTATGATTTTTCCTAATAAGAATATTATTATGAGTTAATCCTAAATTATCAGGAAATTTATCTTCTCTAAATTTTCTTAATGTTTTAATTACTTTTAATGGATGATCTTTATGAATACGCATTACTTCTTTGGCTTCATCATTGACATTATTTCGTTTTCCGTGAGGTTGAAGATAAAATGCCTTTTGTGTATTATTGATTGTTTCTATAATGTTTTTGAAATCATTTAAAATTATACTATTAGCATCAATATAAATAGTATAATCATATTTTTCCAATTTTTTTAATTTATTAGGAAAAAATTTAATATATCTATTAATCTTATTACTTGGGAAACTTTTAACTTCATTTGGTAAATTATAAATTTTCCAAGTTGAATTTAATGGATATATATTATTCGTAAAACAAATATAATCAATATTAGGATTTATACATTTTGGTTCTATAAGTTTGTCATAATGATTATCTGGAATGCATGTGTAAATTGCTATGTTCATATTTTGAAATAAAATCTTTATATTCTTTATATTTTTTAATCAAATCATTTTTTTGCTTAATATCATGCAACCAACTTTTATCTAGATTAAAATATTTCTTTACTATTTCTCTATTAGTAAAAAGAAAATTACTCATATTATTTGTAACCCAAATAGAATACATCATAGAAAGTTGATCTCTTAAAGAATAATTAACAATTTGATCCCAAAGAGTTTCCATAATCTTTATACAATTAGGATTATTATGATATCTGAACAATATACAATTATGGCTTAAACCAAAATCATAAGGAAATCCTTCTTCATGATATTTACGGCATTGCATTTCTAAAATATTTTGGTCATCTTTGTTTTGTTTTGAACATGCAAAAAATTCTTGATATGTACAATTTCTTTTGTTATGGGGCATCAAATACAACGGAATATTATCATTACTAAATAATTCTTGTTTCATCATATTTAAATCTCCAATAGGTTTCATAGAACCATCTACATAAATAGAAAAGTCATATTCAGGAAATAATATGTGTGGAAAAATTTTAATATATCTATTTTGACGTGAATTATCTAATCCTTTAATGTTATCAGGTATTTGTCTAATTTTCCATTTTTTTGAAGTTAAATTAGGATTATCGGTATAGCAAATATAATCCCAACCAACAGTCATATAATCCGGATCTTTTAATGTATCGTATTGTCCTATAATACAAGTATAGCACACATTTTTATTTACATAATTTATCATTTATTAACTTTAAATGTATTTATTAAAAATATAGAAAAATAATTTAAAACAAAAAAAGCTAGTTATCAAATAACTAGCTAAATACATTTAGGTAATGTCAATTGCGAGTACCCCTACTCCGATTCGAACGGAGACCCAATTAAGGACAAGGTTTGAGCTTGCTGCGTATACCATTCCGCCATAGGGGCATATCATATTGGTACAATAAATTTGATGAGTAGCAGGTTATCGAAGCCTGCTCCTAAGAAATTCAACTTCTTAGTTTCCACGTGTCTATCTAGGTTGAATCAAAGAAAGACATACTCATTCTCAGACAGTTTAATTCAAACTGACAAACTTGACTGTGCGGATAGTGGGATTCGAACCCACACCCAATTAAGGACAGTGTCTTAGGCTGCTGCGTCGACCATTGCGCCATATCCGCATTATATATTTTCCTCTTATAGGAGATCCTTGGATTAATGAGTAACGATAACCACTCATCCTATAGTCATCAGAAAATATTTTTATAGTAGTTCATTTTAACCGTTAAACTTACTATTAAACTACGGTATCGTCTTTGTTGGGCTGGTCGGAGTCGAACCGACGATCCCTTGCTTGTAAGGCAAGTGCTTTAAACCACTAAGCTACAGCCCAATATAAATATGCTACCTCTTACACCATTCCCTGATTTACACTTTCACCTACAATGTTCATGACCATTAAGGAATCCCTCCATATAGAAGGCGACACAGGGAATTGAGATTCGAACTCAAACCTTTCGTTGGGACACCGGGATTCGAACCCAGAACTTCTGCTTCAGAGACAGATGTGTTAACCAGTTACACACATATCCCAATGATACCGGTATTTTGAGACCGGTAACTCACAGATCCTTGCCTTTTCTGGGGATCTGCTCGCGTATACCAGACTGCAACTTTTAATCAACTGACATCTGCTCCTCCGCGATACAAGACCTACTCATCAGTT